GAGCTGAAGATAAATGGAGATGTAAAGAGCTTGAAATAATTGATAATTTAGAGTAAAGTTTAAAATCTAAAAGGATATAATCAAAATGGCTGAAATTAGAAATAGATATAGTAATGAAGTAATATTTGACAAAAAAGGTTGAATGTCATTGGCCTATTACAGAGATATTAGATTTTAAGAATTTGGCCGAAGAGGGAAGATTTTTGAGACATTATGTATATAGCTATGTACAAATGGCCAGTATCTATATGGAGTCTTAAGGAGGACGATGCCATATAGATAATAATTGTTCAAGTACATGGCAAATGTAATAGACTCTCAGATTCATAAAAAAATTTGATTAGAAAATGGGCTAACTAACAATTCAAAGTTGGTATTTTTAATGGCAATACTAATCTTAATACTATTTTTAATATTCTTTATAATAAACATAATATTTGGAAGATAGCCGGAAGTTTGTTTTGGAATATTTAGTATAATTTTTTTTGTTATAATTCTATGTATCTTTTCTAAACTTGATAAAATAGACTGAGTTTTATCAAAGGAGAAAGAGAATGGAAAAAGAAAATCTTAGAAGTAGATTACAGTTTTTACAGAAAAGTATAGTTGAACAAAGTTTTACAAAAGATAGTCTTTATAAAGAAGGTATGAGATCTTCTGGTAATGAACGAATTTCGTTTTTTAAGGCCGCCTCTAAGCACGCAAATGAAATTGCTTCTATGAGAAAAGAAATTAATGTAATTTTTAAACAACTTAAGAAGAAGTAATCAAGTCTCTCACCTCAATGGCGCGAATCTTTTTATTACCTAAATATATACAATAACGATTAGTGTTTCTTGAGTAGTTAATAACATGTAAATGTCCAATGAATAATCCTTAACAAGTTAGGAGGACCAAATGCTGAGAGGAAATTTTGAAGGTAGAAAGAAAGTTCATAAGCAGTTTTCTTTGGAGCGTCAAGAGGTAGTTGGTTACCAATTCACAACCTGGAGTTAATTAATGAAAATTCTAGAGATCAGGAAGAATGTTCGTACAGACAAGGTCGAAGGACACCGTGAAGTAACGGTTACTGATGTTGATATTCTACATCCTAGCATCTTGGATTTAGCTTCATGGATTAAATGTGGACGCCTTAATTCTAAATTCTCTCTAACAACTTCTACTTATAAATATATGTATGTTAGATTAGAGGATTATACAGAAGAGGATATTGAAAGACTAGCACATTAAAATGATGGAGGTTTTAAAATTGTAAATGGGAAGAAAATCAACAAAAAAATTGTTTTTGTATGGTAAATTTAAAATAATTGCTAGAAGAACAGAAGAGGGTTTTATGTGTACAAATTGTTGTTCAAAAATACACACCGAAATTTATTCTATGTGTATAAAATAAAAGTAAGTTACTATTCAAATAAAAAGCAAATTAATTTATTCTATTTGCTATGGGAAAATAAAAGTTTAGGTTTGTATTTTGTGTAGAAATTCGAAACGGGTAGCAGAACGATAAATGGAAAACCAATTTATATGGATTATGGCAAAGAAAAGTCAGGTGGAAAATATTGGCCATCTGTAGATATGATTTATAAAGTTAATGAGATATATGAGGGTTCTTTAACAACATAGCAAATAGATGTATCAATGAAATCAAAATTATAGGAATTAAAAAACAATTAATAAATTAGATTTTTGAAAGGAAGTAATATGGTTAAATTATTTTTTCTAACTTTTGTATTATTAGTATCGCCAAATAAAATTGATGGATTTTGGAACATTTATACTACCAATAATAATAATTGGATAGGTGTTGTATTTCAAGAGTCTAATAGCAATGCTTTGAGAGCTGTTGTGATTGTTCCTGTTGCTGGTAAAGCTGCTTATATTCCATTTGTTGGAGATATTACAAGGTCTAATAAGACAATCTCTATCGTGCTTAAATCTAAGAGTTATAAAGTAAGTGATACTTGTAAAGTTGATTTTGTATTAATCGCAGTAGGACTATTTAAAAGTAGCCCTTTAAGATTTGAAACAAAAGCTCGCATTATAAATTTTATAGATTGTGATAGTAAACAATCAGAAATCATAATAGATGATATTAGTGGTACTTGGAAGTTTATAAAGCCTCTACTAACACCAAAAGTGGATAAGAAGATTACAATATAGAAAAATAAAATGGTAGATATGCTAACAATGACGGACAAGTTTTTGTAAAGAAATAACCTATAAGATTAAAGAACTTACTAGACAAATTGATCATATAAAAATCGATTTGTAGCATTTATACCTTGATTGTCCACATAAGAATACGCATTGTGATAATGATCCCAGAGGGTCATCTACATATTATGACGATTGTGGTAAGATTTGGTAAATAAGGAAACTACCAATGAAGAGTTTTAGAATTGATTTAGCCGACGGAGGTTTTATCTTGAGAGAACTTCATCCAGATCCAAAGAGCGAAAATAGAAAGTATGGCGCAGCAAAGACTAAAAAGCAAGTAATAAGAATAATTAAGAAGTGGCTCGATGATATGAAATTTAAGGAGTAGATTATGTCTAAAAAATTTCCAAGGATTCCGCATCTTCCTTGGTCTCCCGGTGGCACTACTTTTTTAGGATCTGCCGCGAAGTAATTTTGTTTAAAATATTTTCATTACTAATTTCATGGGTTTTTGCAACCAAATTACAGAAACCAATAAATTCTTCACTTGTTAAAAATCCTTTCATATGATTTATAACTTTGTGAACTATTTGTATATTTCCTTTAATATACCCTAAATTGCTGTCAATTCTATCTAGAGAGGCCGTTTGTAATTTTATTTTGTTATAGTTTGGACTAAACGTTACAGCTAGATTAGTCATTATACATTTTCCACCTTGTTCTTCATATTTGTGCCAAACATCTTCCATAGTTAAATCAAAATTAATTCCGCGCGTAATCGCACTTTTGATCGTTCTACGCCACCAAGAAAATGATATATCTTTATATCCTTTCGCCCTACCCTTTTCAAGTTTATTACATCCACATGATTTTGTAAGATTTTTTACTAAAGATGAATAATTTACAATAATGGTTTTTCCACAATCACATTTACATAACCAACGACTTTTATTGTGTTTATCTTTCGGCGCAGCCTTGATGGCAACCAATTGCCCAAATTTATTTCCGGTAATATCTTTGGGTTTAAAAGGATTATCATTCAATGGTATTTTATAAAATTTAATATATCTCCATACAGTAGTGGTAGTCGTTCCAAAATCTCTAGCGATTGCCGCTATTGACTTTTTTTGCATAGTATAAACATCATCTAACAATTCTTTTGTTAATATATCTTTAAACATAAAACCTCTATAATGGAAAAAATAATGAATTCAAAAAAGTTCCCGCGAATTCCACATTTTCCGTGGTCGCCCGGCGGAACTAAAGACGATAGGCGATTGAACAATGTGGAACACCTACTCGGTAAAGAGATAGTCGTGAGCGAAAAAGTCGACGGTTCGAATTTGTGTTTTACACAGGAAGAAGTATATGCAAGAACACATGCAACAAAAGCCACACACAAATCTTTTGATGCGGCTAAGGCTAAGCACGCTGAACTTCGTAGCAACATCGACGCTGGCATTTCTATTTTTGGTGAGTGGGTTTTTTGTGTCCATTCTATTGAGTATTCTCGTCTTCCTGATTATTTTCTTGTATTTGGGGTGCGAGATGATAATGAGAATGTTTTCTACTCTTGGGATTTATTGAACGAGTATTCTAAAAATCTTGGTTTGGTTGTTGTAAAGTTGTTATTTCAAGGCGTGGTAAACAGTGAAGAAGAGCTAGAGAAATTAACTGTTGAGTTAGCAACACAACAGTCTGAATATGGTGAAGATAAAAGAGAAGGTGTGGTTGTAAGAGTTTCTAGAGACATCATAGATTTTTATATCTCGACTGCTAAATGGGTTCGCAAAGACCATCCAAAGGATCCAGACGAACATTGGATGTTTAAACCAATAGTAAAGCAAAGGTTGATTAATGGAAATAAAGACTAGTAGTGTAGATGTTGGAGTAATTATAGGTAGATTCCAAATAGATCAATTACATGAGGCGCATATTGATTTAATAAGTACTGTTGTAAAAAGACATATAAAAGTAATTATGTTATTAGGAGTTAAAGGTATTACACCAGTACCTACCACCAAAAGTAATCCTCTCGATTTTGAAACTCGCAGATTGATGATTCATGCTTTATTTCCAAACCTCATTATATCTTATATAAAGGATGTTGGTGATGATAGTATATGGTCTAAGAATGTTGATGAAAAAATTCTAGACCTACTTGGACCAAATCAATCAGTGCTTCTATATGGTGAAAAAGATTCTTTTCTTACTAATTATATTGGTAGATTCCAAAAACAGGAATTAGTACCGTCTACTTTTATATCTGAATCTTATATTAATAAAGAACTTATATTAAAGGTAGTTAATGATACTAATTTTAGACGTGGTGTTATTTGGGCAGTTAATAATCAATTTCCAACTTGTTATCCAACTGTTGATGTAGCCATATATAATAAAAATAGTACAAAGTTATTACTATGTCGTAAAGAAAATGAAACCAAGTTTAGGTTTGTTGGCGGCTTTGCAGATCCAAAATCTCAATCATATGAGATGGATGCAAAAAGAGAAATACATGAAGAGCTTGGGATTGAAATAAATGATATCAAATATATTGGCAGTACTGTTATAAATGATTGGCGGTATAAAGATGAAATAGATAAAATTAAAACTATTTTATATTCTGCCAAATATATATTTGGCTCACCTAGACCAAATGACGATATAGTTGAAGCTAAGTGGATTGATATAGAAGACATTAAAGATAAAATAGAAAATATAATTGTAAGTTGTCATGTTGAACTTGCCAAGATGTTTTTAAAGGATAAGTAAATTATTTCTCTTTTTCAATATATCTTTTATGTCGTAATTCTCTTCCAATAAATTCATAATAATGTTGTTTACAATAGTTGTCTCTAAAATTTTTATTACTACATATGGAGCAATTGGTTGGTTTCTCTTTTGGTATTGTATCTAAAATTTCACCAACCTTCAAAAACTTCCTTTGTAAGTATAAACTAGCATTTGAATATATCCATAATAAAAATTTTCTTCCAGATTTATTGCCATGTATTTCTAGCGATTTTACTTTTGTAGAATTACCAGCTTTGCACATACTAGATTTTATTTCTTTTTGTTTTAAAATGCTTTGTAATTTTAAGCAAAAAAGCTCTGAACCAATTATTGCTATAGATATTTGTCTTTTCCTAGTAAGAAATACACTACCGTCTCCGTCAAAATATCCTCTAATAAAATGAGATTGTAATTCATCAGAAATAAAATCTGGGTAGTCAATTGTTGAGCTTTTATTTTTTATTAGTCCATGTGTAAGTAAACTTTTACTTATATTTTTATTACAAATGGATAAAGTGTTTGATTCTTGTCGAGTAGTTTCAATGCCGCATATTTTGATTGTTTTTGATTTTTTAGTATAAAATGGCTTTGGCTCATAAAAAATAAGATCTCTAAGTTTTATTAATAATTCTACATCTTGTCCTGAAAGTTGTAATTCAATTTCGTTTCTTTCGATTTTATGACATCCGTCGGCATATAAAATTCCTAGAAAATAAGACTTATCTTGGGTATCTATATTATTAAAAAAGTTTTCATCTATTAAATATTTTTTCATTGATTTTATCCAATTGTTAAAAAAGATGTTCTATCTTTACGAGATAATTTTTAATTAATAGAAAGGTATAGTAATGAAACTCGAAGAAATAGGTTTTTATACATTAAGCGACAAAAGGGCTAAATTCTAGTGTCATGTCTTCATTAGAAAGATGTGAGCTTATTTTAACTTCAAGATGCAATTTCCGTTGTCCATATTGTAGAAATTTAAAGAACAAATATCAAGGAGATATGGATATAGATTCTGCTAAGAATATACTTAGAATATGGATTGATAATGATTTAAAAAATGTGAGATTCTCTGGTGGTGAGCCCACCATGTACTATGGACTATTAGAATTAGTTGAAATGTGTAAAGATAATGGTGTTGAGAGAATAGCAATTTCAACTAACGGTTCCAATTCATTTAGAACATATAGCAAATTAATCCAGACTGGAGTTAATGACTTTTCTATTTCGTTGGATGCTTGTTGTGCTACTGTTGGAAACGTTATGTCTGGTGGACCAAAATGCTGGGATAAGGTGGTTGAAAATATCAAGGCACTAAGTGAAATGACTTACGTCTCTGTTGGTATGGTTTTTACAGAAACAAATATACATGAGTGTTTAGAAAGTGTTTTATTTGCTGATTCATTAGGCGTCTGACATTAGAGTTATTCCTTCTGCTCAGTATAACAAAGCGTTGTTGCGACTTAGAGAACTACCCGAAGAAATAATTAATAAGTATCCAATACTTAAATACAGAATAAGCAATATAAAAGTTGGTAGATACGTTAGAGGTATTCCTGATAGTAATAATGATAGATGTTGGTTAATGTTGGATGACATGGTTGTTTCTGGCAACTCATATCATTTTCCTTGTATTATCTATCTTAGAGAAGGTGGAAATCCAATTGGCAAAGTTGATAAGGATATTAGATGGCAAAGAGCTAATTGGGTTTCTAAGCATAAACCTTGGAAAGATCCGATATGTAAGTCTCAGTGTTTGGACGTGTGTCAGGAATTTAATAAAAAATCTTCAGAAACTCATACTATTGAAAATCTATTTCACAGTGTTTAAATATTGTTTTCTTTATTAATATAAATTTTAAATTCTAGATATTTATTATATTTCTTTTCGAAATATATCGTAGAATCTTTGTAAATAATTTAATGGCCTGCCTATTGCCACCAAATTGAAATACTGTGGTAATTTTATTATTATTTTTATACACTTTTTGTATATATATTAGATGTTATTTTTAATTCTTTTATAATTGTATATTTTTAAGTCTTTATTAAACATAATAGTTACTATAATGGAAATTGTAGAACTTTTATTATTATTTTCATTTCGATAAAACAACCATCTCCATCGAAATATCCCCTTATAAAATGTTTTAATAAGTTGCTGCTAACTCGGGAACGTCGATTTTAATGTTTTATTGATAATCATTATTAATTCTTTAAGTTTTTCGCTCATATGTTTATTATCTATTTCCAAAATAACACAATTAAATTATTGCGTTCAGTAGCATATCTTAATGATTTTTCATTTTGATATATTGCTTTAATTATTTTGTTTAACATTTCGATATCTTTTATATTTAATTTTATAGTTATACTATTTCTCATATTGTTTCCATCGGCAAATAAAAATCCAAGTACATAGGCTTTTATTTCGGTATCTATTTGATCAAAAGAAATTTTCTCTTATATTATATTTTCTACAAGCAACAAATTTACTTCGAATTATTCCAAGATTTTTATTATATTGTATATAGTACCTGTAGATTTATTTAGTTCTTTAAACATCTTATTTATACTTTTTTCAGATAAATATAACTCTTTAATTTTTAGCAACATACATTTTGAAAACCTCCATTCACTATAACATAGAGTTGTAATTTAATTATATAAGGATAAAATTAAAATGAAAAAAATGGCATTGTCAGTTGATTGGGATTATTTTACTCCATCGGCCAAAATTTTTTGGGATAACATTGAAGAAAACAAATATAATTTGATTAATGCCTGGCGTTATAGAGTGGTAGATTCGAAAGTTAAAATCGAAGATATCTATACTAATTTTTGGAAATGGCTTAGTAAGTGGTTTGTAATTCCAAAAGATGAGATTACGATATTAGTATCTGAATCTCATCTTGCGTTATATAATTTACTTAAATCAAACCACAAACTAATCTTGTTTGATTCTCATCACGACTGCTACTATAATTCATATCTTGATTGTGGTAGTTGGGGAACGAATTGGTTAGAACAGAATAAAGATGCGAAGATAACCTGGTTTTCTCAATTTGAAAGCCAGGATTTAAGTATCCTTAAAAATCTGATCAAACGCGAAATAAAGTCTCAAATATCTGTCATTGATAAAGAACACACAGTTTCTACCTTAAATGATATGTATTTGGAAAAAGGTAAACGAAGCCACTTTGATTTTATTCATATTTGTCGTTCTGGTTGTTGGACTCCACCAAATTTTGATGCTAATTTTGTAAAGTTCTTGGAGAGTTCTAATTGTAAAATCGAAGTAATATCTGATTTTATGAAAGTGAATCCTCTTGAAAGCCGGTTTGAGGAATTGTTTAAAACTAATCAATTATAATTTGGTATTGATATATTTTGATGATGAAGATTTTAGAAATAGGTATCTAAATTATATCGGAGTATAATATAAAATGCTAAGAAAACTTGTATCAATACAAAGAATAGATAAACTTGAATCTATTGAGGGCCGCGACCGAATTTTAAAAGCAACAGTCCTTGGTTGGAATCTATGTGTCAAAAAGGGTGAGTTTAAAGAGGGCGATAAGTGTATATTTTTCGAATGCGACTGTGTACTTCCTGATGGCCCCGGTTGGAGCGAATTTATGCGTAGCAGAAAATTCAGGGTGTGTACCATTCGTTTTGCTGGTCACATTTTTCAAGGGCTTGCTCTACCTTGTTCTGTTTTACCAGGCTCCGAAGAGTTTGATTTTGATACAGAAATAACTGAACAACTCAATGTCAAAAAATATGAACCACAGCTTCATAATGGTGGTGCTAAAATGGGGCAATCGTCCGGTGCGTTCCCATGTTTCATCCCAAAGACCGATGAGATTCGTTTACAAAGCAAACCTAGACTTTTAGACGAACTTAGATCTGCTGGCTCGTACTATGTTAGTATTAAAGTAGATGGAACTTCTAGCACATTCTGTTACGATAATGAGTTCTGTGCATGTTCTCGTAATTGGAAAAAGAGAGATAATGAAACAAATATCTATTGGAAGATGGCTAGAAAATATAATCTACAAGAAGTATTAAAAGATAAAATGGTAGCTATTCAGGGCGAAATTGCTGGTCCTGGTATTCAGCAAAATAGACTGAGACTTCTTGAACTTGATTTATTTGTGTTTGATATTTTTGATATTAAAAAGGGCAGATATTTTGGTCTTAATGATATGTTAGATTTTTGTGAAGCGAATAAACTTCGTACCGTTCCAATCGAGTCCATAATAGTAGGTAATGAAATTAGTCCATTATCTACCTGGATTAAACGAGCTGAAGGAATATATGAAGGAACAGATCAGCAACGAGAAGGTATAGTTATTCGTCCTCTTGTTCCAACATATAGTTCAACACTTTGTGGTCGTTTAAGCTTCAAAGTAATTAACAATTTATATCTTTTGTCTGGAAGAGAATGATGGATGGTACAAGTTGTTATAAAAATTAAATTTATTTATTGGAAATTATGATTGAGCCTTAATTGTAAAAATTGTAAACTAGTATTATAGTAAATGATTAATAAAATAACTTATTCTAAAAAAAATAATAAATACTATATTTAATATTTAATTTATGATACAATATAATACTTATTTATATTTATTAAAATGAATATTTATATTGAAATAATTAGTAATCAGATATTTGTACTTGTTGATATACCAATTTATAATAAATTATCTATTAAAACATAAAATTAAAAACTTCACTTATTATTTATATTTATTAGGTAAAGAAAGGAGTAATCAGAATTGTATGATTATTGCTTATACTAGAATCGATAAATCACAAGATGTATTAATCAAAAAGATTAAGAATATGTATTCTGTTGAATATAGAATTGATTTAAATATAATTACTAAAGAATTATTTAAAACATTTTTTGGTGCTGAAAAATTTTATAGTAATTGGGTTCAATTTTTATTTAGACAAGGAGAAGATTATGAGTAAAATTAGTCGTACATATGCTGATGAAGCGGGCAAAGAGTTTAAAAAGGCGAAGGACCATGCAAAAATCACTAAAGAATATTTAAAGTCTGCTGGCGATTCAGAAGGTGAGAAACATGCAGCTGTAGTTGAAAAAGTTGCAGATGAGGGTGAGAAATATGTACAGAAGAGATTAGGTAGCCCACAGAAGGGAAGTTAGTAGAAATTATATCCCCAGTTAATCTGGTGCTTTTGATCTTTTATCTAAGGAGAAATATTAAAAAAATATGTGAACTGCTCGGCAGCAAGCTGCTTGGGTTTTCAGTGTGAATAAATAAAAACGGATTTACAAAATATTCTGGAGAAAATTTTACGATAGATGATCTTGTGCCATTTCTACTCGTGCCAGAGGTGTAATAGTATTTATAAGTAATCATGACCTGGAAGTAACGCGAGATCTTTATAAAGATGCATCTAAAGTAATATCGTTTTCAGTGCAAAGAAATATTTCTGTAAAAACTGACAACAGAATCAAAGTTCAAGAATTGGTTGCTATTTATTAAAGTGAACGGTAATTTAATGGATCACAGAGATGTTGTAGCCAATGAAGAGAATTGGTATAAGAGTTTAGATAAGAAAAGAATGATTGCTATTGTTGAATTATGTGACGAGGACGATGAAGGATTTTTTGACGAAGAGGTAGAAATTCCATTTAAATTTGAAGTTTGTGAAACTTGCCATGGGAAAGGAACCCACGTAAATCCTTCAATTGATTCACATGGAATAACTCAAGACGAATGGTCTGAATGGGATGATGAGGAAAGAGAAGGATATTTCTCTGGGATGTATGATGTAGAATGTTATGAATGTGGCGGTGATAGAGTTGTGCCTTGTCAAGATTATGATAAGATGACAAAAGAACTTGGAGATAAAATCTTCGAGCATATACGTGGACTTAGACAATCTGCTCGCGAAATGGCACACGAATTTGAAATGGGATATTAGGAGTAATAAGTGGAGCGTAATAAAGATTTACCAACTACTGATAAGTTAATTAAAGGAAGATTATATAAGATACATAGTCGCAATTTATCTTTTGGAGTATGGGACGGAGATAAAGGATTTATTGGTATTAGAACAAAATTTGGTTCTAGATTTTTATTTACAGAATTACACTGGGATGTAGACCAAAATTATGGTACAGTTTCACATGCAATAGATACTGGTTTAGATGTACCAAATAATATTGAAATTATAGATCGTGGCGGAACTGTTGATAATAAAACAAATAAGCCTGTATTTTATAATAAAGATAAGAGTGGTTGGTCATGGGAAGTAAATGGCGAAATTGATAAATCTATATGGCCGTGTTCCAGAGAAAATAAAGATTTATTTGTGTGGTTAGATGATTCTATAAATGTTTTAGGAATTGTTGAAGACGAGTCTTAATATGAATTATAAAGAGATTTTAGAGATTGCTAATAGGAATGCAGATTAAAATTATTTGGGTAGAGATGAGGAAGGATATTGTAAATATCGTTGCCACTACATGGCTATGTAGTACATGTAGTTCATGAAGAAGGAACCAACTTATTTTTTGAATCTACAAACGTTTAATAAGTTGAAGATTGATGTATAGTATATACTGAGCATCATTGTGTTATGGAGATGATGAAGTTTTTATTTATAGATATAAAAGGATATGTGACTAATGATAGCTAAAGAAGCCAATGAAATTGTCTATAATATTGATACAGATTTATCTTCTGACGATGAAAGATTTAACTATTCAGTTAAATTAGTACATGTACATGAGGGCTCTTTTCAATTTTACGATAATGCTTTTGCTATGAAAGCACAAGATTTATGGTTTATATTTACTGAACATCATAAGTATTTTATTTATCACGAAGATGATGTTCGTGTATCAATGTATAAGCGCGTTGATGTATATAATTTTGATATGAAAAATACTATATCAAGCGATGGTTAAGATATTATCGAAAATGAATTGAATTACAAATGATACGTCCAAGTTCTATATCGCTTAGATTTTTACTTTCCGATGAACTTAATATTGGTACAATAGTTAAAATGGCGATAGATATGGAAAAATTTATTCAATGTATATTTTCGATATACCAAAGGCTAATGTTATTTTCGACGATAATATACCATTATCATTGAAAACTAGTTGTAAATTTTAGGCAGATGATTCTTCTTGGGAGATTCATAAATAGGAGATAAACATTTAATGAGAATTCGTGATCTAAAAGAAGATAAATTTGTAGTCGGTATGAGAGTTAAATCATTTTCTAAGTCAAAATATGGGATAGTAATTAGAATTGGATAATGATCATCTTGCCTGGGTCCAGTTGGACGGAACCAACTTCTGGTTTTTATGTGAATGCGAGGTTGTAGTTAACGATTTAGAATTACCAGAAATAAGAAAGATTGAGTCATGAATACAGGTATTAAATGTTTATTTGTTGAAAAGGATAATAAAAAAATGATACTACATATTAGAAAATTGTGATGCTTAGAAAAATTCTTGGAGTTGGTTAGACTATACTATAATGTATGATAAATTTGTATTCGTATGTGCTGATTTTTAAAGAGCTTTCGTCTGATCTAAAAACAGAAGAGTTTAGATTTTTTAGCAACTATACTTTCTTATAAGATGCTTAAAGAGTTGGGTAGAGAATATATAGCACGAAGATTTTTAATTTCTTTTTTATTAAAGTATAAATATTATAAAGAAAATTTAAATAAAGCAATAATTAAATTGTATTTACTTATATAAGTTTATGGAATTGATAAAAGAGAAGTATAAAAAATTATTAAAAGGCTTTAATATGATTCCAAAGTTAACATCTTCCGCCTTTTCGTGGAATCGCTGGCGAAGATTTAATCTTTTTACTTGTAGATATTATACCATAATACTATTTCAAAATATAATTAGACAATATGCTATTGGCTATATTGAAGGAGAATTACTTCAATGTAGACCTAAGTCTGATGTATATGCCGTGTTATTTCTAAAAGATAATGAATTTTCTTGGTGCCATTTAACAGCAAGCGAGTTTAAAGAAATTTTTGAGGAGGAATGTTGAAAAACATATTGGTAAAATTTTTATTTGGTAATAACAATTTTGTCATTGGAGATGTAGTAAAAGTTGTTTTGCCGCCAAGTAAAGGTAATAGAGTTAATAAAGGCATGCTTGCCATATGTGTTGATGGCGAAAAAGAATTTCCAGAACTATACAAACAATTAATATCTAGGGTTGGCCTAGTTGACTCTCTTGAATTTATTTGGGTAAAATGGATTAAAGAAACGCCAGAATATTACAATCAAATAGACGGAGCATATGCTAAATATAGATTTAATAAATTATCTATAGAAGATCTAAAAATTAATTAACGGTGATATATGGATAAAATTAATGGTATAAAAACGATTGAGCTTATAAAAAAATTTATTTTATGTATAAGAAAAATAAAGAAGTAACATTTAGAAATTTTCAATGATGCTTTGTTTGGTGTTTGAATAACTACCGCCCTAGTAGATCTATTATGTATGTCTGGGAAAGCACTTGGGGCAAGGATACTTTAGTTAAAATAATTGACGAGAGTTGGAATTATATAAATTTTCAAAAGAGTATTTTAAATTAAGGAATACTAATGGAGGTTTATTATGTATGAAAATATGTGTCAAATGTAGAAAAGAAAAGACTACGAAAAGTTTTATAAGTGTAGAAAAAAAATAAAGATTTTTCAGAGTGGACTGTTTGTTTTAAATTGATTAAAAAATTAGATGTACCGTCAAATATTATTAATAAAAGAAAGGAAGATAACAATGAGTAATGATGTTCGACAAGTTCGTAAAGTAGCAAGATGTATTCATACCCTTCTTGAGACTGAGGGTATCAAAGTAACTGCGACTAAAGTAATGGATCTTATTAAGGACAAGGATTTGTCCGACATTAACACTTTGAAAGTTGAGGTAGCAAATAACATGAGAACGCCAGCAACACAATCGAAAGCTTCGCGAAAGCAGCGCATTGAGACCTTTATCGTTTCCAATTGGAATGTGATTAAGAGCAGCGATGAGATAAAAGAAGCATTGTTTAATGCCTATTGCCAAGGCAGGTATAACAAAGACCAGAGATCACAGATGAAGACAAACCTTCTTTTTCGTTGTGAATCAAACCAGACGCAGATCCAGATTGCTTCAACTTCTGTTCATATCATTCCTACAGAGGAGCTTGCCGATGATGCGACTGCCGAACTAGCCAGTACGCTTCTTGGTTACAATACGAAATATGATTTCTAAAAATACGATTCTTAATGGTCATGATAACTGTAAGTGGATATAATTGGGTAGATACAAGCCTATATAGGATTCGTTGTAGGTTCAACTCCTATCTTACAAAATATGAAATATAATATTTAATAAAATCTATTAATTATAGATATTTATTGTATGTTCTTGGTGACCAGCAATAGAACAACAATTTTAATAGATAGTATTATAAAGGATTAAGAAATGAATCCACTAACCTATACAGAATTAGAAGAAGCTTTTAAGAATAATAAATTGGTGATATTTCATCCAGACTTTGGTTATGAAGCTTGGAAAGATGGAATTAAAGGCCCTATTGTTCTAACAACTGTGTCTCGTATGGACACAATTAATTTTGTTGGATATAGATGTTATAATAACAAATGTGTACCTTGTACGAGTAAAGATATCTCTTATGAGATTTGTGGCCATCATCAAATGATAGATACAAAAGGTTTTCATATCTATAAAAAAATTGAATTCATTGAAACAAAGAAGAGTACAGTAATAAAAGTTTTACTAAATCCTGTATTTGTTCTTTACGAATAAGGAATAAAAATGGATGAGCCCACTATCCAAGAAAAATTAACTCCAAAAATTGATAACTTTACATGCTATAATTCTCATCTTAGATTAGTTAATTTTAGCATCTATAATGAATATGTTCAAGCTAAGCGCGAAGGGAGAAAAGATTGGGCAAATCGTGCAACCAAATGGTTACTTAAAAATCACGGCATAAGTCGTACTCCTGGAACACTTATTAGTATGTTTGCTTCTATTAAAAATGGTTCTAGATCAACAATATCTTCTTCTGGATTTATTGGAGATGATTTAGATCCACAATCGCGATATGAAAAGGATGCAATGTATGCAAGATTTGAAGTATATATACATGAGTTTCTATATAATGTTGATACGAATTATGTGGGTCTTCCAGCTAATCAATTAGTACATGTGGCACAGAATTACAATTCTGTGGTTGCATGTGAGCGCGAACAAAATATGGCTTTTTATATGAGAGATCTTAATAGGTTTATTGTTAAGAAGTCAAATGTAAGAGTTGAGCAAATTGATATTTTTGATTATCTTAAAACTACCAAGAATCGTTTCAACGTATTTGATTTAGATTTAATGGAATCCTTGTCTGCTCCCAGAATTGAATATATTGCTAAGATGATCAAACGAACGGCGTTAGACCGTGCTGCTATTGTTTTAGTTTCTGTTGGTGGAAGGCATATAACAAAAAAAGAATACGAACAGCTTATACCTTCCAAGTTTGTACAAGAGTTAGAATTATCTGGTGTTTGGAAAGTAATTAATTCAGCTCCATTTTGTGGTAGATATAAAGATCTAAAAATGCCTATGCGATTTGTAGTTTTGGTAATTGAAAGACAAACACCGGATATAAAAGATGAAGGAACTGAATTTATTGTTAATTATTAATAGTACTTTTTAAAAACAACTTTTTCTTCCCATTGATCTAAGTTTTAATGTACTTAATCGTGGTGAACACACTATGCTTAAATTATTGGTCTAAACACACCAAAGAAGATTTCCAATAGAGATGTTTAAATTTGCCAAGAAATCGTTGAATAGATCTCAACATCTATTTAGAATACGAAGCTTATAAACAAACAGCTTGAAATACTAAGAAAGGTTTTTAAAAGACAAAAATTCAAGTAAATATAGATAAAAAAATGGTCTGTGCCAATCAATAATCAATAAAATGTTAAATGGAAATTTTGATTATAAACACAGAACAAAATATAATGGTGTTAGAAAGAAACTCATTAGACTTCGAAAACAATGAATAAATAAACCGTTTAATTTCTTCACTCGAAGGAATAAGTTATAATTTACGAAGTACTGAAATTATACATCACAAACAATAATATAGTATCCATTCATATACACACCATTTAAATAAAGTAGATACAATTTGGTTTTTAAAGATAATATGAATCTTAGAATATCAACTTGATCATGATATTACCGAGATTAGGATTTGTGAGATTATAACTGATATGATATATGCTGTAATTAACGAAAATGGGTAACAAAAAAACGTTAAAATATATCCCAATATTAAACTCAACAAAAGCGCTATATTAAAACTGTATAATAAAATAGTAAACATTACTCAAGAAGTTGTAACTAATACGATATATATATGTATTATAAAGAGATGCTATTCTTTGAAAACTCTTTGTATGAAAAATAAGATGACGAGTATATAGAAAAGATGTGAAAACATCTAAGAAATTTATTTAAAAATAAAACAATTGAAAAAATACAACAGAGAAAATAATGAGTAAAATTATATTCGAAGATCTTACACAAGAGGTTAAGGAAATCCCATTTGAAGAAGAAATTATAACTAGTTTTGCTGGAGAAATTATGCAGATTGTGGTTCAGACTGGGATGTCTCTAGGTCTATCTCCAAAAGAAATTGTATATAGTATGTTCTTACTTGCAGAAAATCTTAAACGTTATGGCACAATGACTGGTAATGGTAATGATTCCGACTACGAGGACATATACACTTGGTCTCAGAGTCGAGCAACAGAGTGGGCTGCTAAGGTTAAGGCTTCTGGAATAATAGAAAAGGTAAAAGAAACAGTGGGTAATCTTTACAAAAAGAAGTCTGAAACAGAGGAGTAAATATGGAGCGATGTTCTCTCGGCGAAAGAATGAAGTCTTAAAAATCTATTAATCTCCTTACATTAGGCAAATGGAGGAGATCAGTAATGACATATTTAAGCGGACAAGAAGAACTTTTTTATAGAAATAAAGAAAAAGTTCTAGTGAAGTGTGATAATTGTAACAAAGAATTTAAAATACTATATGCTGCTGCTCAAGTAAATTTAAGAAAAAATGGCAGGCATTTGTGTCTTAAATGTAAAATAAATATTCTGCCTAAAAGGCAATTGACGGACGAGCACAAGAAAAAACTTTCGGATATATCTAAAAAAATAGCAGGTAAAAAACCTCAGTGCTGTAAGGAGTTTTGGACAGAAAATAAAAGAAAAGAGCACTCAGAAGCAATAAAATGTAGCGAGAAATATAAAGAGGCAAGAAAAAATATTGATATGAGTGGCTCTCAAAATGGGATGTTTGGTAAAAAACATTCTATTGAAACTCGCGCCAAGATGTCTAAATCTCGTATTGGTAAAGTTGGCCATGACGCAACTGCTTGGAAGGGCGGCAAAGCATCTCTTACAAGAAGAGTCAAGTATTTTCTTAATAAAATTTGTAAATGGTATTATAATGTATTTGTAAGAGATGAGTGGAAATGTAGAGTATGTGGATCTAAAAATAAAATTGATGCTCATCATATTAAACCAGTTGTTATAATAATAAAAGACTTATGTAAAGATAAGTCTTTTATAGATGAGCAAGAAAAATATAATTGGTTAATTACGCAAAGTGAGTTGTTAGATCCAGAATTTAAAAATGGCATTACTCTTTGTAGAGAACATCATAGATCTGTACATCAAAATTGGGGGAGTCATACTAATCCAAATGAAAGGAAAAAATAAGTGAACCTATCAACTCGTATGAAATCTTATGAAGAGGTTTACAATTATAAACTTCTTCCACGAGCCCCAATTATAGCTCGCCTAGATGGAAAAGGATTTCATAACTTCACTAAAAATCTAAAGCTTGATAAGCCTTTTGACCAAAAGTTTTCAACCTGGATGTCAGAAACAGTAGCTACTATTGCTAGTAATATTCAGGGTTGTATGATTGGATATACCCAGTCTGATGAAATTACACTTGTTATAAGAACCGACCAATCGGAAGAGACTACTCCATGGTTTGATAATCGCATCCTAAAGATGAACAGTATTCTTGCAAGTATGGCTACAGCATCTTTTATGAGAAGTATGCTAGATACTATGGAGAAACCACCTGTAGCTTACTTTGATTGTAGAATTGGTGCCATGCCAAATATGACTGAAGTTGTAAATAATCTTATTTGGCGACAGCAAGACTGTGTAAAAAATTCAATTAGTAGTGCTGCCTATTATGAGATTGGTAAAAAGATTGGTCGTGGTACAGCAAGAAAAGCATTACATAAATTGAATTCCAAAGAGCGACAAGAGATACTTTTTCAAGAGACTGGAATTAATTGGTCAACGTATAAAGAAGAATTTAAAAATGGCATTGTTACATTTCGCAAAGAGATTGAGGTAGAAACCGAACACGGTCCTGTTATAAGGAAACGCTGGGTATATGAGGCTGCCCCAATTTTTCAAAGTGATGCCGGAAGAGAATGGTTACAGCAGGTTTTAAATCCTGAGAGAGAACAAGATGGCAAAGACAAGGAAGTACGACAGAATAAAAGCTCTGAAGAAGGCTAGTAGAGATACACAACAACCTCACGGCAAAGCTGGGATTCATTGTGATAAAAGAGAGCGGCGGCAACATAAAATGTCTACTCAAGACTATATAGATGAAGCCAAGATAATATACCTTTTTGGATGGATGGTGGACCTGGAGAAAGTCTCTTGGATGAAGAATTAGAAGATGAGGTTGTTAGTTCAGAGGACAAAGAAAATGAACATGAGAAAGATACCAAACCCAACAGAGAGTGATATTGAGAATTGGATACAACATGGTATTAAGTCGGATGCAAAATATATGTGTATTGTTCTAGACGATGTAGAATTGCGTCCATTCTTTGTCTTCAAAGAGCAAAGTATTATATCGCAGATATATAATATACATAAAGTCTTTGGTAATAAAAGTCTATTGTGTGTTATGCGATTAAATGATATCAATACAAACATGATATCTATAATTGCGAATGCTCTCTGTTTTTTAAATGTCGATTTGGAAAATTAGGAGGAGAGAATGAAGTTTTATCATAGTGTTGGTAGGTTTCTTATTGTAGCTTCTGAAGTTGTTCCGCCAAAGAGTGGTGGTAAAATTCATGTATTAGAAGATTCAGAATTTGCTAGAGGCAAAGTAATGGCAGAGCCAAGCGAGGAATGTAAATCAATTGTTGAAGTAGATGATGAAATTCTCTTTGTTCGCAAAGATGGTGTTCCAATTGGTTTTGAACTTCCTCAAAATGTAGTGGTCATTCCACTCGATAGTGTTGTTGCTGTAATTGATCCTTATGAGGAGATGGAAACAAAATAATGAAAGATGAAGTAATAAGGAAAATAAAGGATTTATGTGCGGATACTTTAGATGATCTATCGGTTGAATGTAGCGTGCTGAAGGTCACATGAAAGAAGGCCAAGAAAAATTAAAATACGAAGAAAAAGAGAAAGAGAATTGGTCTATAAATATGGGTTTAATTAATGAAATACTGTATAAGCTGTTTTAGAAAAATTCCTTTAATGGCTAGTAGATGTCCATATTGTATTGATAGGGATCAATCCATATGGGGCAGACTTTTCTTAGTTTTGTTACTTATTATTGGTTTAATAATAGGAGCAAAATATTATTCTAATAGTAAGAAAGGAGATGTAAAACACAGGGAGTTAATTGAGTTATTAAATAATTATGGTATTAACTAATATTAGCCAAACAACAAATATATTAACTGTTTTATAGGAGGAATAAATGGGTTCTAATCATAAGATAAATAAGTCTGATGTTCGTCATGAAGCAGCTATTCGTGCTTGGGAAACTAGGCGCGAACAGGCTAGGAAACGTAGTGAAGCAGCAAAGAAAGCTTGGAGGACACGTAAGCGTCAATCTCGTCAATAGAATAATATTGGCCCGCCCGAAATGGCGGGCCAATATTCTATTATGTGATCTTCTTTTAAAATATTGTCTATTTTGAGATATTATTTATGATTCTCTGGACAAAGGTTTGTTTGACTTATTCTGAATCGTCAAAGTAAAAAAATGATAATGGAATTATATGATCTATATTCCACTCGTTTCTTGTCATAGGATATGGATCAATATAATTGAAATATCCTCATAATCAATTCCATATTTTCTCTTACATATTTTTATTTTTCCATTTTTGGAAAATCTTATAAAAGTATTTTTAAATCGTCTCTCAATCTGTATATAGTGACACATTGTTGGTAAATTTTCTCTACGAAATTTGTTATTTTTTTCTTTTTGATACTTATAATTTATCTCGTTTTTTTGATACCATAACTTTTTTTAATTTTGTGGACTGGAGCTTAATAATGGTATGGTTAAGCTTACTGATTGCACTGCCGGTAACCTTGGGATGTTGATCTAATTTATAATGGCGTCCTATTTACAAATCTATAATCTTAACAAAACGCAAGACTGAAGAAACTTTTTGTGGAGAAATTAGTTAATAAAGATCTTAAATATTTTGAAAAAATAAAACTATAAGGTCTGTATACGGTCCTGACTATTTAGGATGTGAGAAAATTTCACCTGAAATTTACGTACAGAAATAGGAGATAGAATGTTTACAAAGCTATTTGAAATATTCCAACAAAATGGTTTTAGGCTTTATCATGTTGGAGGAAGCGTTAGGAATATTTTACTACAGCTTCCACCTAAAGATTACGACTTTACTACTGATGCTCTTCCAGAAAAGACACAAGAGCTTCTTACTTCTGGCGGATTTAAACACTATCCTATCGGTGAAAAGTTTGGAACTATTGCTACATTTATTGGAGATAAACAAATAGAAATTACTACTCACCGCAGAGATTTAACAGCGGGCCGTCATCCAGATGTAGCGTTTTCTACAGATATAAATAAAGATTTAAGTAGAAGAGACTTCACAATTAATTCTATTGCCCAAGATAACGATGGGACTTTAATTGATCCTTTTGGTGGCAAGAAGGATATTGAGAATAAATTAATCAAAGCTACTGGTAATCCTTATGAACGATTTGCTGAAGATCCGCTTAGGATGCTTAGAGCTATTAGATTTATTTCTCAATTGGGTTTTTCAATAGAAGAAAAAACTTTGAAAGCTATAAAGAATTATGCCCAAAATATTTTGAACATAAGCAGAGAGCGCTGGTTAGAAGAGATGAATAAACTCTTAGTTGGCGCAAACGTTAGTTTAGCTATTGAATATTTGAGACACTCTAGGTTATTATATTACATGATTCCAGAGATGATTGCTTTGTCTATGGAAATTAGAGGATCTTTACTCATCAGCAAAAATGTTTGGTTACATACTCTTACAGTTGTAGAAAAATCATCAAAGGCTGTTGATGTTCGTTGGGCTGCGTTGTTGCACGATTTGGCCAAGCCACAAACTCGATTTGAAAAGGATAACGAAGTTCATTTCTTTCAGCACGAGATTCTTGGGGCAGAAATGGTAGAAGGAATTGCTCGCAGATTTAAGATGAGCAACGATCAGAGGAGATCTATTAAAGGTTTGGTTGCTTTACATCAGCGCGTTGGTGATACAGTTACGCGGAGAAACACTCCTCCAGTAAGTATAAGCGCATTGAGGAGAGTAATTAGAGAGTGTGAAATTTGGGGCTGTAATATCATGGACTTGGTTTCTCTCTTTGAAGCAGATTGTTCTTCTAAACGGCCTGAGGTATTAGAGAGACAGAATGCTCATGTAACTTTATTGAGACAAGCTCTTACAGAAATTAAAGAAGAAGATCTTAGACCAAAGCTTCCTAGTGGTATCGGAACTGTTATTATGGAAAAACTTGGTTTGAGTGCTGGCCCGGAAGTTGGTAAGATTAAACAAATGTTTGATAGATGGTTATTAAATGGAAATATAACACCAAACATGACTTCTGAAGAAATAGTAGATCAATACCTAGAAGATTTAAAAGAAGATGTTTACATATAAAGGATAATGTTATGTATATTATTATTGGTGGTCAAAGGATAAACAATACTTAATTATTTACTAGAAACAATCGATATTATTATTATTATTATTATTATTATTATTATTATTATTATTATTATTATTATTATTATTATTATTATTATTATTATTATTATTATTATTATTATTATTATTATTATTATTGTAATAATATGATTACAGATAATCGTATTAAATACATTAATTGTATTGATAAGCTGACGCCTTTTGATATTGTAATAAATTATCTTCCGACAAAATATAATTTACAAGTTACTGGAGAATGTATTAGAATCTGGTTGACCTCGGTGGCTTACTAAGATTGTTCGCGAGCAATTCCGTTATAATTTAAGCACAGAAGAAAAAGGTATATCAATTATACCAGATCGTGGCTTGTCTCCCAGAATTATTTATTCTTTAGCTACAAAATTTATGATATTTTACACAATATTAAAATTTATTATGACGGCCTTCTAAAATTCTCTAAACCACCTCTCTTATATAGAAGTATTTTATTTAGTAGGAGTGATTAAAGAATTATTATGGAGTTGCTTATAAAATTAAAAACAGCCAAGTAGTAAAATATCCAATATTAACTGGAGTTGAAAAAATATTTGTACCCAGTCTTGGAATTTTGGAAGCTGCCAGAACTTCTGGTGGACTCTCTATTATAACTAACAAATTATCAATTCATAATTTGAGTTATAAAACTCTGTGTTATCTGGTCATTGGAGTTATATAAAAAAATATATTTTGATACGAAATAAACCGATTGATGTTCTTAGAGAACAGTTAGTGTAGATAATCCAGATATTATCTCATTATTATTTAAGCTTGAATATAATGACGGTAGAGAAAATATAATTTATTATTATTTGGAGTATGATTACGATAATAATATTTCTGCTATAGAACAAGCTACTGGATATACTGTGGCCGCCGTTGCTAAGTTAATTAATGCTGGCTGCGTCCGTTAATGGTGTTATTGATATGCATGAAATTAATGCTGATGAAATAATTGAACAGGCAAAAGAAGTCGAGGATCAATATATAGATTTGCCGTTCAATTTTGAGGAGGAGTAAGATGCTTCCAAAACAAGGTCTTGATGTAGAACTTACAGATAACTATATAAGAAACTTTCCAAATTTAGCACACCTTAAAGGTGTTAAATTAAATATTATGAAGCTTGATTTAAAGAAACTTACATCTACTAATTATGCGGAATATGAAGTTTATTTTACAGATGGAAGTTATATACATCATATTACCGTAAATCAAACTGGCCAGGTTAATGGTATTGATGTTTTTAAATCTTGGGTTACTAAAGTAACTCCAGCAATGTTTGATTTTGATGATGAACCACAGAATAAGTCTGCGCCTCCAGTTGCGGCTGCCGGTTCAGAACCAAAGAATAATGATGGCAGAACTACATGTTATTGGTGCGGAGCACCAACCAAACATGTGCCTGGGGCCTTTACAACTTCTTATGATATTTGTACTAATCCAAGCTGTATGAAATGAGTTTTTATAATGGTCCCAAAAATTGGAGACAGAGTTAGGATTAGTGAAAAATGGCTTAGAGAAGTAAATTATTATTGTGAAAAGCCTAGTCCATTTCATGTTCATAGTGGAGAAATATTAACTATACAAGATATGAGACCTACTTTACCACATATGGAACACGTAGTTGCGTGGTTCAAAGAAACAATACTTGTGTTGTGGCTCAATTGGGATGGTACAGCTTACGGCGCTTTTGATAAACTTAAATCTATACAAGTATTAGAATTAGTAGATGAAAATAGCAACCAAATTAACACTGTCGATGTATGTAAAAAATGTGGAACGCTTGGTGAGCAAATTCGTATGTGTTGTAAATGTCCCAATTGTGGTGAAATAATATGGGGAATTTAAATGTATCATTACAAAATAGGTGATTTCGAATGCGATGAGAGCGACGAAGTGTCGTTTTATCATGGTGGTAAAGGTTTAGTTTTTTCGCCAGATGAGGCTTGTGATAAATATCCAGACTGTTTAAACGACCCTAGGATTTGGGTTTATGTGTTTGATTACTCGGCAGGTAGAGTATTTGGTTTAAGACCGGATATACACGAGATTAGAGTTATTAAAAAAGTAAAATTAAATTTAAGTAGTGAATGCGACACTTGTAAAAAGTGTGGCGCACCGGGGAAAAGATTTCCAAGTGCTGTAGATGTCCAGAATGTGTAGAAGTTATATGGGGAATTTAATATTTAATCTTTTATTACGGTAATAATGGTAGTGACATAGTCCTTTAGCATAGTGCTTGTCTCCACATATAGAACATTTTTTTATTAAACTTTTTTTGTACCGCCACTGTTTTAATGATTTTGCTTCTACATATTTATTATATTTGCGCACGAGGTGGATATTTGAATTATTGTATATCCAATCTAAAAATTTAATAGTATAAGATCCATTGATACTTAATTTAAATATTTTTTTATATTTTCTAATATAGGATTTAATATGGAAATTCTCCATTATATAAAATTTTATATAATTACAGAAATCATTTGTTCCTAGTATTTCTACGCGACTTTGGTTCTTTTCTCTAATTTCTATACAACCATCTCCATCATTGTATCCACGAATAAAATGTGGCAACATCTCTTTTGCTAAATTTCTTGGAAATTTTAATATTAGAGATTTCTTTGCGACCATTCCAAAATTATCTAGAACATTGCTCATATGTTTATTAGTTATTGTAAGCTCCCATAATTCGCGTCTAATTCTCCCTTTTGAATCGATGTGTTCTGGGATTTGACGAAGCGGGCGAGATTCTAATATATTAATTCCACAAATTTCTCAAGAATATATTTATCTTTATTGCTTAAATTAATCCTTATACGATTTCCTTTTGTATCATTATTTCCATCAGCATATAGAAAACCAAGCATGTATGCTTTTTCTTGTATGTTAATTTCATCAAAAAAATCTTCTCTTAATTTATATTGACGACTACAAATCGAACGGGAGCGGAAATTTATATTAGATTTTTGTAGATAAGATTTAATAGTTGCCATATCTAGATTAAATTCATTTTTGAGTACCGTATAGGTTGCTCCCTCATTGTATCTATTACAAAGTTTCTGTAATTCTAGATCTGTTATTTTCATTCTTGAACTCCTTATTTATATATAAAAATTATTAATAAAAAGGATAATAAAATTGCTTGGATGGGACATCATTAGTGATTGCCACGGCTGTTATACGGAGTTATGTCAACTATTTGAAGAACTGGGATATTTACGTGACGGCTTATCTTTTGAGCCGCCGACAGGAAGGATAGCAGTTTTTGTTGGAGATTTAGTCAGCAGAGGTCCAAATTCACTTGCTGTAATTTTCTTAGTACGCGATATGATTAATAAAAGATACGCTATGTCTGTTTTAGGTAATCATGACTCAAAAATTGCGCGTTGGTCAAAAGGAAATCCAGTCATGCTTACACATGGTGATGATGGCACAGCAAGGGAAATTGAGAATTCTACAACGATAACTAAAGAGGAAGTTGTTGATTTCTTTTCTTCTCTCCCTCTATTTCTAAAGCTAGATGACGAAAAGTTAGTGGTAGTTCATGCTTGTTTTAAGGATCATTTATTAAAAGAGAGTGGCTTTTCAAAACGCTGCCGTGATACTTGTTTATTTGGTCCAAGTGCTGGCATGGACAAGGATCTTGGAATTCCAAATAGAATTGAATGGGTTAATAAAAGGATTTGTGATTCAAATTCTCCACTTATAGTTTATGGCCACGAACCAAGATTAGAAGCCAGACTTGAAAATAAAACAGCTGGTATTGATACTGGTTGTGTATTTGGAAATAAACTTACTGCGTTAAGGTACCCGGAAATGGAACTTGTACAGGTTCCAGCGCTGAAAAGCTATCACGGCAAGGTTGGCGAATGGAAACCCCAAGAACCATAAAAACAGAATAGCTTGTTAAACCGCGAATACGCCTCTTAGAGGCATCGCAAATAATTTTGGTAGAAGATACTGTATTTGGTCTTTCCTCGGCTCTATTGGGGGCGCCAGCCCTTTTAATAGCAAATTAATATCGAATGGGTGGAAGATGAAAAAGAATCCAAAGAGAGATGAAAAAGGCAACCCGATCCAGCAAAAAGAATAAATCATGCAATCAGGCCATTAAAACGTATCACTGTCTTTGATCCAGAAGTTAAGTATCCCAAACCAGCAACTCACTATAACATTTTGTCCGACGATTTATTGCATTATTTTCATCAACTATTTGTTGAAGACAAACGTGGAGAATTTCCAAACACACTATTGGATAATTTGCGTTGGACCGATTGTACAAATTGTGGTACGATGCACGCTAAAAATGTGTGTCCAAACTGCTCTACTTTTGTTCCATCTTTAATAAAAGAAACTGTCCGTGGAAATGTAACTTGTATACATATATTTCAGACTTCAGGAATTATTTTAACAGCCGCTACTTTTGACGACGGTTTGAAATATTTGTATTATGAAAATGGTGAGTTTAAAAGAGAAGGCGATATGTCTATAATATGTGGAGATATCAAGCCGACTATGAGATTTAGGATAAGAGGTAAAGAGACTTTGATTGGTGATAGTGGCCAATTCATTACCCTTGTTCCTGGTAGAAAACCAGAGAAAACAGTAGTAGATTGTTTTGGTTCATTGCCACTGTTTGATACTAACGAACATAATAAGTATTGGCTATATGATGGACAATTAGTAAAGAGTGATTTGCTTGGACAGAAATTTATTGGTTCTGTGCTTAAAGATCAAACTTTGTTTTGGGTTGGAACTCAATTTGGATTTGGTTTCTATCGTGCCGGAAATCTTCATACCGGTTTTGTATTTGATGTCCATAGTGGTGGGATTAATGATAGCATAAGCTTACCGTTAATTCCTGGGCAGCTTATTGATGCAACTTGCTATTTTGCGGGTAATTGGGTTTGGTTTTTGACAACAACTCGAGAGAAAGGGCAAACAATAAATCGATGTCTAATAATTAAATCTGATGGTTCAATAAAAGAATACGCTGAGTCAAAAGATGGTGACAATTCGTGGTTAGGCTCTATAAGAGAAAAGTGTGCTGCTGGTAACTTTTTATTATGTGCTACCGATGATGGTATTGTTAAAGTAGAACCAGTAGGTGGAAGTATTATAATAACGAAAGAGTTTCCAGATACAGAACCTTTTGTTGATTCTGGTTGCCATATATATCCAGATAAAAATGGAATATATGTAGTAGATAGAAAAACGATTAAGATTCTACAAATACGGTGAGACATGAGGAGTGTATTTAATAATGACTTTGGATTATAGTGGAAATTTTGAAGTGTATGATATATATACTACTGAAAGTAGGGCACAATAAATAGTAGAAAAAATTAAGAGCGGCGAACTTGAAGTAGAATGTATGGGCATTAGTGTAATGGGTAGAGATGTTAAAGAATAGGAGAAATAAAAATGCCATTGAGTATTAGAAGAGTTCTTCTAGGTGTATTTGTTGTTTGTTGTACGTGTCTTGTAGTCATGGGATTTATGGAAAATCTAAGCTCTCTATTTGGTGCTTTCGGGTGGCTTACAGCGGGAGTTTTTGCTTTTGGTGAAATCTTTGTAGTCAATTTAGAACAGCGAATAGTTCTTGAGGCGGCTGCAGAAATAAAAAGGATGAAGGAGAAAGAAAATGAGTAAATATGATCTTCCAGTACCAGTACATTTTGATCCAAAAAAGGTTACTGAAATTTGGCAGGTTCCATATCAGCAGCTCGCATTGACTGCTAGCGAGTGGGCAAAAAGACATAGCATCCAGCCAGCTGCTATGGATAAGTTTCGTATCTGTTTGATGGCTATTGATTGTCAGAATACATTCTGTTTGCCTACTGGTGAGTTGAGTGTTGCAGGTGCTGACAAAGACAATGTGCGTCTTTGTGAATTTATTTATAAGAATATGCGAGTAATTACTAACATTGCTCCTACTATGGATACACATACCGCGATGCACCGGCAGATAAGGGTTTTAGTAAATCGTATGGAGCTGATGAAGCAGTTCTAGATACAAAAAGAAAACTAACTTGTGATAAAGAAAATCCAATCATGGTGGCCCTGGATGTCACCGGTTCAATGGGTATTGCTGCCAAAGTAATTTATGATAAGATGCCCATGTTTTTTGGACAGATTAAATTGTAGAACTATTTACCAGACCCATCTATTAGTTTTGCTGTTGTTGGTGATATCACATGTGATAGAGAACCTATCTAAATTTGTGACTTCGCCGAAGGCGATGCCCTCGATGAGTGGCTTGGTAAGATTTATCTAGAGGGTGGTGGTGGTGGCGCCCGAGAATCGTATGAAATGGTTGCCTATTTTTATGATAAAATGGTTGAACTTACTCATAAAAAGAAAAATCCATATTTGTTTTTTATTGGTGATGAGGGGTTCTATACAAAAATTAGTGCTGCCAATATTAAAGAAAGATTTGGTCTAAAAGAAAGTGCCAAGATAGTGTTGATGTTTTCAAGAGATTGAAGGATAAGTATAATGTATTCCTTATTCATAAGATATATAATTATACTAGCGAAGATAAAACAATTCTAAAACAGTGGACCGACGCTCTTGGACAAGAACACGTATTAGTTCTTGAGGATCCAAAGGCGGTAGTAGATGTTATGCTTGGAGCTATAGCATTGGTTGCTGAGTCGAGAGACTTGGATTCTTACCTTGCTGATCTTAAAGGTCTTGGTGCAGATCCTAATAGAACTCAGTCAGATAAAAGACTTAAGGACGTAGCAAAGAGCCTTGAGAAGTTAAACACTCATGTCTCAACCACGGCTATGGTAAAGGCTAATGTTTATACTAAGAGTCTGGCTACAGCGCCAAAGAGGAAGACATCTGGTCCAAAAAAACATAAAGTTTAACGGAGAAAATTATAAAGCTCATTGCTACGTTACCACCGCCACAAAACCCATTGATTAGGACGGTTGCAACTCATCCATTAATTAACGAAGTTAGATTTAATGTTGGAATGAGAACTCCATATGGCGAGGAAGAAACCCTTAAAAGAATACTTGACGTAACAAAAGATAAGAAGTTTTGGCTTGACATAAAGGGAAGACAACTTCGTATTGAACAATGGTCTGTACCAACATATGGAGATATAGTTCTAAATCATAAAGTTGAAGTTGATCTTCCTGCTACTGTTTGGTTTCGTGGCAATGAGAAATCTACCATAATTGCTATAAGTGAAAATAAAATATATGTTGAGCCTCAGCCGCCGCGTGCAGTTGGAGCGGGGCAAGCCATTAATATTCACGGCTCCAATTTGAAAATTATTGGTTATTTAACAGACGAAGATAAGAGGTATTTGGATGCGGCAGCAAAAATTGGTATTAAAAATTTTATGTTATCGTTTGTTGAATGCTGGGATGATATCAAATTGGTGTCAGATAATTACCCTGTTAACGATATCATTGATAAGATAGAATCTCCAAAAGGAGTGGCTTGGATTGATAGTTTTAATAATGCAGCTGTTACATTGATGGCTGCCAGAGATGATTTGTATATTAACACAGAATCAAAGCTGACTATTTTTGATCATCTAAAAACCATTATAGATAAAGACAGAGATGCAATATTGGCATCTAGAATTCTAGAATCTTTAATCGATAATGAACACCCATCTTTATCAGATTTAACAGACATAGGTTTAATGGTAATGATGGGTTATAAAACATTCATGTTTGGCGATGGTCTATGTTTAAGTAAGTCATTTGATCGAGCTTGTAATATACTATCTAGGAGCTATTTTAAATGGGCAAAATCTATGTAACAGTTGGTTTGCATTTTGGTGATGAGGGTAAGGGAACAATAGTAGATTTTTTAACAAGAGAATTAGCACCTGCCACTATAGTAAGATATAGTGGTGGGCCACAAGCAGCTCATAATGTTATTACTAATGAAGGTCTTCATCATACTTTTGCACAACTTGGCTCAGGTATGTTTGTAAATGGTACAAAAACCGTACTTGGCGAACATATGTTAATAGAGCCATCAGCCTTAATGTATGAAGAAGATATTTTTCGTTCCAAAGTTAATAGAGAAATAAACGATATGATTTATATCGATGAGAACTGTCATATAATTAGTCCATATGATAAAGGAATGGGAAGAATAACCTCGCTAGTATTTGGCAAAAGTACTTGTGGAATGGGTGTTGGCGCTGCGGCAATTAGTAGGGATTATGGAACATCGGTCCAAGTTAAAGACATTCCAAACACAAAACTTTTAGAACAGAAACTTAAAAGCATTAGGTTTAGCAAATTAGATAAGGTAGCAAATCTTATCGGTAATGATGCCATACTTGCTAAGCTATTTCAAGAAATGCTTAATCTTAATATTGAAAAAGTTATGTCTATATATAAATCGTTTTATAATAGATATAATGTTGTAGATACAATAGATTTTATAAGCAAAGATGTTAAAAATAATAATTTAATCTTTGAGGGGTCTTAGGGAATATTGCTAGATAAAGATATAGGTTTTAGACCATATATCACTAATTGTAAAGTAAATACACAATATGCGCTTTCTATGTTGTGCAATATTACTTCACAATATGTTGAAGAGAAAGCGGTTGTTGGTATATTGCGGCCATATTCTCATAGACATGGATATGGGCCATTACTAACAGAAATTAAAGACGTTCCTTGGACAAAAGATGAACACAATATTGATAATCAATGGCAAAAAGAGTTTAGATATGGTTGGTTTGATTGTCAACTTACAAAATATGCTGTTGAAAAATCAGCTGTTCAGTCTGTGGCCTTAACAAATTTTGATAGGATGGATAGCAGATTTAAAGTTTGTGAAAACTATTATGTTGGTGGTAACCAACTAAAAGATCTTACTTGTTTTGTTTCTAGTAATGATATTCACGATAGACTTAAGATTGTATCACCAATTAAGAAATATAAAGAAATCGAAAAAGAAAACTTTCCAGAATATTTCGAAGAGGTATTCGGCGTTCCAATTAGTATTATATCTAACGGAGTAACAGCCAAAGATAAACATTGGAGGTAAGATGTACGAAGAAACAAAATCAGCAATCAAAAAAGCATTTGAAATTGGAAGAGCCCTTTTCTTTATGGGGCCTAAAAGGTATAGCGAGCTTTTATCTGCTACTTCTAAAGTTAAGCCTCCAACGATTCAAGAACTTAACACCTATGTTGAAGATGGTTGGGTTATGGAAGATGCGGTAATAGAAATATTAAGAGAAAGATATAAACAAATTGCTATAGAATCCGGTTTTACAGAGAAGCAAGGTTTAGCTATGTTAGAATATGCCGCAATGCTAGAGGAGCTTAATTATGAGTAAATATAACCCAATTCTTGAAGATGAAACATATTGGAGATATCAAGATTTAATTGAATCATGGTCTGATTTTGTTCATGATTCTCTTGGTGCTCCTAACTGTGAAAAGTTCCAAATGGCGGTAGCACATCTTGTTAAAGAAGTATATAATATGGGCTATCAAGATGCTTGTAAAGAATTAAATACTTTAGAGGAGCTAGATGAAGATGGAAAAGTATTCAATTAGAGGAATAATAGTTGGCTTAATAACCTTTGCTCTTAATATTTATGATGTTATTTCTACATACACATTAATTAAAAATTGTGGTGGTGAAGAATGTTCTCCTATTGTTTCTTATATAATTGCTACTGGTGGATTCTTATCACTGTTGATAATCAAAATTATGCTAGGTCTAGCCATAACATATATGTTTGCAAAGTATTGGACCAAATTTAAATTGGCTCGAGTCGGCGGATATTTTGTACTCTTTATATACGGAGTATTAACTATCTATCATACGGTAAACTTGTTATATTGTTGAAAGGACTTATCAAATGCCTCCCATAATAAATTTTAATTTACTACCTATTGGACAAGCATTTAAATTTGACGATGACGAAGCAAAATTTGGAGATAAGATAGGTACATTAATTAAAGAAAATCTTGACGATCTTTATCGTAATCGTAGATCTACACTTTATATTCTTCCAGCAATTAGTCGCCAAGTTCTTATGACAGTTCAAAAACTTGACTGTTGGATTGCTGGTGGCGCGGCGCTTGCTTTATATACCGGCGACGTTGAAAAAATTAAAGATTGGGATTTATTTTTTAAATCATGGGATTTTCTTTATTATGCTAAAGCCGAATTTGAAAACCAAGGATTTGTTGAAACTACAACTAGTGATTGGAGTATAAGTTTAGAAAAATCCGGAGTAATTGTTCAGTTAGTAACTAGACATTTCTATAACAAAATAGAAGAAATATTTGGCAAATTTGATTTCACCATATGTTGTTTTGCTATACAAGGAAAAGATATTTACTATACAAAAACTGCCATAGATGATTTTGAAAAAAAAGAGTTCAATTTTATATATACAGAAAATCTTCCGACATGTATTAAAAGAATAGCGCGCTACGGCGCAAAAGGATTCACTCCGTCTTCAGAATTTACACAAGATATTGCAAAAGTATTCAAAAATATAACAGCTAAAAAGCTTAAAACAATGAAAGCTACTAGTAAAAGCTAGGAGATTTATATGCGCCATTTATCATAATGATTTTTATTATGAATTTTTATAGAATATCATAAGCAGAATGTATGAAAACAATACAAATAAGAGTAGATGGTTTATATTCTGAAAATGAAATTAATACAATAAAATCAGTAATAGAATCTTTGCGCAAAGATTCCTAACGAAAAAATTTGTTTCGATATTTTTAAGATTCATCAAGAAAAAATGTTAATATATGTTTTTCTACAATTTATAATAATGTTTGACAGCTTAATATATATAAGAAAATATAGTTGTATTTTGTCGTGTATTACTATAACTACTAAAGGCAAACTAATGTAAAGTCACCAGATATTTTTGTTGTATTTAAACAAAACAAAACTTATTACAATTATTAATACATGAAATTGGTCATCTATTAGGATTACCACACTCATACAACAGAAACGATATTATGTATGGATATATTAGACCGACTTCCAAAATATCTAAAAGAGATGTTAAAGTTTTAGATTGTGTTATTAAAAATAACAAATTACTGACTTGGGAAAACAACTGTAAATATAAAGGGAAAACAAATGTGGTCAATAGAAAACGGAAAGATGAAGTTGGATATATCCAAAGTAAGATCCGATTTTAAAATAGTAAGCGCAAATGGATTACACCTTGTACATCCAAGAAAAAATCTCTGGGAATGGGAGGGTGATGAAAAGTATTTGCGTTCTGTTGTAGTAGATGATGACGGATTTGTAGTTTCTTGTTCCTGGAAAAAGTTTGGCAATTATGGCGAATTTAGAGATGAAACTACTGCATTAGTACAGGCACTGAGAAATGGTGGAACAGTTCATTTTAGCCACAAACATGATGGAAGTTTGTGTATTCGTTCCGTATACAATAAAAATGTTATAATGAGAACTAGGGGCACCCTATTTGGTGGCGAAGATAATGATGAACAAATTACTTATGGAGAAAGATTTAGGAAAGTAGCACAGATAAAATATCCAATATTATTGGATCCAAAGTTTATGACTGACAGATCTTTGCTATTTGAATATGTCGCTCCATCAAACTTGGTCGTTATACGATATAAAGAAGAAGATTTAATTTTTCTTGGTTATATTAAACACGACGATCTTCGGGTTGGGCAATGGCATGAAGTAGAAAAAATAGCTAAAGATTTTAAGTTTAATTTGGTTGAGCTACATGATCTACCAAGAGACCCACACAAGTTGCTAGAGGAAATAAAAATTTGGAAAGACGAGGGTATAGTTGCGCGTTGTGATGACGATCAAGTTTTTGTGAAGGTAAAGAGCGCATATTATCTGGCAAGTCATCGTATGAAATTTTCTATGAACTATTTAACTATGGTTGAATTTATCGAGGGAGGTGAAATACAGTCTGAATCTCAGTTAATAGATAACTTGCGATCTTGTGATTTTGACTGGGAAATAATTGAGTCAGCAAAAGAATTTTATAGTAGATATACTAAAGCATATCAATTAAAAGAAGCTATTTTGACAGCTGCTAAAAACTTCTTTGTAGTATTTGAGGAAAAATGGAATGTAGAAACAGTAGAACCAAAGAAAAGAAATTGGCAGTGGGAAATGGATACTCAGCGAGTTAGAAAGAAAGAGTTTGCATTGCTACTTAATAAAACAGACTTTGATGAATTGCCAGTTTTTTTTGTTCGTACTATAGCTTTTGCTTTGTATGATGATAGACAAGAACAAATACATAACTTTTGTAGAAAAATAATTTTAACTGAAGGTAAGAAATAAATTATATTGATGACAATATCCAATAGAAAGGAGTTCAGTCATGGCAGAAAAAGGTCGCAAACTTCCAATACTTCCACTTAAAGATCAACGATTAGTCGCATTTCCAGGTTTTCCTTGTATTATTGATGTTGGACGACCCATTTCTATCGATGCTATTAGTGCGGCCAAAGCTTCTAACTCTACCATTGTTGTTGCTATACAAAAAGATGAAAGAGTAGATGAGCCATCAGCAGCAGATTTTTATGGTATATGTACGGAAGCAGAAATAAAAAGTATAGTTCCCCTTGATGACGAAGGGATCAAGAAGCGTATTATTGTTATTGGTGTTAATAGAGCGCGCCTTAAAACCGTTGGTAAAGTCTCAAAGGGAAATTTGTCATATCTTAATGGAGAAATTTTACCATATAAAGAAATACCAGTAGAAATTAATGAAATTGTTGATGAAAATATTGCGAAAATTTTTAGAACTATAGAAATAAATTTTCCATATATTACTGTTAAAAACAAATCGTTGCCAAAAACTTCCAAAGATCTTTCTATTTTAATTGATAATATTATAGGACAAATAGAATTGGATGGTAAAACTAAACTAAATTTTCTTGGCGAGCCAGATGTTAAAAAGCGTTTAGAAATTCTAATATTTGTTTTGGGTATGTTAGTAAAACGCACTAAAGAAAGTCCTCCAATTATATCAAATATAGAAAACGAAGAAGGCGAATTTTCTCGTCTACGAAAATTGGTTAATAATTCTAAGATGCCAGAAGATGTATTAAAAATCGCTAATCAAGAGCTTCGTAGGCTTAAAAATATGAATTCCGCAATGTCTGAATATGCGATAACCACAAATTATATTGAAGCGCTTTCCATTCTACCATGGGACAAAAAGTCAGAAGACAAACTGGATATTGATAAAGCTAGAAAATCTCTTGATAATGACCATTATGGATTAGAAAAGCCAAAAGAAAGAATTTTGGAATATCTTGCTGTACGCAAATTGGTACCAAATCGTAAGGGAGCTATTTTATGTTTTGTTGGTCCTCCTGGAGTGGGCAAAGCTCAACCTCTTGATGCAAAGGTATTAACACCTGGTGGTTGGAAAACTATGGGTGACATTAATGTTGGAGATATAGTTTCTACACCAGATGGCAAAAATGCTAATGTAATTTGTATATATCCGCAAGGAGAAAAAGAAATATATTCAGTTGTCTTTAGTGATGGAAGTAAAACTGAGTGTTGCAAAGAACACTTATGGAAAGTTAAAAACAGAGATGATAGAAAAGAAGATAAAGATGGTTGTGTTAAGTCATTGGAACAAATTAATAAAAACTTGTATGTCGAAAGGGGTCTAAGAAAAAATTATAGTATACCAATGGTTGGGCCAAATATAAATTTTATTGAGCCAGAAGTATTAGGACTAGATCCTTATTTAGTTGGAGCTTTATTGGGTGATAAAACTTTGGGCGAAAATAAAACATCTTTTACTAATAGTGATGCTGGCCTAATTAATATCATTGAAGAAAAGTTAAATTTGGTTAGGTGTAAACTATCTCTTCGGGGCGATAAGGAAATCGATTATGGTATCTCTAAAATAAATCATAGATGTGTAAACAATATTAACAAACAAAATAATAAATCTTCAGTCGCAAACTTTATTGATGAGGTTGAGCTAAGGGGTTGTTTAGCTGATAAGAAATTCGTTCCAATTCAATATAAATTAACTTCCTCCAAAAACAGATTGGAATTATTGCGGGGAATATTAGACACAAATGGCTCCGTTAATGATGAAAAGCATTCAATAGAATATAGTTCTGCGTCTATTCAATTGTGTAAAGATGTAAAATTTTTGGTTGAATCTCTTGGTGGACAAGCTTATTATTCATCTGGAAAATCATTTTATACTTATAAGGGTGAAAAACTACAAGAAAAGGACAGACATAGGTTAAATATTACTTTACCAAATGGTATTATTCCATTTAAAATGGAAAGTAAAATAAATCTTTACAACACAACAAAAAATAAAGCTAGATTTTTACCAAGATATATTAAAAAAATCGAATATGTTGGCAAGAAAGAAGCTAAGTGTATATTAATCGATCATCCTGATCATCTATACATTACTGATGATTTCATTGTTACTCATAATACATCTCTTGGTAAAAGCATAGCTAAAGCAATGGGCCGCGAGTTTATCAGATTGTCTCTTGGTGGTGTCCATGATGAGGCTGAGATTAGAGGACATAGAAAAACATATATTGGAGCAATGACTGGAAAAATTATTCAATATCTTAAAAAAACAGGAGTAAATAATCCGCTATATATGTTAGATGAAATTGACAAACTAAGTAAAGATTTTCGCGGCGATCCTGGATCAGCATTACTTGAAGTTCTTGATCCAGAACAAAACTGTGCATTTGTTGATAATTATTTAAATGTACCGTTTGATTTATCGAATGTATTTTTTATTACAACAGCAAACGATATTGGTCCGATTCCACCAGCATTACAGGATAGAATGGAAATAATTGAAATACCGGGCTATTCTCCTCATGATAAACTTAAAATTGTACAAAATTATTTGATACCTAAACAAAAAGAAGCTAATGGACTTAAGGAGTATGATATTTCTATTTCACCGCAAGCTATTACAAAAGTTATTGAGGAGTATACTGGAGAAGCTGGTGTACGTAATCTTGAAAGAGAATGTGGAGCTATTTTAAGAAAAATTGCAGTTACTGTAGCTGCGGGAAAAGAAGCGCCATCAATTGTAAGAGCTGACTCTATATCAAAATTTCTTGGTCCACCAAAAGTTTTTATAGAAAAAGCTGGAGAAAAGCCTGAAGTTGGATTAAGTACAGGTCTTGCATGGAGTCAACATGGTGGCTCACTTCTATTTGTAGAAGCCTCACTGTGTTCTGGTAAGGGTGATATAAAACTTACTGGTAATTTAGGGAAAGTATTACAAGAATCTGCTTCTACAGCGCTTACTTGGATTAAGTCAAACGTCGACAAGTTTGGAATTGATCAAAATCTTTTTTCTCAAAAGGATGTACATATCCACTTCCCTGCTGGTGCAACACCAAAGGATGGCCCAAGTGCTGGTATAGCTATATCGGCAGCCATGCTTTCTTTATTTACTAATAAGCCTGTAAGAAATGATGTAGCTATGACAGGTGAAATTACTCTACGTGGAAGAGTTCTTCCGATAGGTGGACTTGTAGAAAAGGTTTTGGCAGCTCATAGGGGTGGAATCAAAGAGGTTTTATATCCTACGCAAAATCAACATAATATTGATGAAATTCCACAAGATGTAAGAAATGAAATTAAATTAACACCAGTATCTAATTTAATTGAAGCTATTGATAAATTACTTCTAAATATAGTTGTTGAAGAAGATAGTAATGATATAAGTGTTAAGAAGAATAGAGATACATTAATTAATATGGCAACATAATAAAAACAAGTACCTTCGAATCGCTTATGATTTGTAAAAAATTTGTTTGGATATTTTAGTGTTCGTTTTTTTGCCACCTGGGATAATCCCCAGGTTGGTATAAACTCAAAAATTTTAATATGGAGTATTGAATGGATAAAAAATATAATAGATTTAGTAGGAGAGAACAAGAAACAAGAAAAGAAAAGAAAGAAGGTGATATCAAAATACAAGAAAAGAAATGTCCATATTGTGGTGGTATTTTGCGACATCGCGGGCCTAAAGATGGAGCAGGAACAGTTTATTGGAAATGTAGAAATAAAAAATGTGGAAGAACTGTTAATTTAAAAAAGGATCCACCAAAAGAAGTTATTCCGTTGGTATATATCAATAAAATTAGAAGTTTCAATGGTTGATATTAATTGTATTTCAGAAAAATTGGCTGGCAACTTAAATTGATAGAAATAAATGTTTCAGAAATTACACATTAATTTAAAATATATTGAAAAATATATTAATCGTAGGATTAAGAAACTTAAAAAATAGTTCCATTTATAATAATTGGGCTGATAAATTATCAATAGTGATCGACCTATTTGATGAAATACAAAAGGTTCTTGAAAAAGTAGATGAATTAAAAGGTAGTATAACAACCGTCAAGAAATACAATTAGATGACGATTTAGAGTTGCCGGTAAGAGATGTTTGAAAATGGTTGAGTGGCCAAGGCTTTGGAGTAAAAATCTTTTCAAAATGTATTGTATTTTTTCTATTATTTTTATAGTCGGTATTGTTTATTTTTGGATAATGGGACCTATAGAAATCGCACAGATTTGTGGTCTAGCATTATTCTGGACGGTGTTTGGAGCTTTTATAAATAGCGTCCACTAACAATAACATAGAGGGAAAATGGGTGAATATTACCATATAACTTTGAAATCCAAAAATAAAAAGACAGGAGAGATTCCAGTAGTTACCTCTTCTTCTTCCACTTGTCCTAATTCTTGTCCGTTTAAAAACAATGGGTGTTATGCTAAGGGTGGTCCTTTAAGAATACATTGGATGAAAGTTGATTCGGGTAAACACGGCATTGATTTTTCGGAATTAATATCAGCATTAAGGAAACTGCCGAGATGAAAACCAGAGTAAGATTATTCCAAGCTGGCGATTTGCCTGGATACAACGAGAGAATTAATATTAAAAAAGTAAGAAGATTAATCAAGGCGTGCGAAGGTCTCATGGCTTGGGGTTATACTCATAAGCCGCCACATATAGGAAATAATAAAAAAATAATTAAGTATTGTAACAAAAACGGGCTTACAATAAATCTGAGTGCAAATAATTTAACACACGCAGATAAACTATATAATTTAAAAATAGGCCCTGTCGTTGTGACGTTACCAAAAGATTGTGGCAAAAGAGTAGTAACTCCAGCTGGACGCAAGGTAATGATTTGTCCAGCAATAAATAGTAATACAACATGTAAGACTTGTGGGGGACTAAAAGGGGCACTTTGTTATAGAGCAGATAGGAATTATATTATTGGTTTCCCGGCTCATGGATTTGCATCTGGGAAAGTTTCAAAAATAGTGGAGGAAAATGATTAATCATATAAATGTAGAAAAATTGGCAGAAATATTTATCAGTTTCTTTGTCGATTTAAATTTTAATGAAAAACTTGAAAAAGTAACATTTTTAGAGATTCTTTTAGGTTTTATGTATTCATACAGAAAAGTTTTAAAATCCATAGAATTAATAAATGTAATAACCCCAGAAAAATTAATACAAATAGGTGAAATACTTAATAAATCTGTTGAAGAAAATATTAAATTAGAATGTGAATCAGAACTATATAAGCTATTAGAACAGATTAAAAACCAACCAAAAGAGGAGGAAAGAGATGGAAAAAAAGATTGAGACTAGAAGACATATTTATACAATTTATGTAACCCGCAAAACTTCTCAATTTAACCAAACAAAACAGATCATGAGATGTAAGATTCTAGAAGCTCATAAGACTTATTTTTTAGTAGAGAGTCTTAAAAGATATAATAAAAAGTATACCGGGGCAAATATTGCCCAGACTGGCAAATATATAGGAATTCCTGTAAGAAGAATAAATAAAGACCAGGCCAAATTAATTATTGATGAGACTACTAGTCAGTGGTTAGATTGGGAAACAGTATGTAGACGTGAGGGGACATCGAAGTCTCCTGGTAGAAATCGTGGTGGTAAATAACTAACAAAGAAGGAGAAAGAAAATGCGACGTGATTTTAATGTATTGATGTCTGACCTCAATGGAACAACCCGCGAGAAGTTGGTTGTAACTACAGCTATAGTACCGTTGGAAGGTGGTTGTTGCGGTTGTGGTGAATGCTGTGATGATCCCGAAGTTTATGCCGCTAGAGTAGAAATGGATGATGGCCAAGTCCGTGGTGTTATTAGTCATGAGAGCATGGAAGATGCTCTCGGAACTGCTGTAGCACAAGCTATGGAGGATTTAGAAAAGCTTGAGGAAGAGGATTATAGCGAAGACTATGATTATGACCAGGACCAAGATTATGATGATGATGGGTGTTGTGGTGGAGTAGATATTAAGAAAACTATTCAAGACGCTGTAAACAAGGCGGTAGAAGAGGTTCTTAAGAGGTTGCCTCGTCAGGAGCCACAGGCTGTAAGTACTCGTCATATTGCTGCTCTTAAGGCTACCGTTGATGAGGTTGGTTTTGATCGCGCAGTTGAAATTCTAGAGAAACTTAATAGAAAGTAATTAACGGAAAAGGAGAAAATACCATGTCAGAGAGAACTTATCGTTTTGGTGAGGAAGTTATTACTGCTCCCGAGGATCTTAGTATTGATCAGGTTCGTCAGGTTTGGGAAGCTGTCCATCCATCGCTTGCCAATGCTGAAGCTATTCAACTTGAGGATGGAAGTGTGAACTTCCAAGTAAGGGCTGGTACCAAGGGCGCCGAACGTACTTATCGTTTTGGTGAGGAAGTTATTACTGCGCCAGAGGATCTCAGTATCGATCAAGTTCGCCAAGTCTGGGAGGCTGTTCACCCATCTCTTGCCAATGCCGAGGCTGTTCAGCTTGAGGATGGCAGTGTTAATTTCCAAGTAAGGGCTGGGACTAAGGGCGTCTAATTATGGCTAAAACTAAAACGTATCGTTATGCTGGTGCAACTATAACAGCTCCTATGAACATGTCTAACGAAGATGTTCGCAAAATTTGGATGGAAATATATCCATCTTTAGTTAATGCCAAAGCAGTTGAGCGCAAGGACGGTACGGTTGAGTTTATAGTACAATCCTCAATTGAGGATTAATTAAAATTAAATAATCTTTAGGGGAGCCACCCAAAATGGGTGGCTCCCCATTTTTTTGAGGATAAAAAATGAAAATAGATCAAATATTTGAGAATGTTCCAGAGAGCACCGACTTTAATATAGAAGCACAAGAATTACTAAATAAAATTATGGCGATCAAAAACCCTATGGACTTTGATGATGATTTCGCAACAGATATACAACTCGAAGCTTTAGAGGATGAAATGGATCGTCTTGAATCACGGATGTCAGAGCTATTGAAATTTATAGATACATTGAAAAAAATAAAAGCTTCTGAATCAAACAAACCCACATTTATTTGAGAAAACTAAAATGGATAAAACTTTACAGTATAGACAAATAGATTTTTTGAGATTATTCCGACTTTGTAAAAACATGGGTCTTGTAAAACGAAAACGCAAGATGCCCAATGAATATGAAAGCAGTTATCAGATAAGTGCTGGTAAGAGATTAATTAGAAAACTTATTAAAGAATTATTTCCAAATTATGATATTAAAAGCAACAGTATTTGTTACTATATAACTATTCCAAAAGATATCAGCAAATTATTATTAGTTCTTAGATCTCGTCCAAGAAGCTACTTCGATAATGCAGGTAAAGAAGGTAAGGAAGCTATGAGAAGATTTGACATTATACGACAAAATTTAAACGGCTTTGTTTATCCGGATTTACCATATGAAATAAAAGTTTCTGTTATAAGTAGTGATAATAATAGTAGGTATAATGTTCTAAGAGAATATGGAATAATGACGCGTAGGCCGAGAGAAACATTTTATAATTGTGCAAAGTCTTGTGTAGAATATAAGCGCATATGGGATGAAAATATTCAATACTTATCTGAATTTTTTAACGTCGAAGAGGGCAGACAGAAAGAACGAGAAGTAGAGGCTTTACGACTAAAACAAGAAAGAAAATGTGCAGAAAGATTGCGGCTCGAACAAGAAAAAACTAATCAGGATATTGTTTATAATAAAAAAAACGAGGAACTAAAGAGACTCGAAGGGCAAATTGAAAAAGAGAAACAGTCCAAGTTACAAGGCGCACAGGGCCTATTTAACTCGGCTTTGGAGATTTATAAGGACAACAAATGTGTGAGTTGATAATTAAAATTCCAGAAGATAGTCCAAATGCAAACTTGACTATGGTGGATCCAAATGGTCTTATTAGACAGAAAAGTGTTGCCATAGAAGATTTGGTTGCAAACCTTGTTTCTGATTACAAATTGGCAACAGGCTTAATGCCACTGGGTACTAGATTTTATAAAGGATCAAATGTAAATTTTAGTATGGCTGTAGAAGTACCAGCTAAGATAAGAGATCTTACTCTATCTAAATATAATTCTGCTGGTACTAAAAGAATAAATGAAGTTATACAAGTTCCTTATCCCACTTGTTTATTTTATTTTAGTATTAAAGATGGCAAGATATATAATCTTAGAATTAATGCTTTGAAATATCCATTACAATCTGAAAACGATGGCTTGTTTTGTTTCCCATTTAGCAATGTTTATAATGATGGCCGTGTATGCTGGGGTGGTGTTTCCCTACCAAAAATTTCAAAACCAATGGATTTAGTTAGTGTTATTAATTTATTCCTTGGTTCACAATTTAATGGAGACTTAGCTGGTTCTAATTTTGTTGCGCCTAAAGGCGTAGATATCTTTGATTTTTGGACTTTAATTAGTCATGTTAAAACTTTGCAGGAATTTCCAATAGAAATGCTGCGCTCCAACGGATTAACTTTTAAACAAATTGTAAAGGAAAAAGAGTAAACAAATGGGCAAAAGAAAAAGCTTTTACGTTCAGAGACCGCAAATGAAAGGTAATTCCGATAGCCACCAGTATTTCATGGGTTCGCCACGTAGTAAACCAGCAGAGCCACCTATGGATCCAAAGCAAAAAATCGCTCTACAAAAACTTATGGTTGGTCACTTTATTGAAAAAGTCCCTGAAAGTTGTTCTAAGAAAGTTATTTATATTATGCAGGGAGATGGTCTGTATGAGCAGAGAATTAATAAACTTGGAACATTTACAACTAGAATTACAAAGGTAAATATTCCTGGGCTTGAACAAAATTTAAATGAAGGTTGGCAACTTAATGTTCCAAAAATTCCTGCATCGCTTTTAGGAACTACTGTGTCGTTTTTCCGTAGAATTTATGCAGAACACTCTAGCGAAGTGTTTTTACAATTTTATTGGAATACTGAAAATAATGAATATATTATTCATTGTCCGAAACAGACCGTAGGTGGTGCATCTGTTAAGTATGACAATGATGAAATGTTTTCAGATCAAAATAAAATACTTGTATTTGAGATACATAGCCACGGCAATATGGGGGCCTTCTTTTCTAGTACAGATGATGGTGACGAGAAGGCTGATCGATTCTTTGGTGTAGTTGGTAATATTAGCAATTATTTTCCAGATCTTAAAATTAGGGTTTCTATTGGTGGAAATAAAGTAGATGTAAGCGTAGAAGACCTTTTTGATCTAGATGAAGAAATGTATCATGCGGAAACATATCCAAAAGATTGGGCTGAGAGAATTAAGAAGGCGAAGGTCCAGATAGTAAGAACTAGTGGACAACATTTTAGGAGAGATAGGCAAATTGAATTATGGGGAAATGAGGATCCAAAAATGATGGACTTAGTATCTCAGTTTGAAAATCAAGACCATCTGTATTCTCAATATGAATGTTTTAAAGAGACCGAAGAATCTTCAGGTAGTGATCTTTCTAATGGATATTATGTACAAGAGGGAGACGACCTTTGGTATATTGTAGATGGAAAACGATACCTTGTAGAAGATGAAATTGAGGAAGAAAAACCCGAGCACAAACAAACTGAAAAGTTTTGTGGAGAGAATTTCGACCCATATGATTGGAGAAAAACGAGGTTCTAATGACTAAAACAAAGCTTCCATTATTCACAGAATTTGCTGAATATCCAAAAGTTGAAAATGTTTTGATTATGGGTTGTGGTGGAACAGGGGCATATGTGGCCGCACACCTATCGAGATTCATAAGTGTGCTTAATCAAAAGACAAGAAAAGAAGAGCAAATTTCTTTATTCCTTGCTGATGGAGATATTGTTGAAATTAAAAACTTAGCTCGTCAGCACTTCGTAAATTCTGATATATCAAAGAATAAAGCTACAGTTCTAGCTGAGAGATATTCTAATGCTTTCGGTATAGAGATATGTGTAATTCCAAAAGATATTGAGAATTTAGAAGACTTGGCATTTATGGGAGAAAATAGAAAGAGAAATAAAGCTTCGGATCTTATTGTTGGTTGCGTAGATAATAATGCAACCAGGAAGCTTATCTATGACTGGTTTAGTAGTACGAATGACCATTACTCTTATCGTTCAAGATTCTGGATAGATTGTGGAAATGAGGAGAGGGCGGGACAGGTTATTTGTGGTTATGCTCCTTCTAGGATTCTAGATTGTGCCATTCAAGCAAACCCAAAAACTGGTGTGGCTGGAGAATTTAGTTTGCCATGTGTTGCTGAGTGTTATCCAGAAATTATATCTGGCGAAAGAAAATTTAATTCTTCTCTAAGCTGTGCAGAGCGCGCTATTTCAGCACCTCAAAATATACAAACAAATGTAACTGCTGCAACAATTGCTCTAAATTATATACAAAAGTTATTAATTGGAGAGGGTCTTAAATCTCACGGCGTAGAATTTAGTATTGATAATTCTTTTACAACTAAACTAAATACGTCCGATAATCTTGCCGTGATAAATGAACAAAGAAAAAGATATTGGGAGAAATAATAAAATGGCAAAAATAGTAAACACAAATGAAGAAATTTTGTTTGCATCAGATCAAGAATGTATTGATAGAAGGAAACAACTTATAGAATTTGGTATAATTACACCAGCAGATAACTCGGAATTTATTATTCGTAGAGATGGCAATGTCGTAATGCCTACTAAAGAAAATTCAAAAAATGAGCGTAAGAATCTTATTGATTGTGGAATAATAAATATTGAATTGTATAAGCTTCTTCCAGAAAAGAATCGGCCTCTTTGTACACAAGAAGAAGGAGAATATAAATGTCATCCAATAAAAACAGAAGAAGAATATTTACGTCGTAAACATGCATATTTTAGAATGATACAGGAAATTTTATTTTCAAGAAGAGATTTAAATATAATTTTTGGTAAAAAAGAAAACAATAATCCAAGCTGGTATTTTTAATAGGTGATAAATGAGCACTGCTTTAAAAACAGATTTGTATCAACTTACTATGTTGGCGGCTTTATATCGCAAAAATTTATATAAGAAAATAGTAACCTGTGAAGCATTTGTAAGAAAATTACCGCCAGAAAGAAAATTTTTAATTATGGCTGGTACCGAAGAAATAAGAAATTTTTTACTTGATCTTAGATTTTCTCGTGAAGATATAAAACAGCTTAAGGAGTTGCAACCACTTAAAAATATTTTTATAACATCTAACTTTGATAAATTTTTAGAAGATTTTCGCTTCTCTGGTAGTATGTGGGCACTTGCTGAAGGGGAGATCGCTTTTGCTGGTGAGCCTTTAGTACAAATAACTGGGACATTGGTAGATGTACACATGGCAGAAACATTTGTTCTGTCGATATTAAATCATGATGTAAAAATCGCTTCTAAAGCAGCTAGGATTGTTCTAGCTGCTAGAGGAAGGCCAGTACTTGAATTGGGGACAAGACGAACACATCATGAGGCCGCTATCAATGCAGCTCGTTCAGCTTATCTTGCTGGATTTGCTGCAACTTCTAATGTAGAAGCGGCAATTAAATACAAGATACCAATTGCCGGAACTATGTCGCACATGTGGATAATGACACATAAAAACGAATTACAAGCTTTTCAAAATTTTCAAGATATTTTCAAAACGCCAACTTTACTTATTGATACATATGATACTATTATTGGAGCTATAAATGCAGCTAAGGTGTCATCTCTTAATGGTGTTAGATTAGATTCTGGAGACTTTAAAACATTATCTAGTTCGGTTAGAGATATTTTAGATAAGGCTGGTGCTAAAAAAGCAAAAATAATTGTTTCAGGAGATCTCAACGAATATAGTATTGACGATCTAATATGTTCAGGAGCACCAATAGATACATTTGCTGTAGGTACAGAATTAGTATTATCAACTGATGTACCTTCTCTTGGAATAGTTTTTAAAGTTGTATATGATCACACAGAAAATAGACCATTAATTAAATTATCTCCAGGAAAAACAACGTTTCCAGGGAAAAAGCAAATTTTTTTAGATCAAAGAAATGGAGGTTGGTCTCACTTAATATCTCTTGAAAATGCTATACAACAATCAGAATATCTATCACCATTGCTTGACTGTCATATATCGAATGGTAAAAAAGTTGAGAATTGTGTTGTGAATTTAGAAATTTCTAGAAAATATTGTAATGCCGCTATGGTTAATTTACATCCACAGTTGGCTTCCTTGAAATTAGAAACTATAGATTCTCCAGTATATCCAGATGACAGTCTCAAAAATTTGTATGAGGAGGCTGTCAATGGACTTAGCTTGGTTGTGGAGTAGAGGGGGTGGTGGATCACTTTTTGATCCATACTCTTTATATCATTTAATATTTTTTATAGCTCTAACTTTAATCTTTTATACAGTTTTTGAAAAACATGTTTGGGCTACAGTTTTAGCACTTGCTTTTATATGGGAAGTATGTGAATATTGGATTGTAGCTCATATTTCTTGGTTTCCATATGTAGGAACTGAAGGATTAATTAATAAATGTATTGGTGATCCTATAAGTAATTTTGTAGGATTTTTAATTGCAATTTTCTTAATTAAGAAAATAAGGAAGATGGGAAAAACTTAAATACAGGATATAAATTTCTTTTATAATCATATTGCTGATAATTATTATATATTTAATTAATAGGAATATGATAGAACAAAGAAATGTAAAGTATGCGGCCAAAATTTAGTGATAGAAAATTTTATAAATAAAAAAGGTAAGGAGCTAAATACTTGTAGAAAAATGTAAGTTGTATTATGAAAAAAATAAGTAAAAATAAAAGAATACTATAAAGAAAATAAAGAAAAAAATAAATGAAAAGGATAGAATTTGTTACGAGGATAATAAAGAGAAAACAAAAGCAAGATGTAAAAATATCGTGAGGAAAATAAAAGAGCGAAAAAGATTATTACAATACGCCATAAGGACAAGCCAGTAAAATAAATACTCATGTAAAACGACGAGGCTATTTGAAAACAGAAAATTAATAAATATGATTGGTTATTTATTATGTTTTCGAATAATTGGAAATGCTTTTATTGTAGAATAGAAATTACAAAAGATAATAGAACTGTTGATCACTTAATACCACTCTGTCGTGACGGGCCTCATATAATAGATAATTTATTGCCTTCTTGTAATTTTTGTAATAATAGTAAACATGGTAGAAACATTATTGACTGGGAAATTTAATAAATTTTCAGAAATAAAAAGAATATTATATTTTGTATGTTAAAAAGATTAAAGGGTGATTGATATGGAACAAAGAAAACCAGCTTGGAAGAAAACAGAAAATAATAATGTACCTAATTCTCACTTGAGGCCACTTGAAGTTGATGTTAGGAATGGAGATTTGGAAGAGGCTATTAAAATCCTAAGACATAAAATATCGAAGGATGGAATTTTAACAGAACTAAAAAATCGCAAATATGCCGAGAAGCCATCAGATAAGAAGCGACGAGAACATATAGAAGCTCTTAAAAAGATGCGTAGGTCTCGAGGAAAGAAAGCAAGAACAAAAGCTCAAACAAAAAGAGAGAAGTAATGGTTGAAAACAAAACATACTTGGAATTATTTTTAGAAGAACAGAAAACAAAAACTAAGAAGAAGTTTATTTTTTGGATGGTAGTTGGTGTAGTTTTAACATCCTTTATAATCCTTGTTATGTTTGGGATTTTTAAATTAATTGGTCTACATATTATCGGAGTTTAATTAGAATCTACATGTTATCAAAAGTATAAATGAAAAAGTGAGAAATTCCAGAAACTATTAATTACTTTCATAAAGATATGAAGAGGTAATAGCTATGGAAATTTATTGTAAATCCTGTGGCATACAAGAGAAATTAGTAAAAAATTTATGTAAAAAATGCTATGACAAAAAAATATACAACAATAAGCAAGATGAAATTTTGTCTCAAAAAAATAATATTATAATAATAACGTTAATAAAATTAAAAAATATAGAGAAAATAACGGAGAAGTTTTAAAGAAAAAAAAAGAGAAGAAAATAAAGAAATTATTTCTAAAAAAACAGAGAGTACTATAAAAATAATAAAGAGAGGATAAGCACTAGGTAAAGAAATATTATAAAAAACAATAAAGAAAAAAATACGCAAAAGATAAAAATAATATTTAGAAAAAACAAGATCGCCAAAGAATATAGTACAGAGTATTATAAAAAAATAAAAGATAATAAAAAATAAACATAATATTCGTGTAAAATAAAGAAGAAAAGAGGACATTAATTTTTAAACTCAAAGAAGATTTAAAAAGAGATGTGTATGGGCTTAAGCTGTATTCTGAAAGTGGTAAAATTAACAGTGCTAGATATATTATAATATTGATTTTGAGGCTATTATAAAATATTTGGGTCCTTGTCCAGGTAATAGGAAAGATTATCATATAGACCATATTTTTCCATAGCCTCATTCAATTTTGATAATTTAATTGAAGTCCAAGCGGATTTTGCGCCAGAAAATCACAGATAGCTTTTTTAAAGAATGACAATATGAAAAAAGCGATTGCTATGATTTAAATGTCTTTAAAGAATATGTTTCGAGGTTTATTAAAAAAATGAGAGAGTTTAGAAAGTATACCGGAAGAAATGTTAGGCCGCAAGTTTGGTTTATAGATGTTGAAAAAAATGTCGTTATTTCGAAATGGGGTTTATTATATGGAATATTACAAAAGACGCAAGATATAATAGAGAGTTGTGGGATTTTTGGACATGCTAATTTTCGAACAGCAGAGCAACAGGCTATGCTTTGTTTAGAAAGAGAGATAAAGAATAAAATTGATTCTGGATATGTTGAATATATTGATGGAAATCCAACATCAGAAGTATCCTCTGAAATAGATTTTAGTAAACCTCTACCTAAGAATCTATGTCTATATAAACCAAAAAAAGAAATCTCTGATAAAGCAATTAGACAACTTGAAAAAGATAATAGAGCTATTTGGACTCTTAAAAGAGATGGAATGATGCATCTCTTAGTAAAGAGACTTAATAATTGGGAAATCTATTCTAGAAGGATGGACCTAGTTACCGAAAAATTTCCACATATAGTTGAAATATTTAGTAAATTAACTATCCCAAATAATACTATTATACTTGGAGAGATGTGTTTATTAAAGCCGGACGGCTCAGATGATTTTAAGGGTGTTAGTAAAATCTGCAGATCGGATCCAGATCTATCACTTGCTTATCAGGGTTTTAAAGATTTTCCTAAGAGAAGAAAAGATGAATCGGTAATTGGGAAAATAAGCTATTATGTTTTTGATATTGCTTTTTTGGACGGTAATGATTTAATTTCATCTATGCCCGTTAAAGAGCGTTTGGGTATTATTAGACAAATTTTTAGGCAGCTTGATAATAGACTTAAAATTAGTACTGGAAGAAATGCTAGTTTAGAAGATTTATTACAAGAAAATAAATTAAGAGAGGGCTTAATTAGAAAATATAATATTGGCCCAATTAAAATTTATAAAACAGACTCTGTTAGTGATCTAGAACTTACCAAAAAATTAAAAGCTGAGGGGTTTGTATTACTTGACTCTGATGCTTGCTATGGCGACAAATCATATAGCTTTGACGGTAAGGCTCAGCGTCCAGATGGTATATGGAAACGAAAGCCAAAATATGAAGATGAATTTGTAATTACTAGTATATATGGTGGTACTGGTCGTAATCGCGATGTTCTTGGTGGATTTACTTTGAAACAAATTCATCCCGATACTGGTGAGTGGATCGATTGTGGAAAGTGTGGTGGCGGATTTACAGACGATCAGCGTAGAGAATTTACGGATGAAGAACTAATAGGTAAAACAATTAAAATTGAGTTTGATTCTCGCCAACCGCCAAGAGATGGAGTTTATGCTTTAAGGTTTCCTGAGTTTAAAGGTTTTGCTGATAAAACTCCAGAAGAGTGTATTGCTCAGTATTTAGATGTAGTAGCTGACGAATAGTAAAGATGGATATAAGTTTCTGTGAAGAACTTATATCTACAAAGGAGAATATAATGGCTAAGTTAAAGTCTAAAGTGAAAACCGACTCAAAAACAAAGGCAACTAAAAAGACCACCAAAAAGGTTGAGAAAAAAGCAGAAATGATTATGAAATGGTCCGACTTAGTTCCTGGAGATATTCTACAATATAATCCAGAATATATTATAAAAGCTCGCGCCAGCCGTGATTTATATCCAGATGAGAAACAACAGTTTATAGACTTTACTGATAAAAATCTAGTTATAAAGAGAGTAAGAATTATTGAAGGATATGATTCTGAAAAAGAAAGCATTGAAATATGTTTTGAAAATAAAGTAGTGTGGGATTGGAGAATATCAACTGAAGACGGTTTGCCAACATCCAGCAGTATATTTATATTTGGGAAAATTCCCCCATTCATAATAGTTGGTTTAGCGAAAGAATAACAGATGAAAATAAAAGATACGAGCAAGTGTGCTCCCAAAATTAGAAATATAGGTAAAGAGGCTGAAAAAATTGATCCAAAAGAAATTGCCAAGGCTTTGGGCGCCGAATATGTTGGAGAATTTAAAACAAGTGGTGGCCCTCTCGGAGCAATGCAAGCGTATGAACAATATAAGCAACTTCAAGAAGATAGATATTATCTAGAGTTTGCCCAGGCTTGTGCTCGTGGAATGCCCGATAAAGATTGTAGTAAATATTTTAAACGATACGACATAAAAGAACTACCAAGAGTTACTAAGATTATTGGGATGCTCAAAAGTATAAATCCAAAATGTATATTAGATGTTGGTAGTGGTAGAGGGCGACTATTATGGCCAATGGCTTATAATCTACCAGAATCAGAGATATGTTGTGTAGATACTTGTGAATGGCGAGTAGAAGTTATTAATGCTGTGAATAGTGGCGGAGTTAAAAGGATATGTGCGTTTTGTGAAGACATAACGGAGAGTAATTTTTTTAGTGGTACTTATGATGTTGTAGTTGCCTCAGAAGTTATAGAACATATTCCGGATGCTCAGAAAGCTGTATCTGAAATGTTAAGAATTACTAAGCAATATTTCATTGCAACTGTGCCGTCAAAACCTGATACAAATCCGGATCATATACATTATTTTACTTCTGATGATTTTCAAAAATTATTAGACAATTCTGGTTGTGATATTGGTAAAATAGTTTTTGACTATGTACAAAATAGTATGACCATTTTTGTAAGGAAAAACTAATATGTTAATGTTATGGACAGATTTAACAATTGGAGACAGAATTAAATTTACGAAAGAATGTATTGACTACTATGAAATTTATGCAAGTGATTGGGCTCGTATTGTTAAAAATAAAGTATTTAGAATAAATAATATTATTCCTATATATAAAGGTGATTGTCTTAAAATATATAGACAATTATAGAAATAGTTATCTGGATATCTATATAATTTGTGGTCGCGGAATAAGTTGGGAATTTGATGGACAACTTATTGAAGTTGTGGAATTAGGAAGTGAATAATGTTAATATATTGGACAGACTTAGAGGTTGGCGATAAACTTAGGTTTAATAAAAACTATGTTGAAGACGTGTTGCTTAATAGATATAGTTATAATAGTTCAGAAATTTAAAGCATAAGAGCTGGCCAAAACAATTAGAGATATTTAAAGTTGAAAAAAGAAGTATAAATGGTGGCAAAGAACGTATTAATATTTTTATAAATAATGTAAATTTTACATATATGATAGATACAGAATCTGGCTACGATTGTGGCTATGGACAGGGCTGTCCATTTATTGTTTTTGAAATTTCTGAATTAAAAGGAGAATAGATATGTCGGATGAGAGCACTGTTATTGTTGGTAGTAGATTAAATTCAATATTAACTGCTTTCGTTGCTGTGATAGCCGTTGGACTAATTATTGTAGTATATTTTACTTGGAAATCTTTGAGAGATGAGAATCAACTACTAAGAAATGAAATTGTAGAATCCAAGAAACTCACTGAAACTCTAATTCGTGGTAGCACAAAATGGGCAACCAAAGAAGATGTTGTCTCAGCTCTTGGCGGATTAGTAACCAATGAAGACCTTAAGACAATTCAAAACGACCTTAATAGTCTTGGCTCTCGTCTTTCGGCTGTTGGACAAACAGTCGGCTCTATTAAAGATCGCATAGCTAGGTTGGAAGCTAGCGATAGTGAAGGACCAGAAAACCCAGTAGCTACTTGTAGTGATGGTAAAATTATTGATATACACGGTTATACTAAAAAGCCACAGATAAAAGAGCTTGAGGATTCTAATAAAGCTCCATTGGCAAATGTACAATTTGATGCATCAAAAGATAAGCCATGGAGTTATGAGGCATATCGTCGTGATTATAAGATTGTAACAGTAGTTGGTAAAAAGGATAATGGGCAACTCACATTTCACCAACAGTTACAATATTATGTTCCTGACAAAAATAAAGATAAGATTTATAACGTTGAACTTTTGTCATCGGAATATCTACAAGTTCCACTTAAGAATCAAATGTTTTGGTTCAATCCTATTTTAGATATTAATGTCTTTGTAGGTGGGAATATACATCCATTTGGAAATTGGAGTGGTAGACCAGATAGTATATTTTCATTTGGAGCTGATATTGGCCTAAGTTTTTCTTCGTATGGAGAAACCAAAGCGGATAGTTGGTTTAGATTATTTAGACTTGGTGTAGGATACGATGCCGAAAGGCGCGTGGGTCATTTCTCTTTTGCTCCCTTTGCGTTCAATATAGGAAAGCCTCTTCCACTTCTTACAAACTTATATCTTACTCCACAAATAGCAATAGATACGGCTGGTGGATTAATACTTGGATTAGGAATTGGACCAAGCTTTTGATTACTTCTTGAAATCTATCAATCTTTTTGTATTTGTAAAATAGGAGGATGATAGAGTGTTTGATATTAATAAAAAAGGTGTTTATAAAATTGTTTTTCCTGATGGCAGATTCTATATTGGAAGTGCTTGGGGCATAAATGGTATTAAAAATAGATGGGAAGAACATAAAAAAGGACATTATTCAAGTCCAAAGTATTTGTCAAAAATAGCACAATTGTTTGGTGGATGGGATAACTCTCAAATAATATTTTTTATACTTATAAATATAGAAAATATAAATGAAATATTATTTTGGGAACAATTTTATATATATAAATATTGGCCTGTTGGGAATAAAGATCCTTTATTATTAAATAAAAACAGAGAAATTTGGAAGCCACCTGATAATTCTGGAGAAAGTAATCCTTTTTTTGGTAAAAAACATACAGATGAAACAAAAGAAAAGATTAAAAAAGCGCGAGCTAATCAACCAAGTCCCATGTTAGGAAAACATCATAGTGATGAAACAAAAAAGAAGCTCGTGGAGGCTAGAGCTAATCAACCAAGTCCAATGCTTGACAAACATCATACAGATGAGACAAAAGAAAAACTTAGAGAGGCCCGTGCTAATCAACTAAGTCCTATGTTAGGAAAACACCATAGTGATGAGGCAAAAGAAAAAATAAGCAAGGCTAATAGTGGTAAAACTGGACCTATGTTAGGAAAACACCATACTGAAGAAACAAAAGAAAAACTCCGAGAAATAAATTTGGACAAAAAACACTCTGCGGAAACGAAAGAAAAATTGAGCAAAATTTTTCATACATCTGGAGAAGAGTGCTCTTATTCAAAATTAACTTGGGAAGAAGTTAATAAAATTAGAGAAAAATATTTAACTGGAAATTATTCTCAAGCAGAATTAGCCGTAGAATATAGTGTTTCACGCGCAACAATTAAAAAAATAGTAAACTGTGAAAGTTGGAAGGGTAATAAAAAGAATGAATCCAGAAACTCGTAAAGTTATAACAGAAGTTCTACAGTTTTTTGTGTTTATTGCATTCTTAATTTTTGTATATTTTGCTACATGTAATCTATCGCGAGCCAATGCTGACACTCAGCAGCCTCGAAAAGGGGAATGGCTTTGCTGGGTAAATAGTGTTAAAAATTCTACTTGTGGAACATTTGGCTGGCACACACAAAAAAAAGTTGCCCTTGAAGCTACAGTTAAAAAGTGCGAGGATCATTGCGAGACAAATTGTATAGTAGAATATTGTGAAAAGGTAAAGTAAAATGCTCTGCTAAAACTAATAACTTCTTGTAGTGATTTCCATTTATATTTATTTAAAGATCTCCATTAAAATCTACTAATGATTTGATATTATTAATAAAAAATTATGGAGGTATTTTTATGAATAAGATGAAAGAATATGTTTGTTGTATTTGTGGTATAAAATTTAAAAGATATTCTTATATGGTAAGGGACTCTGAAACGGCCTGTTGTTCGAAAAAATGTTCATCAGAACAACAAAAAAATATCTCGAAAGGGAGAAGGAAATCCTAATTATAGAAGTGGAGAATTTTGTGGAGCGAGCAAATGTGAATGTGAATGTGGAAAACGAAAAGATCATAAGTCAAAAAAATGTACAAAGTGTGCTAAATTAAGATTACAGAAAAATTAGAAGAATTTAAAGAGAAGATTAAAAATAGTAAAAATATATCAGAAGTAGTTAAGTTTTTTGGTATTTCTCGAACTTTATTTAAAAGTTTTATAATAGAAAATAGTATAGATATATCTCATTTTAATCCTTGTATAAATAGAGAATTTAAATTAGAAGAAGTATTTTGTGTAGATAGTAAACGAGAGAATAGTGTAGTTAGACATTATTTGTTAAAACATAAATTATTATCATATATTTGCTCTGAATGTGGGCTCTGCGATATGTGGAATAATAAAAATTTAACTTTACAAATAGATCATATTAATGGAATTCATAGTGATAATAGTATTTCCAATTTAAGATTTTTATGTCCAAATTGTCATTCACAAGCAGAAACTAGTTTTGGTAGTAAACTTAAAGGAAAAGAGAGACTAAAAATTAGAACAAAAGAAAATAAAGAACGCATTATAAATAAAATTAAAAGATATAATAATCTTGGAATAGTTTTAACTATCAATGTAGTAAGCACTTATGATGGATTTTTATATAAAGAGGCAAAACAGGTATTTGGAAGTTGGAATAAAGCTGTTGAATTGTCTGGGTTTAACTATTCAGAGATAAAATTATTACAAGGGTGGAATAAACAAAAAATTATAGAAGAGATGAGAAAAATTGTTTTAGAAAATCCTAAAATATCTTTTGAACAAATTAAAGAAATTAATAAAGGATTATATGATGCGGCGCGGCGACATTTTGGCGGTATAAGAAATGTTTTTATAGAAATGGGTATTGATTATAAAACTCATAGGAGGAAAAAATGAACAAGGAGGGCGATGGATACAACATCTTTTTAACTTCTGATCATCATTTTGGACATGATAATATTCGCGGTTATTGTAATAGGCCCTTTGATTCTGTTTGGGAGATGAATAATATTCTTACAGAAAATTGGAATATAATCGTAAAACCAGATGATATTATTTATTATTTGGGTGATTTTTCTTTCCAATCTGATAAATATAAAAAATATTTAAACGGGAGAAAATTTTGCCTCGTGCGTGGTAATCATGATAAAAGAAAATACGATTATCTATTTGATGAAGTAGTTGATTCTCTTGAATTGAAAATTGGTGAGTTTAATTGTTTATTAACCCACATACCAATTGAAATTGGAAGGCCATATAAGAAAGGAATGACGCCCGACTTTTCACTTTTGGATAAGTATTGTTATATCATTTGTGGCCACGTACACGAAGCGTGGAAAGTAAGTGATAAGAACGTAAATGTTGGTGTTGATGTGTGGGATATGAAACCACTACATATTAACGAATTGGCAAGGTTTCTAAGATCGTTAAAGGAGAATGAAAAATGAAAGAAGCTAATTTTAAGCAAACATGTGAGGAGTTTAATAACGAGTATTTCAGTATTGATCCAACCTCTGAGTTTAATTTCGGAAATCAGATTCATAGAGATGTAATGACCGAAGATAAAAATTTTACATACGGCCACTATGGTATCAATGAAGGTATAGCGACTGTGGCTGGTTTTAGGATTAGTGACAGGCTTTACTTTGGTGTTTCTTTATGTTCACCAACTGACAATTTCTCTAAGGCTTTTGGTAGAACAAACGCTGAAGATAATCTGGTTCTTACAGAGAATTCTCAGAAGCGCGGAGTAATGATTATTGATAGTAAAACCAAGGATTTACATCCAACTGAGCTTTTAAAACTTGCTCTTGAGCATCATTTAAATAGGATGAGTCATAAACCTGTTTGGGTAAAAAATCCAATTATAACTTTTCATTCAAAAAAACGCAGAAAATAATGTGTAGTTTATAGATATATATTATAATATATAGAATATGATGAAAAAATCATGCTGAATTAAATATGGAATTTTTGTATAGTATAATGAGGTATAAAAAATTTAAGTTTTAATTTTATATCAGAGATATAGGAAGCAGCCAAAAAACTTATGGACTTTGACTAATAACTATATATAAAATATTTTCGAAATAAGTCTTGACATCTTTCCCGATATGTTTATCTTACAATTGTGGTTAGAATTATTTCTTATTTTACGGAGGTGAAAAAATGTTAGTACGTTGGTCCGATCCATTTGAAAATCTATTTCTAAACAACAAAAGTTTTTGTAGCCCATTTGAAAATTTGTTTTCAGATTTCAAAAAAACTTGGGCACCTTTTGTAGATGTTAAAGAAAAGAAAAATCAATTTATTATTAATGTTGAGATTCCTGGTATGGATGATAAAGATATTAAAATAACGGTAGATAAAAACATTATGACTATTGAAGGAAAGAAAGAAATAGAAACTCGCAGTAAATCATTTGTTCGATCCTTTCTATTACCGGCTTTAATAGATCTAGAAAAAATTGATGCATCACTTGATAAGGGTATTTTAACAGTTAATATTCCTAAAATATCTGAAAATACTCAAAGAAAGATTGGGATTAAAATTAATAGCTCTTTAAAAGAACAATAAATAAATAAAAATAGGAGTCCTAAACAAAAAGGCGTGTACAATAAGTACACGCCTTTTGTTATAATAAATCTCCTTTTATTTTAATAAAGTTTATATATATAAACCTATAGAGACTAATGAAGTCATAAATAGGGTTTTAGGACAAAGAACTCTGTGGTGTGGAAACTGTATAGAGAGCTGTTATTGAATGCGATAAAGGTAGTAACGATAACTTCATTTTCCTTGAGTACAAAGACAAATTGTCCAAGTATAGAAATAATTAATATGGCGGTTACATTAATAAGGGTAACAAAAGTCTTGACTTTTTAAACAGGTATAAGAGTATATCCGTTACCGCCCTATTCTAGATTTGCTCAATAATAAATGCGAGTATAATCGGGCCATGCTTGACATAGTAGTGGAATTATAGGACTATAAAAAAATTAATGGGAATTAGAAGTTATTTATATATCTTTGGAAGTCTAAATTCCTACCTTTTAGGGGAGAAACTCATTTAATAAAATACCTAGGTCTAAACTAACGGACTATTTTCCCATTCTTGATAATTATAACACCTTTTATTATTTTTTCCTCACAACATATATATTAATAGAAAGGATAATATATAAATATGACAAAGGCTTGGAAAGAGCATGAGGATAATCAGCCAGTTTTCCCTTCTAATTATAAAGTTATTAAAAGATGGGAAGGTAATCAAACAAATGTAATTACAAATTCTAATAAATTTTATCATGCTGAAATTCAAGTGGCTCCAGATGGTAAAGTTAGAATTTATACAGTATATGGTCGTGTTGGTGCTTCTGGTAGTAAAGAATATAGGTATTATTCTTCAGAAAGTGCTTGTTTATCAGATTATGATGGTCTTATTTGTAAAAAAAGAGATAGAAAAAAAGATCCTTATCGTGAAGTTGATTTAGCTATTACTTCTGTTGGCTCCGATGGTGCTCAACAAATTAAAAAGCCTATGACTAGTATTACTGGAACCACTGAAAAAACAGTAGTGGCAAGTTTATTACATCCAGAAGTACAAAGATTGGTTTCAAATTGGTTTGGTGTCACTGGTAAATATATTACTATGACTCTTAAGTGTCCATTGGGACAATTAACTAAAGAACAGATTGATAAAGGTAGAATAGTTCTAGATGATTGTAAAAGTAGAATAAATTCAAAAACTAAAACCAATGAAGATGTTTATGATAACTTAACATCTCAGTTTTATAGTTTAATTCCACACGTATTACCACACAAAATTGATCCTTTTTCATTAAGGCTTAATTCGTTGGATAAAATTATGGCTAAGCATGATATGTTGGATACATTTCTTGATGCCAAAAATGTTGAAAATGTTATGGGAAACGACAGCATTGTAGATGAACAATATAAAAAATTAAATGCTTATTTGGAGTGGCTCGATCCTAAGGATCCAGTTAACTCTTGGATAGTTAATTTAGTTAATGAAACTAGGGCATCAAACCACTCTTTTTTGGGAAAAGTTAAAATTTTCAACATATATAGGCTTGCCAGAAAGCAAGAAAGTGGTTATTTTAGTAGTAATATAGAGCGTTTGTCTAGAGAAATAAGTGGAAAATTAGAGAAACCTAGATTTACTACTTTACAGCGCCCAGATTTATCTAATGACGAGAGGAAATTATTTACACAATCTAATGTTTGGCCATTATGGCATGGCACCAGACCACAAAATATGGTTGGTATTATTACAAGAGGATTGACAATTAGACCATCTGGAGCCGTATATACTGGTTCAATGTTTGGAGATGCTCTTTATTTTGCTGAATCAAGTTCTAAAAGCATGAATTATTGTGGTAGTAAAGGTGCTTATTGGTCGGGAAGTTCTGGGAATGATAGTGTTTTTATGTTCCTAGCAGATATAATCGTTGGTAAACCGCATGTTGTTACGTATTCACAATTTTTTAGACAACCTCCAAGTGGTTGTCATAGTGTATACGCTGTTCCTGGGGGCGGGCTTTATAATTCTGAAAATATGATTTATAATTCGTCAGGACCTAATCAACAACATAGACTTAAATATATTGTTGAGTTTCAAACTAATATGTAGGAGATCTTTTATAAAATGGACAAAGAAAAGGAAACAGAAGAACAAAAACAAGATAAAGAAAAAGAAAAAGAAAAGCAATAGGAACAGAAAAAAGATAAAGAACTTGATTGGAGAGATATTCGTTTTAAAAATATAGTTCAGATTGGTATTTTAAACGAAGCCTATAAAAAAGCCGTCAAACAAATAAAGGTTAATAGATATGCAAAATAAAGTTTTTGATATTGTTAAGAATTTTTGTAATGACTTGGTATCATTTACTAGTTTGGATGTGAGCAATACTATTAAGCAAGAGGGATTTTCTGATGCAAGACATAGAGATATCGCGCCAATTGTTAGACAAATGTTTGCTGATAGTGTACTGGATGATTTTGGTTATATGAGAACACTTATAGATGTAGAACTTTTAAGTGGACTTAAGACAAAAACAAATCTTTATCACCATGTTTCTGTTAGCCCAGATTCTTATTTTAATAGAAAACAGATCGCCATTCCTCCTAAGAAATCTGATGGAGTACCGGCTCCAACAACTTGTCACCCAATACTTCCTCCACCACCTATAGTTCCTGTTCAAACTCCAATATTTACTTTTAATGATTCACAGCATGTGTTAAATAAAATTGCTGATAATAGTGATATGGGCTTTGATAAAAATGAGCTTGAATGTTACTGTAAATCGGATGGCAGATTAGAAATTCCAATTGGATGGGTTAGGGATTTTGATTTTCGTCCTGGTGATGTTGTTTGTATAGCTCTTAAAAATAATAAGATTTGTTTATCTTTAGACACTGATGATGAAGATTGGAGCGTAGCTATTGGTTCAACCACTGTTACTCCAGATAATAGATTAAGAGTTACTAAAACAGCTTTTATGAAAGCTGGGTTTGATTATAGTCCTAATTCTAAACATCTTGTTCGAAAAGTTGAAGATAGTGAAGAGTTTGAAATAGAGGATACCGGAGTTTAATTGACAAAACTTCTTTGTGTGTTTTATATTGTATGTAGCTCATCGCATACAATATAAATATTTGCGGAAGGAAAATAAAATGAAAGTTTTTTGTGGTGTGTTGTGGAATACCAGGATCTGTCTATTAATAAATTAATATTTGTATATGACAAAAAAAATACTAACTAGATTGTGTCCAGTGTGTGCTCAAAAAATTATATATAATTCTCGGGGAGCTTTTTATTTTGCGAATAATCATAATAGTAAATGCAAAAAGTGTTATATAGAAAGCATAAGGGGATATGGAAATCCATTTTTTGGCAAACACCATACAGAAGAAACAAAAAATAAAATAAGTGATTTTAATTCAAAAGAAAGAATATTATCAGAAGAATTTATACAAAAAGCAAGAGAGAATTTGTCAAAAGTTTCTAATAAAAAGCCGGTCTATAAGATATGGTTAGAAAAATATGGAAAAGAAGTTGCTGATAAGAAATTTGAAGAAATGAGAGTTAAAAACTCGATTGCTTTTTCGGGTAATAAAAATCCAATGTTTGGCAAGCCAGCGCCACAAGGTAGCGGTAATGGTTGGTCTGGTTGGTATAAAGAATGGTTCTTTAGATCAATTAAAGAACTATCTTATATGATTCTTGTTATAGAAGAAGAAAATTTAAAATGGAAAACACCGGACAAAAATTTTAAAATCCCATATACAGATTTTAATGGAAAAACTAGAAATTATTTTCCTGATTTTATAATTGAAGATAGTATAATTATAGAGATAAAGCCTAAAAAGTTACACAATTCTCCAAAAGTTTTAATGAAAAAAGAGGGGGCTTTGAAGTTTTGTAAAGAAAATGGATTTATATATAATATAATTGATCCGCCAATTATATCAATTGAAAAACTTATTAAATTGTATAAGGACGGAGAAATTAGGTTCTTAGAAAAATATGATGATAAATTTAGAAATAAATATTTAGAGGATATATGAAAACATTTATAATCTCGGTGAGTTTGCCTGGAGCTGGAAAAACTACGGCTGTTGCTAGCGAATTTCCTAATGCTGTAGTTATTTCTCCAGATAATTTTATAGGCTATACTGAAGAAAACCCTTGGACACCGTTGGCAGCTCGAGCTGCATGAAAAAAAAGCTGATTCTTTACTGGTAGAAGCTTTTGAGCGAGAAGATGAACTTATTGTTTTTGATGCAACTTTTCCAAAGTCTAAGAAAAGGAAAAAATACATAAATAAGGCTATAGATAATGGATATAAGGTCTGGGCTTTATATTGTCCTTGTCCTCTCAAAGTTTCACTTGCTAGAAATATAGCACGCCCTAAATTTCGTGGTGTTCCAAAGTGGATCATCGAGAATATGAATAGTAATTTAGAGGTCCCAACAAAAGAAGAAGGTTTTGAAAAAGTTTTGACTTTTAATTCTGTTACTAATAAATTAATGAATAATATTTGATTTACTCGGAGGTAAGATGTCAGGAAAAATTATTAAATCCGGTGCAAAAGTAAAGGAATTGGTACAAAAGGGTGTTAATACTTTGGCTAATACTGTTGGTGTAACATTGGGTCCTCGTGGAAGAAACGTTGCTATGCGACAATCATGGGGCACACCACATATTACTAAGGATGGTATAACAGTTGCTCGTAATATATCTTTTAAAGATCAATTTGAAGATATGGGCGCACAATTAGTGAGAGCTGCTGCACAGAAAACTGTTGATGAAGCTGGTGATGGAACAACTACTGCTACAATTTTAGCTCAAGCTATATATAATAAGGGTTTATATCTACTTGCTGCTGGATATAATCCAATGGATTTAAAAAAGGGTATTGATAAAGCAATTAAAATTATTGTAGATTATCTTAATAAAATGACTAAGCCTATTCAAAATCAAGAAGAAATAGAACAAATTGGTTCTATTAGTGCCAATGATCCAGAGATTGGCGCATTGATTGCAGAAGCAGTTTCCAAAGTTGGAAAAGAAGGTGTTATTACTATTGATGAATCACCAACTTTTGAAACACATTTAGATATTTCTGAAGGTATGCATTTTGATCGTGGATATATAACACCATGGTTTATTACTAATGTTGAAAAGAGTCAAGCAGATCTTAACAATTGTTTTGTTTTAATACATGAAGACCGCTTAGAAGATGTTAAATCTTTGGTTCCCCTATTTGAAGAAGTTGCTAAACAGGGACGGCCTTTGCTTATAATAGCAGAAGATTTTGGACAGAATTTTCTTGCAACTCTTATTTTTAATAAACGTAATGGATCATTTTTTAGTTGTCCAGTAAAATCTCCAGGATTTGGTGAGAGACGTAAAGAGATATTAAGAGACCTTGCTGTACTTACTGGAGCAACACTATTTGCTAAGGAATTAGGAAATGATGTTGCTAAATGTGAAATAGAAGATTTAGGTCAAGCAACCAAAATTGTAGTAAATCGCACTGGAACTACTATTATAGGTGGTGCTGGTAAAAAGGAAGATATTATAGCTCGTATAAATCAAATTCGTGATGATATAAAACATGTTGATAATGATTATGATAAAAAAAGAATGCAAGAAAGATTAGCAAAGCTCGCTGGTGGAGTAGCAATTATAAGAGTTGGCGCTCCAACTGAGCCGGAAATGAAAGAAAAAAAGGACCGCGTAGAAGATGCTATGCATGCAACTAGAGCTGCTGTTGAAGAAGGTATTGTTCCAGGTGGCGGTGTTGCGCTTTTAAGGTGTATTCCTATACTTAAAGAATTTTCAGATTCATTATTAAATCATGGAGAAAAAGCTGGTGTTGAAGTAATAATGACTGCATTACAAGCACCAATTAGATTAATTGTACAAAATGCTGGTGGTATGCCTGATGTTGTTGTTGCAGCAATTATGTCAGAAGATAATGTGGATTTTGGGTATAATGCAGCTACAGATATATATGAGAATTTAGTTGAATCTGGTGTAATTGATCCAAAGAAGGTTGTGCGTTCGGCTATTCAAAATGCTGCTTCTGTTGCTTCTATGTTACTTACTACAGAAGCAATGATTGCCGATGATCCATCAGATGTAGAAAAAACAAAAGAATAAAAAAATGTTTTTAATAAAAAAGCCCCGATTATCGGGGCTTTTTTTATTATTGGATATATAATGGAAGATTTAAAACAAAAAGTGCTTAATTATTTGATTGTACAACATGGAACTATATCATATCCTAAAAGTGATGGAAGAGTTGAGATTCCACAATTACTTATTAAACAATTAGGATGGGATAAAAATAACATAGCTTATATTAAATTTTTCAACAATGAGCTTTTAATTTATAGCAAACATATAGAAGATAATTCTAAAAATATTTGGATAATACATATTACAAATGGCAGAATAAGAATTCCAGCAAGTATACTTAAAAATACAAAACTAAATAATAAAACTCTTTGCTTAACAATTAGTGGCAAAAATATAGTAGTAAGAAGTAAAATTAAGTTTGAAAAAGTTCAACTTTTTATTGATTCTTTAAGTAATAAGCAAGTTGAACTATTATGTTCAGTATTTATTCCTGAATTCGAGATTGAAAAAAATAATATTGATGAGTCTGAAATAATTAATATTGTTAGTAAACAAACCGTAAAAAATAAAGATCAAAAATTTATTAATTCTATACAAAATGTTGAAACTACTTCTACAGAATTAATTATGCTTGATATGGTTCAACCAACTGTTTTTAAAGTGGTCGGTGATCCATTTACTTTTCCTGCGATTTGGTTAAAAAAAAATAAAGAGATTGTTCGCCCATCGAGAAGTATAAGCGATAATTATATACAACAGTTATATATTATTCCTGGAATACATGTACAAAAAACTGACCAAAGGGTTGGATTTTTATTAGTACAAGAAGAAACATTTTTAAATATAAAAAATAAAATAGTTAAAAATAAGAAAGATTTTCCAGAAATAATTTTATGGTATGATCCATTTGTAAGTGGAAACTTTAAAGTATATATAAACCCTCCAACAGATTTTGGAATTGATAAGATAAAGATTGCACAAGATTTGTGTTCTAATCCTATAAAATTTATAAAACAAAGTTTTAGAATTGAAGAGTTTGATGACGAAACTCCAGAGAAATTTCCGGTTCTTGTTGTTCAAAATATAAGATTAATAAAAAAGGAGAATAATAATTAATATGAGTCAGACAAATGTAAAAGTTGTAAATGTTAATCATGGAATAAAAGCTACAAAAGTTTTATTAATAAATGAAGATGGCTTAAATTTGGGAGTAGTGACCATAAATGAGGCGCTTTCTAAAGCATATACTTCTGGTCTTGACTTGGTTGAAGTTAATAATAGAGATAATATTTTGGTATGTAAAATTATTGATTATGGTAAATATAAATATGAACAAGATAAAATAAAGAAAAAATCTATTCAACAAAAACAACAAACAAAAGAGATAAAGTTAAGACCGAATACTGGAGATAATGACCTTAATTATCGTGCTAAACACATTGATGAGTTTATAGGAGAAGGTCATAAAGTTAAAATTATAGTTAAGTTTAAGGGTAGAGAACAAGAACACATGTTTGATACTGGAAAAAAACTCCTTGAGAAATTTCTTGGAAAAATCTCTACAAAGTTCATAATTAGCACAAATGCTACTGTCGAAGGTAATGCTATTATAATGGTTATTGTTGGAGATGGTAAATGATTGTAACTGATATTTCTACACTTAGAAAAAAAGCTGATAAAGTAAAACCAGAAGAGATATTAGATATTATTTCTAAGTTAGAAAAAGATCTATATGAATCTATAACTCCAGGTGTTGGGTTGGCTGCACCACAAATTGGAATTAATAAATCGGCTGCTATAATTAGATATACATCAAATGGAATTAATGAATTTATAGATCTTGTTAATCCAAAAATACTTGAGCGCAATAATTCGTATTTAAATAAAAACGAATGTTGTTTAAGTCTACCTGGACAATCTTTTAATACACAAAGACATAAAGAGATTTTTATTGTTGATGATTTACATCCTGCCGGTTTTGTTGCTTGTGGTTTTGTAGCAACTATTATAGAACATGAATGTCTTACTTCTCAATCAATAATTTATACTGAACTTGGTCCAAAGACTATTAGTTGGGTTATTAAAACAAAATATAATGGTAGAGTACTTTGTGTTGATAGTAGTGGTACAACGCAATTTAAGAAAATTATTGGCGTGAGCAAAAAGATGAATATAGAAAATAAAAAATGGATTTCTTTAAAATTTTCTAAAACTTCTCCACATAAGTCTCTAAAATGCACAGAAGATCATTTGTGTGGTTTTATTGAAGATATTTTAACTCCGACAATTAATATTAAATATTGTCAAGCTAGAGATATGGTTAGTAAATATTCCGTTCGTTTGTCTAATAACAAAAGCACAAGGGAGTGTGGACTTTATAATAGTGATCAAATGTCTTCTATATTTGGTTGTTTATTGGGAGATGGGTGTATATCAAAAACTGGTGAATTAGTTTTTAACCATGGAATTAATTTTAAAGACTATGCTGAGTTTAAAAAAGATTTATTTTGTGGATATATAACAAAAAGTTTTAGCGGCTTTAGAGATGAAAAAACAAATTTTTCTATACATTGCCCCATAACAGAACAGACGAAAAAATTACGAGAAATTTCTTATACTCCAAATAAGAAAGCATCTAATATTATTAATTTAATAAATGAAATTTCTTTAGCTTTTTGGTATATGGATGATGGTTGTTTAGATAGAGATAGAGCTAGCATCCATACTGAGGGTTTTGAAATAGAAGACATTAAAAATTGCGTGTCAATTCTATTTTCAAAATTTAATCTAGATTTCAAAATTTATAAAAAACTAGTCAATAAAAAAGACATGTTCTATCTTCATTTAGATAAAAAAAATTCTGAGAGGTTTTTTAATTTAATTTCAAAATATGTACACGAATCAATGAAATATAAATTGCCATATAGATATAGATTTATATCAAACAATTATTTGTTTAATAAAATCCCTTTGGACATATCATGTAAAAAAATTAAAGAAGTTTTTTATCTTAAAAAAATGGAGAGTGCTTTATATAATATTGAAGTAGAAGATTGCCATAATTTTTTTGCTAATAATACATTAGTACATAATTGTGATCATCTAGAGGGAATATTAATTATTGATAGGGCTGTTGGAAAGTTAAAAATTGGTAGAAACGACCCTTGTCCTTGTGGAAAAAAAATAAATGGAAAAGCGGTAAAATGGAAAAACTGCCATGGCATATAGGTTTTTCTATTAATCACTTTAAAAATAAGGAGTCAAGATGACTAAAGATATTACAAATGAGTTTCCAAAATCTCCACGTTCGAAGTTTTATTGCCCATTGTCTCCATATGTGTTATGGTATCATGGTTTAGAATTTAAAGAGTGTCCAGTATGCCCAGGTGAGCGCAATATGAGTTCTTGTTCTGGATGTTCTCTTAAAGGTGAAAGTAAAATTGAACCAAAAGATAAGCAAAAGTCTCATAGAAATAACAAAAACAGAGATAAGAAAGATATAAGTAGTACAGATAAACACTCTAAAGATCTTATATCAAAGATAAGAAAAACATACTCTTCTGAGTAGAAATATTTATCTATTAATTTGTATATAAATTGTATAATAATTGGATATTTTTTTATAAAATAATCCTATCAATAATTCAATACTTAGATATGTAATTATCTTGGAGGTATGTTTTGTTATGACTAACGGAACAACTTTAATTAAATTTTATGCAACTTGGTGTCAACCATGTAAAATTCTTTCAAATACTCTATCTAAATTGCTGCCAGAATTTCCTGATGTGACTTTAGAAGAAATAAATATAGATGAAAATGTTGAACAGTCTTGTGAATATAGAGTACGTTCTATTCCTACTGTAATTTTAATCAAAGATGGTCAAGAAGTAGGTAGATTGATCGGGAATCAAAGCACTGATGTGCTTAGAAAATTTTTGACTAATAATTAAAAAAACCACATGACAAAAACAAAGTCAAATGTTTTAGACAGGTATAAAAATCTGTTTAATGGAATTAATATTCGAGAAATTAGTAAAGAACAAATAATATCAATTCTAACCAGTTTTTATGAAAATAAAAAGTCGATAAATAAAAAATTTATTTTGAATAACTATCAGAAATTATATTGTGCTGCTGTTGATTTGTTTGGTTCTTGGGATGAAGCATTAAAAGCTTCAAACATTAATCCTATTAATATTTGTAAAAAGAATACAAATAAGTGGACTAAAGATTCACTTACACGCGCTCTTAAAGAAATACCAGTTTCAAATCTATCTCCAATAGTTTTAAAAACTAAATATAATGGAATTTATACTGCTTGTATTAGAGTTTTTGGATCACTTAAAAACGCCATCGAAAATATTGGAATTAATTATGAAGACATATTAATAAACGTACCATGGACAAGAGAAAAAATTATTAATATAATTAACTTTTATTATAAAAATAATGAACCAATTAATTTTAAATACGTTTCTAAACATCATAATCGTCTTAAAAAAATAGCTGAAATTATTTTTGGTTCATGGGGTAATGCTGTAGAAGCTGCCGGCATAAATTATGATAGTATAAAGCCTTTAACTGGTTGGGGAAAACAATACTTATCTAAAGATGGAAACATGTATTATTCTCAAACTGAAGGTTTAGTAGCTGATAAACTATTTGAGTTTAAGAATGAGCAAATAATATTAGATTATAAATCTCAGGTAGTTGTAACTCCATCTAAAAATTGGACTTGTGATTTTAGAATAATATTTACTACTGGTTTTGAATTATTGTTAGAAGTCGATAGCTTGGGAGATAATCGTATACATGGTGGTTCATATACAGATAGTCATCCTAAAATAAAGTTTTATAAAAAATATAGATATCCATATGAAATAGTTTCGTCATTTAGTGAGTTGGATATTATAATTGATAAGTATTCTAAATATTATTTTATACCTCTAAAAGATAGTATAATTACTTCACATATAAATCCAGATGGAGACGCTATATCATCATGTGTTGCACTATATAATTATTTAAAAATAAATGACAAAAAGGTTTCAATTAAACTATGTGGAACAATTCCAACTAATCTTTCTTGGATTTTAAATGATATAAAAAATGATGATGATTTAAACTCTTGTGAACAGGTAATCGTATTAGATTCTAATTGTACAAAAGAAAGAATAGGATGGGAAATTTCAAGCAATCTTTCTATTATTAATATTGATCATCATGGTACTAATCGAATAAATGAACATAATCCAGATAAAGGGATATATATAATTAATGCTTGTAGTACTGCTGTAGTTTTATTTAGATGGTTTGGTATTAAAGATAATGTGCTTGCTATTGGAGCTTATACTGATACATATTTTTCAAAAAATATTACCGAAGTTTTATGTTTTCTTGCCGATCTTAATATTTCAGATGAAGAAATAGAAGATATATTAGAAAAAGTGAGTTTTCGTTCTGATAGAAAAACTTGGCATATTATAAGAGATTCTAAAGTTAATAATTATAAAAATGGTTTTGTAGTTGAAACTAATGAAAGTGATATTACATCCATAGAAAATGCCATGACAATTTTAATGAAAATGAATAATACTGTTTATTTAATATATGGCAAAGAAAAAAATGTTAAGCTAAGAACAAACGATAAATCTTTAAACGTTTCAGAAATTGCAAAACTTTTTGGAGGTGGTGGCCATAGATTTGCAGCTCTTTGTAACGTTAAAAATAAAGTATCTGAGTTTAAAGATTACATAAAGCACTATAAAAAGGTTTCGAATAAAATTAACAAATGAATTTAGCGTGCCTTTTACTAAAAGTATCACTTTTAACATTATTTGTTAATACTTTATAATATATTTCTTAGATAAATTTATTGTGTTTTTAATTTGTTCTATTGATAACCAGTTATTAAATACTATACTTTTATTAAGTAATTAATGTATTGAATATAATAGCATATATTATATTATATTATAATCTATTTGTTTATATATTCATTATTATTGTCTTAATTTAATAATATATTTTTATCTATAAAAAAATAGGTTGCTAGTATTATAATAATTCCCTTCAGCCTCCGATTATTAACTTATTTCGATGATTGTATTTGTCAAGCAAAAAGTGAAAAATTAGCGAAAATTTTGTATGTATGTTTTGCTGAAAAAACGGCGAAGAACGTTTCTCGAAACATCATATTGGTTTCATGTAAACGAGGTGGCATAGAAACTGTAATTATATGTTGTGATTACCACAAGTAAATTTATATATTTTTTTGATAATAAATAATTAGAAAAATAATTTGTATAATAGAAGATTTGTAGGAAAATGAAGAATTTGTTAAATATTTAAAATGGATTTATGAATAAACTAATAGATGTTCTCACGAAGACTCTAAGAAATTTGTAGAGAGATGTAAAAAAGCAAAATTCTATTAAACAATCCATATATAATTGTAGAAAAAATCTATATATGGAGGGTCCATTTTTAATATGGATTTCTTTTTAGGAATTTCAGTAGGTATTGCTGGTGGTATACTTTTATGGGAATTGGCTAAAAAAGGTTATTTTAAAGTAAAAGATTCAATTATAAAAAAATATAAGTGAACTGCTCGGCAGCAAGCTGCTTGGGTTTTTCAGTGTGAATAAATAAATAAAGATAATTCTCATGCCATGGTATTGGTATTGGTATTGGTATTGGTTTTGTTGTTATTGTTCTTACTGGTCTAGTCGGCATGTGGGAAAGGATACAAAAAATTTACTACTAAAGAAAGGGTAAAATAATAAATATTAATTTTAGAAGCTGGCTTACTAGATAAATGGTAGGGTCAGTTTTATTTCGAGAAAACATGATAGATAGATATAAAACAGAAGAAATGAATGTAATTTGGAATGAAGAGGCCAAAATAAAAAGATGGGTACAAATAGAAGCAATAGTGGCCTCTGTCATGTATGACTGTGGAGAAATACCAGACGAAGAATTTACAAAAATGGTGACAGCAGAATTACCCACTATAGAGAGAATAAATGAATTAGAAAAAGAAACAGACCATGATGTTGTAGCATTTGTGCGAGCATATGGAGAAAATATGGGGTCTGCTGCACGGTTTCTACATAAAGGGTTAACTAGTAGTGATATTGTTGATACTGCTACTTCTATAGCAATTCGTGATAGCATAGAAATAATTATAAATTCTATGTGTGAACTTGGAGAAGTTTTAAAAGAAAAAGCATTGAAATATAAAGATTTGCCATGTATTGGAAGAACACATGGTATTCATGCGGAGCCAACATCATTTGGATTAAAGTTTTTAAGTTGGTATGCTGAAAGTCTTAGAAATAGTGATAGGCTTGCGTTTCAATGGGGGAATATGAGTTTCGGAAAACTCTCAGGTGCAGTTGGTAATTATAGCCAACATGACTGGGATTTTGAACACAAAGTTCTTAATAAATTACATTTAGAATCAGAAGACGTTGCCACTCAAATTATTCCAAGAGATAGACACGCAGAAGTAGTATCTTGTTTAGCTCTAGTTGGAGTAATGATTGAACGTATAGCAACTGAGATTAGATCTTTACAAAGAACTGAAATTAGAGAAGTTGAAGAAAAGTTTAAAATAGGACAAACAGGTTCATCAGCGATGCCGCATAAACATAATCCTATATTATCTGAACGTCTCTGCGGCATATCTAGACTTCTTAGAAGCTATATGATTACTGCTTTTGAAAATGTTGCTCTATGGCATGAAAGAGATATATCTCATTCTTCAAATGAAAGAATAATTTTTCCAGACATGTTCCATCTTACTCATTATATGATAATAAAAACAAAAAGTCTAATCGAAACGCTTACTGTTTTTGAAGATCAAATTAAGAAAAATATTGATAGAACTCATGGACTTATATATAGCCAAAATATACTGAGTTTCCTAATATCAAATAAATTTGATAGAACTGAGGCTTATAAAATTATTCAAAATGCAGCCCAAGAAATGATGGACGGCAGAGATTCTATAAGTGATTTTACTTGGGTAATATTTGAAAACATTAAAAAGACTTTCCCAGATTTTGAAATGAATAGAGATTTTAGAGATCAGCTTATCTCTTTAACAAACAGTACTATATATTTAAAAAATGTAAATAAAATTTACGAAGTTTTGGGAGTAATATGAAAGACGCGGAAATTACAGCAGAAGATTTTGGTCTTCCAGAATATGAATCAAATTATATTAGACCAATGTAGATCATTTGATTAATATAGTATCAAATAGTTTTGTTAATAGTAATTATATTTATATAACTATTAATTCAAGTACTACTACATCACAAAGTAATTATTTTAATTATATTCCGTATCTTCATTATACTAGGTGAGGGTGATAATGAATATTAAAATAGAAAAATGCTAATATTTTTATATAATAAGTATGACAAATAAAAGGCAAACAATTATATGTAAAATTTGTAATAAAGAAATTGATATTAATGATTGCCATATATTTAAGATTCATAAATTAACTAAAAAACAATATTATGATTTATATTTAAAAAAAGAAAATAATGAAGGTAAATGTTTAATTTGTGGAAAAGAAATCAAATTTCTTTCTTCTAATGTTGGATACAACAAATGTTGTAGTCGTCAATGTGGTAATAAATATCGTAATAATATATTATTTGAAAAATATGGAGTGATAAATAATTTCCAACTTGATAGTGTTAAACAAAAATCAAAAGAAACTTTATTAGAGAAATATGGAGTATAGAACCCATCAAGTAGTCTAGAAACTAAGAATAAGAAAAAAGAAACTTTGCTTAAAAATTATGGTGTAGAGTTTCCTATGGGCTCCAATATTATTAAACAGCGAATGAAAGATAATAATTTATTAAAATATGGTGTAGAAAATGTTAGTGAAGCCGATGAAATAAAAACAAAAATAAGAGAAACGAAAAAAAGAAAGATACGGAGATGAATATTATACTAATAGGAACAAAGCAAAAGAGACAATGGTTGAATTATATGGAACAGATCAAGCGATGGATATTGATAAGTTCCGTGAAAAAGCCATATTAAATGGTGGTGGATTTTGTCCAGCACGAAAATATATCACAAAATTTGGTAATATTATTTTGGTTCAAGGAAAACTTGAAGAGAAATTTGTAAAATAATAATATAGAAATAGAAAATGGGCCGCCTATAAAATATGTGTTTAAAGAATTTATCATCCAGACTTCTTAATTCTACACAATAATATAACAAAACTCATCGAAATTAAGAGTTCATATTGGTATGAAAACTATAAAGATGAAGTAGAAGCAAAGAAGAAAGCAGCACAAGAGTTCGTTAAAATAGTGACACCATATTTGAATATATATTTTTATTGGATAAAACAGAACTGGAAATATAAAATGAAAGTTGATATTATTGTAGATTTAGTTTTTGGTGATAGTGGCAAAGGATGTGTTAGTTCCTCTTTACTACAAAAAAATAAATATGATTATTGTGTAAAACCAAATGGTTCATCTAATGCTGGCCATACCATTATAATTAATGGAGAAAAAATTGTAACTCATTTAATACCAGCAGGCGTATTACATGGCATAAAATCTATTATTGGGCCCTGTTGCGTAATGAATGTGGATAAATTTTTAAATGAAGTTAAATATCTTGAAGAAAAAGGTTATAATTGTAGAGAACTTATTAAAGTTGCTTACAATGCCCATATCGTTACTGATATTCATATAGAAGAAGATAGTAAAGATATAAAAATAGGAACAACAAAACAGGGCAATGGTCCAGCATATAGAGATAAATATAATAGAACGGGAATAAGAGCAGAGAGCATTCCAGAATTAAAACCTTTTTTAGTTGATATATATGAAGAACTTTTTAGCCAAAAGAATAATAGAATATTATTTGAAAATAGCCAAGGCTTTGGGCTTGATATTGACCATGGAGTTTATTATCCATATGTAACATCTTCTTCTTGTGGTGTAGGAGCAGTAACACAAACTGGTATTCCTCCAAAATCTGTAAGGAATATTTATGGAGTATGTAAAGCATATATTACATATGTTGGAGCCATGAAATTTCAACCAGATTTTCCTATATTAAATAAAATACAAGAAGTAGGAAAAGAATATGGCGCAACAACGGGACGTGTTCGACAATGCGATTTCATGGACTTAGACCAATTAAACAAGGCAATTGATATAAATGGTGTAAATATTTTGGTTATTAACAAAATGGATATTCTTAACGAAGTGGGGGTTTGGGGAATTTATAGAAAAGGAGAATGTGGCAAATACGTAAATTTCTTTAAAAATGAAAAAGAATTTAAGAAGTATTTAAAGAAAAACATTCGTAAAGGTGTAAAAATTATGTTTTCTTATAGCCCTGATAAGATCTAGATTGCGCGCATGTGAATCGAGAAAAAAAGTTCGTTGGACCTTTTAGATTCGAAATTTTTGGCGCGCTTTGTCGACTAATTAAATCTAATATAATAATAGAAATTATCCAAGGCCCAGTTAAGAGATACTTCATCATTGATACGAATAGAACTCTTAGCGATTATTCCTGGATATTTATCGCGGAGAGGGTGTTAGTTAGCATCGAGTTCCGAACGGGACTCGATGCTTTCCAAATAGAGAGTCATGAATCTCTATCACGATGGTGCCATTAGTCACAAAAGAAGATATGATTTCTTATCGGAATGAAATATTAGTAACTGGGACAAAACTGATACCCAAAAATAACGCTCTTTTTGACCGATAATACCAAAATAGAAGATGTAGAGTTTATGACTAATATAGAATGTGTTGGATGTAAATTATATCCAACAGGTGCTACGGTAAATAGTCATAATGGAATAACTAATATAGACAGTATAGTAAATGTCTTAAAATATATGGAGAAAAAAGATATTCCATGCCGAAACAGTGGACTGTGATATTTTTAGAAGAGAATACGAATTTATAGATTTATTACTCATAAATATTCAAAATTAAGGATAGTCGTAGAACATGTCTCTGATGCGTCAATGATAAATTATGTTATAGTTCTTAAAAATGTTTGGGCAACCATTACTCCATATCATTTAACAATTACACGTAATGATTTATTTAAAGATAATAGATTTAATCCACATATGTTTTGTTTGCTAATAGTAAAGAGCGAATTTTATAAACAGAGATTAATTGAAGTAGCAACGAGCGGAAACACTAAATTTTTTTGCTGGAACAAATAGTGTACCTCATTGGGTTGAAAGAAACATACGATATTTGCCCCAAATGTAATAAATAACTAAATCGGGATGTAGCTCAGTTGGATAGAGCACTCGGCCTGGGACCGAGGGGTAGCTGGTTTGAATCCAGTCATCCCGACAAGAAAGGGAAAAAGTATGTTTTATTTAGGTTGTGGTAAATGGGAATGTTTTGATTGTAAAGAGAAGTATGAAGAATATATAATGTGCCAAAATTGTGGAAAAGACAGGCAACAGAAACTTGGTTGTCGGCGGATTAATGGCGTTTACACATGGTATGAGTAAGTGTTGGTGTAAGTTATGCTGCGTAGAAGCTCAATTAAAACACGCATTAGAAATAGCAAGAAAAATTACAGAATTTGAAAAAGAATTGAAAGAATTAAAGGATCGAGATGAGAATAATTAATACTTCGCCATTTGCTCCTGATAGAATGCTTAAACGGATGTTAGATGAAGGATTAATTAGTGCTGACGACGCCAGGCGCACATATGATGATCTTAGAAGTTTAAGTTTAAACGATAGAAAGAAACTCCACAGATTTGTTTGGCCAAATGAAAGGATAAATATATGAAAATTACAAAAATAGTTAATCGTGAAGTTGAAGAAATTGATGATCTTATTTGTAATCTTTGTGGAAATACTCTGAAACCAGATATGAATATAGACGGAATGTATAATTTTTGTGGTCTTAAAGAAATGGAAATGAATAATAATTTTTGTGGTCTTAAAGAAGTAAAAATGAATTGTGGATATGGTTCTTATTATGATGGAAAGACATTCATTTTTTTCTCTGTGTGAGAGATGTGTTGAAGACTTAATGCGTAAATTTAAAATTCCAGCAGAGATAGAAGATATTTAAAATATAGTATGAATTTTTTTTGGAAAATATAAATATGTCTTATTAAATTTTTTTATAAAATATTTTTCGATTATTTTTAAGTACTTTTTTTTGTATTATATAGATAATATAGGAAAAATGGACATGAAGTTTTTTACAAAATTATTTCTTGTTATGTTATAAAAGTCTAAAAATATTGAAATGAGATGGGGAGAGATTTTACTTCTTAATGTAATTAAGATAAAATATTTATATATTATTATAAAATAATTTTATAGTTTAGAATCTTAAAAATATTTTGAACTATGAAATTTATTAAGATAGTTGGATCTTTCTCAGAGATGAGGTTAAGGAGGTTTTTTTTTTTTTTGAGGTGAATATGGAAAATAAATTTAATTTCGTACCAAAGGATAGAATGTCTACTGACATATTATGTAGAAAATACTATCAATTATATCCTATTGTACAAAATGCTATTTTATTTCATGCTAACAATTCTATTAAAAATTTTAAAATTTATGGTATAAAAAATATAGAAAAAATTTAAAATTGGAACTAATAAAAGAAGATAATAATAATAATAATAATAATAATAATAATAATAATAATAATAATAATAATAATAATAATAATAATAATAATAATAATAATAATCGTCCTATTAAAAATTTAATTTCTCTTTCTGAAGCATTTTGGCTTTCTGGTGAAGTATTCCCATATATAGAAAAACAAAATAATATTTGGAATAGTTTTACAATACGGGACCCGAACTACATAGTGATAAAAAGATCTATTTTAGGACGTGAAAAACAAATTTTATTGCGTCCTGATGAAGTACTTATAACACTTATTAATAGTGAATATCCTACCGATATAGAATTAAAAAAACAAATTCCAGAATATATTATAAATTGTATTAAAAATAAAAAGTTTATACCATTAAATAATGAAAATATATCTTGTTTACAAAATTGTGAATCTCCATATGATTTAAGAGGAACAAGTATTATAGCTAAAAATTTGAAATATTTAATAATGTATGATAAATTATTAAATGAGATGATAGATAATAAAGAACAAAATATAAGTGATGTATATTTTAAGAATATTGTTAATAACATTAAAATTGGATTATTAATTAAAAGTGAGTATGCTGAAACATTAAAAGAAAGATATACAAAATTTAGATATATACTTGAAAAATGGCTTGTAGAAAAAGTATTTTTGCCAGTAGACGAAAATAGTGTTGAAATTGTATGGGAAGAAATAGATAAAAATAATTTAATGATTAAATTAAAAGAATTTGAAATTTTTTGATATTTAATTATTAAATTATTTATTAAAATGTAAAGGTAGCTTAACATTTATTATGCTATCTTTACATTTTTTATTTTATTTGTTATAATTAAATGCTTTACAAATAAAATAGTAAATTATTTGAAAAGCTATCTTAAAAATAGTGTGCTTATAAAATTATTACATTTTTTTAAAGGATATAATCAAAATGTCTAAATTATAAATAGATATAGTAATAAAGTAAGCTTTTTATATTGTACAGAAGATTTTATAAAAAATTAAGAATTAATTATAATTTATAAGAATAAAAATAGATTTTTGAAGAAAAAGTGTTGTGGATAAAAACTTAATAAGATTTTAAAAAATAGAAAAATTAATAAATCTATAAAATCTTTTATATAAAATACATATTAATATAAGATATGATAAGGAGATTTTATATATGATAAATACTAAGACTATTATTGATACAGCTGAGATTATTTCTGATCTGCTCAGTTCTCTTTCGCATGAAGAGTTGGTTGAATTTGTAAAAGAACTTAATAGAGAAGCCTCAGATTATGATTTTACAAAAGAACTTAGAGATTATTTCTTTGATGAAATGGAAGATGAGGAAGAAGATGAAGATTTTGAACACCTAACATACACGGATGATGATTAAATGAAACTAAAATTTCTAAATACAGATGAGAGTTTGGGTAAAATAATTGCTGAGGCTCTTAATAAGATATTTAAGATTATTAGAAGTGATGATTGGGTAGAGATAGATTATTGTGATTACAAAACAATTTAAATCACTAATTTTAGAGAATTAGAAACCAATTGATGAAGAGGTCCAAGAAGGATCTGAATGGATCGCTGATTAAGACGAAAAGCTTATGTCTCCGTAGCCCAACTGGTGGGAGATACTATGCCAAGTGGTAATTATATGTCATAAACACAGAGACTTCAAACAAGTAGCTATTAATCATTTAACTGGTTGTTGATGTTCTATTTGTAAAATGTCTGGTATATCCAATCTATCACAAAAATGGCTCGATATAATTGGCGGTCCAAAAATTGCCAAAAATTAGATTAAAACAGATAATGGTAAAACATATATAGTCGATGGCAGCTTGTTAAAGAGTATCAAGAAACCTTGCAAAATTTTATAATGTTAGTGGAAAAATGTTTGTATTATTCAATAATAAAATAAATACTATTATAGAGAGTGAAGATATGTAAAAAAGATCTTACACTAGATGAATTTAGAAATTGGATAAGCAGTAATAAAAATCATTCCCAATTTGGCTTGCTTAATTATATTGCCAACCGTTCTGATAGAATTGCTGTGAGTAATCGCTCATATGGATTAGAAGAAACGGTATTTCTTTTTATTAGATTTGGACCCATACGTTGGCAAGGCAAAAAAGGATTTATTGATGGGCAGTATCACATAATTCAATTGCTCTGGGAGGATTTTGACGGAAGCTCTTGTTAAAACAAAGCTTTATTTAAAATTCAGCCCAGGTCATCGCAAGATACCTGGACTTTTTATATTTATAGACATACTAATAATTTTATATTGAGGTGAATATAATGGGTGATGAGAAAGAAACGCAGATGCTAAGCATTGCGAAGAAGTGGGATGAATATCTTTTTAGACTGAGCGAAGAAGATCGCAGAGAGCTTTTTAAGAATCGCGATAAATATTGGTTTGAGTTTCAAAAATTTGAAAAAGTTTTCTTCGAGGAACATATAAATAAATGAATTATAAAAGACCAGAAGAGTTATGTATTATTTTTAATAATATAAAACCAGTCTATAAACGAACTGGAGACGGAGCAATTTGTAATACTTGTCTTAAAAAATATTTTTATAAAAATATAATGAACGAATGCTATATGTGTAAAAATGTTTCAAAAATAGTATTACATACAGAAAATGGACCAATATGTTCTAAGTGCTATGAAAAACATTTTAGACCAACTAAGATCTGTTCTAAATGTGGCCGAAACTCTATTATTAAAAAGATAGTAGGTGGAGAATATATTTGTAAATTTTGTTATATAAACAACAATAAAAAGATATGTAGTTTGTGTGTAAAAAATAAACAAATTGCTAAAATAGATAATGATGAAATAATATGTAAAGAATGTTATCAACAGCAATATTCTCGGCCAGTAAAATTGTGTAAAAAGTGTAATAAAATCAAAGAATTTCATACTAAGAAAAATGTATTTAATATGTGTAATTCTTGTTACACTAAGTGGCGAATTGAGAATGATCAACGCTTTGTAGTTATAGATCGTCTTAGAAAAAGATTAAAAAGCGCTTTTAAGGTATTTTCTAAAAATGGCAAGATTAAAAAATCTAAAGAATATGGAATATATTTTGAAGCTATTTTAAAACATATCGGCCCATGTCCAGGGAAATGCGAAGATTTTCATATTGATCATGTTACCCCATTACATTTATTTAATTTTAATAATCCAGACGAAATAAAAAAGGCTTTTGCTCCTGAGAATCATCAGTGGCTTAAAAAAGAAGAAAATCTTAGAAAAGGGGGCCGCCTCCTGTGAATTTTATAATATTTATTTTTATATGTTACGGTATGACGCAAATAGTGTCTCTTGGCAAAATTTTTGAACCAGTTAGAAAAAAACTGGGATGGCATTTTTTACAATGTCCAATGTGTATAGGATTTCATATAGGTGTACTAGTATTTTTGGGGTTTTGGTTTAGTGGTATTATTTTATTTCCTAATCTATATTTAGGATCTTTTTTCTTTGGGTGTATATCCTCAGCAGTTTCATTTATAATAATAAGTATTATCAAAGATGATGGTTTTCATATTAATATAGGGTAGATAAAATGAAAGATGAATTTGATGAGCTTATAGAAAAATTTAAAAGCAATACTGAAAAAATGAAAATTCTTGTTAAAAAATTAGAAGAACAAAATGAAAAGATTTATAATCTAAGGATAGAAATTAATTTAATTAATAGTAAGATTAGAAGTCGAAAGTTAGGACAAGAAGAAATCTTGAACTAATGGAGGATTTTTATATGTCATTGATAAATATTAAATGGTTTTTACAACCTGTACGTCGATGCACTAACGGTTGCTTATCCATGTGGGGGTGAGCCCCACAAATAGAAAGGATAAGGAATAAATTCTTCTTTGTTGCTATGTAAGTTTGAGCATCCAGAAGTTGGTGTAAATTATTGAATTATTATCTAAAAAAGATATCTTTTTGAAAGAGGATAGTAATACACAGCCATCTTTAATTTCTCTTTTGCACAAAGGAGAAGAATATATTTGACAAAAAAATAAAGAGCTTGTTTTATATTTAGTAATTTCCTGGTATGAATATTTGTTTAGTCTTGATGAAAGTATTCGTGATAATATAATATATAATTAAATGGAAGAATATGTTAAATTTGTAAATTCTTATAAGATTACAAAATAATTTACAAATAAAATAAGACTTTACTTGTATAATGGTTTTATGAATAGTGAAGTAAGAATATATTTATAAGATTGATTAATTGTGTAAGATGAATATTTTGTTATGCTATATCTTATTCTATTTTTTTTATGTAAAAGAGCTTAGACTTAAAATGAGGAATATAAAGTTATTAATTTTTATATTCTATATGATGTGGATTATTTTAATGCTTATATTTAATGGGATTAGAGTTGATAATCTAATGTGGTTCTTCCTAATTGCGGTATATTTTTTTATTAATTAGGAGTCTTTAGATACTTCTAATTTAGAATAGTATGTTGGTGTGTTTATAGAGAATAAAATGAATAATTTAGAAGAATGTTTTGCTGAGCTTTCTAAAATTTTAGAATCCGAAATAATTGAAGATATTAAAAACACTCCAGAAGAAAATCTATATATATATCACCATTGTTTAAGTAAATTTCTAATAAATAAATGCAATTTATGGACTTTTACTGGTCTAAGAGTTTTCCATCCAGATGATCTGTCAGGTATTATTATTACTTCTTTTCATCGCTACTTATGTAAAGAGCCGATTAATCTTGAATCTCTTATTAATTATTATGAGGAATATTGGAAAAGCAAGAAATGAGACCTGTAATTTTATACCGCGACCCATGTGATATAAGTTTTGATCAAGAATTAGAAACAATGAGAAGGTATTTCTATTGTACAAATAGTAGAGTTGATATCCAAAAAGGGGATTTAGTTATACCTAGATATTCGAGTTTGCCATATTATGAAGAACAAGAAAGAGATATTAATAAAGCTGGAGCGAAACTTATAAATTCATATCGCCAACACGAATATATAGCTGATATGAACAATTATTATTGGGATATAGAAGATCTTACTCCGAAGACTTGGTTTCGCCCGTATGATGTTCCTATTAATGAAAAAGGCGCATTTGTTTTAAAAGGAAAAACAAACTCTAAGAAATTTCTTTGGGATACCCATATGTTTGCAGAAGATCGCAACAAAGTAATGGAAATTTATTGTAAACTCCAAGATGATACTTTAATTGGATGCCAAGATATTTATATTAGAAAATTTATTCCATTATATAACTACGCCGTTGGAATTAGAGGGTTGCCCATATCTAAAGAATTTAGATTTTTTATAGCATACAAACAGATATTATGCGGAGCATTTTATTGGTCAAATTTTGCAGAGGACATTGCTGAAAAATTTGGTTTGGTTCCATGCGCTGACGTGGTTCCAGGAAAATTAATATTTGATATAATTGAAAGAGTTGGAGATAATTCTAATTTCTATACCATTGATGTTGCACAGACCGCCGAAGGCGAATGGATTGTAATAGAATTAAACTGTGGAACAATGAGCGGTCTTAGTAATAATTGCCCCAACATTTTATATTATATGTTAAAAGAAGTTATAGAGAAGGCACATGATTAAGAAAATAATTATTGCAATAGTTCTTTTATGTACGATGCCAATTGTAATTCTATTAGATGTTTTTGGATCTATTAACAAAACTCTTAGAATTATTAGTTTAATGTTTAGTGGTAAAAGTTTTGTAGATAGTGTTTGTACAATTTCAGAGCAAAAAATAGAATCAACTAAAGATGCTATTAATACTGTTGAAAAGTTTTTAGGGAGAGATAAATGAAATATTTATTACTAATAATACTTTTTATTTCTGCTTGTTGTACTACTCAAATACCCGTTCCATGTCCAACTCCAAGCATTTCCCCAGAAGAGATAAAATCTGAATCTCAGAAGATAGATGAAAAAGCTGCTTGGCAATATGCAGAAGATGAGGAATTGGTTAGTGCATTGGAAACCTCAGATCTTAAAAAATGGATTTTAGGGGTTTCTAAAAACATAGTGCTTGGCAATATCCACGAATTAGGAATTTATTTAAGAAATAATAGTAAAACTTTCGAATGTCGATATTTAATGATGGAACATTATTTTAGATGGTGAAAGAAAATTTGTTTACATTGCGCGTCTCTTCGTCAAAAAACAAAAATAGATTGGCCTGATACAGAAAAGCTTATTGTTATGGTTAAGGCAGAATCATATGTGGCAATAGCAAAGAAGCTTGGTGTCTCAGACAATGCTATTAGAAATAGAATTAAAAGACATCCATAAAATATTAATAATTTGGTTCCATAGTTTAGCGATAGAATATTCGGTTGTCGCCCGAACGGCGAGGGTTTAACTCCCTCTGGAACCGCACCGCTCAGTAGTGAAACGTAATCATTTCCGGCCCAAGTCCGGAAGTTCACGGTTTGACTCCGTGCTGAGCAACCAATAACCAAGGTCCAGATTTCAGGGATACTTCACAACTTTTAATTGTATCAAGCTCCCTGGTCGATTTATTCCTGGTTTATGCGCCTATGATGTTTAACGGTTAGCATGATAGACTTCCACTCTATTCGAGAGGGTTCGAATCCCTCTAGGCGCTTTCTTGGGGAATACGACAATGGCTTAGTCTTCCAGACTTTGAATCTGGCAATGTGGGTTCAAATCCTACTTCCCCAACTTTGCGAGGTCCAGTAAGGAGTTACTTCATTTACCAGGGCATCCGTGGAATTCGAGAGCCACTTTAGTCGATAGGGACGGATATTCATAAATCGTACTCTTTGCGCTTTTCCCCGCAATCCTTCCTTACTTTATTCCCCTATAGTTTAACGGTTTAAAACGGGCGGCTCTGACCCGTCTGATGTTGGTTCGATTCCAACTGGGGGAATTTTCTATAAAACTTAAGGAGAAATAGTATGAAAAATGGCAGTTTCAATCCACAGTCTGGCGACAAACTGTTTTTATCAGATGAAATTAAAAATGTGTTTGCTCGAAAAGATGAATGGTATGATGTGCGGCGCCAATGTGGTGTCGCAACTTATTGCGGTGGATTTTTAGAACGTGCTTATAATTACCTTTCGTTAGCACCTAATTTCCCTGATGGAGAGGTTGAAGTTGAAAGTTATGACCCTGATTTGGAAAATTGGATAACTACGCATCCCACCTTTTTAACTTTAAAAGTTATGACAGAAGAATCAAAACATTGGATGCCAACAGATAGAGATGGCTGTGTTGAAGATATTCCTGTATTTACTATCTCCATTGACCATAGAAAAGGTTTTGAACTTCCTGGCGGGCCATTTAAATGCCAGAAATGCGGAAATATTTATTATTGTGAATTAACTAATACATGTTTAAAATGTAGTAAGTAAAGCGAAAAGAAATGATTTTCAATATTTTTGGTTCACAAAGTAGCATAGACTACGATATTATGGTTTTTTTAGATACTATTCCTTCTATTCAAGAATGTAAAAGTCTATGTCTAGACTTTGAAAAGTCTTTACTACCAATATTACATAATAAGAAACTTAATATAAATTTAGCAGTAATAAAAGATGGAACAATTGTAGAAGTATTTAAAGGTACGCCGGATGAATGTAATAATTCTATACTAGCCACCTATCATTTACATGAACAATTTTGTCCACTACAAACAATCAAAATTCTGCCGCGCGATGTGGCATTGAAAGTTGCTAGAGCTATTCGTATTATTTTATCATTTTTATCACGATCTGAATATAGAACGGTTGTAAAAGAAGCTTTGAGAAGTAATACAGAAAAGAGAATCCAAGTATTAGAACAAATTGATTTTGAAAAAGTTGTGGACTTAGGTAAAAACAATCAAGATTTGATTGAGTTCTACAAACATGTGGCTTTCCAAATTGGTCAATGTTTGGGTTTATTACAAGGAATTGAATTATATAGCAAAGAAGATATGGCTGTTTGTTTTCCAGAATTGGAGCCTTATCTTAAACGAATGCCCAGTAACGCTAAAATACTTCAGGAATATAAAACAATATTTGTTAAGAAAATAAAAGAAGAGTTCCATGATTTTAGTGTTCTTAAAGAAGATTGGAAAGAAAAACATGTCAAATAAAGCCAAAGAAGCACTAGAGGCCGTATCAAAAGCAAGTGATGCGGTTAGTAAGTGGATGTACGATAAAGAAGAGCTTGGAGAAGATACTGAAGAATTTGATAAGTGGGGGAATTCAGCAGGCGATTTAATGGTTGATTGGCTTGAAACTTTAGGTGATGTTCATGATAGAATTATGGAGTACGCTAGAAAGTGGGGAGATTTGGATGATTAATCAACAAGCTGCGGCGGTTCTTAATGCTCTCGATGAGGGCATTATTGGTGGAATTATAGAGACATTAAAATATCAAAAGCCAGGCGTGACAAAAGACGAATTAACATATGAAATTAGTAAAATATTGTGGAGTTGGGACCAAGAAAGAATTAATTATTGGTGTCAATGGTATGGACTTATAAAGTAGACATATTATGTACTATGGAGAGTAAATGAGTAAGAAATACGAAACAAAGTTTTCTGGAACAAAACAAGAATATAGTAGTGGGGCAACGCGCGACAATTCTATTAGCAAAGGAAAATATGTTTTAATTTCTCCTATGGCTTTAAAGCGTCTTGCTGGTGTATATGAAAGAGGTGCAGCTAACCATGGGGATAGGAATTGGGAAAAGGGCTTTCCAATATCTCGCGCTCTTGATAGTGCCATTCGTCATATTTTTCAATATATTGAAGGCTTGAGAGATGAAGATCACCTAGCCCAAGCAGCTTGGAATATCTTTGCTGCCATTCATTTTGAAGAAATGATCGAACGTGGAAAATTGCCAGGAGATCTTAATGATCTGCCCAATTATCAAATAGAAAAAATAGAGCAGAATTTTGATATGGAAGTAGATAAAATTGAACATTCTTTTATAAATGATAACCGACTTACTGTGTACGATGAACCATATGCGACAGGTCCCGGCTCGCGTTCATATGCTCGTTTACAAGCAATGTGCGATGGTTATGGATGGGACGATGGGACGCAATTTCAACCTTATTGGAAACGAAAATGAAAAAGTCGGTTCGAGACAAAAAGCTTGAAAAGATTAAAAAAATAGCGAAAAAAGTTCGCAATGTGTTTGAAAAAATCGAAGAGAATGAAGGTTGGGCTGGTTGTCGCTTGGGCGGATATTGTGGACGAGCAGCAATTCAGTTACATCTCGCATGTAAAAGAGTAGGGATTAATATTAAAATCAGCGAAGGCATTGGACACGCCTACAATGAATACGACGGTTATATTATAGATATAACAGCAACGCAGTTTGGTGGTTATCCAAAGGTACACATTAGAAAATATAAACGCGCAACTAAAGAACTACCAGAGTTTTATCAAAAAGTAAGAACACATTTGTCGACTAAAACATTTGCTAGTTCATTTTGGATCCAGCAACGTGACATTGATAACGATCAGAAATTTATCTCAAAACATTTCCCCGGTATTAAAACCGGAGGTCGGAGGAGGATAAGATGTCAAAACTAAATACAAATCAGAAGAAAACCGTAAAGCAAGAAGTTAACAAGGCAGCAACTAAGAATAAAGCTAATGGGCTCGCCTATGACTTTTCCAGCCCGGCAGAGTATTTACTTGGAACTATTGGTTCGGCCATGTTTGTGGAGCCAAAATATTACCAAGATACAGAAAAGCTTGAAGATCTTAAAAATAAAGAGTTCAATACAGATAATCTTGATGAGCAAGCTGTTAAGATTATAAATGCTTGTTTTGAAATAGCTGAAAGTGATAGCCCGCGAGATTTACTTGCTCTTGCGCATTGGGCTCGTAAAGAACTCAATATGAGAACCACTCCGCAAATTATGCTAGCTGTTGCGGCAAAGCACGAGAACACTAAGCAGTTTGTGCGCAAATACGTGCCTCTTATTTCGTCTCGCGCAGATGAAGTAAAACAAGTTGTTGGTGCTTATGAACATTTATTTGGTTGGAAGGGTTTTCCAGCTTGTCTAAAGAAGGGTGTATCTGATCGTTTATCTACTATGTCTGAATATGAGATTATGAAGTATAATACAGATGGTCATCCGTCTTTTAAGGATCTTTTGGGATTTTGTGAACGTAAAGAAGGATACCCATTCTCTAAGCCAGTGCGCGAATTTATTCTTAAGGGAGAAGTAATTGATCCTCAAGCTACTCCTATGTTTGCCGCACGTAAGGAACTTACTTCTCGTAAGGTTTGGAGTAATGATATTCCCGTATTAGCAAAAAAAGCGGGAGTTACTTGGGAAGTTCTATTATCTCAGTTTGGGAATAAGAAAGAGGTTTGGGAAGCCGTAATACCGAATATGGGATACATGGCACTTTTACGTAATATTGGAAATTTCCTAGGTGCAAATATTTCTATTGAAATGTGTAAATATGTTGCTCAACAATTATCCAATAGAGAGAATGTTCAAAAATCTAAGCAACTTCCATTTAGATTTTTGGCTGCTTATAGAACTCTTTATCCAGAGGAACAGAATTGGTATTCTGGAATAATGAAGCGAGCTGGCGTAGAACGTGATAGGGCTTCTTGGGACAAGCAGAAAATGCAGATCATGCTTGATGCTATTGAGACTGCCCTTGATTATTCTATTGATAACATACCGATGCTTCCTGGTGTTACTTGTATTGTTGCGGATAATTCTGGAAGTATGAGCACGCCAATATCCAAGGATTCGGTTATGACTATCAAGGATGCTGCAAACGTATTGTGTGCAATTCTACATAAGCGCTCAAAAGAATCTTTGGTTGGCGCTTTTGGAACGAATGTGGTATGGCCGCCGCTTACTACTAGAAACTCTGTACTTACTAACATGCAGAAAATTGCAACCTATGAAGACAATTTTCGTGGACACTCGACGGATGCATGGAAAATTTTTGATTATTTGCTTGCAAAGAAAATCAAAGTAGATAGAATTGTTGTTCTTTCTGACATGCAATGCTATGATTCTATGGGATACGGTGCCAGCGTAGCAGAGAAGTTTAAGTTATATCAAAGAACCGTGAATCCTAACGTTTATGCCCATTTTTATGATCTTAAGGGCTATGGTACTAAACAAGTAGCATCTGGAAACGTTAATGTTGTGGCTGGATTTTCTGAAAAGATTTTCAATCAGATATTAACATTCGAAGGTGCGGACTCTGAAGATGGAAGAATTTTGCCATCATTGGAGTATGTTAGAACCAATTATTAAAAAAAATACTTGGAGGCCACAAACCTCCAAGTATTTTCTATCAATAATAAAGAATTAATATACTCGATTGGAGATATTATGTTATCATTTATACGTCAAACATCACAGCCTTTTAGTTATAAGCATCTAGCTAGCTGGGGATGTGTGCGTATAGTTTCCGCCATTGAACTCCCAGCAGTATTGGGTAAAGATAATCGCGAAACTAGACCACCAGGCGGATAATATATAATAGTTTTTGATGACTTGATGCCGCCTGGTCCTAAAAAACCAGGCGGTTTTTTTATGTATGGAGAAAAAATGTCAGATCACCAAAGTACAGATAGAGATTATCCTTGCCCAGATTGTGGAAATATCGAGTGGTTTCACATGATGGATAGCTTAGCTGATGCTTGTACTCAATGTGGCTATATTCGCGTTGGTTTTCCTGGGCAATGGAAAAAAGGTCCCTCGCTTCGCGAATGGGCAAAAGACATATACGAAGCTAATGAGGAAAGGCGTAAGAAAAATGGCAAACATTGATAAGCAAATGGTTGCGAGGATGCCGGTTAGGGAATTTGCAGAGTTTACACTTGATTATAGAAATGATTGGTGTATACCAATAAAGAAGATTTGGGCTAAAAAAGAGATTGATAGGTTTACATTTAAACTTTCTGATAATGAAGGTCTCCTTGAATGTAGTCCAAAATTAGCACAAGAATTATCAAGAACAGTTGGTACAACGCTTAAAAGTGCCTGCATAGATACATCAAAAGTAGATAGTGTTAAAATAATAATTGCAAAGAATAAAGAAAATGTTAGCGGCTACTGTATAGGTGTATATACCGACGAATTACCAAAAAGAAACGCTTTTGCTAGAGCGTGGTCATCAATAAAAGGCGTTTTTAAGTGAGGAGATAGTTTAATGTTACAATCAATTTGTTGTAATATGTGTGGCAAGGAGATGACTACAGAAAATATACAAGCAAATGTTTCCATTGGCATTATTAATTATTGTGACAAATGTGAACAACGTCATGAAGATTTAATAAAACTTTATTTTTGTTGTATAGATTGTTTAATAGAATTTACTAATAAAAAAATGACTTGGCAGATTTTAAGATTGAGAGACAAAAAATGACCATATGTAAAGGCGGGCCAAATTGTGGTTGGGCGGGGCATGTATATAATTGTTATTGTAATAATTCAGAAATAGATAGAATTTTAAAAATCAAAAAAGTTATAGAAGAAGTAAGAGAATTCTATAAGAATGAATATTTTCCTATTACCGCTTGGGAAAGTTTTTATGAGCCATTTATATCAGCAATTGATGAAATTGAAGCAATTTGTTATGGAAGGGAAACTAACATGCTTGATAAGGGTAAATTTGATTGTTATAGGATATATATATAATTGTTGTAGTAAAAATAGATAAAGTTTCAAGGACAATAATAAATTTTATAAAAATTTGTAGATGTCTGTATTGTTGGCATGAATTTCTGCATGGCAATTTAAACACAATAGAACACATTTATCAAGCTCAAGTTTTAATTTGTTCCAAGCCATGTCGTGATGCCCAGAGATCTGGAAATTTTTCTCTAATGGGTTTATATGATGAAATCCAAGAGCAAATATAGATTTTGAGTAGCCACAAATTATACATTTTCCTCCTTTATATTCAATGCATTTTATTTTTCTTCTGTAACGATTTTTTGTTGAATTACAAGTACTACATAAATAATGTGACATGTTTGAAGCTCTTTGGTATTCGAATTCTTTATTACAAGAGGCACATATACACACATTACCATTTTTATACATAGAATTTTCTAAAGATTTAGTATTGTGTTTATTAAATGGAGAACAACCGAGACAAAATTTTCTTTTGCTTAAATTTCGTTCTTTTCCATCTATGATAATTCGATTGGGGAAACTTTTATTACATTTTTTACACTGTGGCATATATTCGCTCCTATTTAAAATATGTAGTTATGTGCGACTATTGATAGATTGGTACCATTATGCTACAAAATAACACTTACCAGAGGTGAACTATGAAATGGGAATACACTAAGATATATGTTAATAAACAAAACAATAAACGTATCCAAGAACTTGAAAACGTTGGTTGGGAATTATTTTCTGTTCGCGCTGGTAATGATGGAAATATTTATGCCATATATAGACGAACAAAATAATCTATGAATATTTTGACATACCTATTAGGAAATCTAATTTGGAGGCTCAGGTATGTCAAAAAGAAGTTGGTCGCGAGATGAATTTGTTGAAGCGGTTAAATCTTGTTTTTCAATAAACGAGGTTTTAGAGAAACTACAACTTCATCCAGGATCTGCTAATAGAGAAACAGTTAAAAAATATATTATTATTTTTAAATTAGACATTTCACATTGGAAAAGAAAAATTGGGAAATGCACACATAAAACGCCCATAGCTGAATTACTTATATGTAGTAATAAATATTTATACAGACATACTTTAAGAAAAAGAATAATAAAAGAAAATCTTATTGAATATAAATGTGCCATATGTGGAATTCTAGAATGGAACGGAACTATTTTAACACTACATTTAGACCATATAGATGGCAACAACAAAAATAATAAATTAGATAATTTAAGATTTCTTTGTCCAAATTGTCATTCTCTAACCGATACTTATTGTGTTGCTAAGAATAAACCAAAAAAGAGAAGATGTAAAGACTGTGGTTGTATAATAACCCATGCTGCCAAAAAATGTAAAAAATGTGAAGCAGTTTCTAGAATTAATAAAAAGAGTAAAATTATATGGCCAACATTAGAAGAACTTACTAAAATGATAAATGAGAGTTCATATTTAGCAGTTGGCAAAAAATTAGGTGTAAGTGATAATGCTATTAGAAAACATATTAAAAACCAAATAAAATTTAATAACGCTCCTGTGGTGAAATAGGCAATCATACCTGGCCCTTACCCAGTTCGAGTTGTAGGTCCGAATCCTACCGGAGGCACTTATTACAAAGATGGAGTTTATAATGAAAGCTTGCAAGGCTTGTAGTAAATGTGGTTATAGTTTATATAATTTATCATATCTTGATGCTGTAAATTTTAAAGGAGAAGACCCAAGACAATGGTGGTATGTTTGTGATAAATGTCTTGATAAAGAAAATCGTGAGTGGATTAAAAGAGAAACAATAGAAAGAGATAAAGAAACATATGAGTGATATTATTCAAGGTCTTTGGATAGGTGATAATCTTTCCACTATAGAAAGACTATCTATAAACTCTTTTCTTAAAAATGGCCATGAATTCAATCTATATCTATATAAAGATTTAGAGACTCCCGCCGGAACTATTATAAAAGACGCAAACGAAATTCTTCCAGAAAATTCTATATTTTATTATGGTCCTGCAGCAGGTCCTTCTAACGGGAGTGTATCTTCTTTTTCAAATCTGTTTCGTTATACTATGCTTTATAAATGTGGTGGATATTTGGTTGATTTAGATGTGATTTGTTTAAAACATTTTGATTTTCAAGATCCATATGTCTTTCATAATAGTCATAATGGAGAAATAGGTTCCGACATAATAAAAGCATCAATTAATAGCGATGCCATGAAATATGCTATTGATCGTTGTATGGAAAAAGATTTTAATAATTTAAAACATAAGGAAATTGGCCCATGCTAGTTAAAGAGTGTGTTGAAAGGTTTAATTTAACTCAGTATTTAAAACCAATTGATACATTTACTTATCTCGGTTGAGAATTTTTTAGTATGGTAAATCCAAAATATAAGATAAAAGAGGGTATTTATGCTATACACTTATGGAATGAGATGTGGTGACGATATAAAAAAAGATAAAGACAAATTATATGATCCAATCTGCGTATATGGGCAGCTTAAACATAAATACTTATAAGCCCAACTTATGGACGGAGGTTTGATGACAAAGAGACAAAGAAAAATCAAAAGTATGAATAATTATAAAGAAGCGCTTATAGAAATTTCTTTATTGTGGGGCGCATCCATTGATTCGCCTGATGGACAAAGACTTATAAAACTAACGAAAATGATTGATGAATTTGAGGAAAAGAAATTTCCAGAATTTATAAAATTAAATAAGGGAAAAGATGAGAAGAAAACCTATTGATAAATACGAACGACCATATAGAATTTATAAATCTAAATCTTGGTTTTTATGAGAAAAATGTAGCGAATGTAGAGATGAGATTCGTCGCGAATAATTTATAAAGTTGATATTGGTTGGTATACAAAACGAATTACAAATGACTGTGGTGCTATTGTTCGTTTATCTATTGACCAATATAATTTCTGTTCTGAGTGTTGTATAACTCTAACAGACGCTAAAATTTATTTATAGTAAAATACTTGCCGTTGTACAGATAGGAAAAAATAATGGAACAAAAGTCTCTTGATTTTTTAAAGCAACTTATAAATACTCCAAGCCCATCTGGTTTTGAAGATGCTGCTGCTAAAGTTTGGAGAGATTATTTGGGTGATGCAGTTTATGATACAGATGTATATTGTGGTTCATATGCTGTTGCCGGATTTTTCCACTATCCAACCATAATGTTAAGTGGACATATCGATGAAGTTGGATTTATGGTAAACTACATAAATAGTGATGGTTTTGTATATGTAGATATGATTGGTGGAGTTGACCCCACTGTTGCAGTTGCTAAGCGGGTAACAATCCATAATAAAAATGGACCGATTAGTGGTGTATTTGGTAAAACAGCAATTCACCTTCTTGACAAAGAAGATAAGGCAGCAAAACTCCATCAAATGTTTATTGATATTGGTGCCAAAAACAAAGCAGATGCGCTCAAGATGATTTCTATCGGAGATCCAATTACTTTTGATGTTAGTTTTGAAGAATATCCTAATAACCTTATTGTAGGACGTGGATTAGATGATCGCATTGGTGCATGGTGTGTTGCTGAAGCTATAACTAAACTCAGAGAACAACGGGCAGATCTAAAGTGTCATGTTATTGGTGCAGCGACAATCCAAGAAGAAAATGGGATTTATGGTGCTAAAATTGCCGTAGAAAAAGTAAAACCAGATATTGCTATTGCAATAGACGTAACACACGCAACAGACAGTCCAGGCATATCAAAAGAAAAATGTGGCGATGTTAGGCTTGGCGATGGTCCCTCGGTAAACATTGGATCTACTTCTCATCCTAAACTCAATCAAATGTTAATCGATACGGCAGAACGAAACAACATTCCACTGCAAATGGAAGCAAGCCCAAGACGTAGTGGAACTGACGCTGATGAGTGTTTTAGAGCAAGAGGTGGTATACCAACCGCAAATATTTCTGTTCCTAATAGATATATGCATACTCCAGTAGAGATGATTAGTCTTGATGATTTAGAAAATACTGTAAAACTGCTTGTCAAATTTTGTTTGGAATATCAAAATGTGGATTTTAGGAGATAGAAATGACAAACCAAGATGTTGGCGATCTAATTGAAATAAAAGAAAAGATGAAAGAATTGATTGGCGATGCAAAGTATATTCTAAAAAGCGCCCCAGAACACACCTGGAATAGGGCAAAATATTATTGGATAAGCGCAATTGAATGTGTTATTGATAATGATAATGATTGGGTAAGTGCTAGAACTCCGACATTTGAAGATACAATTAATGAACTAAGTATAGATGATGAAGAGGAATATGAAGATGAAGAAGTTTGTGAGGATTGAACATATTCGCTGTGGAGAATTTGAAGGATATACTTATCTTTTAGCTCCTGAAAACATTACACAAGAACAATTTGAAAAAGATGTAGATACTGCTACCCAAAATTATTTTAAAGCAAAAGAAGAGTTTAAGAAGATGAGTGACAAACCCAAGTATGTTGGAACTGGTATAGCTGATTTCCCAGAAGACATGACAATCAAAGAGGCAAAAGAGCTATATAATAAACTAACAAATGAGCGCTGGAATTGGGAATCAAAGGAAAGACAAGTATCTAAGTCATTTGGATTTTGGATGACCGACCTTGGTTATTTGCTTCTGGGCGATATCGAAGATGGGTATATTATTGAAACTTTTGTGAATTGGGGGCATCGTCACGGAGAGCATATAGATTATAGTTTAACCGATACAGATTGCAAATTTGATGGTGAAAAAAGATGAAATTTATTAGTTTTTTAATTGTTTTTTTAATTAGTAGTATTTGTTTTGCTCAAAATTTTCATATGGACACACTGGCTTCATATAAAAAATGTCGTCAAGATTTTGCTGTTAAACTGTGTAGACTTAATCCTGATAAATATCGTTGTGTTAGGTTTTACAAAGATAGACAAAAATATGTTACTTGGGACGAAATTTTTGGTACATCTGGTGAGAGAGTGAAGCAGATGGTTCAAAAAGTGAATCGGCGGAATACTCTTATATGGATAAATCACTGTATCGCTTTGCCATTTAATTTATCCAAAGATGAACTAGAGTTTTCACCATTCCCCAAAACAAGCGCTGACAATGAAAAATTTATAACTGTGGATTTAGGTAAACTTGCATGGGGTGCTTATAAAGATGGAAGGCTTGTTAAATGGGGAGTAGCAAATGGTGGCATCGGAAAATGTAAAGAAACAGGTAAAAACACGTGTAAGACGCCAGCCGGCGAATGGAAAATATATGAAATTAAAAAGGGTTTCCAACGCTCATCTTTATATCCAGTTGAATGTATAAATAAAAAGGAATGCGGCCATCCATACTACAATGTAATGAAATTTGGTTTACATGGAGAAGCATTACACGGCGAAAAAGAAGGTCATGTTCCTGGAGCAAATATTTCTCACGGATGTGTTAGAATATTTAAGAAAGACTCAAAATGGCTTATCGAAAATTTTATTGAGCTTGGAACTAAAGTATTTGTTGAACCATACTAAAAAATAGTTCATAAGGGTTATTTAGAACTCTGTAGATACAGCTATAATGACCGCAGAGGCGCACTAAAAGCAAAACAGCAACGATGTCAGATTTATATTAAAACGGCGTGAAAGCGGTCCTAGAGCGTTTTAAGACATTTCTCAAATGAGGTATAAATGGCAGATGAAAAGAAATATTTTGAGCCCGGCAAAATAGGAGAAGCATCCTGGGATACAGTAATCAAAAGACGATTGATTGGCAAAATAATAAAATAAGAATAATTGGGGATTTTGAAACTTCTTATATCCATTGGACAAAAGTAAACGATAGATGGAAAATGCAAAAATGTGAAGATGAAAAAGATTGTGATCTGTGTAAACAAAAGATGCGTAGGACCCCAAGATATAATGTAATAGCTTTAGATAAAACAGACAATGTAATAAAAAAAGTAGAATTTGGTGTTCAGGTGTTCCAACAAATTTCTAATCTTATTAGAAATGGTAATGACCCTCAGCAGTGCGATTTTATTATAAAAAAAGAACATACTGTAAGTAATATTCCAACCTATAGAGTTTTTGTCGATGATACTGGTCCTCTTGACATTGAATCTAAGTTAGCAATTAATGAATATGAAAATGAAGAAATACCGATTGCTAATCTAGTTCTAGACGCGGATATTTGTCCTCATCATAGAATTAAAGGTGTAATTACAAATAATATTTGTAAATGTCCAATATGTAATCACATAATTTGGGGAAATAATGGTTGAACTATCAGATGCCGAATTACAATATAGAATTATATATTCTATTATAGTTGCCGGCAAAAATGCTAGATTTGCTGAAGAAAAGACTAAACAATTATTAAAAGACATGGATTATGGCGAAACACCTTTTCATACTATTGGCCGGTGGATTGCCCATATAAGCGAACTGTTGGAATTGAATATAACAGATATGGTTTTATATAAACTAAGAGAAACTAAAACCGGAAATTACAATAAAATAAATAAATGCTTAAGAGAGCTAGTTTGTTCTAACATAAATCTACGAACTTGCTCTGTCGAAGATCTAGAAAAGATTTATGGTATTGGTCCAAAAACTGCAAGGTTTTTTATTCTTTGGACTCGGCCAAATGCCAAGTGTGCCGCGCTTGATGTTCATGTCTTGAGATGGCTGGGTAAACAGGGTTATAAAGTTCCTAAGTCCACGCCAAATGGAAAACAATACAAAGAGCTTGAACAAGCTTTTTTAGATGAGGCGGATAAACTTAATATGACACCATCTGAGCTTGATAAAAAAATTTGGGTCGGCTCTTCAAATTATGGGAAAAAATATGGAAAATGGAATCCCGATGATTTTGTTTCTATAGGAGAAGATTTAAAATGAACATGTATAGTTTTTGTGTTGATGAATTAAATGAATATGCAAATCAAGTTAAAGATGCGCTTTACAAGATTTATATTATGACGGTATAATAACTGAAGATCAATTTAAAGAGTTTAGTAAGACAAAAATTATTACAAATATTAAATTAAGTTTGGTCTCAGCATTTTTTAAAAGATTACTTAAAAAAACTCCCGCTGTTGGAGATTTGAGAATTATTGTAGGAACAACTAGACATTAAAAAATGAGTTTGAAGAATAAGAATAACTTCTTAAAAAGGAAGATGTTTGAGAAGCGTTTAAGAAAGGATAAGCTGTAAAAGTAGAGTTTTTTGATCTTGGACAAATAGCATTGCCCTACCAACAACAAACATTACTTAAACACACTATAAGCGAAACTGGCGAGATTAGTGTTTGTATAGGCATTACTGGATATTGGAATAGTCCTATTCCACAGAATGGTGGGATTATTATGGTTCCAACCTGGTCTTGTATATATATATTCATCCGGTAAAAAACGGCTTATTTAAAAATATGTTTTGTATTTCAAGCAGTCTTCCCACACAGATGGTAAGCGTTTCACACAACTGTTATATAGAATTTGAAAAGGGAGATACCCTTGAAATAGTCGCAGATCCAAATCCAGGTCATCCATGGCTTTTTGTATCATTTTCTGTAGATTTATTATATTATGAGTTGGATGTTTATAGAAAACCTACTAATAATTTAATAGAACCAAGAAATAATGATGGTCGTTCGAATTGTTATTGGTGCGGTGGCAAAACTAAGAATGTTTCCAGTATTAATGAAGTTTATCAAATTTTTTCAATATGTGGAAAATAAAAATGGCAGAAGAAATTTTTTATAAAATAAAGAGGCGGTCCGATGATTTGTTTTCTAATGGCGGCTCTTATCCAAAGTTTACTAAAAAGGGCAAGATATGGAGAACTCTTGGACATTTGAGAAGTCATTTAAATAGTGTAGGGATTCTTCGTGGGTTTCAGATTTATGAAGATTGTGAGATAGTTGAATTAGTTTCTAATGAACACGTATTATGTAGTGTAAGAACTGAACTTGAAAACGCAGAGAGAAGAGAACAGGAAAGACAACGCACAATTCTAGAAAGACATCGTTTAGATGTTGAACAACGAGCTAAAGAAGAACAGGATGCTGAAATTAAGAAATTGAAAGAGCTTTTGGATAAATATCCCGAATTTGAATCTATTTTAACAACGGGAAAAATTATAAAACGTGGAGTATAAAAATGTTTAAAAAGTTTTGTTTAATGCTGGGGCTCTTAGTATTGTTTATGTTGGCGCCAATTTTGGTTGGTCTGGCAAATGGAGATGAGATAAAAAGAGATACTAATATACATATCCACAATACACATGCTGTTGGTGTCTTGTTAGAAACCAAGTGTGATTTTAATTATAAAACACAAAGTTATAAATTTTATAAAAGAATATTTGTCCCCAAAAAAGATGATAGAACTATTTCTGTTCCTTATGGTCTTAAAGAATGCGAAATTTGGGTCATTAAAGTAGTTTTTTGGTAATAATTTAATGATTATAATATCTGGTATTTACTATATTAAAAATATAACAAATAATAAATTATATATTGGAAGTAGTAAGGATATATTAAAAAGATTTTATGAACACAAAAGACTTTTGAGGCACAACAAACATCATTCCATTAGACTTCAAAGAGCATGGGATAAGTATGGATAGAATAATTTTATTTTAATGTTTTAGAAGAATGTTCGATTGAATTATTATTACAAACGGAACAAAAGAGATTAGATGAGTTTAAAAGTTATGAACCAGAATTTGGGTATAATATAAATTATTTTGTTGAACAAATGCTTGATATTAAGGGAGAAAATCACGGCAGCTCAAAGCTTACTTGGACTGAAGTTTTTGAAATTAGAAATTTATATAAAAAATGATAAAAGACTTACGCTCAAACAGTTAGGAAAAAGATTTAATGTTTGCTCAGGAACTATTTTAGCCGTTGTTAGAAACAAAACTTGGATAGACCCAAATTATAATTGTGATGAAATAATTTATAAAGACCCATAACGACATTCCCATGCTAAGTTATTTGGAATGATGTTAATAATATTAGACAATTATATATTGATGGATACAGAATATTCGAAATTGAAAAATTGTATAAAGAAAAAGATATTTCATTTAGCGCTATAGAAAGTATAGTAAAAAAATGAAACATGGAAAGATGATAAATATATATTACCAGTTTTAGATAATAAAAATATTGTGGCAATAAGACATGGTATTAATTTTGAAATAGCATGTAAAATTAGGGAAATGTATAAAGATACAACTATTTCATTTTTAAATATAGCCAAAAGGTTTAAAATAAGTGAAAATTTGGTTAGAAATATAGTATTGAATAAAGTATGGCCACAGGAAAATTATAAGTATATGGCTAAAGAAAATCATAATATGCTCGCTAAAAGCGGAGAAAATCTAAACTTAATAAAGACATGGTTAAAGAGATAAGAAATTTTTATAATAACCAAGATTACACATTTTCTATGCTAATGGAAAAGTATAGTCTTTCCTACGGGGGCATTCAAAAAATTATAGAAAATAAAACCTGGTTTGACCCAAATTATATGCGTGTTTGTTTTTATATCATAAAAATAATAAGTAAATTCCAATTCAATAAGAAAATTAAACTACAACTTAGAGGGAGCCAATGGAGCAATTTAAAGAGTCGAGAAGTTAATAGAACGGTAAAATGATGAGTTCATAAGTCTTTTATACGATACATATAAAGACGATATAAAGATAAAATGGAAAGATAGTATTAAAGAGATTATTAGTTTGTAAAGATTTACATAACCAGGGTTATATAAATGAAAATTACGGATTTAAAAAGGTGATATAGTAGTTTTAAAATCTCAAGGTTGGGGTATGTCTAATAAAAAACTTCGTATTAAAAAGGTCGAAGAAAATGTTAATGGATTTAAAGTATATTTTACAAATTTCTTTGATGCAATGAGAATTTGGGGTGGGAATAGTAAGCTTGAAGATTGGTTCAAGATCATATCTTTGAAAGAAGATTGAAAATGGTTTCTATATAAACCACACATGTTTGGGACAATTTTTGAAATTGTAAAATTAGGAGATGCTGCTTGAGATATATAAAACAACGCGACAAATATGCGTGTGGACCGATTGCTATTATGAACGTTTTAAAATGGGCGGGCGCCAAGATTACTTATAATTCACATTTTAAGCATATTAAAAAAATATCTAATTGCGGTATTAGTGGTACTGATTATGACGGCATTGTTAAGGTGGTTAAGAGTTATAAAAAACTTTTTGATGTTTTGGAATGTCATTTTATATATATTAGCGACATTGACTACTATATAAAAAATAGGGGCTCCATTATTTTAGAATATTATTATAAAGACTTAGAATCTTTTGATGGATATTCTGGACATTATGTGTTTATTTCAGGAAAATTGGGCAAACATTATCTAGTGGTAAATAATTATCGTGAGGGAAAAGCACTTCAAATATGTAGCCGGCGTAAACTTAAGACCATGATTAAATCAAAAATTACTTTTGGTAGAGATGCAAGAGCTATTATATTATTTAAAAAGGAGAAATAATGAAAAAAGTTTGTAAGGAAATACCTTTAGATGAAACAAGTAGCAATGAAGTAGAAAAAGTTCAAGAAGGATATACTTTAATCTATGCTAGCGGAGATGGAGAAATAGATTATATTTATGTAAATACTTTGAAACAAGCTGAATTAGAAGCATTAGATATAATTGACGATGGCGAGACAGACATTGATGAAATTGACAATTTTGAACATATAATTTGCGTTTTAAAGGGTAGAGTTGAACCACTTGGAATTAAATTTACACGTAGCTTAAAGATAGTAGAGGAATAAAATGGTTAGGTTAGAAAATTGGTCTTTGTGTTTTAGGGGCAACGATTTTTATATGGTACCAGAGAGACAAAATATTTCTCTCCAAGGAAATGCGTATGGACATCCTAATTTTGAAGATGGAAAGTTTGTCGTAACCTCAAAAGTTATGGACTTAGATATTTCTAATGGTAGATCATCAACATACTCTGGTAGAGAATATATTTTGGGACAGGCAAATCAAGAATGGATAGTTTGGCTTAGAGAAAATAATTTTACAGAGTATTTAGATGGAATAGAAAAATTATCAGCTACATTGTTAAATTAATGTCGATATTTATACAAACATACATTACATAGAGTGTATGTTATGGAAAGGCCATCCCGCAACGATGCCGGGTGCTACGAGTGAGCCGTAAGGTTCTGAGGGTTTAACTCCCTTCCTTTCCGCAAAGTTTTTATATTTATTAAATTTATTATGTTTATAATTATATCTAAATATTTCTGAGCTTTTATTGGTTTGAAATAATTTAATTGAGAAGAATCAATAATACAAAGTTCGATGCCTTTTTCAAAGCAGGCTTAAAATTTTCTTGTATCATTGTTTTGAATAGATGCTAGTTTTTCTTATCCATGGATTGATTCATAATGATATATAATGTTAAGATCAAACACAAGTAATAAAGTTAGAATATAAATATCTAATTCAGAATTAATTATTTCTTTATTATTGAATAATATTTATAAATTGGGATATAACTTTTTAAGTTCAGTCTCTAACCAACACTCTAATTTAGAACGACGAGTTTCAGTAGTTTTATGAGTGTTTTGGTAAGAACAAGCACAAGAATGGCTGTAAACTATTTTTATATCTTATTTGAGATTTCTTTTTGTAAATAATTTATTATATTGAGAACAATAAATTTCTATTGTGCCATTTTGTATTATATTATTCGCTATATTTTAAAGAACAAAAAGTTTTATCAAGGGTGGCAGTCAGTCCAAGAAGCTAGATATTTTAATTGTTGGAAAAAAGAAATTGAAAAAGAAATTATAGATGAAGAATTAACAAGGCCAGATGGCCGGCGAGCTTTTCACCCATTCTTCAAAAAATTTAGGAGATGATAATGGAAAAGGGAACTTTTGTATATGATATAAATTTAGGAGAATTGGCTAAAGAATTAAGAGAAGCTTTGGCAACTGGCAGGATGCGTTATGATGAGGCTCTTGAAGTTATGAAGAAAGCTATTAAAACATCAATAGCGGAAAGGCAGTAGAGTATGATAGAACAAAGAATTAGTAGAGAAGATCTGCTTAAAATAAAAGAATACGGAATTATAGTTATAGTTCCTAATTCATATATTAGTAGGTATCAAGTGTATGACTGGATTACTAGAAATGACGCAGCTTTACAGCTAATTATAGAATTTTCAGGTATAGAAATAAAGGATTATAGTTCTCTTTCGTTTAATTTTGAAGAGAATTTTAGTCGTAATTGTTTGTTAGTTAGGATAACTTCTAGGACACCTATGGATGGATTATATGAAATGAACCCTGGTGCTGAATATGTTCAACTAAGTTTAGCGAGGTGTATAAGTGGCTCATAAGAAAAATTTAGCGGTTGATTTGGATGGAACACTCTTTAAATACGATAAGTTCCGTGGTTGGGACCATTTTGGTGAACCAAACGAAGGAATAGTTGAACTTCTCATGAAAGTAAAAGAAGCTGGTTGGAATATTATAATATGGACTGTAAGACAAGAAACCGAGAAAATGAAAGAGCATCTTGCCAAATATAATATTCTATATGATTATATAAATTGGCAGCCATGGCCAAAAGACGGAAGCAGAAAGATTGCAGCTGATGTATATCTTGATGATAGAGGAATTAGGTTTGATGGAAAAACCGAGGGGCTTCTAGAACAAATTCTAAATTTTAAACCTTGGTTTAAAGAGGAAAAATGATTATTACTGCTGATGATCCAAATGCTATAGACATAAAAGTTTATGACAGAGATGGAAAACAGCTGCCAGGAGTGCTTTGGGTAGATACAGATACTATGACTGGAGAAAAAGTATTATTGCCGGGTGAAAGTGCACATGGCTACTCCTTAAACTTTACTACAGGAATTTATACTAAAATAATTGATATTTATGAAATCAATGGCCCAAACATTTTCTATAAGAGAAAAACTAGCAAACGAATTATTAATTCTGGAGTTATAAAATGAAGAGAAAAATTGAAGTGTCCTATGATGGAAAATGGCCGTGTACTTGTATGGGAAATTTAATTATAAAAGTTGATAATAAAGAAGTATATAATAAAAAATATTGTTGTGCTTCTTCAGGATCTGTATGGTTTGGTAAAGAATGGGATGCTCATGTAGAGGCTGGAGAGCTTGAATGGAAAGATGCGAATGACTTTGATAATGACATTCGCAATGCAGTTCGTGATGTTTTGGAAAGAATTACAGTATGTTGTGGGGGCTGTATATGAAAGATTATTTTAAGGATGATAATGAAATTATCGAACACAGAAGTAAGGAATTTTCTCCATCTGGATTTTAGTTAGACATTATAAAACATCTCCTGGCTGCTGGTCATATTCTCGTGGCACGGTTTATCGTCTATATCCATATGAAAAAGAAATTTGTGATATTAAACGCAATTATTGAGTTTTTCATCATTCTTGGGCTACCAGAAATGGTCAAGAATGACCATTCCTGAAGCCCGCCGCAAGTCGCGCGACTTTAGTCCCAGCGAATAGGCGGGCTTTTTTCTTTGGCTTTAGCCACATCTTTTAGCTTGCCTTTGTGTTGAGGAGATGTATAATGGATACAAAGGAAACAACAAGTTTATGGATTACCAAAGAGACGAGCATCGGGTTCATTTAGTGGTTTTTCATTTAGTTTGGACGCCAAAACGGCGGGGGCACCGCCTTCGAGCGCTAACGCAGGCTGAAGTAAGGCCACACGTTGTTCGAGAAGCTGCTGGGCTTTAGCCCAAGCAGAGTGTCACTGATGGAATATATGTTTGGACAGAAAAAAACTCTCACACTATGTAAGAGAACATAAGATATTGTTAAATATTGTTAGATATTATTAGATAGAGATTTTATAGCATATGTGCTAGAAATAACAATGAAAAATGTTTTAAAAAGTGATGATAAATGAAACTAACAGATTTGGTGGGCAGATGAGAATAGTATTAGCTACAAAAAATAAAGGGAAGCTTGTTGAATTATCTGAAATGTTATGTGTACCTGGTATTGAATTTGTTCCAATGTCTAAATTTGATATTCCAGATATCGAAGAAACTGAAAGATCATTTTTTGTAAATGCGGTATTAAAGGCACGAGCCGTTTGTGAAATAACTGGTTTGCCAGCAATTGCCGATGATAGTGGTTTGGAAATAGACATTCTTGGTGGTTTTCCGGGTATAAATTCTGCCCGTTGTGCTGGAGAAAATGCTACTGATGAGCAGAAAAGAGATTTTGTTTTAGATAAACTAAGAGAACATATGAATCGCAATGCCCAATTTGTCTGCTGTATTGCTTTTTGTAAAAAGCCGTATGGAGATGATACGTTTTTTGGTGGCCACTGCCGTGGCGAAATTTTAAAGGTTCCAAAAGGAATAGCGAAGCCGGGATTACAGTATGATAGTATTTTTTATCTTCCAGAACTAGGAAAAACATTTGCTGAACTTTCCGATGAAGAAAAAAATAAAATAAGTCATCGTGGTTTAGCTATTAGAAAGATGAAATATTTCCTTGAGACTCAAGATTTTACAAAAGAGATGTTATAATGTGGTTTGTATATTTAGCACAAGGTTGTGATGGACAATTGTACTGTGGAATTACTACCAATACAGCTCGCCGCATTAAAGAGCATAATACATCAAAGCGTGGTGCTAAATGGGCAAAAGCACATAGACCGCTTAAATTAGTGTGGACAGAAGAACATGAATCAAGAAGTGAAGCTTCTAAAAGAGAAGCTCAAATAAAAAAGATGGACAAAATAGAAAAGAGAAAGTTGATATATGAAAAAGAATAAACAAAAAAAAGAATGTTAAAGAAAAAGTATGTATTCGTTATGCTGGTCCATATTCAGATGGAAGATATGTAATATTATCTATTTGTTCATTAGATTGTGTTGGTAAAAACGATATAAAGTTAAAATATGATAAGGCCCGCTCGTTCCAAAGGGATAAACTCTGTCAATAAATATTCATTATAATGTAAGTATCTTTGGAGGCTTACATTATAATGAAAAAACTAACTCGCTGTCCCATATGTGGCTCTAAGGGAGAGGATGCTGTTTTTGCTTTTTATTGTACAAATAAAGAGTGTCAAAATTTCAGAAAAGATATTAAACCAATAATTTCTGACGATGACGATGAAGAAAAGGTTACTATTTATAACTGGCCAATTTATTATGATGATTAAGAGGTGATTTGTGGAAAAGTTTTTGGGAGTGTATTAATACAACAAAAAAGAGTTTTATTGCCAGTGTGAACTTAGGAAATTAACAGAAAATGGAGAGTATATAGATACTGCTTGGATTCCAGAGAAATTTTCTCACATTGGCAAATTGGTAAACATCAAAAAAGAGAATGGCAAATTTGATGGCCCTTGGCGCGTCGTTAAAGTATATGGCAAGTTAGAAGCAAGCAAAGTTGAAGAATCTGAACGTGACTTTTTAAAACAACGTAAGTTTTCTGACATATAAAAAATGTGGGCTACTGAAATCACAAGATTTGGTATGCCCACATTTTTTGTCTTAAATACATATATAAATTAATTTTATTGGAAAGAGATTATGAATATATTTATTCTTGATGATAATAAATCACTAGCGGCTCAATATCATACTGATCGTCATATTGTTAAGATGCCACTTGAGGGAGCACAATTATTGTGTAATGTCCATCATTTATTTAAGTCTAATTTATTAGTTCCATATAAATTAACTCATCAATATCATCCCGTTACAAAATGGGTTGTTTTATCATTATCTAATTATATTTGGTTGATAGATTTTAGTCTGGAATTATGTAAAGAATATACTTTTAGATATAAAAAGAAACATGCCTGTCAAACAGTAATAGAGTGGTGTAGTAATAATATACCAAATATTCGTGACATAGGTCTTACAGACTTTGTTAAAGCCATACCAGATAAATATAAAGTAGATAGTGTGGTTGATTCTTATCGTAATTACTATAATGGAGAAAAGAAACATTTGTTTTATTGGAAAAACCGCGTAGAGCCGTGGTGGATTGAAGGATAAAGATGAGAGACGAAAAACTTTATGAAGAAATAAAAAAACTACTACAAGAATATAAGAGTTCGTATTTAATTGAAGATATTGAAATAGAAAAGCTAGCTGCTTTAGTTTTTACTGTAGTAAATTCTCCACAAGATATAAGAGCAGTTTTTTATATGGGTATTGTGCAAATTGCTAGTAAAATTAATAAAATATTGAAAACCCAAGAAGAAGAGATTTATAAAATAATTAATAAGAAAGACGATGATAAGGGTGGCAATATACTAAATTAATTGGAGGAATAATGCCGCAACATATAATTAAGACGCAAAATTTTACCAGAGAATTTCTTTTAGAGTTTTTTAATTCTGTGAATGAAATGAAAAAAATGACACAAGGGAAAAAGGCTGATCAACTTCTTATTGGTCGTATAGTTGCTACTCTTTTTTATGAAGAGTCTACTCGTACACGTTTATCTTTCGAGGCAGCAGCTATGAGACTTGGGGCCACTGTTATTTCTACCGCAAGTGCTAAATTATTTTCTTCAGCGGCAAAAGGCGAGATTCTAGAAGATACAATCAGGGTTTTAGATAGTTATTGTGATTGTATAGTTCTAAGATATCATGAAGAAGGTGGCGCTGCTCGTGCAGCCCATGTGTCTAGAGTTCCAATTATTAATGGTGGAGATGGAAGTGGGCAGCATCCTACTCAATCCCTCCTAGATTTATTTACAATTTATGATGAGATTGGCAATATAGATGGTCTTAGTGTGGCACTAGTCGGAGATCTCAAACACGGAAGAACAGTACACTCACTAGCTTATTTACTGGGTAAATTTGATAATATTACGCTGTATTTAATTGCCCCAAATAATTTAACAATGCCAAAAGAAATTATCGATTATATGGGTAGACATAATGTAAAGTTTTACCAAGCAGATGACTTTTGTGGAATTATAGATCAAATTGATGTTTTATATCAGACGCGTATTCAGCGGGAACGATTCGAAATTCCAGAAGGATACGAGGCATCAAAAGGAAAACTAGTTGTAACTAGAGAACTAGCAAATGAAATGAAAACTGATTCTATTATTCTACACCCATTGCCTAGAGTTGATGAAATTAGATATGGAGTGGATGATAATCATAGAGCAAAGTATTTTAAGCAAGCCGAAAATGGCTTATATACTCGTATGGCTCTACTTAAAATGTTATTAAGTTGAGGTTTAAAAATGATAAAAAACGGTTCAATACCAGAAAATATTACCATAGTTTCTAATGGAAAATCCAAACCGTATCGCTGGTGGGATCTGGGAAATAAAGAAGTTGATTTATTGGTTACAAAAGCATATGCCGTTGATAGTTCAAGCGCAAACATGGTAAAGAGCGCAAAACAATGGGCAGAAAGGCTTTCTGATTATAATACTGAAAGTTGCACATATGTGCGTAGAAATGAATTAAAAATAGAAGAAGTTGAAAATACTCCAATTACTGGAGTGAAAGTATTAGGTTTGGAACATAGAGGCAATAGTGGCAGAGTATATAAAATTATTACTTCAGATGGTTACTATTTCGATCTAAAAGAAGAAGTACTTTTAGATACAATTCTAAATGAAGGAATATTTAAAGGTGGAGAGTTAGGTGGCTCGTTTGTTTGGGGTAAGGTTGGTTCTCAAATGAAATTAGTTAGGGTTGGTTCTGAACTACACAGCGAATTAAATAAAGCTGGTGAGCGTCGAAATTTAAAAAAGGTAGGAACCAAAGAACTTAAAGTTGGTGGTTTATACGAAAACAAATCTAGTAAAAAGGCAATCTTTCTCGGTTGGGTTTCTACTATTAAAATATGTGGAAATAAAACATATAGTTCAAATTATTTTGGGTCCAACTATATTTATAATTTTTCAGCCAAAGATATTGGTAAAGCTATGTTGTGGTGTAATATATATGGATATGATAAGAAACAAAAACCGTATGATGAATTTACTAAATGGTTAGAAGAGGATGATAACCCATATATAGCAGAGATTAAGACAAGCCATGCAATGGTTAGGGAGATCGAAGTGTTTAATATTCCATCACAAATATTTAATATTATAAATGATATGGCAGTTAAATATGCTTTAAATTATGTCGATAGAGATGGTGTAGACAGAAAATTTTATAATATGTGCCATTACTCAGATTTAATCAATATGGTTCCATATGGAAAAACCCCCAAAGTGCATATGATTTTCAATGGGTTACGTCTTTAATGAGGTTTTGTGAATAATAAATTTTTGACAGCTTGTTTCATTCTTTCATATCTGTTATTATTGTTTTGCTTTTTTATTATTACGCTTGATTTACTTAAGCTTGTAGCTATTACTAAGATAGTAGTTGATATATCAACTTTTATAACTATCGTGATAGCTGGCTTTTTCCTAACTGTTTCAAGTGTTTTAAAACAGCGATTAGAAGACTCTAATAATAGTTTGGAAATAGATAAAGAAAAGAGGAAAAAATGAATAATTTTACTTTTAAACAAATATGGAGCGCTCTTTTGTTGCCAGAAGCAGTACTAGAAAATTTTTTAGTATTTGTAGATGGACAACTTTTTACAGATTCTAAATACTTTGGTTACATGGCGTCTGGATTATATGATGTTATAAAAGACGAGGGTGATACTTTTGTTGTATTTGTGGCAAATATTAGACCACGTTCTATCGTTAATATAGTTAGCACAAATAATAGATATGTCTTTATAAAAGAAGAACGCGGGTGGAAACAACTTGTAAAAAATGATTAATATGAAAATACTTGATAATGTTGGTTTATCTTTTGATGATGTCTTACTTATACCACAGAAGTCTTCCATCTCGAGTAGGTTTTCAGGAGAGGTAGACCTTACAACAGTGTTGGTTCCAGATATTGTTCTAAAGTATCCGATAATTTCTGCAAATATGGATACAGTTACAGAAGATGCCATGGCTAAAGAAATGGAAAGTCTTGGTGGCATTGGGATTGTTCATAGGTTTTTAAGTATTGAAAATCATATTGATTTGCTTAAAAATATATCTGGAAATAAAGTATTGTGTATTGGAGTTGGTAAAGAAGAATTTTTAAGGTTTCAAACTATATTTCAATTAGTAAAAATTAACGCTCTTTTAATAGATATAGCTCATGGCCACTCTGAAGTTATGCTAAAACAAATAAAACGTATTAAAGATGTTTGTAGTGTTCCAATTATAGCTGGTAATGTGGCAACTTATGATGGTGTTCTTGAATTATTAAATGCTGGAGTTTGTTCTGTAAAAGTTGGTGTAGGCCCTGGTAGTCTTTGTACTACGAGAATTCAAACTGGGTGTGGAGTACCACAGATGACCGCCATCATAGAAGCAAGACGCGCACTTGAAGATTTCTGTATCGATAAGGTGTTGAATTTTAAGCCAACAATTATTGCCGATGGTGGCATACGTTATAGTGGTGATATAGTAAAAAGTTTTGCCGCAGGTGCTGATGCAGTTATGATTGGAAATTTATTTGCTGGTACTGAAGAAGCTCCTGGAGAAAAAATAAGAGGAAAGAAGGGCATTGAAAAGAAATATCGCGGAATGGCCTCTAAAGATGCCCAGGAAAATTGGAAAGGATATGCATCATCTGTTGAGGGAGAAATGATGTTTTTGCCATATAAGGGGCAGGTTAGATATGTGTTTGAAGAATTGATTACTGGTATTCTTTCTGGTATGAGTTATCAAGATGCAAAGAACTTAACTGAGCTAAAAGAAAACGCAGAGTTTATAAAAATTACTTCTGCTGGATATAAAGAGAGCCTACCGCACGGCATACTATAGAAAGGTAAAATCATGGCAAAAGTTCTTAAGCTAAATCAGAGTTATGAACCAATCGAAATTATAGATTGGAAAGAAGCTATTAGATTGATTTTTTTAGATAAGACGGAAATAGTCAGAGAGTATGATGATAAATTTGTGCGAACATCAAAAATAGCTTTTAAGATGCCTGTAGTTATTAGACTAAATGGTATGTTTAATAGGCCAAGAAAAAGAATAAAGTTTAATCGTAAAAATATATGGGCTAGGGATCGCTGGCGTTGTCAATATTGCTTGACACCAGATCATCTTGTATTAACAAGCGATTTGAGATGGGTTCCATTAGGAGATTTGAGTGTGGGAGATAAACTGACCGCATTTGAAGAAAATAGTAACTTTAAACATGCCAGAAAATTTTGTGAAGCAATAGTAGAATCTTGCGTTTTAGATAAAGAAGAGGTATATGTTGTTACTCTAGACGATGATACTAAATTCAAAGTAACTGCTGACCACTTGTGGTTAGGTAAAACTATACCAAAAGCAAAATTAAAATGGTTTAATACCAATAATATTCTTGGTAAATATGTTCCAAAATTATTTGATGTTTGGAAAACCGAAAACTCTCGTGAAGCAGGTTGGCTTGCTGGAATATATGATGGAGAAGGGTGGATAATAGATTATAGAAATGGAGTAAATACAGGAATAGGACAAAATCCCGGTATAATTTCAGATATTATTAAAAATGAATTAATTTCTAGAAATTTTAATATATCTTCTTCTATAATAAATAAAGGTAGACCTTGTGAGAGAATTTTAATTTGTGGTGGAATTTCTGAAAATGCAAGGTTTCTTGGACAAATTAGGCCAAATAGATTGCTTGAGAAATTTTCTCCCAGTTTATTAGGAATAGTTAAATCAAATAATATTCATCGAGTAGTTTCTGTTGAATTAATAGGAAAAATGGATATTGCTAAAGTTCAAACTACTTCTTCTACTTTAATTGTTGATGGTTTTCCACATCATAATTGTGGAAAAAATTTTTCATCAAGTGAGCTTACTCTTGATCACGTTATTCCTAGGGCACAAGGTGGCACAACATGTTGGGAAAACATAGTTGCATGCTGTTCAGATTGTAACGACAAAAAACGGAATAGAACTCCAGCACAGGCTAATATGAAACTGAAACGCCACCCTGCAAAGTCTGATTGGGTGCCAGTCGCAGTTATGTCACTATCTCGGTCTATAATACCGGAACCGTGGCGCGATTATTGTTTTTGGTTGAACGATATGAAACTTGACTTTTTGAAATTCGAAAATAAGTTAATAATTGAAAACCGAGGGATCTTATAATATTATTTAATAAACCTATATTATAGTATATAGGAGGAACTCAATCTTGGATAATAGTTTTTACATAAATGCTAAAGAAAAAGAAGAAGATTGGAAGAAGAAAATAGTAACACCAAGAGTAGCAGCGGTAGGAATAGTAGAGTCTCCTGATGGATCGAAATTACTTATGATTGAAAGAAAGTATCCACCTATTGGATTAGCATTCCCAGGTGTAGCGTAGATAAACTTAAAAAGATATTAGAAGATAAAAAACAGAATACAGATAAAAAGAAATAAAAAGGCGGTGGATATCCACCGCCTTTTTTAATAAGTTAAGTTTAAAATTAAGGCATTTTAGAAAGTTTTAGGATTTGTTCAAATCGGCTTGAGCCTATTGGAAGAATTGTTGGTTCAAATGATTTTTGCTTATCTATTTTTTCTTCTTTAGGTTGATAAATATTTTGGAATAACCAAGCTTTTGTATTTTCATTTAGTTTGTCACCTTTTATAAACTTGTAGGCTTCTTCAATAACTGGAAATTCGCTAAATTGTTCTGGTTTAACTTTAACCCAAGGATCTGGACAACCTTTACATTTTTGTTTATGTTCTTTTTTACCGGAATCAACCTTTTTCTCTGTTTTTGTTTTTTCATCTATAATCCAATTATAAATTGGACGAAAATCTTCTGGAGTTTTTGTTAATGGTTTTATTTCTCTAATTTTTGGATTCTCTTTGCCCATTCTCTCATAAAACTTTTCTTTTTCTTCTTTGGTTTTTGTACCAATATCTGGAGTAGTAGCTGATACTTTTCTAGCTTGTGCCCATTTTGGTTGGCCAAGATCATCAAATTGAATAGAGACCAAACTATACTGTTTTTCTGGACGCTTTTTAAATATTGAGTTTCCATGTATATCAATCATTTGGTTTCCATCAGTATCGAGTTTTGGAATAGAATTTCCATCTTTGTCATATACTAGTTTAAACTGTGTTTTCTCTACAACAACATCTTTTCTGTTTGGAACAGATATAAATCCACAACTTGTACAGCGATCTGAATCCTTTATTATTTTGTTCTTTTTACAAAATGGGCATTCCTGCTCTTTATAGATATCGCCAGAAAGTTCTTTTTTGTGTTCTATCATTTGTTTTTCTTTCATTGGTAGAGGTTTTGAAGATTCTATAGCATCTAAACGAGAAATAGCTTCTTCTTCTGTTGGGTGTTCTTCCATAAGTTTTCTAATTTTATTTTGACGTTCTATTTTCTGCTTTGGAGTTAAATTCTCCTCGTTAGTTAGTAGGTCATTAGAAGCATCCAAACGGTCTTCGGCTTCTTCTCGTGTTAATTTTCCTTTCATTATAATTTTAACTCGGATTTTCCTTTTTTCTAATTCTTCTGGTGTTAAGTCTCGAAATATTGTTTTGAGAGCTTTTTCTTTTCTACCAGTTGGATCGAATTCACTAAAAGGGAGTTCTAGTTGTCCTGGCAACTTATCAATTTTATCTGGATCGTCAGCTATTTTAAGAAATGAATTTAATTGATATGCTTTTTTCTTACCAGTAAGTTTTGTTCCAAGTTCTTCTAAATCAATATCCCCATTAACTGGAGCAGAATGCCCAGTTTGAGCTTTTTGTAAATCTGCTGGTTTAAGTTCTTCTGGAATTTGTCCAGGTTTTCCTACAGCATCAATATAATTTCTTGCTTCTGTAATAATATTATCTCTGGATTGTTTCATTCTTTTAATTCGTTTGCTAATCCTCATTAATTCATCAGTAGTTTCTTTCATTTTTTGTATAAATGTATTTAAATCTTTTCCATATTTGCTTTCTAATGGTTCTTTTGTTTCGTTAATTTTATTAAGTTTATCAATTAGGGCATTCCTTTTTGTTGGTTCTCCCTTAAGTTCGTTTATTTTATTAAATAATTCGCTGGTATCTTGGCGTAGTTTAAAAAGAGTGGCTAATGCTTTTCTATCAGAATGTTTTTCAATATTTTCTTGGATTTTATTTTTATTGTTTGTTATCATATTTACAGAAAGTTCTAATTTTAGAATATCCTCATCTAACTTTTCTTTTCTTTGTGATAAGTTTGAGAGGTATGTATTTTTAAACATTTTATATACTTCTTTGATTCTATCTTTAAATACTGGCTCAATACTGTTTTTCCAACTAAAAATTTGGTTTAATTCATCGTAATATCTAACTGGTCGTATTGCTTTTGGATCATTTGGTTTTAATCCTTGTGCTTCATTATAATTGGTAATTGCTTTTAGAACACCAGTTACATCAAGTTTTAATTTTTTTGCAATATCAGCAATACTGAAAAAATCGCGCTCAGAGTATTTAATTGGAACAGGCTCACCTTCAGTATTATAATATACATCTTTTGTTTTAAAAGTTTGTCCAGTTTTTGGATCGAAAACTTCTTTATCAATTGTTTGTACATTGAGTTGAGTTTCTAAGGCGTTCTGCATTTTTATTATATTTGGAACACCAATAAGTCCCTTTTTATCTTCAAAACGTTGGTCCAATGTTTCTGGTAGATCTGGAAGCATAATTTTTCCGCCTTTCATCCAAATTTCTTTTAGTTGATCTTCTGTTAAATAATGCTTCTTTTTAACAGGAAGGCGCTCTGGAGAGGTTATAACACCAGCAAATTCTTCTTCTGTTGGAACTCTTGTTTGGCCGCCGGCAATTGCTTTAGCAGCTTTGGCTGGAGTAAGACCCTTGAAGTCAACTAAATCGCGCATAAAGTTATATGTGCGTTTACAATATGAACACTCTTTTCTCCAGGCTGGAAAATTAAATTTTCCACAAATATCACATACTTTCCCTTTTATAGCGCCAGGAGTAAATTTTGTTGTTTCCATTTCGTCTGGAAGTGTTAAGTCTAAAGTTTTACCTTTTTCTCTATGTGGAAATATTGGGGTTTTCTTTAGAGGTGTGGCTCCACCTAATTGTTTTCCAAGTTCTTCGAGAGGAATAAATTTTTCCTCTGATTTCCCTTTTGGAGTAGCAGTAGGTTTTGTAGACTTTGTTTCTTCAGTTAAAAGACCTTCGGATAATCCTTTAAGGTATTCTTCTTCTTTTGACTTATGATCGTCAGCTGAGCTTACAAGTTCAGAAGCTATAACTTGGCGATATAAATTTTTGATATTTTCGAATCTAGATATCATCGGTACTGGCTCCTTATAAATGAAATAAAATAATGCCTGTATAAATTATTATTTATTGGCAGATTTCCAAATAACTTCAAATTTTAGTATGATAGGAGATATCTTATGAAAGATAAAGTTCGTGGAGCAATTGTTGGCGTAGCTATTGGAGATGCTTTAGGTATGCCAGTTGAAGGGCTTTTACCAAATACGATAAAGAAACACTTTGGCATAATTAATTCTTATAGGACACCAAATCCAAAATGTCGTAGTACATATTATACTTTAAAGAGAGGACAATGGACGGATGATACACAATTAACAGTTGCTATTGGAGAATCCATTGTAGCAAATAATGGTATTAATTATGATGATATAGCTATAAAACATGTACAGGCATCTCAGGTTGAACGGAGGGGTTGGGGAAAAGCGACTCTTAATGGTTGCCAAAAAATTCTAAGCGGAGTGAATTGGTGGGAATCTGAAGAGAAAGATGCGGCGGGCAATGGACCTCCAATGAAAATATCTCCGATAGGTATTTTATATGGCTTAGATATTATTAATAAATTTGAACTTATAACTGCCTGTATCAATATATCAAAAATGACACATGGAGATCCAAGAGCTACAACAACAGCAATACTACATGCTTATCTTATAGGTAGGGCACTTAAAGGAAACATTGAGACCCTATTGTTTGATATTGAAGAATTACCAATATTTGCAGAGCAAATAGAAGAAGTATTTAATGAAGATATATTAAATAAAGAACTGTTTTTCAGAAAATTAGAATATGCAATAAATTTAGCAAGAGACAAAAGTGACCAAGAATTGCGTGAAAAGATAGGGGTCAAGTCTTTTGTTAATGAATCTGTCGCATTCACATATGCTATGATTTTTAAATATGGTAAGAACTTACAAGATTGTTTGGAGAAGATTATAAACCAGGGTGGAGATGCCGACACTACTGGTGCACTTGCGGGTTCTATTTTAGGTGCTGTATATGGTTATTCGCAATTTCCAGAGCGCTGGAGGTGGGGCGTAGAAGATCGAGTTAAATTGGTCAAATTAGCAGATGATTTATTTGCGTTGTCGAAAAAGAGGATTGATAATGATTTATGATATCCAAATCACAAAGGGCGGAAATTTAATCGCAAGGGATTGGAATTCTGAAGCGGCTGATTTTGTAAACGAAGATATTTGTAAAGAAGAAATTCAACTTAATTTATCGAGTACTGTTTGTTTAAGTGTTGGTGTTACCCTTAGAGATATTTTCGTCCTTTTATCTAGAGATATTACAACATTTTCTATTATTACTGGCTGTCCTTTTTTAGATGAATTAATTATAGAAGCTCTTTTAGAACCTACAATTAACAAAGACAAAGACAAAGAAAATATTTCTGTTCTTGAATTAAGTCGTTTTGTAACAATAAACAATTCTGAAATGTTCTGGAATTTTGATTTTCATGGGTGCGGACAAGATGAGCAATATGCGGTTGAGTTTTCTCCGCTTAATGAGCTTTCGATAATTCCCATAATCCTAGATGAGAATGTTTCTATAATAAATGCTGAAACAGATGAAATAGTTTTGAAAACCAAAATGTCATACACTTTAGCTGATTTAATTATTGGTATTGTGGAAGAATTGGCTTTTATTGGTCCTCCAGATATTAAGGCTTACGCTCTTCAAGAATTAAAAAGCAGAGCCCAAGATGTTTCAAAAGGGGTGTCTTTTGAAGATTTTTCTAAAAAAATAGATGAACAAATGGAACAAAATAAAATTCCTTGTAAATGGTGTGGTAATGATGCTCGCTCGCAACATTTTGATAAACCGAATGATATTTGTGGGGAATGTTTTGAAAAGACTAAGGAGAATTGAGAATGAGTATTCATCAGAAATTGAATGATGAACTTAAAGAAGCTATGAAGACAAGCAACGAAAGTGTCAAGAATTATACAAGAGGTTTGAAAGCAAAAGTGTCTGAATATTGTGTAGCAAACAAAATCGATAGAACCAAACTTGCAGACGATAATGTACTAATCATAGTTATTACAGCTCATAAAAAGTCTTTAGAAAAAGCTATTGAGCTGTTCGGAGATGATGAAAAAGCAAAGAATTTAATAGAAGAATACAAGAATGAAATTCAATTTTGTGATAAATTTCTACCTAATCAAAACGATGTAGCAGAAGATGTTTCAAAAGTAGTAGGATTGGTGATCACTTATTTAAATGTAAACGATATAAAACAACTAGGCAAGGTTATTGGTTTTGTAATGAAACATTTTAAAGATAATAATAAAGTTGTTGATGGCGCGCTTGTCAAAAAGCTAGCTACTGATGAACTTATAAAGCGAGGAATTAATGGATCTTAATTTTACTAAAAAAGAAAGAAAGTTGCTTAAATTAGCTGAAGAAATTATTGATAAGTGGCGGGACATTTTACATTTGGATCCATTATGGAGCATTGATTTAACTATATTCGATGATGATACAACACCTGGAGCTTTTGCGAGAGTAGACGCATCAACAACTGAATATTTCTTTGCTACAATAGAAATATCATATAGTATGCTTCAATTAAGAGAAGAAGATTTTGAAGCAAAGATGAATGAAGCAGCGTGTCATGAGTTGCTTCATTTGGTTATGGTTGATTTCTTTAGATCATCTCAACTTGTTGCTGGTGAAAATGAAGCGATGCAAAATGAACTTAAATATAAATATGAACAATTTACTTCAAGACTACAAAAAGCTTTTATTCAATTATATGAGTCACGAAGTGAATTGGCAGAGTTACAGAAAAAACTAGATATTGTAAGAGAATTGTGGGTTAGTGATCGACCAGATAGACTTTCAATTATAGAGAAAATTCTAGACTTAGAGGAATCGCTACAAAAATTAACCTAAAAAGAAAACGAATAGCAAAAGTGTTTGTAATGATTATGTTTTCTACTAATTTTTACACATAGTTATATTGACAAAAGGAGAATATTAGTATGAAAACGATTAAGATAAGTTTGTTTGAAAGCAATCCAGAACTTTGTGATGAATGGGATTTCGAACAGAATATGTTTGTCCCAAAAGAAGTTGCTACCCATATCGATAAAATAGTTTGGTGGAAATGTATAAAATACAATTTTAAATGTAAACCAAAATAAACAATAGGGTTTTTTAAAAAGAGGGTGCCAGGTGTGCTAGTCAATATATAGATGAAACTAATTGTTTATTAGCTGTAAATCCAAAATTATGTGAAGAATTAAAAATATTATAAGTCCAAAAGATCTTGCGTCAAACAGCAACAAAAGGGTTTGGTGAAATGTAATACTTGTGGACATTAATGGATAGCACATATTAATAATAGAATGTCTCAAAAAACAGGTTGTCCAAAATACATTAATAAATATATAGATGAAAACAACTGCTTATTAACTATAAATCCAAAACTATGTAAAGAATGGGATCACGATAAAAATAAATTAGTACCAGACAAGTATGCTCCAAATAGTAAAGAAAAATTTGGTAGAAATGTATAAAGTGTAAGTTTAAATGGAGATCTTCTTTAAAACATAGAAATAATAGCAATAGCGGGATGTCCTAAATGTAGAAAAGTATACTCTAAAAAATTTTTTTTGCTTGGATAGATAGTTTTAATAATCTAAATATTAAAAAGGGTTTAGAGTGGATGTAAAAGGTTTTAAGAGAAAAATCGAGGCAGATGGTTTTGATTCTGTAACAAACACTTTTTATGAGTTTTATGGCGATGAGTTTTACGGAAATCTTAAAATCAGAAACTTAGATGGTATAAGTCGTGTATATCATAAAACTTATAAAGAATTATATGAAAACACTATGAAAAGAGAGCGTTTAATAAAAGAGGCGGGCTACAATTTAATTACAATTTGGGAAAATGATTGGGATATTGTTTATAAAAATTCTCTAAAAATAGAGGAAGGAAAAAAATAGATGAAAGCTATTTTCGAATTTATTAGTTCTAAGCGCGTATGTTTAAAAGCAACTTTTGATGCTGGTTCTAATGTTGAATTTGGTGGCAATTTTACACCAGGAATCGCACATTTCTGTGAACACATGGTTTTCTTGGGAACTAAAGATCTAAGCCCTGACGAACTGAATCGTCAGATGGCAACTTTGGGAGCAGATTGGAATGCTGGTACCTACCACGACAAAGTTTGTTTTTATATTATTGTACCAGTAGAAAATGCTTTTAAGGCTGCAGAACTACTTAAAAAAGTTTTATTTGATGGTCAATTCAACAATGAATCTTTTGAAAAAGAACGTGATGTTGTATTAGAAGAAGAACGTGGTGGTCGCGATGATATTGATTCTTGTGTTTATGAATCATTAAATATATTTTTGTGTAATGGCCCATATTCTGCTCCAATTATTGGTACGGAAGAAAGCATAAAAGCGATTACTTTAGATGAGCTTCGTAAATTTCATAAAAACTATTATCGTCCAGAGAGATTACTGCTTACAATAACTGGACCAAATGAGCTTGACATCAATACGATTATTAGTGTATTTGGAGATAATGATGGAGAATTTAAGCGTTCTAGAAAAGTAAAAACAACTTTTAAAAATGAAAAAATACAAGTTATAAAGGACGATAGAATTCAACAAGCAAGAGCTTTTGTTTGTTATAAATCTTGTAATATTGGTGACTCTAACTCGCTTTCTCTAAACTATGCTAATAAGTTTTTTGCAGATGATATGGATTCAAGACTATTTCAAAAAATACGACAAGAGCGCGGATTGTGTTATGCAGTTGGTGGTTATTTATCTTTTTATCGTGAAGTTGGTTGGTATATGTTATGGATTAGAACTGCCCAGAAAAACGTCGAGGAAGCTATCAACCTAATGGACCAAGAAGTAGCATTACTTCTTAAAAATGGTCCAACTGATGAAGAAATGATAAGAGCTAAAAATAAATATAAATCAGAAATATATTCTATTACCGAAACTTCATATGGACTGAATGCCATACTTAATGGTCGTTCATATTATAATTTGCCAGATTTAAATGTTTCTATAAATAGGATTAATAATATGTCAAAAGAAGAGATTAATGTGTCTTGTAAAAAAACATTTAAATCAAAAAATAGACAAGTTTTTTTATATCTTCCGGGCGACAATTCTGAAGTTCAACAAGACGAAGAATAGAACTATTAATTAATTGTCATATGGTAAAGGCGAAACTTTTGGAGATGTCCATGTTTGATGTCCTCGATAAAAATAAGGCATATCTTTTGGGATTGATTTTAACAGATGGAAATTTATATAAGAAAACACCGTGTGTTAGTATAGAATTACAAACGAAAGATAAACAAATTTTAGACGATATTTTAAAAGTTTTTGGCGGCTCTGTATTGCCACAAAAGCATAAAGGAAAAATTAAAAGCTATAGGTGGAATTTTCCTATAAGTAAATATGGAGATAAAGGTTTTGGATGGAAACTTTATGAACAGCTGGAGAAATTTTATATAGTTCCGAATAAAACCTTTTTAGTTAAATTTCCAAATATTCCAGAAGAATTTTTATTACACTTTATACGTGGTTTGTGGGATGGAGATGGTTCATTCTTTTTCCATCGTGGATATATTGAATCTAGTTTTTGTTCTGCATCTTATGATTTTATACTAGGTTTTAAAAATATACTTGAAAAATTAGATATTAAATCAAGGATAAGAAAACAATATAATTCTTATAACTTAGATTTATCAATTAAAAACACAAAGAGGCTTATAAATTTGATTTACTCCGACCTTGGACTTTTTTTAAACAGGAAATATACGGTAGCCATTGATGGTATAAATAAAAAGAAAAATAAATCTTTTTGGACAAGCGAAGAAATAGAATATTTAAATAATAATTATATGAATTATACACTTAAAGAACTAAGTAAAATAATGGGTAGAACTGTTATGGCAATTAAAATAAAAGCAAATAGGGTTGGCATAAAAAAATATAAAAACAAATGTTTACCTGGTAGTGAGGTAGATAATGACGAAGAAATCTCCGAAGAAGAAACTGATTAATAAGATTGGCCCGTTGGAAATTTGGAGTGTCAATGGGCCAATCATACGTAAAAATGTAGATCCAGAATTCACAAACTTTGGCCAACATTGGCGATTTAAGTTCATTCCAGAAAATGAACTATGGATTGATGATGGAGATAGTAATGAAATAAATTTTTTCATTACACACCTCCTTATTGAGAGAAAATTTATGAGTCAAGGGCTTTCTTATGAAGAAGCTCTTGAGTTGGCTGATCGGGCAGAACGTGCAGACCGTTTTAAAAGTAAAAAGTTTAAAAAGGCACCTAAAGATTATTCTAAACAAGTTAAAAAAATAAAAGTTAAAAAGATTGCCGCGTTTGAAGATGTTGATGTATGGGTAGTTGATGGGGAACTTGTTAGAGATTTGTTTTACATAGACTTTACTGAAGGTGGCCACGATTTGGTATATAATTTTATTCCAGAGGGAGAAGTTTGGATTGACGATGATGTTGTTAAGGGCGAAAGATTATATATTATGCTCCACGAACTTATTGAGCGCCGATTAATGGAAAAGGAAAAAAACTACCAAGATGCTCACAACAAAGCTACCAAAATAGAATGGTTAATCCGGAGCACAAATGATTGATTATAAAGATGAGATCTATAAGCTAAAAGAAAAGTGCTATACCTGTAAGAAATGTCCTTTGGGCCAATTAGTAGATGGTGAAAACCCACATGTATTTGCTAATGGACGAGTTCCTGCTGAGATAATGGCTATAGCTGAAGCCCCAGGTAGAGATGAAGTACTTAAAAAAATTCCACTTATTGGTCGTTCCGGTCAGTTTTATAATGACAAAATTTTGGTTGGGGCTGGTCTTACGAGGGAAGAAGTTTATACAACTAACACTTGCCACTGTCGACCTCCCAACAATCGAAATCCTTTCCATGGTGAGATTGAACTTTGCAAAGAGTTTTTGGACGCCGAAATTTGTCTCAACGAGCCCAAACTTATAATTACATTAGGAAATATACCTCTTTATGGAGTTTGCGAGACTATGGGTATAACTAAAAAGAGAGGTGTAATAATTCAATCGCGAGTTTGGTCTAATAATAAAACCTACAATGTGTTCCCAATGCTACATCCGTCATACTGTTTGCGTAATAAGGGAATAGAAGAGATGGAAGAAGATATACAAAAATTAGCAGAAATAATTAAAAATATTAAACAAAAAATCTGCTAATAAGGTTTCATCCATCATATAATTTATTTTTTTATAGGAGTTTTTTTATGATGGATAAAATATGCTCTGTGTGTAAAAATGTTGTTCCTCATTTTACGGATAATTCGAAGCAGTTGTGTCCAATATGTTATAAAAAACAATATAAATATAAAAAAGAAAAATGCTGGATATGTGAAAAAGTAAAAGTAGTTAATGCGAGAGATGAGGGAAAACCAGTATGTAAGATATGTTATAGAAAATATTATCAAAAAAAAGAAGAGTGTTTTTATTGTAAGGAAATAAAGACACCAGATTTTAGAACTGAAAAGGGAGAAGCGGTTTGTAATAAGTGTTATACTTCATATCTAAGACCAAAAAATAAATGTAATATTTGTGGCGAAGTCAATTATATAGAAAAGATACAGGATGGTTATAATATATGTATAAAGTGTTATAAAAATCCAAAATCCAAATGTGATATTTGTGGAAAAGATAATAAGAAAATAAATAAAATTGAAAATGGAAAAAAGATATGTATCTCTTGTTATAAGGTCCCAATAAAAAAATGTATTAAATGTCTCGAAGAAAAACCTGTTTGTTCTAATGATAAAAAGGGACCGATTTGTAGAGATTGTTATAAGCCACCTACAAGAAAATGTATAAAGTGCCATAGAGAAAATATTATAATTGGGTTTGATAGGTGTAGGCAATGTTTTCATAAATATAAAATAGAAAATGATGAAAGATATAGAACAACAATATTGTTGAAAGACCATTTTAGACATGCCTTAAAAAATTATGCTGATGGCAAGAAGTATAGTAGATTAATATATGGAATAGATTATAAAGCAATAATAGAATATTTGGGGCCATGTCCCGGATGGCGAGAAGATTATCATATTGACCATATATTTCCTATCTCTGCTTTTGATTTATCTAATTTAAAACACATACAGGCGTGTTTTGCGGCCGAAAATCATAGATGGTTAAAAAAAGAAGATAATTTAAGCAAGGGTGATAAGTTTAATAAAGAAGATTTTGAAGAATATTTAAAAAAGTTTAAATAAAAAAAGGAACAGATATGTCCTGTAATCGAATAAGCAAAGAAGATTGGGCTGAAATACAAAAAGACGAAAGATTATGGGTTGTGCTTGATTGTAAAGGCGGACTAATAGGCATATTTTCTTCTCGGCGCAAAGCAGAAGCCCTTTTAATTAAAGAAGACACTTTAAATCTTAATCTCATAGAAATACGAGAATGGCCGATTGAATAAAAAATAACAGAGGAATAATGATAAAGGACGCTCATTTAGATTTTTGGATTTAGAGCAATTATAATGTGTTATTTATAGGTAAACATGGTGTGGGTAAGACTTCAATTATAAAAGCTGCGTTTGAACGAGCGGGATTAAATTGGAAATATTTCAGTGCTTCTACTATGGATCCTTGGGTTGATCTTGTGGGCGTTCCTCGCGAAAAAGTTGATGAAAATGGCAATACATATCTAGATTTACTAAGACCAAAAGAGTTCCAAGATGACACAATAGAAGCGATCTTTTTTGACGAGTTTAATAGATCACATAAGAAGATTCGTAACGCAGTAATGGAACTTATACAGTTTAAGTCTATTAACGGAAAGAAGTTTAATAGGCTACATGTAGTTTGGGCAGCAATTAATCCCGCTGACGATGAGGATGAAGCTTATGACACAGAGCCACTTGACCCAGCACAGGAAGATAGATTTCATATTAAAGTTGATATTCCATATACTCCAGATGTGAAATATTTTACTGATAAGTTTGGTCGCATGAGCGCTAAGGCATCAGTTGAGTGGTGGAAAGGTCTACCAAAACCAACACAGAATCAAATATCCCCAAGACGTTTGGATTATGCTCTTGATATATATTCAAAAGGTGGCGATTTGAATTATGTATTACCACATGGATCAAATGTTGGTAAGTTGATTCAAGGGCTTGCTAATGGTCCAATGCAAGATAAGTTACAAGAGTTATTAAGTGCTGGTGATAAAAGCAAAGCAGAGATGTTTATTAAAGTAGAAAATAACTACTCTTCTGCTATTGATTTTATTCTTAAAAATAAGGATTTTATAAATTTCTTTCTACCTTTGCTTGAAGAAGAGAAATTAGCATCTTTACTTGCTACAACAACCAAAAAGAAAATTAAAAACGGTTAGTTGAGTATGTAGTAGCACAATCAAAAACTTGTGATATGTTTAAGAACGTTGTAAATGATGTTCTTAAATCAAAAACAAATAAAGATCTTACTAAAGCTCTGCTTAAGGAAATAAGTAACAACAGTCTTGAAGATGATTATGGCATAGTTCAAATAGGCAAAACAACAAATACTTATGAAAGAATGAAAGTTCTACGAGAAACGGAACTCAGTATTAATGGCCTTATTAAAAACACATCATCTGTAGAAAAAGATTTCAAGAAGAAGCTTATAATTATTGATTCAATATTAAGACATACACAACAATCAACTGTTAGATATCAAACATTTATAACAAAAATGATTAAGATTTGCTTAGGTAAATTGTCTTATGGTAGTGATATGACAAAAGTAGCAAAGATGTTTCCTAATATAGCCGCCAAGTGTAAACTATAATGGACAAGATAATAGAACCAGAAGAATATTTAGATTTGAGCCGCCTTTAATAAATTCCCATCTTTTATTTTATAAGATGTGGGAATTAGGAAAACCCGTATTTACAAATGTTATAGATATAGCTGCGGTATCTTTTGATGAACAAGGCGATGTTTTATTGTTTTCTTTTAATCCAGATTTCTGGGATAAACTTTCTGTTTATGAAAGACAATTTATTATAAGTCATGAATGTTTACATGTTATTCTAAATCATGGACTTAGAGTATTTAATGCCAAAAATAAGGACTTTGCTAATATAGCGGCTGACATTGTTGTTAATCATATGTTGGTAAATAAGTTCGCTTTCTTACGCGAAAATATAAAAGAACTAGCAGAGAAATTCAATATTAATAAAAGATACATCTATAAAATAATTAATAACGAAAGATGGAAAGTAGAGAACTTAAATGAATCCAAAACTACAAGGTAGTAATATAATAGATGCTATTCCTCAAACTGGGTCCTGTCCTATGACTTGTCCTGAATGTTTTTTCAACGGAGGCAGGTTTTGTAGAACTCTTGATGAATCCTTGTTGCCCACATTAGAAGAGGTAGGCGATAAAATTGTCCGAGCAATTCTGGAAATGATTCTAATAACAAAAAGCAATTAGTTATCGACTCAACTAAGCAATATAAACATAAATTCTATAATACATCGTATCCACATTTTGATTTTCCATCTCCGGTTGTTTTTACTTGTAATCCGAAAGAAAAAGTATTTTTGGTTAATAAAGTAGATAATTTAATGTTTGTTAGAGTGCGGACGACTCCATGGAATTTAGAGGATGTCGATAAAGTTGTTTAACATTATTTGAAGAAACACAATGTTCCTGTTCTATTGACATTTATGAGATTTTATAATGGAGATTTAATTCCAGTAGAATATAAGAGTGATTTTGAGTGGGTTAACACATGTCTAATGATTATTATTGTTTAAAAACCGAGACTGTTTTTGAAATCTTGGTGCGATATAAGAAGACTGGAGTTTTAACTTGTGGAAATAATGTAAGCTCTTCATGCGTAGATTGTCGTAATTGCGAATTTTTATACTGGGAGCGGAGAAGGAAAAATGAAAAAACCGCGTAAGCCGTTTTTAAACTTAGAAGATGTAAGAATTAAATTAACAGATAACAGTGCTAAAGATAAACTCAAAGATCCAGATTTTTATCCCTGTATAAAATGTAATGGAAAAAGAGGCGAATGAACAATATCCAGCCGCATATGAAAACCCAAAATTTTATGATTGTCATGATTGTGATGGGAAAGGAAGTTGTATAAAAACAACTTTTGAGTGCCATTTTAATGCTGTAATAAATAAGTGGAAAAACGAAATAGCATATTATTATGAGATCGAAACTCTAGTTGAAGATGCCTTGAAGAAACTCACAAAAGAGGAAGCTGATGCGCTTAAAGAATGGTGGAGTTTTAGTTTATAATAGCTAGGTGTAAATGTAGGTAGTGGTATTTTGAATTATGGAGTTTTAGAATGACAGTAACAAAAATTTGGTATTACAAAGAGGGAACAAACAAGAAACCAATTCCGGTAATTTTAATTAGGACTAATTATTATAATGAATGTAGCATTTCTATATATAGAGAGGTTTTTGCCGACGGGTCTTTGAGCCCACTTCAAGAAGCAATAGTAAAAGATGGCGCCATTCTGTTTGGTCTTAACGAGCTTGAAGCTTTTTCCGGAAATAAAAGTGTTTTATTGTAAGTGTTGTGGATATGTTGATGAAAAATAGTAGATATATAGAAATATATAACCATATTCGTAAAGCTATCAAAGCTTTAGGTAGATTTGATGATGAAAAGTTAGAAGGCCATCTTCGTATGGCTACTGATTTAACTAATATTATTATTAGGCAAAAAAGCAAAGAAAAAAGAAAAGCAGAATTAGAAAGAGCAATATCTAGTGGAAATGAATTGTGTTATAAATGTGGTAGTGAAGGATGGTGTTGGGGCTACGAACTTATTAATTATGAATATGATGGGAATAGATGACACTAGATATACCTGCGATATATGTGATGGAATTGGATACATTCTGCCTAAATTAAATGTTATTCATGATGATGGACCAGAACCAGAGGATTAATGAAAGTTTATATAGTTATGATTGACCGCCCAAATCCAGTAGAAAATCATATAACTGCTATTTTCGATAGCAGAGAAAAAGCAGAAAAATTTATAAAGGAACACAGATTTGGAAATGTTGATATTCCTTATATAGAAGAATGGGATGTAGAATGAGAGTTTATGTTCTTATTGAAGAACACCAAGATGATAGATTTGGACAACAACTGCTTGGAGTTTTTTCTACAAAAGAAAAGGCGCAAAAGTATTTAGAAGAACTTAGAGATGATATGATAAGGCAGGGATGAAATTGGACTAGTGATGATGACGATGATTACAAAATACAATTTATAGTGGTTGACAAGAAATATCATAGGTAAAATAAAATGACAAAAGATAAAGAAGAATATGTTCAATACATTGTGGTGCGTAAAGATCTTGTTGAACAGATGGGATATGGTAAATTAGCTGCGCAATGTTGCCACGCATCACTTGGAGTGTTGTTAGAAAAGAAATATTATAAAGTAAGTGAAGAAGACGGAATTATAGATATATTTGGCAAGATTTTTCCAGATCTACAAATGAACAAAGAAGTCATTGGTCTTGTTGATAATGATGGTGTTAAGAAATGGCTTAGGAGTAGATTTACAAAATTGGTTGTATATGTTAAATCTAAACAAGCCTTGCTTAATTTGGTTAATAAGCTTGATGAGGAAAGAATAAAATATAAGACTATATATGATTGTTGTCTAACGAAACTTGAACCAGAAGAAGAAAATGGTACTACTTTAACTTGCATGGGAATTATTCCCATAAATCGCGAAGAAGTTCCCAAGTGTTTAAGAAAATTGCAACTATTAGATTAATTGTCTGTTTTCCATATTTTATTGTAAATAATTCTTTCAGTGGTGCTTTTGCTTAAATTATATTCTGTCATTAACATTTTAATTGTATATTCTTTTGGTTTATATTTGTTTCTAATTTCTTTTACTATTTCTTCTGTTAGAATACAATTATTTGGATTTTTAAGTCGTAAAGTATTGCTGATTTTATTTTTTTGTTTTATTAGGAGTTTCTAATCCAAAATTATAACTTGATTTGCTTCTTCTACTTTTACTTATTTTTATTTTAGTTTCTTCAGTGTGTTTTCTTCCAAGTGTTTTTCCTTTTACACTATTACTTATTTTCTTTTTATGTTCTTCGCTTAATTTCTTACCTTTCATTCTTTTACTAGTTTTTTCTTTTACATCGGCTCTCTTTGTAGGATTATTTTCTCCTAACATTCTTTCGCTTAATATTTTTCTTACCTCTGGGCGTTTTGTAGGGTTGTTTTCTCCTGAAATATCTGGTTGTTTTATAACAAATCTGTTTCTATTTAATAGCAATGGGTCTTTATATTCATCAGTCCAAAATTTGCTTATATATTTTATTTCTAAAAGCAAAGCATCTTCTTTTGTTTCTGTATTTTCTAAAATTACAAATATAATTTTGGGATTAAGCCATCCGCCATATTTTTCTGCTATGTTTTGTAAATATTTTGGACTCGAGGGGTGATTATTCTTGTATTTGTTCCATATACCAAGTATTCCTTTTTTTATTATAGGCGCTCCAAGATAAAACTCTCCACTTGGAAAAATTATTTTATATACACCAAATTTATTTATATCATATTCCATATAACACCTTGTAATTGTTGTTTTAACACAAAAATATTGATAGAAGTTGACAAATCTAAAGTAGAAGTTAAATTATAGTTGTAGTTGTAAATCGCGGAGGACAATTTATGGAAAAACACGAATTAGATAATAAGAAAACTTGTGCTAATACAATTAAAGATTTAATTGGTTTATTAAAACTATTTCCAGAAAGTTATAAAGCATTTTGCCTATGAAGGTGAAGTTTGTGGACTTAGAATTGAAGAGGAAAATGGCAGCACATTAACATGTATGGGTGTTATTCCTATAAATATAGACAATGTTCCAAAGTGTCTTAGAAAACTACAATTATTGGATTAATATGGAGAAAAAATGAGCAAAAGCACAAAAACAATAAAGATAATTGTTGAAATCCTATACGATGACGAAAATACTGAGGAGATGGAATTTTTAATGGACGAAATTGAAATTAACCTAAATAGAGATATAAAAAGAAACGAATATGATGGTTCATTAACACATGAAGATGCGTGTTTAGAAATTAAGGGCAAAATTAAAAAATAATTTAAGATTTGTGCCAAGTCAGGCGCAAAAGGAGGCGCTCCTATGAATACAAAATGGAGAACTAAATTATGGAAAAAGAAAATTGTTGTATTTGTGGAAAGCCTAATTCAGCACATTACAGAAATATAGATAATGGATTAATATGTAATAATTGTTATAGATATTTAAATAAAGAAATTTGTATAGATTGTGGAAAACTGCGGCCGGTAAGTTCAAGAGTTGATGGGAAATCTGTTTGTAAAAATTGTTGGTCTCAAAGAACAAAAAAGATTTGTTCTGGTTGTAATAAGTTACAAGTCATAAGTTTTAGGGCAGGAGATGGTTCGCCACTTTGTAGTAATTGCCACCGAAAACAAATTACTGGTTTATGTCCAGAATGTAATAAAATAAAGAGGTTAACAAGTAGAAACAAAGATAAAGAATTAATATGTGGAAATTGTTGGACTTGGGGGAATATAGATACTTTATATAGAAGATGTAAAGAAAACGGTAAATCTAGAAATTTGACATTTTTACTTACAAAAGAAGAATTTTTAAATATTATAAATCAAAATTGTCATTATTGTGGTGGAAATTATCGAGTTGGTATTGATAGGAAAGATAATAAAGTTGGATATGAATTAGCTAATTGTTTGCCTTGTTGTGGAGTATGTAATATTATGAAAGGCAAAATGGACTATGATAGTTTTATTAGGCAGGTGAGTTTAATAACGAAAAACTTGGTGGTAAATGAAAAGAAATGATTACATATCGTGGAACGATTATTTTATGGCTATAGCGCAACTTGCAGCTATGCGTTCAAAAGATCCAAACACTCAAGTTGGCGCATGTATTGTTAATAAAGATAAGAAGATTGTGGGAGTTGGCTATAATGGCTTTCCTAACGGGTGTGAAGATGATCTTTTCCCTTGGGGACGAGATAATAAAGATCCACTAGAAAATAAATATTTATATGTCGCACATGCTGAACTCAACGTGATTGCAAATTCTAATCAAAAAGATTTAAATAATTGCGTTTTATATGTTTCTTTATTTCCTTGTAACGAATGTGCTAAATTAATGATTCAGAGTGGTATTAAAGAGATTTATTATTTAAAGGATAAATACCAAGATTTGGACTGGGAAATTGCCTCTAAAAGAATGCTTGATGCGGCGGGAGTTAAATATCACCAATTTATTACAACTTGCCCGCTTATAAATATAAAATTGGAATGAGAGAAAATATGAATGTTATTTTATGTATTGGTTGTTGGGGCAGAATTGAAGAAGAATTCTGCTCCTGTAGCGGCATTAATAATAAAATTCTGGATCTAAGTAAAGATACTGATCGTAATATTCAAATAGCGAATTATTTAGATACTATATATAGATTATTCGATAAACCATTATATAATAACGTTCATACTGCTGTTTGGAATATACAAGAGAAGTTTAGCGAGAAAGGTAAGCCTGTTTTTAAAGAAACTTTGTTTAAAAGAATTGAGGACTTTTGTATAATGCACGCTAAATGCGGGATCTATCTACGATTAGAACTAAAAGAGAAGTAAATATTTGAATTAACTACACTAATCGATAAATTTTGGATTATTATTAGTAAATACTGATTTAGAAAATTAAAACAATTTTAGATTAAAATCTAGAATTTGTTTAGACGTTGACGTGAATAAATAGGTTTTTATGAAAATAGGGCATCCAGAAAGAAATAATAAAAATAGACAATATGTATTTATAAATTGTAGATATGATCCAAATGAAATGTGCTGACGGTACTTTTATGGAACATGTGCTCATAATTATTTGACATAAGAACATATGGCAAAAATAGATAAATTATTTAATTGTTGTCCGTCTCCGTTTTGTAATAAAGTTCTACAAACATTAGAATATCACGGAGAACAAGGCGGATATGAAGAAATTATAGAAGAAGATATAATTGGAAACTATGTGATTTTTGCCTTTGAGTGTAATAATTGTAATACAACAAAAAATATTTTAATCAATAATTTCGATTTTTTGGATATTAAGTTATTAAATGTATAACAAATCAAACCGAAAACTTGGCAAACGATGGACGAAAGCCGATGAACAGCGTCTTATTGAAAAAGCAAAAGATGGAAGACTACCCGCCAGATCGCCTACGAATTAGGACGCAGTTAATATTCAATCTACAATAAAGCGGACGAGATGGGCGTCTCGCTCAAGACAATAATAACTATGCGAAATAATAGATAAATTGTACTAATATTATTATATAATATTGGAGGAAATTAAAAAAATGGAAAAGACATTTGTAAGTTTATTTTCTGGCGCTGGTGGCCTAGATCAGGGATTTATACAGGCGGGCTGGCAGCCAATACTATTGAGCGATTTTTGGGAACCATCTATTAAAACATTAAAAGAAAATCATCCAAATTGTATTGTGGAACAATGGGATGTTAAAGAAATCACAGAAGATATGATCAAAAAAGCAATTGGTAATACAAAAATTACTGTGGTTACTGGTGGGCCACCCTGTCAAGCATTTTCAAGACTTAATCAAAATCAAATGTTTAATGATGACGGACAAACAGAAGAAAATCTAAACGATCCCCGTAGAAGTTTATTTATGGACTTCTTACGAATTGCATCATATATTTGTCCAGATATAATTGTTATGGAAAATGTGGCAGATTTGAAAGTTCGTAAATTAGGTGGCCAAACAAGAGATAAAGACGAAATGATTGTAAATATTATAGAGAAAGAATTTAATAAAATTGAATATATAGTTAAAAATAGTATTTTGCGAGCACAAGATTATGGTGTGCCCCAGATGCGAAAAAGAATGATTTTTATTGCTATTAGAAATGACTTAAATATATCTCCTTCATTGCCTGATAAAATAAAACTTGAAACGTCTGTTAAAAAAGAATTAGTAAAAATATTATCAGAACATCCAAACCAAGATATTAAAAAGCATACAAAGATTTGGAAAAATAAGATTAATTTAATTCCACAAGGCGGCTACTATAATGATTTGCCAGTTAATCTAAAAGTTCTTAAAAAAGTAGAATTTGATTTTATAAAAAATTATAATGGACAGTTCAAAGAGTATTGTTTTATAGAAAATAAGCAGTATAAAGTATTTAAAGTAAATACAAAGACAAATCCAAAAAGTATTGTTTTTGAAAGTGGAGAACAATTTAATATTGAATATATTAAAAACATTAAAGAATTGTTTAAGATAATGCCAAGAATGGGAACTTATTTACGTAGAATAAATAGTAATATCTCTCACACAATAACTCGAAATCCATTAATACATCCAACCAAAAATAGAGAATTAACTGTTAGAGAAAAAGCATCGATTCAAACATTCCCTCCAAATTATAAATTTGTTGGTAGTATTCAAGAACAACATATTCTTGTTGGAAATTCTGTTCCTTGTAATTTAGGTGAGAATATAGCTATACATCTAGAAAGGTTATTTACAAATGGATAATTTTAAAGAACATTTTACATTTATAGAGAAATTGGTCAAAGCGCAGAATAAGAATTTAGAAATAATAAAAAATAACACAAATATTTGTAAATATCTTTTACAAAAATTTAAAAGTCTTAGTGACTTGCCTAGTAATTATGGCGGAGAAACTTTAAAAGTAGATAAGGCGATTAAAAAGTGGTTTAAAGAAACAGAAGAAAATGTTTGTATCGATCCAAATGGTACACAGGCTCCTCCTGATATTGTATTAAATGATAAATATCCCATTGAACTCAAAAGTGCAAAAAATGGTGTTTTTCAGTTTAATGATAGTCAAGTAACTGATAATTTTATTTATATATTTATACATAAAACTAAAAATAAAATATTTATAACAAATGGGGGTTTTTTACCCAAATTTTCGTTAGAAATTATAAGGGATATTGAAGATTTAAGAAAGAAATATAATCATTATTATTTAGAAAATCCGCTACATTATGGATTTATTCGTCCAAATAGATCTTTTAAATCAAAATTTATGGAAAAATTGCCATATTTGTCTTATTTTGATGGAGAATTTCTTTGGATTTAATTTTTCAAAGGAGAAAAAAAATGAAAGGATGTGTGGGTAAAATTGTTTTAATCCAGAAAAGATAGATAAAATAGTATATATTGAATTGCTTTTTTTATCTAGAAATATTTTTTTAATATAAGGTGAAAGTAATATGTTAAATATAAATAAAGCCCATCTTCTTGATGTTGTAGAAGGTCTCAAACAATTACCAGATAATTCAACAGATATTATTATTGCTGATGCCCCTTACAATATCGGCATGGACTTTGGAAACAATAAAGATGCCCTCTCCATACAAGATTATATTGCTTGGTGTTCTACTTGGCTTACCGAGTGTATCCGTATCCTTAAAGATACAGGCACGATGTTCATATATGGTTTTAGCGAAACCCTTGCCTACATTTCTGTTTCTCTACCATTAGAAAAACGATGGCTAGTTTGGTCCTACACAAACAAGGCAGCACCCAATTCTAATTTTTGGAATAGGAGCCACGAATCGATAATCTCGGCTTGGAAAGATAAGAGCAAGAGAATATTTAATAAGGATGCTGTAAGAGAACCATATACAAAAATGTTTGTTAAAAATTTTGTGGGCAAAGTTAGAAAGAATACAGAAGGAAGATTTGGGAACAAGGAAACTATTTATGAGGTAAATGAAAACGGAGCCCTACCGAGGGATGTAATTAAGGTCCCAGCATTATCGGGGGGTTCAGGAGCTAAGGAGAGATGGCTCTATTGTAGAAATTGCGAAGAAACATATTTCCCTTATGAAATAGAAGGACACAGAAATCACGACATAGTAAAAGTTCCCACGCAGAAGCCATATAAACTTACCAAGCGGCTCATTCTTTCTTGTAAACCTCCTAATGGCGGTTTGGTTGTAATTCCTTTTATTGGTTCGGGAAGCGAAGCGTTAGTTGCTCGTGGACTTAGGATGGATTTTGTTGGTTTTGATATTAATGAAGATTTTGTCAATATGGCCAATAGTTTGATTGAACGGGCCGATGGATTTACACAAGTAGAGAAAAATATATTATGAGGCGGCGTATAATTGTAGAAGCGATGAAGGCGATGGTGGAATTATGGGTTGAGGGAAAACAAAACCGCTTTTCTACCGCTGAAATCGCAAAACAACTTGGTATTGAAAAATGGCGGGTGCGACGGTCCCTTAAAGCCACGGCGAAGGCAGATTTTACTTTAGTCTGGGCGGATGGCGATGATATATGGTGTTTTGACCAAAGATATGTGCGTTTAGAACAATTTTTAAAAAACAGAGTGGTTTGAAATAGTTTAATAATTTAGTCTAATAGTTATAGAAAGTTTGATAGAAAATTAATTATAACTGCTTAAAACTATTAATTAAATCACATAATATTATATATTATGTGAGATGGAAAATGGCAATACAAGAAGAAATGTTTGGAATTAATTTTTCGAGTTTGTTGGAAAAATTCCCCAAAATAAATACTGGTATTTAAAGTATTACTAATAAAATTAATGACAAAAGATATATTGGACAAACATATGATAGAAATGGGCTTAAAGCAAGATGGTATAGACACAAATATTTTTTAATTCGCGGAATTCATAAAAATAAGCATTTACAGAGTGCCTGGAATAAATATGGAGCAGATAGTTTTGAATTTGAAATTTTAATATATATACTGCCAGATGAAAGACTACTAACAACATGCGAACAAATGTTTATAGATTTATGGAAAACTTACAATGATAGATTTGGATATAATATTTGCCCTATTGCTAAAAATTCATTAGGTACAAAACATACAGAAGAGACCAAAAGAAAACTTAGAGAGAAAAGCACAGGAAGAAAGCAAAGTGAAGAAACTATACAAAAAAAGGCGAGAAAAACTTGTAGGCAGAAAACTCAGTGAAGAGGTTAAGAAGAAAATTGGAGAAAAAAGTAAAGGAAGGATTCCTAATGAAGAAACAAGAAAAAAACTGAGAGATGCTCGTAAAAAACAAAAAATTAGTGAAGAAACAAGAAAAAAGATGAGTTTGTGGCAAATAGGCAGGAAATTCAGCAAAGAAACAAAAAAGAAAATGAGTTTGGCGAAAAAAAGGGAAAAAGTTAAGTGAAGAACATCTTAAAAATTTAACAGAAGCAAATAGAAAAGCGGCAGCAAAAAAATAAAAAAGAACTTAGTTAAATATAATAAATTTTATGAAGAAATCCTTAGATTAAAAGAAGAAGACTTGAATGTTAAACAAATTATAGAAAAAATGGTTTAAATAGGTCTAGGTATTATAAAATTATTAAATATTATGAAATTAAGGAGAAAGAAGATGAATTGTGTTTGGGTTTGTGACTTGGACAGCACAATAATAGATACAACAGAGCGCATAGGTGTAATAACTAAAAAGTATAATCTTGAAATAGGTCTTTGGACCGCCGAACACATGGCAGAATTTGCACGCCCAGAATATATTAAGAATGATAAAATTATACCTGGCGCAGAAATTATAACCCCTCTTGCCCGTGTTTGTGGTGCCAAACTTATGTTTCTAACAGGTCGCTCAAATTTGGCAAGAGACGCAACTCGAGATTGGTTAAGACATAATCTTAATATATTCGATTCAGTTCCTTTAATTATGCGGGAAGATGGCAACTTGTCTGCGCCGACGGAATGTAAGTTAAATATGTTCAAACAAACAATTTTGAAAGCACATCCTGATGGATACTTTGTGTTTTTTGACGACGACGAAAAATTATTATTGGAATATTCTAAATATGGATTGGCTCTTCTTGCTCCAGACTGTTGGAAAACAATAGCATTCTGTAAGGAGGATGGAAAATGAAATATTGTGTGACAGACCTTTATGAAGATGGTTTGAAGTTTCGAGAAGCATCCAAATATTATAAACCCAATTCGGGGAATGTTTGGCTGTTGAATGTTGATAAAAAGTTGGTTGAAGAAGAATATATTAGAAAAAGAGAAGAATACTTTAAGTGCGAAAATAAAATGAGGGAGTTAATTAATCAAAAAGTTTGTGAGAGTGAAAATGACAGATGAAGAAAAATTGAAGATATTTGAAAAACATTTAAATATGATTAGTAGCGATGTAACTAAAAGATTTACTGAATATTGTGTTTTAAACTTACCTGAGTATTTTTGGGAAATTCCTGCTTCAACACAAGGTAAATATCACGGCAAAGATGAAAAATTAACTGACCATATACAAAATTGTTTGCGGCTTGGAGAGCGAGTTATTTTACAATTTAATAATGTTTGGGGTCATCGAGACAAGTCGACCAATTTATATCAGCCATAATATTACATGACGGATTTAGATGTCATAATCTTGATGGTTCTATTTCCATTTTTACTCAAAAAGATATTGATGATAAAAAATTACACAAGAATTATTGGAAAAATATAGAACATCAAAAGAACATCCAGAAGCAGGATTTAGGGAATACCAAAAGCTTTCTATGAAGTTTAATTGTGATTGTGTAGCGAATAAACAAAATACGATTGGTGATAAGGATTTATCGCCCATTTTAAATGCTGTTCGTAATCATTCGGGTCCGTGGGGCATGAACAAAAATAAGCCATTTTCTTTGGATTGGCCTTTTCAAATATTTCTATTCAACTCCATAATATAGATTACATGTCGACCATTAATGTAGAATATTGGACAAGAATTTAATTATATTGTGAGTAATTCTTTTATGAATATGGGTGTATATTCTATTACTAATAAAATAGATGGAAAAAGATATATAGGTTCTTCTATTAATTTAAAAAAAAGAATAAACAAGCATAAATTAGATTTGAACAAAAATAAACATTGCTCCTTACATTTACAAAATTCTTGGAACAAGTATGGTTCTCAAAATTTTGAATTTGAGATTTTAGAATTTGTAGAAAAAGAAAAAGAAGATGAACTAATTAAAAGAGAACAGTTTTTTATTGATACATATAAATCAAACGAACATTTATTTGGTTATAATATTAGAAAATTTGCGAGTAGTAATTTAAAAATTGAAGTAAGTGAAAAAACCAGACAAAAATTGCGAGAAGCCAATACTGGAAAGAAGCATAGCGACGAAACAAAGCAAAAAATCTCTGTTGCTAATAAGGGAAAAACAAGCCCTTTTTTTGATAAAAAACACAGTGAAGAAAGTAGAGAGAAAATATCTAAAAACCACGCAAATTTTTCTGGGGAAAACAATCCAAATTTTGGTAAACATTTTAATGAAGAAATAAGAGAAAAAATTAGTGAAAGCCATAAAGGAAAAGTCCATAGTGAAGAAACAAAACAAAAAATGTCTAATGCTCATTTGGGCAAACCAGGTCCAAATTTAGGAAAACATTTTAGTGAAGAAACAAAACAAAGATTGTCCGTGGCAATAAGCGGAGAAAATCATCCTATGGCTAAATTTAACTGGGAAAATATTAATATAATAAGAGAAAAATATTTTTTGGGAGCTAGTAAAAAAGAATTAGCAATAGAATTTAATACAACAGTAAAATACATCTATAAAATAGTTAATAATAAAGTTTGGAAAAAGTGAACAGTATGTATGTCACAAGAGGTAAAATTAATCATACAAAGAAGAAATAGGTTGAAAGTAATATATAGAATTAATAAAGACAATCCTCTGCCAACGCAAGCAAATCCAAATGATGCTTGGTTAGATTGCTACGCAAGTGAAGATGTGGTATTTGATGAATAATGGGAGCGGCTCGCGACCACGCCGAAGTGGCATATCGACAGTTAATTCTACTTTCGAGCAAATACAACATTATGGAAAAGATGTAAAATTTTCGCTTTCTTGGCCTTACGATACTGTTGTTATAGCTGTTCATAATATAGATTTTCACCAAACAATGAATGCTATGTATTTTACAAGGGGTAAGATAGAACACAAATAGAAATATAATTGATAGTTATAAATACATATAGTTATGCTGTAAAATATTACAAAAAACTTTGTGATAATTTTGTTAATAATAATTAAGCAACTAAACTTTATATTAATTTTGATGATTTTATTGAACTAATAAATGATAAAAATATAAGACAATTTTAGACCCAATCAGCATGTTAGAAATATTAAAAACAGAACTTTATTCTTTTGTAGAAATTGACGAAAAAAATTAAAGGTTTATGTTAAAAAAAGGTATAAATAGAATGAATAGAGGTAATATAAATTTGTATGATATCAATCATACTGAGGAGAAATAATTGGAACAGATTAAAGTGAAGTTTAAAAAATTGTATCCAGGGGCAGAGGTTCCTAAGTATATGTCAAGTGGGGCGTCTGGTATGGATATAAAAGCGTATTTTACTGATGAATTTTCTCGCAATCTTTCAGGTACAGATGATAAAGTTTATTTGGACTCTGGTGTATGGGCAGCAATTCCAACCGGATTATCTGTTGAAATTCCTCCTGGATATGAAATTCAAGTTCGCCCGCGTTCTGGTATCGCTTTTAAGAACGGAATTACAGTATTAAATACACCAGGAACAATAGATAGTGATTATCGTGGAGAAATTAAAGTAATCTTAATTAATCATGGGCACACCTCATTTGAAATAAAAAATGGAGATAGAATTGCACAACTAATAGTCGCTCCTGTAGTACAAGCTAATATTGAAGAAGTTGTAGAAATTAGCGAAACTGAACGTGGAAGTGGCGGGTTAGGATCAACTGGTGTTTAAGGAGATGTAATGAAAAATTTGGACCAATTGTTAGAAAAAGCTTCACAGAGTTTAAGCAACGGTCTTCCAGATTCGAGCATGGCATATTCTTTGTTGGCTATTGCTCATGAACTTAGATTAATTCGCCAACAGTTTGGTGAACAATTAAAACAGAATGATAAGCTTATTAGTTTTACTTATCCAACAAAAGAGGAATATGAAGAAGAGTTTGAAAAGCTTCAAGAAGAAACCAAAAACAATGATAATAAATGGGAACAATTAGAATTTGATTTTTATAAAAAAAGCTCGGAGGATAAATAAATGGTAGATATTACTAAAAACGACGTTATTTCCATGCTTCAAGTTCAAGATCCTAATGTATATACAACTCAAGTTACAAAGGATGGAGTTAGAGTTAATTTGCACACAAGATAAAAGATTAAGCTTGCCAGCACTAATCGCTAAGTTAGGTACTACGCTCGATTTAATGTTTATGCTTCATTTCTCAACTTCTGCGGCTTGTCCGACAGCCATTAAACCAAGTGCTTGTCATTTTGAAGGTGGAACTTTTACATTTACATATACAAGCGGAATAAAGGAAGAAATTTTGGCTGGCATTAAGTCTTGTATAGTAACAACAAAATGAAAGAAAGAATGGTTGTGGGTTTTGTTTTTTCTTCTTTTTGCTGATGTTCTTTTAATACGTAAAGAAAGACCTTCTTGGCAAAAAGGAAAATTAAATGGCATAGGTGGCCATGTTGAACTTAACGAATCGTTGTTAGAAGCAATGCGACGAGAATGTAAAGAAGAAACAGACTTGGACATTGAAAATTGGGTTTATGTTTGTTCGATGGAAGGTAATGATTGGCAGCTTGAAGTTTTTACATCTGAAATTGGAGAACAACAATTTAAAGAAGCCAAGAATAAAACAGATGATAGCGTAGAAGTTCATCATTTGGGAACTGTTTGGGACGAGTTAGCTATTCCAAATTGTAAATGGCTTGTTCCAATGTGTTGGGAGCACATGAAAAACCCCTTTACATTTAAAGTAGCGAAATTTGAGTATTAAAAAAATGGAACTATATACTAAAACAGAAGATGGAAAATTTGTAAAATTAGACTTTGGAGTTTTTGATAAAGATTTTATTACAAATAAGCTGATTCATGTGCGAGTTTCTTATGAAGATGGCGGTGCTTTTCCATATGAAGAACCCCAATCAATGTCAAAAGCTATTTGGGAATTATTTCATCAATTTAACAGTGAAATTTTAGTTACAACTAATTGTAATGTTGATGTACTTATTTTCAATAAACACAACGAAGGAAATTTAATCTCTTTAGGGAACAAGGAAATGGACACAAAAATATGTAAAAATTGTAATAAAGAAAAAATATAAGTGAATTTCCTAAAGATAAAAAGAATAAAGATGGCTTAAGTTGGCGATGTAAAGAATGTAGAAAAATATATGCCAAAAAACATTATGAAGAAAATAAAAATAAATATAAAAATAATAATATAAAATGGCGTGAAAATAATAAAAACAAAACAGAAGAGCAAAAAGAAAAAATTAAGATTTACGGAAAAACCTGGTATGAAGAAAATAAAGAAAAATTAAATAAAAGATCTAAAGAATACCGTTCTTCTATGGTTGGTAAGTTTAATACTTATAAAAGAGTTTCGAAGAAAAGAAATAAAATATTTAATATTACGTTTGAGGAATTCTTATCTTTTTGGCAGAAACCTTGTTTTTATTGTGGAAGTGAGATAGAAACAATAGGTTTAGATAGAATTGATAATAATAAAGGTTATGAACTTGAAAATGTAGTAAGTTGTTGTAAAAGATGTAATACAGCAAAATCAAACATGACTTATAAAGAATTTATTGAATTATGTAAAAGAATAGCATCGATACATTAAGATATGTGCTTTTGGGATTTGTCTACAAGTTTTTTTAAACTTTTGGGACTTTTCTTAAATCCGCAAGCACTTTGGGCAATTTAACTTAAGCGTTTTGATTTTGGGGAACCGCCCATTTTTCCGCGTCAAAACAGAACTAACGCTATGCGCGATTTAAGGAGAGAATTATGGAAATTAGGACAAAACTATCGAAAGATCAGTATTCTTTTAACAAAGACAGCGAAACCCATCTTTTAGTAGAACTCACTGCACCACAAGTAAAAATTGAGAATAGGCCACCGATCTGTGTAGTTCCAGTACTCGATGTGTCTGGTTCTATGTCCGGGTCTAAGATTGATTATTTACGCAAAGCTTGCCGCAAGCTTATAGACCATTTGGCACCCGGAGATTTTGTCGGTGTGGTTGCCTTTGATAGTATGGTTTATGAAGTTGCGCCAATTCGTGAAATAACTCAAGAACAAAAAGAAATCATTAAGAAGAAAATTAGCGAACTTAATGCCGGCTCGGCTACTAATTTATCTGGCGGCCTAATCAAAGCCCTTGAATGGATTAATGCTATGGACCTGCCGGTTGAAACAGTTCTGCGTGTAATTATTTTTACTGATGGTCAAGCTAATGTTGGTTTAAACGGTAAAAACTTATTAAACATGGCTGTTGAAAAGAAACAGCGTGTCAGCGTTTCTACTTTTGGTTTTGGAACAGATTGTCATCAAGATTTCCTCGCCGAAGTGTCGTCAAGATGCGATGGTAACTACGCTTTTATTGATTCTGCTGATGCCGCGCTTTCTGCTTTTGGTAGAGAACTCGGTGGGTTAATGTCTACCTACGCCCAAGATATTAAAGTTTCTATTACTCCAGATAAGAATAACAGCATTGTTGAAATCCTTAATGATGAAGATGTAGAGGAAAAAGATGGCTCAGCAATTATCAAATTGCGTGACATTCTGGGTGAAGAAAAGAAATGGCTAGTTGCTAAAGTTAAACTTAGCGAGGTTGATAAACCATTGCCACGTAAAGTAAACGCTTTTACTGTTAATGTAAAATTTACCGATAGAAATGGTGCGGAGAAAGTTCTTGATAGCGTACCAGTAAAGGTTAAATTTTGTAAGAGTGATGAGGAGCCGAAGGAAGAAGATACGGAAGTTGTAAAACATCGTGATAGACTGCTTGCTGCCAAGGCGCAAGACCAGGCAGATGCTTTTGTTAAAGTTGGGAATTATCAAGCGGCGTATTCAGTAATGAATCTTTGCTGTGATAGTTTAAGCGATGAAAATATTAAGGGTGCTGTTCGTGGCATCACTGCCAACTATGCCGATGCTAGATCTTATAGTGCCACAAGTGGAATTAATAGCATGGCTAAAAAGGCTTTTATGGGAAGAAGAGTTTCTTATGTTAGCAAAGATTGTGAGTCAATTTGTGACATTGCCGATGTACAATCTAACAGCATTGCTGAAGAGATGGCTACTAATTTTAGTGAAGATGACGAAAAAGATTCTGGGGCCTCCGTGAGCTGGACTACAGGGGATATTAGTGGAATATCAACTGGCAGCTCTGTAAATATTACTACTGGAACAACTACTGGTGGGGAAAGTGGAAGTTCAATTACCTATACTTCGGCTACAAGAAACGTAGTGGCTCGGATTGGTAAGAGGAGGCTTTAATGTGTAATCATCATTTTCATACATGCTATTGCCATATTTGTTATTGTCACCAATATTGTTCCTGTTGTGGAGCATATGTTCCAAGTGGACATTATTACTGGTGTTGTCATTATAAACCAACAGTAATTTATGTGCCAACATATTATCCACCACAAACACAAATTAATATCAAAATAGAATTGCCAAAACCTTTGGCAAAACGAAAAAGTAAGAACGATTGGTAACCGGAGAAGCCCTGAGAAATCAGGGCTTCTCTTTTTATAGGAGAAAGAAAATTAGCAAGAAATTTGTAATTTCTATTCGTGTTGATGAAACTTTAGATATTGAATAGTTATGGCCAGATGGAGACGCACCGAAAATCCTACTACAGAAGATATTTTGCTTTTAATTGAAGATTATGGTGGCCAGCAAGTATAATTAAAGATTGGAATTTAGAAGTAGATTTTGATGTTTTTGAATTGCCGCCCTCACCAAAGAAGTTTTCCTAACGCTACTAATATCTTAATATTTATTCTGGAGGATATATGAAAGTTTTTCTATCAAGAAGTCCAATTTGGAAGAAACTTGTTGGCTTAGACGTAACGGTAAAATCTGGGAAAGAACTTGGTAAAAAGTTCGCACCAACCTGGAACATGGTAATGGGACGCAAGCAAGGGAAAATAACAGATGAACAATATACTGAACTATATTTAAATGTGTTTAAAAACATTGAAGAAGAAATTTTTGAAGAATTATATAAATATGGCTTAGATAATGAAAACAAAATAAACTTTATCTGTTATTGCCATGACGGTAAATTTTGTCATACATATTTGTTAATAGACTTTTTGATAGAAAAGTTTCCAGAGAGGTATGAAAAATGAAAAACGCAGAGAAGTTAATTGCTCTTGCAGATCAACTTGATAGAGAGGGTAAGCCAATGCTAGCTGATATTGTAGATCAAGATTTCCAAGAATTTCTTGAACTACTTGGAGATGGTAAATTGGATTTTGATTTTCTACAAGCAGGTGGACCAAGAGATCCTCGTGGTCCATATTCTAACAGGGGGCTCGAAGTTAATTTGTCGGGCATAGAAGGCATTCAATAATTTTTTAAAATGTCTAAATCTACAAAAAACTTACAATAGATATTTTTGTTGTTCGTGCTAACAAAAAGCATAACTATAAATATGACTATTCGAAATTTGTCTATATAAATTGTAGAACAAAAAGTATAATTATTTGTCCAGAACACGGAGAGTTTTTACAAAATCCGCACGACCATTTAAAAGGAAAAGTCTGTCATAAATGTTCCGGCACACAATTAAAAAATTTGGAACAATTTATAAACGAGGCAACCAAAATTCATAATAGTAAATATAATTATTCAAAATTTATTTATATTAATAATTGGACAAAGGGAATAATTATATGTCCTATTTATAGCGAATTTAAACAAAATCCAAATAGCCATCTTTTTGGTAAAGGGTGTTTTTTGTGTAGAAGCAATCTTAAAGATATTGATATTTTTATTAGAGAGGCCAAATTAATTCACGGTGAGAGATACGATTATTTTAAGTTTATTTATAAAAGTAGTTCAACAAAGGGTATAATTGTTTGCTCCAACATGGTGAGTTTCTACAGCGGCCTAATGATCATCTGTAAGGCAATGGTTGTCCTAAATGCGCTAAAATATACTTAAAGAAATTGATGATTTTATCAATACAGTAAATACAATACATAATAATAAATATAATTATTCTAAATTTATTTATATAAATAGCAAAACAAAAGTAATAATAATATGTCCAAACCACGGAGAATTTTTACAAACTCCTGATAGTCATATTCAAGGACGTGGTTGTTGGAAATGTTGTTCTACATATTCTAAAAAATGTAAAAAATGGATTGACGACTTTAATGATAAAAATATTGAAATTGGGACTTGGGTAAAAATTAATGGTTTTAAAAGAAATATAAAGGTGGATGGATATGACCCAATTACCAATACTATCTATGAATTTTACGGTGACTTTTGGCATGGCAATCCAAAAATATATAATTTAAACGATATAAATCTTGCCACAAAGCAATCTTTTAAGTGTTTATATAAATATACTATGAAAAGAGAAGAACTTATTAAAAAATTCTGGTTATAATCTTATAACTATTTGGGAACACGATTGGGATTATTTTCAAAAAGAAAGAAGGTAGAATATGTATATATGGATCGACGAGGTCGGATATGGAAGTATAGCTGGGCCTGTTCTCACTTGTGCTGTAGCTGCAGATCCGAATCACCCACCAATAAAGGGAGTTAAAGATAGTAAGCAATTATCAAAACACAAGCGCGAAGATTTATATGTAAAGATTATTGAAGAAGTTGATTATGAATTCGGCGCCGCCTCTCCAAAAAGAATTGAAAAAATGAATATTCACTATGCTCGCTACTATGCGATGAAACTGGCCATCGAGAAGCTCGTTAAACGTGGTATACAGCCTGAGAAGGTAATTGTGGATGGTAAGTTCCCCATCCCAGACCTATCGTTGCTCCAGGAGCCTGTAATTAAGGCAGACGAAAAATACTGGCAATGTGGTGCGGCATCTATTTTAGCAAAAGTTAAGAGAGATAGTATTATGGCCAATCTTGCAACGATTGATAAATATAGCCATTATGATTGGCAAAACAATGCTGGGTATTTTGTTGAGCAGACGCACAAATGGGGGGTAGTGGAATTTGGTGGAACTATTTTACATAGAAATAATTTTGGTTATTATCAATATTGTTTATTCTGTCGGAAAAAATACGAAGAATTTTTGGAACAAGGGAAAACACTTAAAGATTATAAACAATTTGAAATAGATGAAACAAAAAAATATGGAAAATCTTTTTATTCAATTTGGAAAAGTGGAGAATATGATTGTTGGAAAATAATAAAACAAGGAGAAAAAACCACTAATAATTTTGTGTTATGAGTGAGAACTTTTTGGAGGTTATTTGTGTTATGTTCTTCTTGTAATAAAGATTTTGAAAAATTAGTTTCTTTAAATCCAAAACTGTGTAAAGGGTGCTATTATAAAAGCTATGAGAATAATGATATATGTATAATATGTGGAAAATTTAAAAAAATATCTAAACGAGATAAATTTGGAAATCCCATATGTCCTATTTGTGCCTCAAAAGATAATATTGGTGTTTGTGATGTTTGTAAAAGACAAGACATTATGGTTCATAAAAATAGAAAAAGTGATTTAGTTTTGTGTGATGCCTGCCGTAAAACTCCTAAAAGTATTTGTGAGAGCTGTAGCAAACTTAAAAATATTGTTGAAGGAACTGTTATGTGTAGGGCGTGTATTAATAGTTTAAAAGATAAAAGAGAAGTTTGTTATATATGTGGAGATTTAAAGGAAGTTCATAAAAGAATTGAAGGAAAGCCACTTTGTCCGAAATGTTCAAAAATAGGATATAATCCTCCAAAAGAAATTTGTATAAAGTGTGATAAATTAAAAAGGATAAATCAAAGAACTGATGATGGTTATGCTATTTGTGGAACTTGTTATGAGAGCCCAAAAAATTTCTGTGTGAGGTGTGGAGATTTTGCTCCAATTGTAAAGAGAGAGGGAACTTCTGGATTTTGTCAAAAATGCTATATTCGTCCTAAAAATATATGCTCTTCTTGTGGAGAATTAAAGATAATTGAAAAGAATATTGATGAAATACGTTTGTGTAAAAAATGTTTTAGTAGTTTTCGCCGCAACCGATTTAACTTATAAGATTATTTCTTGTTTAAGGGGTAGCTTGCGAAGGGCTTTTAGGATGTATTCTACGGAAGTAAAAAAATATAGTTCAAGAAAATATGGAATAAACTATTACAAAATAGTAGAATTTTTGGGTGATTGTCCTGGAAATTGGGAAGATTATCAAATAGATCACATCTTTCCTGTTTCGGCATTTGATTTTAATGACCTAGAACAAATAAAAATAGCATTTTCTCCTGAAAATCATCGATGGCTTAAAAAAGAAGAAAATTTAAGCAAAAGTAATAAATATGATGAAAAAGAATTTCAAAAGTTTTTAAATAAATTTAAATAAAAAATTGGGAGAAAACAAAATGAAAAAACTAATAATGAGCTTGTTTCTGCTCTCCTTGGTTAGTTATTTTGTTGTTTAAAATGTTAGATAGTTGATGTTTTAATTTATCAATATTTTTCTATATATAGAAAGGAGAAATATTGATGCCATCCAAAATAAATTTAGAACAATTTTTAAAAAAAGCCAATGAAATACACAATTGTAAATATGATTATTCAAAATTTATTTATGCTGGTAGTAATAGCAAAGGTATAATAATATGTCCAAAGCACGGAGAATTTCTACAAATTGCTGGTAATCATCTTCGTGGGAATGGATGTAATAAATGTAAAAATGGATTACATAGTGAAAAATCAAAATTGAGTAAAGAGGAATTTATTAAAAGATCTAATAAAAGGCATGAAAGCAAATATGACTATTCAAACTTTATATATATAAATAATGTAACAAAGGGAGTAGTAACTTGTCCAAAGCATGGAGAATTTTTACAAACACCAGCCAATCACATGAGGGGAAGAGGCTGTCCACAGTGTATGTTGGGCTCATTGGATGAATTTATAGAAATTTCAAAGAAAACACATAATAATAAATATAACTATTCAAAATTTATATATATAAGAAGCCATATTAAAGGAATAATTATATGTCCAAAACATGGAGAATTTTTACAAACTCCAAGTGATCATCAAAATGGGCATGGTTGTCCAGTATGTAAAGCGGATAATACTAGAAAAAGAAGGTTTTTGGGCCTCGATAAATTTATCGAAAGAGCGAATAAAATACACAATAACAAATATGATTATTCAAAATTTGTTTATTTGGGAAATCATATTAAAGGAATAATAACTTGTCCTATCCATGGAGAGTTTCTACAAGTTCCAAGCAATCATTTACATGGTTGGGGTTGCAAAAAATGTTCTTATATATATTCTAATAAATGTCAAGATTGGATTAAATCATTAAATAATGAGAATATTATAAATAGTTTTGAAATAAAAGTAAATAATAGACGATTTGAGTTTGACGGTTTTGACCCTACAACAAACACTGTATATGAATTTTATGGAGATCTATTTCATGGTAATCCTGAAATCTATAATCCAGATGATAAAATTTTTTATGGTAAGACGTTTGGATATTTATATAAAAAAATTATTGAAAGAGAGTTGTTTTTAAAAAATGCTGGCTTTAAATTAATAACTATATGGGAAAATGAATTTGACAGGAGAAATAAATGAAAACTTGCCCAATCTGTAAAGAATTATTTGATGAGAAGCAAAACAATAAATATTTTCCGTTCGATAAAGAAATTTGTCGCAATTTGGATTTATATGCGTGGCTACACGAAGAATATGTTGTCTCAGAACCAGCTCCGCAGTTTCAGGATGAGGAGGAATAATGGATTTGACGCTTGATGAATTAATTGCTTTACTTGACAAAAGAGGTTGGGGAGATAAAAAACAGGCTTTTTAGAAAATTAATAGAAGAATGCGGAGAGTATTGTGAAAGTGTTTCATTTGAAAGGGGATCTTCAGGTAAAATAGAAAAATTTAAGGGATAGGGCTATGCCAGAACAAAAACTCCATGAAGAGATATGCGACGTAATTATGATGGCATTTGTATTAGCACATAAAGATGGACTTGAGTAGATGATGTATTAAAAACAATATATAAAAAGTTATACGAAAAGGAAATTGCTCATCAGGCAAAATTAAAGGAGATAAGTGGTGGCAAAGAAAGAAAATGAATATAAAATTACGGTTTTAGATGGTCTTGAGGGAGTTAGAAAAACTGCCGGTATGTACATTGGTGATGTAGATAATGGAGGAGGACTCCATCACCTTTTAATGGAAATCATAGATAATAGCGTCGATGAGCATCTTGCTGGTCACTGTAATAAAATAATAATTACACTACATAAAGATGGTTCTGCCTCTGTCGAAGATAATGGCCGAGGCATTCCGACCTCATATATGAAAGAAAAAAAGATGACCGAGTTGGAAGCTGTATTTACATTATTACATGCTGGCGGAAAATTTGACAAATCAAATTATGAACATAGCGGTGGATTACACGGTGTTGGTGCAAGTGTTTGTAACGCTCTCTCAGACAAATTGCGAGTTATTGTAAAGCATGATGGCGAAGAATGTACTATGTCTTTTGCTAAAGGTAAGAAGATAGAGGATTTTTCTTCTAAACCATACAAGGGAAAAAGTGGAACGATTGTTCGTTTTGCCCCAGACCCAATCATTTTTACAAAAGTTATTAAATTTGACCCAGTTATAGTTAGATCTAAACTTAGAGATTTATCGTTTCTATGTAAAGGTTTATCTATTCTCTTTATTGATGAAATCCGAAAAACAAACGAAGAATTTAACAAAGATGATGGATTAGCAGAGTTCATAAAATTTATTGCAAATGGAAAAAAACTTATCGATGTCCCAATTGTTTTTGAAGACAAGAAAGATGATATTGTTGTAAATGTAGCTTTGCAGTGGATAGAAGAAAATTTAGAATATGAAGTTTGTAAATATTATACAAATAATATTCCAAATATAGATGGTGGGACACACATGATCGGATTTAAATCTGGTCTTACTCGTACCATTAATTCATATATTACAAATGCTGATATTCCAAAAACTTTAAAGGTTCCTCTTTCTGGAGATGATGTTAGAGAGGGACTTATTAGTGTTGTAAGTATAAGACATCATAATCCAAAATTTAATTCTCAAGATAAAGTAAAGTTAGTTTCTGATGATGCTAGACCAGCAGTTGAAAGCGTAGTTTCGGAAAATCTTATGGTCTTTCTTGAAGAAAATCCAACAATCGCAAAAAAGATTGTAGCAAGTTGTGTTAATGCTTATAAGGCACGAGAGGCGGCTAAAAAGGCACGAGAGGCAATAAGAAAAACCAATATGGATAGTGGTTGTGGGACTCTACCTGGAAAACTTGCTGATTGTCAAGAAAAAGATCCTGACAAATGTGAATTATTTATTGTTGAAGGTGATTCAGCTGGTGGATCAGCAAAGCAGGGGAGAGATAGAAAATTTCAAGCCATTCTTCCACTTCGGGGTAAGATTTTAAATGTTGAAAGATGTGAATTTCAAAAGTTGATTAAAAATGAAGAAGTAATGAATTTAATAACAGCGATTGGTGCGGGTATTGGTCATTCTTTTGATCCAGGAGACATTCGTTATGGAAAAATAATTATTATGACAGATGCTGATGTTGATGGTGCTCATATTCGTTGTTTATTGCTTACATTCTTTTTTAGACAAATGCCACAATTAATATTAAATGGTAATATTTATATTGCTCGTCCTCCGTTGTATAGAATAAATTGGAAAGGTACAACATATTATTTACAAGATGACGTAGCAAAAGAAACCTTTATGGTTGAAAAAAATATTCCACGAGATTCAGATTCTGGAAAAAAATTTCAAAGATTTAAGGGACTTGGAGAAATGAATCCGGGGCAATTATGGGAAACAGCTATGGATCCAGATACTAGATCAATGTCTAGGGTAATTATTACAGATTCGCTAGAAACAGACAAAGTTTTCGCTATTTTGATGGGTGATCAAGTAGAGCCCAGAAAGGATTTTATAATAAATTCCGCTGAATTTGCCAATCTTGACGTATAATTGTTCACTTATAATTATCTATTAATAATATTAAATAAAAATATAGAAAATTACAATTTATTTTTTTAAAAGAAGACTATGGAACGAATTTAAATTTACTACTAAAGTTGGTGATTTAAAGTATTTGTTATATTTTTATAATAGATATTATTTTGATAGAAATTATATTTTAAATAAATGGAGGTATTTATGAAAAGATTAATTTTAAGTTTATTGTGTGTTATTTTGTTAGGTGGTTGTTTATATGAAGTAAAACATGATTATTCTTCTATAAAAGAAGATGTATTTTTAGATCCTTATTATGTTTGGTCGTATTCTCCGGTACAAGAGATGTTTAACAAAAATGTATCGCCGCTTAGAGCAATTACTTTAAGAGTTCTTAACAAAAAGTATTGTGATGTTGAAGTAACTGTAACTTGTAGGTTTCAACCAGAAGACGTTTTTTTTGGCGTAAATACAATAATGGTTGATGTAAGAGGAGATAAAGTTTTTACAGTAAAAGGTTTTGCTCGTGGAACTCCTGATGTAGAAACTGTAAGATGTCAGATAACTAGAGTGAAATATGTGTTTTAAAAAGAAAACTTCTCAAGGTATTAAAATAGATAGACGAAAAGTTCCTGGTTTACCAGTTGATGAAGATTTTTCAAAAGCAATTGATATTTTTATAGAAGAATGTTCAAAAACTCTTGATAGGCAGAAAGTTGAAACATCTATTAAGAAAATTACTATTGAGTGGTGGAATGATATAGCTCCAAGCCCAAGTACTGGGGTACTTAATACAGTTGTTGTATATTGTGACCAAATATATAGTGGTTTAACTACTGGTAATTTATGTAGAGTTGCTTGGAGAGGTAAATTATATAGAAGCGCCTTTGCGCACGAAATTCTGCACGTAGTTGGACAAGATGTTTTGAATGATTCTGATGGTGATCATAATAATCGTCAATTGTGGGATATTGAGCTTCTAATAAATCAAAAACTAACCAATATTAATCTATAAATAAATCCCAAAAAATTTTGTATGCTTGTTAAAAAATGTCGACGAGCATCATAAACTATACTTTTGAGCAATCATGAAAAAAAAGAAGAAAAAATTTACAAAAGTTCAATTGGAAATTCTATTTGAGTGTTGGAAAAATGGTAATAATACCAAAGAATGGCTAGATCAAATTACAAAGCAACTTCCTAAAGTTCCACCACTGATTGCTTTAAGCATAATGCGCAGTTTGGTTAAAACTAATACTGAATGGCAAAAAATAGCTAAAAGAAAAAAGAATAAAAAAGAAAAAGAGAAATTAGATAAAAAAGCTGAAAGTGAAAAGAAAAAGACCGTTGCTATACAAAAAAAGCAAGAAATAGAAAGAAAGAGAACTGAAAGAAATAAAATTAAGGAACAAAAAGAAAAAATTAAAAATATAAAACAAAATCTTAAGACAGAAGATACTAAAAATTTATTGGAAAATATTGAAGTTGAATATTTATTTTGTTCTGATGTTGATCAATATATAAATAATATATCTTGTATTTTTAGATTATTTAGTAATGAGTATTCAATATTGTTGGATACTAAGTGTGAAAAGTGTATTAAAATGAATAAATACATTCCAGTTTTAGAGGAGACTATTAATGCCAAATCGGAAAAAACCAGAAGATATAGAACTAGCGAAAATGGGAGTAAAACTAAAGAGGAAGACTCCACCATTACAGAAAGAACAAACAAAAGCGCAGGTGATTCCTAATATATCTCAAAATGTTTTTCCAGAACAGTTGTTACCCCCGACAGAGGAAGCGATTAAAATAGCAAACAAGATAAATATATCTAGACAACTATTAATTGAATCTATGAAAAGTTTTAATAAATTATTATCTAGTAATGTATTACCAGAGAATCGTTCTGTCGGAGAAAAGAAAGAAGAACAGGCAATTATAGCAGAAATGACTAAAGCAGCTCAGGAGATAGATCAATATAGTGGTGGAGAGGGGACACTCGCACTTAGTATTTTTGCAGTTCGACAAGCTATATTTTTTAGAGATGCAGGAAACAAATTAGCGTATGAGATAGAAGAAATTAAGAAAAAATTAGCTGTATTTGAAAAAAATAGTTCACCAAAAGATCAAAATGAAGTTGCAAAAAATCGTGTTTTAGAGTTTGCAAAAGAACTTGGTGTGAAAATTGCGGTGGGTAATGAATAAAGATTATAAATCCTATGAAGTTGTTATTGGCGAAATACAAACGGGACTTGACAAAGATTATTCTGATTATCAACGTCTTCATAAAAAGTTTTATTTAGAAGAAGATTTAAATGTTAAATTAATATATAGACATAAAACTGATATGCTCAAAGATATTTTAAAAAGGATAGAACTATATGAAAGGAATTAATGCAGAAAGACCTGGCGATAAACTCCTTAAACAATTTGTTAAAACAGCTCAAATTAAAAGCTGAAATTGAATCTTGTAAGGTTGAAGATTCTTTTTTAATATTTGATATAAAATTGGGTCTAGGTGGTACGTTTAAAAAACTTGAAAAATGTGCTACAGAAATTGCTCTCGCACTTAAAGCTTTATCAGAACCTTTAATTTATCCTGTAACAAAAGAAGGAATAATTAAAATGGAAGTTATGATAGATGAACAACAGACTGTATTCTTTAAAGATTTTATTAATACAGAGAAATTTATAAACTCAGACGCAATATTGCCGCTTGCATTGGGTGGTTTAAGAGATGGTTCACCTCTAATTGTAGATCTTACAAAAATGCCACACTTGTTGGTTTCTGGAGCTACTGGCTCTGGAAAATCAATTCTATTACAAACTGTAATTAACAGTTTACTTATCAACACTAAAGCTCAGATTAAATTAGCATTAATTGATCCAAAACGAGTTGAGTTTACATATTATAATGATTTAGATAATTTGTATTCTCCAATCGCAAAAAATGTTGAAAGTGCACTTACTCTTCTTAATAATTTAATTGATGAAATGGATTCTCGTTTTTTAAAACTAGAAAAATGTGGCGCACGGGATATACTTAGTTATAAGGGGAGAATGCCATACATTGTGGTGGTGATTGATGAGCTTGCTGATTTGATGATGGCATCAAAAAAGGAGGCCCAATATTTGATATGTAGATTAGCACAAAAATCCAGGGCTTGTGGCATTCATTTAGTGATTGCTACACAACGTCCATCTGTAAATGTAGTAACAGGTATTATAAAAGCTAATTTCCCCGCCCGATTAAGTTGTCAAGTAAGTGCAGCTGTTGATAGTAGAACTATTCTTGATAGAAATGGAGCCGAAACTTTGGTAGGAAAGGGTGATGCAATTATTGATTGTGGGGAATATAAATTTAAAAGATTTAAGGGCTCGTTTCTTACATCAGAAGATATAATTAAAAACGTTAATAATAATAAAAAAACTTGGTTGAGGCGCTTATGGAACTCTTAGATAATCTTACAGAAATATGGAAATTTAAAAATATAGTTATTTCTAATATTTCAATTGTTGAGTTAATGAAAGAATACGGAATAAAACTAGAGTCTAAATCAACAGGACAATTTAGTCACAGGACTTTTTGTCCTTTTCATAAGGGCAAAAATGGCAATACTGAAAGAACTCCTTCTATGTTTGTATCTGAACAAACTAATTCATTTTGTTGTTTTGGGTGCTTAGAAGAGAATACGTTAATATGGACTGATAGTGGGCTTAAACAAATTTCAGATGTTAAAATTGGGGATATTATTCTTTCTCACAATGGAGAAAAACATAAGGTTATTAATAAAATTAATAAAATTAGTGAAAAAACAAATTTAATAAGTATAGGCTCATTTAACAATATTCCTATTGTTATGTCACCTGAACATATTTGTTTGGTAATTGATAAGGATAATATTATAAAAAGTGGTTGTGTTAAGCCTAGAAAAGATACTAAAATTGGACTTAGATTTTTAAAATCAAAATCAAAACTTATCAGTGATATATATATTAAACAAAAAGAATCTGAATTTGTAAAGCCGTTCGATTTTTTCTGCTTTCCAGTTATTAAAAGTGAGTATAGAAATAATAGTTATCTTTTTAATAATCACATACTAAATCCATATAAAAAAGGGAAAGTACAAAAAAGAATTGAATATTTGCCAGTAAATTTAGAAACTGCCTGGCTTTATGGAATATGGTTAGCAGAAGGATCCACTAGTTGTAGACAAGTTCGTTTTACTTTTAACATTAATGAAGAGAAAAAATTTGCAAAAATGGTTGTTAAAATACTTAAAAAATATTTTAATTTAAGATCTAAAATTTATTTATATAAAGATAAAAACACTTGTGAAGTTATTTGTTGTAAGGATGATCTTAAAAAACAATTCGAATTTTGGTTTGGTAAATATTCGTATGGAAAGAAAATACCATTTGAATGTTTGTTCTGGACGCCAGAAATTCAAAAGATGTTTATTAAGGGCTATTTAGATGGATATCATAGTGTAGAAAATAATGTAATTACTGTCTCTAATAAACTAGCATTTGGTATGTATGCCATAGGTATTCAGTGTGGATATTATCCATCAGTAAGTTTTAGAAACAGTTATATTGACAATAAAAATATAAATCACAGAGAAAGTTATGTAATTACTTTTAAAAAGAAAGAAAGTCTTCGTGGTTTCTTTACAGAAATTAACAATGTTGAGTATTTTCTATCTGTTGTAAAAAGCAACAATGTTGAGAATAAATCTGTTAATGTTGTAGATATAACTACAGACGTAGAAAATACTTTTACAACGTTTTTGGGTTCTGTTCATAATTGTGGACATGGAGGCTCAGTTATTGATTTTGTACAGCTTATGGATGGTAGCCCACCAGCAGTAGCACTTACAAAACTAGCCAAACAATTAGGTCTTATTGATAAAGATGGGAAATGGGATGAGCTTAAAATAGACGCTCTTGGTGGGATTCCAGAAATGGAACCTATAAAATCTATTGAGCCGTTTTTGTTTGAGATAAGTTCGCTTTTACGCAATTATATTAAATTATTTATTAATACTCCAAAATTCGAAGAAGAATTTAAATGGATGGAAAAAGTCAGTAAACGAGTTGATGAGTTTTTATTAACAATTGGACATGAGGATTGGGAATATGTAAAAGATCTATGTGAAAGTGTACAACGGAGTATTAAAACTAGAATACGTAAAAAAGGATAAACGATGAAGATAGTAATTCTGGGTGATACACATTTTGGTGGTGGTTTTGCTCTCGGCAAAACTGATTATTATACTCACCTTAATACTCGTCTTTTGGATTTTTCCAATTCTTTTGATTATGTAGTAGATTATATGATTAATAATTGTGTAAATCATTTCTTTATTACTGGAGATATTTTTGAAAATCGTCGGCCACAAGCTTCGGAGCTTAGTCTTTTTTCTAAAAAGATATGTAGACTTTCAGAACTTAATATTCATACACATATAGTTATTGGAAACCATGACCTTATTAAAGAACAAAGTGCCACCACTCTTGATGTGTTAAGTTCTCTTAAACTACCATTTGTACATATTTATTCAGATGTTGAAAGTTTTATTTGTAAAGATGAAGTTAATTCTATTAATATTATATTTCTACCTTTTAGAACTTGTGAAATGTTAAATTGTACCACAAATGAAGAAGCTGTTACAAGAATATCTACATTTTTACAATATGAAGTAAAGAAACTTAATAATAAAAATCCTACTATTGTTATTGGACATCTTATGGTCCAAGGAACAGCAATAGGAAATGCTGTCCTTGATGCTTCTCCTGGAGAAGTTGTTCTGCCTGTAGAAATATTTAAGAGGTTTAATAGTGTTATTATGGGACATGTACACCAACACATAATTGTAAAAAAGAAACCACTTATTGTTCATTTGGGATCAATGGAATGTAAGGATTTTGGTGAAGGTAAGCATAAAAAATATTTTTTATCAATAGAGTCTAATAACAATAAACTTAGTTACTGTTTTGAACAATTGCCAGTAAGGTCTCTATTTGATTTTGTAATAGACCAATCTTTGGCTAGTAGTGGTAAAGAAGCTACGGATGATGTAATCCAACAGATCAAAAATTTCTCACAAAAAAATGATCTCAAAGATAGTATTATTCGTATTGAAATATTTATTAATGAAAAGTGCTTGTATGATTTAGAAACTGAATCAATAAGACGCTATTTAAAACAAATACATAAAATTTATTACTGTGTTGGTATTTTCCCGCAAGTTGTTTCTAAAAGACAATTAAGAAAAGCATCTATAACTGAGCATAATGATCCATTAACTTCTTTTATTGAGTATGTTGAATTAGAAGAAGATTTAACGATAAGAGATAAAATGAAACTAATTGGATCAAAAATTATTACAGATAGAGGTAAGCAATGATTCCAGTAAAACTAACTCTTACAAATTTCATTTCTCATATACATTCGGTACTTGATTTTACTAAAATAAGTTGTGCTCTTGTAGTGGGCTCATACGAGGGAAATTCCAACATTGCCAATGGAGTAGGAAAATGTCTTCCATATTATACAAGAATATATGACAAAGAAAAGAAAGAAATTGTTTCGATAAAACAATTTGTTGAAGAAAAAAGACGAAAAATTTTGGGTCTTAAAAATTGTAAAAATGCAGATTTAAATGTTATTAATTGGATAAATTGCGGACCGAAAGAAATATTTTCTGTAAAATTATCCAATGGGATGGAGTTTGAAGCCCCACTAACTCATCCAATATTAACACCATATGGGTGTAAATCTATAAAAAATCTTAAAATTGGGGATTGGGTAGCAGAAATAAGAAAAATAGATTTCGATGGTAATGTTGTTTTTAACGAAGATGAAATAACTATTTTGGGGCTTATGATTGGAGATGGCTGCCTTACCAATAAAATTTCTTTATCTAACACAAACGTAGATATTATTAATAAATTTAAAAAATCAATATCAAGTTTAATTCCAGCAGCAGAAGTTGTCTCTTATGATAACAAAAATCATATCATAAAAAGCATTAAAGCAATAAGAAACGTTTATAAACAAAAACTTATTGAGTTTGTTATTAATAATGGTAATATTGATTTAAATAAATATAGAATTTGTAAAAAGCATTTCTTTTCTGGTAAATCTACTCTTTCATATAAGACAATTTTAAAAATTGAACAAGATTTTAAAATAAATTTATCTGAGTTTAAAAAAAACTTATGGCCAATAAAATTTTTGATTGATTTTTTTAAAAAATATTCTTTGTATGGTAAAGATTCGCAGCATAAAATTTTAGATAATAAATTATTATCTATGCAAGATTTAAATCTGGGGCCATTTTTATCTAATTTGTGGAATACTGATGGGCATGTTTATATAAAAAATAGTCATATTGAAGTATCTTATTTATCTAAAAGCTTCCAACTTATAAAAGATATTAGATTTTTGTTATTACGCCTTGATATTCAGTCATATATATCAGAAAAAATAATTAGAGGCGAAAAATATTATAATTTGATTATTTTAATAAATTCTATAGAAAAATTTCATCATCTTGTTTCTCTTGTAGAACATAAACAAAAAATATTAAATAATATCGTAATGACTATTAAAAATAGAAATAAAAATGAAAACATTGATGTGATCCCATCAGTTTTTAATAGATATTTATCTACTAAAACATTTCTAAATAAAAAAAGAACATTGGAACAACTAAACAAATATAATATGTCTCGTCAAAATTATTTAAATTTTGGAGGTCTTTCTATTATAGGAAAATCAGACATTTTTTGGACAAAAATTAAGAGTATAGAACCAACTAAACACTATGTTGATTGTTACGATATTGAAGTTGATTCAGATGAGCACTTATATATAGCAGATACTATAATATGTCATAATTCATCATTAATGGATGCCATACGATTTGCTCTTTTTGGTAAAACAAAATTTAACGTTAAAACTAAGATGGTGAAACGAGGAAAAGAGTTTTGTCAAGTCGAATTTATCTTTCTAATAAATGACGAAGTTTACAAAATTATTAGAAAATTAAGCGCAAAGACTGGTATAATTACCATTGATTTTTTTAAAAAAGAAAATAACGTGTGGGTTTCATCTGGTTTGACATGTGATACACCAACACAAACAAACAATAAAATTATAGAAATTGTTGGAATGAATGACGATACGTTTGTTAACATATCTTACTTTAGACAAAATGATGTTTCTGGTTTTACTTCGGCAAATGCAACAAAAAGAAAAGAAATATTAAAAGAGGGATTAAAAATTGGTATTTGGGATGAATATCAAAAAATTTCAAAAGATTCAGAAAAACAGTTTAATCAGCAACTTGAAGCTATAGAAGAAAGAATTAAATTATTAGGAAATGTAGAACAAGATATAGAAAAAGCTTATGACAGAATAAAAGAAAAACAAATTTTATTAAATAAAGCTCAAGAAAATTTAATCGAGATTGAAGATAGTGTTAAAGAATGTAATAGCAATATTACAGATATAGAAATTTCTATTGCTAAGAGAGGTTTAATAAATAGCAAGGGATTAGAGGCAGAAATTGTTAATATTTCAAAAAGAGGAAAAGAAATAACGAGCCGCAAAAACCATCTTTTTGAAATTATTAAGAAAAATAACGAAGTTTTGTCAAATGCGAATAATGACTGCTCTAATTTAGCAAAAAGAGCAATTCAATATTATAAAGATATTTTAACTACTTCTTATAAAAATAGAGATGAGTTTGAATCAGAGTTTAAGCGTTTCTCTGATGAAAAAGCACCTGTTGCAATATTTAGTTTTGAGTCTCTTAGAAATAATAGAGAAAAGCGTGAGATTTATAAAAAACAATTGGATGAACTTCGATTTGATTTAAGACAACTTACAACGTTGAAACCAGGAAAAGAATGTCCGACCTGTTTATCAAAAATAGACAACCCTGATAGTATTTTAAAAAGAAGAGCTACTAAAAAGAAATTTTTAGAAAGTAGAATTTTAGAACAAAAGTCTTTATTAGAAGAGATTGATATTATTATTCAAAAAGAAGAAAATATCCTTCGTAAAGCTGATGAATCTGCCGTAGAGGTCGAAAGAACTAATTTAATTATTGCTAAAAGAATGGCGGTAATTTCTGAAGCTACAAATGAAAATCAACGAATTCAAAAAGAACTTAAAAACTTGGCAGATGAATGGCAAAGGCTTAAAGATAAAAAACAAGAGATCTTTGATATTTTAAGTAGTCTTAATAAAAAAACAAATCTTAATGAAAATCTTTCAAACTTATTTGAACTTAGAAAAGATTTAGAACTAAAAGAAAATGTTGCCAAAGAAAAAGTAATGAAATTAGGTTTAGAATGCGGTAGTCTTGAGGGGTATAAAGAAGGACTAGAAAAGAAATTTTCAGAAAAACAAATGCTTTTAGACAAAAAAGGGGAACTTATTGTAAATATTGCTGTTTATTCTAAATTATCTATTGCTTTTGGAAAAGACGGAATTCAAGCAATAATTATGGAAAATATTACCGAAGATTTGAGACAATATACAAATTCAATTTTAAGTAATATTTATTATAAACCAATTAGTATAGATTTTGTAACTCAAAGACAAACTGGCACTGGAACGTGGAGAGAAGATTTTGAAATTGTAATTATGATCGATAATGAAACTTATGATTTTGAAGATATAAGTGGTGGTGAGCAAGTTAGAGTTTCTATTGCCTTACGTCTTGCATTAAGTCTGTTGTTGATGCGCCGTGTTGGTAGTAACATTCAATTTCTACTTTTTGATGAAGTTGATCAATCACTAGATAGACATGGGCTTGAAGCGCTCTTTGAAACTATTAAAGAATTATCTAAGGATTTTAAAATTTTAGTAATTTCTCATAGTGAATATATGAAAGAGAAGTTTGAACATATAATAACTGTTCATATGGGACCAACTGGTAGCGTTTTAAGATAAACTATCAATTTTCAAATATTTGAATGGAGTAATATATGATAATTGGTTTAATAGGTGCACCTGGAGCAGGTAAAGATACTGTTGCTGACTTTTTTGTAGAACATAAATCATTTAAAAGATTGGCATTTGCTGATAAAATTAAAGAAGGATATTATGCTGAAACTGGCTATTCAGAAGAACAGTTTAAATTAGCTAGAGGAACCATATTAGAACAGCAAATACGCGAAGGACTCTGGGAATATAGCGCAAGAATAAAAAAAGAATTCGGCCAAGCATATTTTATACATCAAGTTATAGAAAATATCGGAAAAAATGATATTATTGTTACTGATGTTCGTACTGATTTAGAATTATTTATGTTAGAAAAAGATTGTAAAGCTAGAATGGTAGTAGTTTTAAGAAATTTTAAAGAAGAGCTTAAAGGTAAAATTTTACCGGGAACAAAATTAAAACTTAGTAAAATAATTAATTATCCAAAATTTTGGAACATACAAAACAGTTTGGATGAAACTTATATTGAATTATATAAGTTTTTTGAGGAGTTACAGGAGATAGATATGGACCCCGACGGCGAATCATTTACAAAATAGTGTAGGGGGTGTTAATCATAGACACCCTCTATGGAGGTGCTCTATGATTGCTTTGGAATTTATAGCGTTGACTAAGACTGCCGCAATTCGTAAGGCGACAAATTACTGGTATACTAATTTTTATGGAGTTCGTAGTTTTCTTGATTTTCTAGGTGACTGCGTTCTTAAAAAGGTTGATTTAAATTATTCTGTAATTTATAGGGGACCTGGACCTGGAGATATTGATGGTTACTAAAGAAAAGATCGATGATTTTTTTAAAGGATTTGTTCAAGATGGTCCCCAAAAATTTTATGACAGTGTTGTGGCCATAGGTACTGTGTGGCGTTCGCAACCAGCTGCTACTTGTTTGGTTGAAGAAAGTTTATTACAACATTCTTATGAAGCTTTAAAAAGGGCTAGAGAGATTGAACAACAAACAGATGGTTCTAAGGCTGACGATTGGCGGCTCATGTCATTTTTATTAAGAAAAGCTGCTCATAAACTATTTCGTAGTTTTAATTCGGAGAGTACACACTTGGGATTTTTTAGGTTGGTTAAATAATGGCAATAATTACCATAAGTTTAACAAGTTTTGGGCCATATTTTATTTCTGGTATTCCAAGACAAGTTGAACTTGAGACAAACATACCAGCAATTATTTTCTATTCACTTGATGGCAGTGATCCATCTTATTTTTCTCCAATTTATCTAGGACCTATTAATTTACCAACTGATAATTCTGTAAGACTTAGAGTTTGGGCTGTAAGTGGAGAAGATAGTGGAACACTTGATGTTACTTTTAGTGTAGATAATTCTAAATTATTTTATCCTAGAAGAAGTAAGGCTGTTGGAAGTTTGGGTATAGCTGTAGACGCTTATGGCGTACCTGTTGTACTTGTAGATGGTTATGGAGTAGATGCTTACAATAATGTTGTAATGCCAGTTCGAAGATCTGATTATCCACTATATGAATTAGAAATAAAATACTCTACAACTGGTCCAGATGGTTATGGACCTGGTACAATGTTTGTTTTGGGAGCATATCCTTCAGAATTCTGGCAAGATGATGCTGTTAGCGAAGAAACAAGCTCTCCAAATAATATGAATGTTTTCTTTAATCCAAGATCTTTATATATAGTAATAGATGGAAGAAATGGATATGATGATGAATCGATCCATCCAATAATGAAACCGTGGGCTGGCACTTTAGATCCCACAAAATATCTTCAAGGTAAAACATTTTTTCAACCAAATCCGTTCATATCTGGCGGATTAGTAAGGTCTTGTTTTAATTATAGTACAGGTGTTGCTGTTTTTTATTATTTTGATTCTGTAGAGTGCCGCTGGATTAAATCAATTCAGAATTTTGATACATCTACTGTACCACAAAGAATTGGTGACAGAAGACAATATGGCCCGCCTCTTGTAATCCCTTGGATTTATAATAGACGTAGTATGATATAAAGGAAATTAAATGAGAAGAAAAGAAGCTCAGAAACTAGAAGGTATAGAGTTAGTTTTATCTGCTAGTAGATGTAAGACATATAAAGATTGTCCAAGAAAATATTACTATACATATATTGAAAAACTTCCTAGAAAAGAATGGGAACATTTTGATTTAGGAGAATTAGTACATGGTGTCTTAGAAATATTTCACGGTCAATATAAAAGTGATAAATACCTGCCAACCAATCTTGCTCATCTTATGAAATTTGCATTTCAGACTCAACAATATACAATAGAAAAAAATAAGAATTCTCTTCTATCTGCTGAAGTTCTTATTGATGCAAGAGATATTCTTAGAAATTATATGTTGAATCTTAAACAAAAAGGGCTAAACTCAGAAATAGTTGTAGTTGAAGAGGCTTTTAATATTCGTCTTAATGATAAATATAGTATTCAAGGATATATTGATCGTCTTGATATAGATCCAGATGGTCTATATCATATAAAAGATTATAAAACAAATAAAAGTGATAAATATATGGATCCTTTTCAACTTAAAACATATGGTATTTATTTGCTTGATAAATATCCTGATATAGATATGTTTCGTGGTTCATATATTATGTTAAAACTTAATAGCCAACAGGTCTCTTATGATTTTAATAAAGAAGATGTTACCGATATTAGAAAAGATTTAATAGAACTTGCTGATAAAATTTCTGAAGAAGAAAGGTGGATTACCAAACCAAATAAATTATGCGATTGGTGTGATTTTAAGAATCCATGTTTTAATACTTGGTAAGGATTATAAACTATAAAAGTAATAAATTTAGGTTCTAATTTTCTAGTTATGTTATTGTAAATAATAATGAAATATATATATTTCATTTTATGGGACAGGGTTTTATGAATATTTGAAACTATGTCTGGGATTATAATTAATTGTTATAATTATGGTACTACATTATATGCTACAAGTTTTGAAGATGCTAAGCAAGATATGTATATTTATGTTAGAGGGTATTATAAAATATAAACAAATTGAAGGTACATCTTTATCAACTTTTTTATATACTTTTATAACCAACGAAATAATAGATGCTAGTAGAAATAAAGAAGTTCGTTGTTGTACCAAATCTGTAGTTTTCTTTTATGATGTATCTTTTGTAACAATTGTTGAAAAAATCCAATAGAAAAAATTGATTTATTTGAACATATAAAAGCTGGGATGGCAAATGGGAAAATATAATGTTAAGAATTTTTGTATTAGATAAGAATATTAATAGAATGAAAATATAACTGCTTGGGGTTTAGCTCGCTCTTTACGTCGTAAATTTGACGATGTAAGGAAAATTTGATATTGTAATGGAGAAAGATCTAATGTTTTTACAGCTAGATAATTACGCAAAAGAGTGGTTGATAAAATACGCTCATGAACTTCCACCAGAAGAATTATCAAAAGAGTGTGAAAGGGAAGAAAGTATTGGTGAATGGCCAACTCCAGAGCCAGTTGTAAATCCTGGTATTTTTAGTGAAATTACCTCTCAAAAGGATTTTAATAGAATAATTGGTGACCCACAAAATTGGAATCAAATTCATAGCCGTAGAGATTTATATGAAAAATGGATTATTCCACATGCGATTATTTTATTTGGAAAGAATTGGTTTGATCGAGTAAAATGGAAAAAATCGGTTCATCGTGGAATATCTTTTCCGCTTTTTAGTGATGAAGATAAGAATTTTGCTATTAAACATAAAATAAAATTGGAAAACGCAACGGCTGGCAAAGCTATTATAGCCAAAATAGTTGCTAAAACGGCATATGCTCTTGATATTTATTTAGAAGGGAAATGGCTAGATGAATCGGCCACAATTAAAAAGCCAGGTGGATACATAATTGATTCCATAAGAAACGAATTTGTAAGAGATATAGGAATTGATCTTGGTTATAAATTAAGTTCTGTATTAGCTTGTCCATATTGCCTTTCTAATAAAAATATAAATAAAAAAACACCTTTAATACATAATGGATCTAAACAATTTTCTTGTCCTAAGTGTGAAGACTTATCAAAAAGTTTGGAGTATATTAAACAAGAAGATACAGAAATTCAAGAGAAATTTAGAGGTGCTAAAAAGTTTAGAAATTTTATTGGTATCACTTGTATATGTCCATCGGAAAAATGTACTGGATATTTTGTACCAATAAATTGTATTGATTTTAGTATGTGGAAAGTATCTAATAAAACTCTGTTTAAGAACAAAATACAAGAGATTGGTGTGACGGTCAGAGGTTTATCTGTTCCTAAAAACACACAATCTTTTGTTGAGCCGCCGAAAGAAATTCTAGATTTACAAATGGAATGCCCATATTGTTATACTAAATTTACCATAGGGTCTGCATTAAAAGTAAAAAGCGGTTTTAAAGGAAAATCTGGAATGTTTACAGGATTACCATCTATTACGATTTGGGAGAAAAAATGTACAACATCGTTAGATCAAAGTATTAATGAAGATAATAATGAACTTTCCCAAAAAGATAGTATAGTTGATGATTTCTTTAATATTGAAGATCAAATTTTAGCAAAACAAAAAATTAACATATTAATTGATGAATTAATAATAAATATGGCTAAAATTAATAAAGGTCCTGTTTCTGGTTTAACAACTTGGTGTTTCTATGAAGCTACTATAGAGTGGATGATAAAATATTGGAAAGATACAGCAAAATATTTTTTTAGTTGGAATATAAAAGAACGAAATATGACTACGAAAGAAATGGAATTATATCCTGGAGAAAATAAGAAAAAAATGACAATAATTCCAAGAGGCCAAGAAGTATCAATACATCAATCTTTATTTCATAATTGGATGAATATTTTAGAAAAACATATTAAAGATTTTGCTAAAACGGGTTCTAAGATTCAATCAATAAAAGATTTTGGTTGGTTCTGTCGTGCTCCAAAATATACTGGCGGTCCAGAGTCGACTTTTTGTTCGATAGTAAACTCCAAAATGAGGATTTTGAACCAATCGAATATTACAAGTTCACAACCGCAAAGATTTACTCCAAGAATTGCTAGAGTGTTATCAATACATAAAATTAAAAATAAGGTTGTTGATCAAAGTGTTAATTATGTAAATGGAATAAAATTTTGTGAATGGCAAGCAATTAGAATGGAAGATTTTTCTGGGCTTAAACCTGGAGATTTGGTTAAAGTAAAAGTTTTATTAATGCCAGGTCACACTACACATGCACCAATACAACGTATTATTCGTCTTAGAACAATGGTTCTCTCACCCATAATAGATAGAATAAAGAACGAAGAATTGGAAAATAAGCGTGATATTGATTTTTGGCAACGACGTAAAAATTTAATACAGAAATCCAGAGAAATTACTGGAATTAATCTTTGTTTAAAGGAGTAAGATATGACAGAAGAAATTAAAGAACAAGAAAAATTACATCATGTTGTGTCCGTAGAAAATCTCGAAGGACTAAAACGCAAAGTTAATATTACAATTGATATGGAAGGAGTTAAACTTGCTTTAGATCAAGCTGTAGAGGTTGTAGCAAAGAAAGTCCAAATTAATGGCTATAGAAAAGGTAAGGCTCCAAAACAGTTGGTTGAAAAACGGTGTTCAGATGAAGTCAAAAATGTTGCACTTTTTATGCTTACTCAAAGTGGTTTTTCTCGTGCCTGCCAAGAACAAAGATTAGTTCCGCTCAGCGAGCCAAAAGTTCAAAATGCTGATATCCATGTTGACGGGTCATTTAATTGTGAAGTAACATTAGAAGTAAAACCAACTATTGTCCCAATGGGATATATTGGTATGTCATTAAAGAAACAAACCTTAGATTTAAACATGATGCTTGAACAAAGATTATCAGATCTATATGAATATCATTGTGTACGTGAAGTGCGTAAAGAGGTTCAAGAAGGTTTCGAAGTGACATTAGATTTTTGGATTTTGCTTGGTGATCAAAAAATTAATGAAGGAAAAGATCAAGTTTTTGTAATTAAAAAGTCTCAGGAAGAACCTTTTGGAGAAAATTTACTTGGAGCAAAAATGGGAGATATACAAACTTCTAGTGTTGTACTTCCAGAAAGCTATCCAGAATATAATGGTCAGACAGCCATAGTAAAGATGGATATTAAATTGGTTACAGAAAAGGTAAAGCCAACTGCTGATCAATTGGTTAAAAAAATGCAAGCGCCTTCTTATGAAGAACTGTTATCTATAGTAAAAACTGATGTTGAGAAAACTATACAACATCAAGAGCGTGCTGCCCTTGAAGAACAAGTTGTTGATAAACTTATTGAAATACATAATTTTCTAGTTCCAGAATCTTGGGTTGCTGACGAAGAAAAATATCTAATTAATCAAATCAAAATGAAGAATCCAGATGAAGAGGTTAAGAAAACTTTTCATCAAATGGCAGAGAGGAATGTTAAGCGTACATTTTTAATTGAATCAATTTATGAGGTTGAAAAAGATATTAAAATTACTGAAGAGGAAGTTGAAACTTTTATTAAAAAAGAGGCAGGTCGGCTTAATACAAGTACTTTAGCACTCAAGAGTGAGCTTAAGAAGCAAAATATGTTAGATGGGGTGTTTGGTTTAATTAAGAATAGTAAAGTAATGGATTTTATTATTACTAATGCTCAAATTGAGGAAATTATGTCAACACATACTTGTCACCAAGAAGAATGTTTGTGTGGACAAGAATGTAAACAATGTTTTTGTGAAACAAAAAATAAAAATGGAAATTAAAGCTAATTATTATAAAGATGATTTTATATTAATAATTACTAAATTTAAAGAAGTGATAATCTTAATTACAAATAAGAAAATGTTTCATTTGTAGATCTATTTTTAATTTGGTATTTAAAATTACTAATAATAACAAAAAGATATATTACTAAATTGAAAAAAATTATTGAAATTTAAGGAGAAAAAAATGACAGATGCTATGGTACAAGGTTTTGTGGTTGATTCTTTTACAATAAAAAGTGATACTATAAAGGTTATTTTAAAAGGAGAAAAAGATAATATTAGAGCTGGAATTGATGATATTGGTGGGGTTGTCACATTGTTAGAAATTTGTGCCACGGCTGGTAAAGAGGCACCTATTAATTGTACTCTACTATATAATGCTTTAGAAACAACAACATTTCAACATCCATTTGTTGTTGTAGATTTCGTTGTAAAGCAAGACTTCATAAAACTTAAATTAGAGGCCGTTGAAGTAGAGAATGGTACTTCAATGGAGGATGTAGCAAAATCCTTAACATTACATGCTAGAGAGAGGGAAGACAAGCCAGTTGAGTTAGCTTTACCAGGAACTATATAATAAAAAAAATGAATTCAACATTATCAAAATTGGGGGTAAATCGTATTGTTGGAAATGGTTGTAAATGTAGTTCTCTTCAATTAACATATAGTTATAGTTTACCATATGGGCTAGATATTGGAATTGTTGAATATCTAGCCCATTTTGGTAAATCTTCTACATCTTTTGAAAAGCAAGCAATATTAAAAATAGAGACGCAGGATTTTTCTATAACTGGCATAAGAAGATTAAAGCAGATTAAATTTGTTTTAAAAAATGGAAATGTTAGCCATTTAATAGACCAATTTGAAAATTCTATTGTACAATGGCTAGAAAAGAGGAATGAATGATAGATTTTGTTAATCTACACACACACACAAATATAGGTTCAATGTTAGATGCTCTATTAAGTGTTGATGATCTTTTTAAAAAGGTTAAAGAGTTTGGGCAAAAAGCGATTGCTATAACTGACCATGGAACTTTAGCCGCTCATTATGATGCTTTTAAAGCATATAAGAAAACGGGGATTAAGTTTATTCCTGGTTGTCTATTAAAAGGACAAGAAATTATAACAATAAATGGTGTAAAATGCGTTGATGAAATAAAAATTGGAGATATGGTTTTAACTCATAAGGGAAAATTTAAAAGGGTGCTTTCTATTAGTAAAAAAGAATATAGTGGATTTATTTATGAAATAATTTTTTCAAAGAGAAGTAAAAGAAATTCTTTAAAATTAACAGAGGAACACCCAATTTTTATACGAGATAATAATGGAAATTTTGATTGGAAATCTCCAGGTGATATTGTATGTGGTAGATACAGAAAATGTGTAGGAATTGATAAATGGAATTCATATGTTTGTTTGCCAAAATTAGAAGAAGAGGACTCGTGTATTGATTTAATTGAATATTTACCTAAAACTTTTAGTTCTACATTAGATAATTTTATCAAAAATAAAAGTTATGAGTGGAAAATCCCCAGATATATAACAATGGATAAGGAATTTGCATATTTATTGGGGTTATATACTGTAGAGGGCTCTATTAAGAGGATTAATAAAGAAAAAATAAACGGAGAATTTGTATTTTCTTTCGGAAAAAATGAAATCAAATATGCTAAACATGTAAAAGATATTTTAAAAAATAAATTTAATATCGATACTAATATAAACATAAGAGAAAATAAATCTATTATAGAAGTATGTGGTTGTTGTTTGCCATTCGCACATTTTATATCTTCAATGTGTGGAATTGGTTCAAAAAACAAAAAAGTCCCTAGTTTTATTTTTAGTACAAAAAAAGATATTAAATTAGAATATATAAATGGCATATTGGATAGTGATGGCAAAAATATTAAAAGTGGCTGCCAAAATCTACATACATCTTCTAAAAATTTAGCCTGGGGAATTAGAACTCTATTAGTTAATTTCGATATTTGGGTAACAATAAATGAAATTTTTAATAACAAAGAAAGTAGTTACATGTTGTGTATACAATTAAATAATAAAACAAAATTCAGAAGAAACTTGATTGATGATAAATATATTTGTAAACCAATAAGAGAAATTAAAAAAGAATTTAAAGAAAATATAGATGTTTTTAATTTTGAAGTAGAAGATAATCATAGCTATGTTAGCGATTTTATTTTACATAATTGCGAAATGTATTTTGTACATTCTTATGACCTTATTGAGAATGCTAATGGCAAAGGTAAAAAGAAATCAGAGCGGAGCAAGCATCTTGTATTATTAGCACAAAATCAAGAAGGTTATAAAAATCTTCTTAAAATTAATTTTTCTGGATATGAGAATTATATTATGCTTTTTGGAAGAATTTTCCCAAGAATAAGCTGGGATATTCTTGAAAAATATTCTGATGGGTTAATTTGTACATCTGCTTGTTTAAATGGCCCCATTTCTGTTCTAATTACAGATGGAAAATATGATGAAGCCGAAGAATTGGCACAAAAATTTTCATATTTGTTTAAAGATAGATTTTATATTGAGCTACAGCCACATTTACTTAAAAATAATAATGTTGATCAGGACGCAAACAATAGACAATTAATAACTATAGCACAGAAATTTGGTATTCCAATAGTCTGTGCAACAGATACTCATTATATAACTCGTCAATCTGAGAAATATCATGATGTATTAATGGCTCTTAATTCAAAAGATCCTATAGATGATCCAGATAGACATAGATACGGAATTGATGATTTTTATGTAAAAACTGGAGAAGAGGTTTTTAATTTTCTAGAAAAGCATTATGGTAAAGACATTGCAGCTGAAGCTGTCGGTAATACTATTAAAATAGCTGATATATGTGAGCCTCCTGATTATATTATTTCTGGTGGAAATCATCTTCCTGTTTTTGCCCCAAAAGATGAGGTAGACTATCCAGAGTTTCTGGAATGGAGCAAGAAGAATAATGTTAATAAACTAAAAGAAGATGCCGCTTTCATGAGATTTAAAGTTTTTAAGGGATTTATTGCTAAATTTAAACATTTACCAAAAGAAGAAGCTGCTATAAGGTTTGAGAGAGTTAAGAAAGAATTTACAATTCTTGAAAAAAACAATTTCTCTTCATATTTGTTAGTAGTTGCAGATTTTATTAAATGGGCTAAGGAACATGAGATATTAGTGGGGGTTGGTAGAGGATGTTTAGCTGGCGACGCATCGGTTTTAACAGAAAATGGCTATAAAAATCTTAAAGATATAAATACCAAAGATTTTGTATATACTCATAGTGGAAAATTAAAAAAAGTTAACAATGTTTTTAAATATGAAATTAATGAAGATTTGTTGGAAATAAAAACAGATTTTTCTTTTAAGACTATTAAACTGACAAAAGATCATTTAATTTATGGAAGCAAAGCAGTACAAACTAAAAGACGCGAGCAATCTATTAAAAATAATTGGAAATGCTATAAAGAGAAAAAATATAATATAGTTAATAATCCTAGCTGGTTTACAACAGAAGAATTAAAAAAGGATGATTTTTTATTTGTTTCTTTTCCGCAAAAAAAAGATATTACATATGATGATATAGATTTATCAAATTTTATTTGTAATAATTATACTTATGACGATAATTTTATATATAAAAATATTCCTAAAGTTAATAATTTTTCTTTAAGGAAAATGGCGGAAAGTATAGGAATTTCTAGAAGAACTCTACAAAAAATTAAAAGAAATAAAGGGGCGACATGTAAAAAAATAACTTTAGAATTAATCAGTAATTATTTAGAACTTAATAATAATAATTTATCAAATTGGCTTAACAATAAGAATGTAGAAATTATAAAATATAATAGGTTTATTAAAGTTGATGAAAATTTTGTTTATATGATTGGGCGGTGGCTAGGTGATGGATGGATTAATGACAAGCATAATTCTTACTCATTAGGAATTGCTTTTAATAAAAATGATTTATTTGGTTTAAATAAGATTAAGGATTATTTTGAATCATTGGGTTTTTATTGTGGAATTTGTTCACATGAGAAGAAAGAATTAAATCAACTATATATTTACGATAGAATTTTAACAAATCTTTTTAGAAATTTGTTTAAATATTATAAAGATTCATCTAATACAAAATATATTGGTAATTTTAAGTACTTATCAAATGATTTATTAAAATCCCTTATGCTTGGTCTAAAACATTCAGATGGACACACTGAGATGGCGAGAGAGTCAATTGATACTACAAGTATTCAATTAACAAATGATATAAGAGAATCTTTATTGTATTTAAAAATTCCAACATCTGTTCAAATTAGAAAAGGATCAAAATCAGATAATTATATTTGTAAAAAATCATATAAAATAAGATTTACTGGATTAGAAACGCCAGTAAGTAGCAAGATTAAATCAAGAATATTTAGTAATGGGTTTTTTGTTCAAATAAGCAACATTAACACTGTTTATGATAATTTTGTATATGACATTTCTGTTTCAGATGATCATTCTTATTTAACACAAAATTTTGCTGTACATAACAGTGTTGGTGGATCAATGGTTGCTTATTTATTAGGAATCCATGGTGTTGATCCGTTGGAATATGATTTGTTGTTTGAAAGATTCCAAAATGCTGAGAAGAAAGATTTGCCAGACATAGATACTGATTTTACATCTGCTGGTCGTGATTTAGTACAAGAGTATTGTAGACAAAAATATGGTGCAGCTTATTGTGCTCACGTTTCAAATATTAACACATATACTCCAAAAAATGTAATTCCAGGTTTAGTAAAATCTATGCGCAATGTTATGCCTGGGCTTATTCCAGAGGGTACCAATTATGTACAGATATCTAATGCTATAAAGACAGTAATTCCAGAAAAAGATGGAGATGGTGAAAAAATAACTACTCTTGAAGATGCAATGGCTATGTCTCCAAAACTAAGAGATTTTGCTAGGAGATGTCCTGAGCTAATGGAGTATGCAGATGTGATAGTTGGACTACCAAAAGAATTTTCTACACATGCGGCTGGTATGGTAATATCTGATAGACCAATTATAGAATTTGCTCCACTAAGAATTGATAAAAATGGTTCTGTAGCTGTACAATTAGAAAAAAATCGCTGTGAGGATATGGGACTCGTTAAGATGGACTTCTTAGCCATTTCTACATTAGATATTATTGATGAAACTTTAAAAAATATTAAGAGGTTGGGAATAGCTGGCGCTCCTTGCCAAATGGAAGATATTCCATACAATGATATTGAAACATATAAAATGATTCAGCAGGGTCATACTAGATGTGTTTTCCAATTGGGAAAATCTGGAATTATGATAAGCTTGTGTAAACAAATTAAACCACAGAATATAATTGATATTGCTGTTATTAATGCTTTAGGTCGGCCCGCCTGTAATCCAAGAGAATTGGAAGATGGTACAACACATGACGAACGAAAAGAATATATTGAAAGGAGATTTGGGATTAAAAAGGTGGAATATTTACATCCGTCGCTTGAAATTGCTCTTAAGCAAACATATGGCTTATGTATTATTGAGGAACAATTAATGAGTGTTGCTAGAGATGTTGCTGGTTGGGATTTAAATAAAGCTGATGGACTACGTAAACTTACAAAATTAAAAGGTAAAGACCCAAAACTTGCGCTTAAGTTGGAGGTAGATTTTATTGAAGGAACTATGAAAAAGAATGATGTTGGATATGAATTTGCTAAAAAGATTTGGGACGAAGTAGTTGGTAAGTTCTCTGGTTATGGGTTTAACAAATCACATGCTGTGTTCTATTCGATCAACGGTTATATAACAGCTTATTTAAAAAAACATTATCCGGCTGCATTTTTGGCAGCTTATTTGAAAGTTAAAACAGTACGAGGTGGTGTTAATAAAGACGATGAAATTGCTATAGGTAAAACAGAATGTCGCAGATTGGGAATTAATATAGTTCCTCCGGATATTAATAGAAGTAGCTCCGGATATGAAGTTTTAGATCAGAAAACAATTGTTATGGGTCTTTCAGCTATCAAGGGTTTGGGAATTAAGGCTGTGTCTGAAATTGTTGATACTCAGCCATTTGAAACTTTTACTGATTTTTTATCTAAAACAAGAGGTAAAGTTATCAATAAGTCTAAATTAGAAGCGCTTTCAAAAGCTGGTTGTTTTGATTCACTTAGTGTTTCTAGAAAAGATATTTTTGAGTTGGGAAAGAAAACTAGAGACAGGTTTAATATTTGGATTAAGAAAATGGGGGGGGCTGTTGACGGTTATCAAACTAAAGAAGAATTTGATCTTAAGTTTACTGGACAAGAGTGGCCGGCGCAACAAAAATTAAGACATGAACAGGAAGTATTAGGTGAACTAGTATCAGGAACCTTTAACGAACTATTTCCACGTTTCTTTACTAACATATTAGTAACACCGCTTGCAAACCTTAAAGTTTTACCAGATAGGCATGAAATAATAACAGAAATAATTGTTCAGGCAAAAATTAAAGAGTTTAAAATTAAGAAAGAAAATAGCAGATATGTTGGACAAACCATGATGAAATATCGTGTTGTCGACGTAAATGGAGTTGAAACAGAACTTACTGTATGGCCTTCTGAAGTTAAACAATTTAAAGATTTAATAGGTAATGGTGGAGTTCCTATTCGTGCCAAATGTCAAGTTTCAAATTACAATGGAGTAAATACTCTAATGCTGAGAGAGTTGCTTAAAGTTTATGGTAAAAAATAATACTTGACAATCTACTAATAAAAATTAAATTATAGTCTAGAGAGGTTAAATTATGAAGTGTGTTACTTGTGGATCAGAAATTCAATCATCTTTTAAACACGCCATTGTTAAAAATGAGTGCCCTTGTTGTGGTGGTCCAATAATGGACGAAGAAATGATGGCACTTATAGAAGATGTTGAGAAAACAATTCTTAGCGAAGCTACAGTAAGAGAAGAAACGGCTAAAAAATTAGCTATGGCAATTGTGGCAAAATATAATATAACTATGAAAGATGGTATGGAAAGAGTGGTACAAGCTGCTCCGGTGATACCACAACGACAAGCAATAGTTGCTAGAACACAAGTTTTTCCTACTGAACCAGAGAAAATAAAGATTGCAGCACCTAGTGCTTATCAACAACTAACAATGGCAGAAGAACAAAATAATAATGCTGGTATCTTAGAAATGTCTAAAATATTAGCTTCAAATTCAGAATTAAGTGCTGCAGAACGTGAAAAACTTTTAGAAGAAGCTGTTAAAGAGAAGTACAATATGGTCGATCAAACTACTCTTGATTCTAGTTTTATCGAAGGAGAGGAAGAAGATATGTCATTGATACAGGTTGGGCATGACGCACAAAATTCGGTAATAGATAAAAAATTAGTTGCAGCTTTATATGAGGCTGGTTCTAATTCGGTTTTAGAACAAGAACGTTTAACTAGATTAGCCAAACAGCAACAAGCTCTTAAATCTGGAAACGGCTCCTTTCGTAGGAATAGTTAATGTTTTATATTATAGATTATAAACGTATTGAAATGATTCCTGAAGAGTGTGAATACTATAATAAATTGGTTCAAGAGTTTACCTTTGGAACTTATAATGGTAAAGATCAGTTTCATGATATGTTTGATGTAGATGATGATGGATGTATTTCTTTAATTCGTCCACCTCTTAAGAAAGAAGTTGGATGGGCAGTTATCGTATTTCTTCAGAATTTAATGATAAATCAGCGTCTTAGGCGTTTAGAAAAGAAAGTGAAGGAGATCTTAGATGGCAGACCAAGCAATAACTCTTAGAGAGTCTATAAATTTAGATATTTTTGATCCTATGGATATTGATATCTCTGAATTCCAAGATCTTTCTAAAGAATTGCCGAGGGATGTTAATTTGGATTTGTCTGTGGCTGAACATCTTGCTATTGTGTATTTAAGAGCTGCTGATAGATGTAGCGAAATAAATTCTACATTAATTTGGTATACACAAAAAATAAAATTAGATAAAAATACTATAAGACAGAAATTATATCTTTTAGCTAAAGATGAAGGACATAAGACAGTTGAAGATAAAAAAGCGTATGCTGAAAGTCATCCAGAATATGTAGAACTTGGTGAAAGATTAGTAAAAGCAGAAACAGTTAAAAAATGGTTCGAAGACAAACATAAATGGTTTTTAGAGTCTCATCGTTTTATGAAAGCAAAATTAAAATCTGAAAGTCAGCATATGTTATCTTCTGGTTTTTCGGAAATTTCTGGTGTCGAAAAGGATGGATCTTATGGAGAAAAAATATGGTAGATGGAAATTGTGTCGAATTATTTTACTTGGTTTATCTTTCGAAGAATAGTGAAAAAAATTGTTAGAAATCTTTTTGTTTGTACTAAAAGAAGAGAAGAGGAGATGAGTTAACTTATATAAATTGTTTTCATGGTATAGGATATTTTTACTCTTTTATGTGTGAAGAACCAATAAATGATAAGTTTAAATTAGAAAATAGAGAGGAAAATAGAGAGGATACTTTATAACAAACTATACTTTGTAAAAGTATAGTTTGTTGCCCCATATTGAGTTTATTATATTAATCAAAATTAAAGTTGTGGCACAAAATATTACATTAATAGCCGATATGTGTATTAAGCACTAGGCAAATTTTAGGAGGATAAAATGGCCGAAGTAAAATATGGACAAGTAAATTGGGACGAATCTAGTGTTTCTACAGGTAGTGATTTCATGAATCTTGAGAAGGGCGATAATAATGTAAGAATTTTTACTAATCCTTATCAGTTTATTGTACATTGGGTAAAGGATAGTTCTGGAGTTAATCGTAAAATTAAATGTGCTATTGAGGATTGTCCATTGTGTAAAAAGGGTGTGAAAGCTCAGTATCGTTGGTATTTGGGAGTGTTGGATCGTAGTAGTGATAATCAACCAAAGATTCTTGAAATTTCAAGTCAAGTGCTAATTGCTATTAAGAATTATATTAGTGATAAGAGATGGGGAGATGTTAAGTTATATGATATTAATATTAAGAGAAACCCACCAAAATCAAATCCATTATATGATGTACTTCCAGATCCAAATAAAGGCCCGATATCTGCAGAGGAAAAGGTTCATGCTAAACTATTTTTAGAGAGAATAGATGTTAATAAATTTACTCAACCTTCCACTCCAGAAGAGATTGCTGAAAAACTTGGTACATCTCTTGGTAGTACTAATAATACACCAGTTCAGTATGTAGCTGGAAATAAAGCAGTCACTAATGAAGGTAGTAGGCCAGTAATTAGTGAAAATGACTTTAACTTTGGTGAAGATCTGTAAAATCTATACACCGGAGCCCAAGTAACGTTTATTTTTGGCTCCGGTGTATTTTTAATTTTTATAAAAAAATGGTAAAACAAAAAATTAATTACAACATAATAAAGATTGGTCAATTTTCAGTATTTCATATTTTTTCTAATCCAGAGAGAGTTGAGAGTAAGATAGTATTTGATAGAGATAATATAAGTCAAAAATTTATATTTACCTTAATGAATATTTCACATAATCATGGATTTAGTTGCTCAGCACCCAAATTTAATGGTCCCACAGATCCTACTATGACATTTTATGTCGGCACTGTATTACCTACAAAAAAATCTTTAAACAAATATATTAAAAAGATATATGATTATTTGGTAGATATCAAAATTTTTGCCACTAATTTTAATGAACAGTTTAATTTTGATAAACTCGATCTTACTATGTTTACAGGAATCGATTTATATGATTTTTATCCAGAACAAATTGCCGCAATTAGAGATCAACATTTTAATGGGTCATGGTCAGCATTTAAAAAATCTCTATTAGCCGAGAACAAAGAAATAGAAGCTGAAATGATAGAAAGATGTAAAAAGTTTGAGAAAGTAAACAAAAAAGATATAGGGTTGGTTGGACACAAATTAATGGTAGAATTAATAAACGGTATAAGTTCAAATAAAATATTAAATTAATGAGGTAAAAGGTGAATGAAAAAAACAAAGATAAAGTTAGTAAGAAAAATATAAAGAAAGTTAAGAAAACAACTAAGAAGGTTTCAGATGAAAAATTTGATGAGGGGCGCGATAGTGTTCTAAAAGATTTTACAGATAAAGCTGAAAAACTTTTAGAAAATAGCGACTTAACTGCTGAAGCAAGAGATGAAATTATGAAAGAAGCAGTTGAAGAAAAACATGAAGAGCTTAATGAGACCAATGTTAAAGATGTATTGAAAAAAATAGAGAGCTTTGCGGAACGGCTTTCAGGAAGATCAGATGAAAAGAACTTTCTTGAAGAGGAAAAAGAAAGAGAAATTAAAAATACAAATAGAAATTTAATAATGTCTATTGTTGGATATTACAAAAAAGTTATTGAAACAAGAGATGAGCTTATTAAACTTATACAAGAAAGCCCTATCTCTGAGAAACAACTTAACTTTTTTATGAAAACCATTAAAGAGTATGAAGCTTCTATTGAAAAACTTATTTTGATACCAAAAGAGACACTTGAATTGTCTTTATATGAAAATATTTGTGGAAAAATGGGTTTGTCAGCAGAAGAGTATAAATCTTTATATGAAAATATTTGTAGAAGAATGGGTTGGCCAGAAGAGTATAAAAGTGGTGATATGTATAAAAATTTTAATATAATTAAAAATAATTCTGGAGTATTCACTAGAAGATCAGAATAATGAAAAAAGCAAAAGATCGGATAATAACTCTTTATGAAGAAAATAAAGAACAAACGGTATTGGGACTGGATTGTAGTTCTGCTACAATTGGCTGGGGTTTAATTAGTTTATCTGATCCTCCTAAATTAATATCTCATGGATATATTAAACCGCTTGATTCAAAATATTCTGAAATAGAACGACTTGATGATGTTTATGATAGAATATGTATGCTTTGCGATACTCTAAAACCATCTGTTGTATCTGTTGAAGATATCTTTTTGTTTATGAAAGGTAAATCAAAAGCTAGAACAATTACCCTATTAACAGCTTTTAATAGGGTAATTTCTTTAGCTGCATATAAAAAAGTTGGAAAAGTAAGTTTTTATACTGTTCATGAAATTAGAAAAGTAATTAAGAATGCTTTTAGTATAGCTGTTGATATCGGCAAAGAAGATATGCCTAATTTTATAAGACAACATCTTGAGCCTAATTTTACAGATATTAAAAACAAGAAAAATGAACAAGCTAAAGAAACTTGCGATGAAGCCGATGGCATTGCTGCGGGTTGGTGTTATTTGCTTTGTAAATTTAACTCCGAGTTTTTGAAACTTCTTGAGAAAAAGCCAACAAAAAAAGAAAGGAAAAAATGAACCCATATGAAATTTTAGGAATAACTGATGGTGCTTCTAAAGAAGAAATTAAAAAAGCATATAAAGATTTAGCAAAAAAATGGCATCCAGATGTAAATGGTGGTGATAAAGCCGCTGAAGAAAAATTCAAAGAAATAAGCGCGGCTTATGAATTATTAAAAAAGGGTAATTGGAGTTATCAACCTTCTACACAGGGTTTTCATAATATTAATGACATATTTAGTCAATTTGGTATTGATATTGATTTTAACCCATTTGACCCATTTAGTAGGGTACAAAAAAGGAATATTAAGAAGCGCAAAACAACAATAAATGTTACTTTTGAAGAAGCTTTTAATGGTTGCACTAAAAAAGTTATTTTGAGTGAGGATAAGCAATGTAATAGTTGTGGAGGATCGGGTTTAAAATTTAAAGATAATTTTTGTTCGGTTTGTCATGGAAATGGTAAAGTAAGGGTTAATCATGGAGAAGTAGTAATAGCTACTAATTGTCATTCTTGTAAAGGTTTTGGTAGAGAAGTTGATAGAACCTGTTCTGATTGTAATGGTGCTGGAAAAACCTTTAATAATAAAGAATTATCTATAAGTATTCCTCCGGGAACAAGACATAGTTCTGTTTTAAATCTTGAAGCCGATCTGGATATGATAGTTTTATTTAAATCACATCCAGAGTTCGTTTTATTAAATGATGGTGTTGATATTGGTAGTAGAATTTCAATTGATATTTTTGATGCTATATTGGGGGATAATATAAACATAAATACATTAAGTGGTATTAAAAAATTAAAAATACCAGCTTGTGTTCAACCAAATACGATTTTAAGAATTAAAGAAGGAGGATTTAATAACTTTAATGGACAAAAGGGAGATCATTTGGTTGAAGTTAATGTTAAAATTCCGACCGAAATAACTGAAGAACAGAAAGAAGCTATTTGTAAGCTTAAAGAAGTTTTTAAAAAGTAGGCGCCCTAAAGCTAAATCAAAGTAGGTTATAAGTGTGGGTTACAAAGAGGTGACATATTATGTCAAAAACAAACATGCAACAGATTTGGGATGCAATGAAGAAACAGTATGGAAATGATGGGCTGTGTGTAATCAAAGACATACAAACCATTACTACTGGAAGTTATGCATTGGACGACGCTCTTGGAGTATGGGGTTTACCAAAAGGTAGAATTATTCAATATGCTGGAAAAGAAAGTTGTGGAAAAACTCTGATGTCTTTAATTGCGATTAGAGAATGGCAAAAATTAAATGAATATAATTGGGCAGTTTTTATTGATGCTGAGTTTTCCTATGATGAATCATGGGCGAAGAAACTTGGTGTTGATACTGATAGGGTGTTTTTAATTAGAGAGAATAACGCAGTTAAAGTTTTTACGCAATTGTGTGGTACTCCAAATAAAGAATTGGGAAAACCTAAAACAAAACTTGGTATTTTAGATTTAGAGAAAGCAAATCCCTCTGGTTTGGGAATAATTGTTTTAGATAGTATAGCATCTCTTCAAGCCCCAATTGAAATGACAAAAGAGGTTGGAAGTACCATGATGGCCCCAATGGGAAGATTTCTTCCAGATGCATTAAAAAGAATTACACCGTTGCTTTCCCAAACAGGAGTTGTATTTATTGCAATAAATCAAGTAAGAGTTGATTTAGGTAAAATGTTTGGTGATCCCACATCAACTCCAGGCGGCAAAGCTTTGAGACATGATTGTACAATAATGGTACATTTTACTGCTTCTGAGTCTAAGAAAAACTTTATTTATGATGCTGCAGATGAAGTAATGGGACACATTACAGGTGCAAGAATTGATAAAAATAAAGTAGCTCCCCCTAGACGTTCTTGTGAGTTTGAGATAAATTATACACAAGGAGTAGTTAATCATCATATTGAGATTGGTGATTTAGCAATTAAGTATGGAGTAATAAACCGCCCGACTAATACCTCCTATGTTTATGGTGATAAAAAATGGGTTGGTAAAGATAACTTTTATCAAGGAATTTTTGATTTAGATTTAATAGGAGAGCTTCTTCCTAAAATAAAAGAGGCAAAATTAAATGGTCCTGCTGTTGCAAAAGTAACAGAGGAATATTTTGAAACAGAGGAGAATGAATAATGCTTATCGACTGTACGACCAAAGGATGTATGCAGAAAACCGAAGCTAAGTTAGACCCACAAACTAATGAAGTGATTTGTGAAGCTTGCGGTAATCCGATTGATGGAATTACAAAATATACAAAAAAGGCTATTAAGGATGTTGGACAAATTTTAAGAAACACAATAAGGCATCCTTTCCAAGCTTTATGTAAAGCTTGTAATGTAAACCGTCCACTTTATGTAGATGGTGGAGACAGAGCTTTTTGTAAAATTTGTAATACTCAAGTACAAATACCGACGGCTTTTTTATGTGGTTTAAAGGAATATTTAGAAAAGAAAGAGGAATAATACGTGAATACTTTTGCGAAAGTTGCAAATTTTTGTCACCAAAAATTATTACAAAGTAATGAAGTAATGGAGTATGTACTCCATAAAAGGAAAATAAATCTTGAATCTATTAATAAATTTGAAATAGGTTTATTTCCACAAGACTTAAGAGAATTATTTGAGATAATAAACTCAAAAGAACTTCGCTTGGCAGGTATTATTAAAAACGCATCTGTGAGTACATTTAAAACACAAAATTTAGTGATGCCGATTAGAGATGTATATGGTAATTATATAGCTATGGCCGGTAGAACTTTATTAAGTGAACAAGAACGTGAAAAGCATGGTATTGTCAAATATATAAATTCAGTATATAAAAAAAGCTATCACCTATTTGGTTTTAATTTTGCAAAGAATAGCATTCTAAAGAAAAATATGGTTTATGTTGTAGAAGGATACTTTGATGTCATAATGCCACATCAAAAAGGTTTAGAGAATTTTGTTGCCACATGCGGAGCATTTTTATCTATTCGGCATGTGGCACTTTTATCTCGTTATACTAACAATATTGTTATTATAATGGATAATGAATTAGAAGCACAAGAAAAAGCTCGCAAAGCTGTTGAAAAAAATAATTATGAAGGAATAAATTTAACTTTTTATAATCCACTACAAAATGATATTGAAAAAGATGTAGATGAGTTTTTGAGAATTCATTCTGTAGAAGATCTATCTTTTCGTTTGGAGTCTAAAGAACATTATGCTGATATCAGACCACTGTGGGATTAATCATACCGAGGTGCCTATATGTCTCAAAAGAAAAATAAATCTGATTCTTATCAATACAAAATTGTTGAGATTACGATAGATCCAGTAATACTTAATGATTTTCCATTGGATACTGGATTGGGTGCTCAGGTTAACTTGGCCACTTATTCAGAAGAATTTTATGATTTACAGAAACAACTAATTAATGAAGTTATGCGTATTATTGATTATAATCTTACTAGGCGCCAGGCAGAAGTGGTAAGGTTAAGATTGGAAGGCAAAACACAAATACAAATTGCTGAGCAGCTTGGAATACACCAAACCACAGTACATAAATTACTTATGGGTAATATAGATTATACAAATGGTAGGAAAAGATATGGTGGCGCAATTAAGAAACTAAAAAAGATATGTGCCCGTGATACTAAAATAATTAATATTTTACAGCAAATTGAAGATTTTAAAAGTAAAGAACTTCTTGATGAACTAGATATTTAGCTTTTTATTTTAAAATATATTTTTAAGGGATTAGTGTGTCCAAAATCTAATGCAATTCGCTGCGTCATTTTAATCTCACCATGTTGAACTATTAATTTTTATTCCTATATATAACAAATTAACTTTCTATTAATACATTCATATAATTGATGAATGAGTGTGTTTAATATTATATATACTTTTAATGGAGCATATAAAATGGACAAATTTCAAATTGATTTTGAAAAACTAGGGAATGATTTTAATAAAATTCCTTTAAAGGGTAATGAACATCGTTTGGTGCGTGTAGCTTTTGATTTATTTCGTTTTAAAGATAGAAATCCAGAAGACTTGTGGCAAGTTCAATCTAGTGATGATGGTGAGTTTTTAGTACGTACTTATGCTTTACCTGATGAACAAGAAGAAAAAGTAGCAACCGCTTGGTCTGTTGAGTTAGATAAAAAAGAAGAAAACTTAACTATTGCTTATCGTAATATTCCTATTTTAAGACTGGCTGCTAAAAATTTTGGTTTAACAGAATCAGAAGATATTAGAATATTTCAACGTACCGTGTATAATAAAATAACTACAGATAATGAATTTGTTGATAAATTAATTAAAACCCTGTCTGCTGAGAAACAAATGATTTTAAAGCAAGCGGGTTTTTGTTGTTCAAGAGATAATTGATTCGCGACTTCTTGCTCTTGAACAATATTTAGAAAATAAGAATTAAATAAACTTAATAAAGTGCTTGAAAAATATAGCAATATTTTATTATAGATTATATACTAACTTGGAGGCGAGATTAAAATGACAAATTTTAGCTCTCTAAAAATACAGGCAGAGCTGGCACTGGCAAAATTAACAGAGGGCAAGCATTATGTTTTGGGCGAACTTAAAGATAGGCTCCAAAAAGTTGCAGAAACTTATCCCCAAGATACAGTAATCAACGCAATGGCAAATGTTGTTGAACAATTGTATCATAAACATCCAGATCAGTTCATAAGTCAAGGAGACATAGAAAAACTCTATGGTGAACTCGTTGGGCTTAATGCAACTGGTACTAAGTTTAGAGAAGTGTTGGGAGATTTGCTATTGTCCGAAAAGCGGGCTTCTGTTGAAACCAACTCAAAATATATTCAAGGTGTCAGGGATGTAAATCTTGAAACTTTAGAATATGATATAAACAAAGAAGCAAAATCTGAACTTGATAAAATGTTTGAGCCAATTTCCGACAGGTATGATCCACAATGTGCTTCTGCTGCAAAGGAAAAGGTTGAGCTTGAACTTCTATCATTGGGTTATCATACAGCTAGGGTAAGACTTGCTGGTGGTAATTCTAAATTTTTAGTTTTTGCTGCTGACTTAGATACTAATCGTGGTGCTGTTAGAGTTTATGTTCCAGCTGATGCGTCCGGAACTCAATTACCAAGTGTATTTGTTGCTGGCGATAAATTTGAAGAACTTAATACATCTATTTTAAATGCCCATTTAGATAATGCCGCTCAACGAACAAATTATCTACCAAATGTTTCAGCAATTCTTTATTCGTTAAATGTTTTAACGGGTAATGTAAAATCTGCTTTGCCAGAAGATGATTTTGCCAAAATCGCAACCAAGATGCCCGCCGCAAATGGAAGTGAAGGGCTATCTACTCCTGGTGTTTTTGCTTCATTGCCAGATGAAAGTAAAAATATTGGAGAAGTTCGTATTCCAAAAACCGAAGTACCTGTGCCATTAAAAATTCTTGCCGCCGAACTTGAAGAAAGTGTGCTAGAAACTGCTGTAGGATATCCACAGGCTGCTGTGCGTCTTACTAAACGAATGCTTGTTGCTGAACTTAATTCTATGGGATTTAAAGGTACCCAAGTTAGAGTTGCTGCACCAATGAACGACGGTTTTATATGTGAGGCCACCATTAATACTTCTGGTGGTAAAACTACAATTGAAATTCCAGTCGAAATGAAAGGAAATGCTCCTTTGCTTCCGTCAGTATTTGCAAAAGGCGATTATGTTGCTGAATTTACTGCGGCTAATTTACACGCTTTTGCTATGAGTGGATTTGTAAATGACGACGCGTTGGTTTCTAGACAATATAGTGATCTTGATAGCATGGGTTTACCACAACTTAAAGATTTAATTGTAAACTCCGCATTGAATGGTGATTTTGAATCTTGTGATGAAGCTCTTGCAATTATAGGTGAAAAATTTGATGGAAATACATATAGAAATGTAATTGCAGATTATCAAACAATGCTACTTAGCTTAGAAGAAACTAAAAAGAATATTAAAACGGCTTATAATGATAGTGATCAATTTGTAATGACTCCAAATTCAATTTATCCAGTTCATAAAAAGTTTGGAAGGCCGGTACATGAATTAGTACGTGATGAAAATGGAACATATTATTTAAAATCAACTTATGCTGCTAGACAAAATCAAAAAGAGTATAATGTACTTTTTAATACAGCAAAAGTTCTTGTTGGTGATTAAAATGGCATTTAATAAGGAAACTCTTGATAGGTGGTATCAGGGATTAAATCAAACTTATGTTAATTTGAAAAAGCATTTTGATACTTTAAATAAGGGTGGGCCTTTACCAGCTGTACAATTGGAAATTACAAATCTTGGTAGAACTATCGATGCGCTTGGAACTATGATTAAACAATTTCAAACACAAATACAAGCAACACCAGATACAACATATCCCACACCGGGGGCAGCAACTGTTACTACTCTCGCAGCAGCTCCACCATCGCGTGCGGCTTCTTTAGGAGAATTGATACATTTTGCTGATTATTTAGATACAAATGGCTACCATGAATTAACTAATAAAGTTGTTAGTGTATTAGAACTAAGCGCACAGGTTGGGAGATATAATTTAGTCAAGTTAGCAGATTATTTAGATAATAATGAATTTTATACTTTAGCGAATAAGGTTGATGAAGTTAATGATCTTTTATATATGGCTAAAGATTACGGATTTATTCCAAAATACAGGACTGATGTTGTAGAAAATGCAGCTGATGATGAATTAATACAAATACGGAGCAAGGGTTCACTTTCTACAAGATATTGTCCAGATCATCACGGAGTTCAAGCAATACGAATAGCAGAAAATACATATCAGTGTCCAATCGATGGAAAAAAATATAATTATGAAGCTGGATATGTAAATTATGAAGGACAAAAAGTTCCTGGTGGTAGCATAGCTGCTCAAACACCCACTACAAGTGATTTTGGCGGTATACCAATGAGAATTTATGATTCAAGATCTGACGTATTGAATAGAATGAACTAGAACCCGATAGGTCTATTGTTGTTTTGAATAGATATGGACACTCTATCGGGTTTTTATATTAAGGAGTATAGATGTCATTTAGTAAGATACTAAACCATCCTAGTGCAGATTTAATTATAAGGAAACTAAGTAAGGGTGAGAGTGTAAGAGAAGTTGCAAATTTAATAGAAGAAATGTATCCTAATAATAAAAAGTTACACATTTCTTATCTTACTCTACAAAAATTTAGAAAAGAACATATGAAAATTGAGGGAGATGCTCTTGAAATTATAAAAGAGGCGACTAAAGAGAAACAGATTGAAAAGGAAACAAAAAAAGAGCATACGCAGGTTAAAAATTTTACTTCTTATAAAGAAAAAGTTAAAGAAGCTGTTAATTTACATATAGATGTAAGGCAACAGTTAGCAAGTCTTCATTCTTTAATTATGTCAAGAGCAGAAGCTCTTTTTGATAAGTTATCAGAGGGACAAGGTTCGAAATCGGATGAAGAAAATTTACAGAAATATTTTAATACGTATATAACAGTATTAGAAAAGTGGGCAAAATTTGTAGATAAAATTGCTGATTATACTGTTGAAACTAATGTAAATATAACAGTAATAGAAAATCAAATGGCCCTTTTAAGAGAGGCTGTTTGGGAAATAATGAGGGAAATTGATCCAAAGATTGCAGTTAAATTTCTTGAAAAGTTAGATTATAAAATGAAAACTTTTCAATATCGTCAAGATAAAAAATTAACTCTTAGGGAAATGGATTCTGATGTTAAAACTTTAACTGCGCAAATTGAAGAATCAGATGAGGATGGAAATGGCAATTAATTATGTAAATGACATATTAACCAATATATCTGATGAGGGTATGACTAACGATTTGTGGAAAGTTGTATATAATGATGTTGATACGCTTTCTAAAATTAAAATAAATAATGATCGTGAGCGTAATTTATATTTTTATATAGAACATTTTATTGATGATTTGTGTGATGAATTTAAATGTTCATATGCTGATAAAAATGAAATAGTAATAAGTGCTTTTGAAAGGTTAAGAAATAAAGAAAATGTTGATTTAACAGATATTCGTAAATCTATTTTTGATGTTATTAATAAAAAAAAAAAGGTGGCTTATCCTAATACAAGAGGAACACAAGACGAAAATTCAATACCACAATATGATGTTAATAAATGGATAATAACATTAAGTGAAATTTATGCAGCTATTTATTCTGGAAAAAACCGTGAAGCCGCGATAGAAAAAGCCTTGGATGGATGGAGTCCTATGGAGAAATTTAATTTTGAAAATTGGGTAAGATATTATGAACATAGCGACCATGAAAAATATGGAATACAAAAATCTGCTGCTGGTACCATAATCCCATCTTTTTCGAGGCCACCTTCCCAACCAATGGATATTCAAGAAGACTTGGTAAAAAAAGGACCAGGCAGACCTAAGAAAATAAAGTCGCCAGAACAAGATAAAATAGATTTAATTAATCGTTTAAATTCTGCTATAAAAATACTTGACGGTTTCCATAAAGTTTGGCCCCCGGAAGTGTGGCGTAGATTATCAGTAATGCTTTTTGATTTAAAGAATGAAATACTTCCTCTTAGAACAACCGCTACTATGATAGATTGTATTGTTCGAACTGCGAATAAATTGGACAATGCGGGTTTTTCAGAAGGCGCTCAGGTTTTAATTAAAATTGCACAACCACCGACTGGAGATATTGCTTCAAAAATAGAAAGGGCTCTTAGTGGTAGAGGACCAGAGGAAACTGGTGGAGATTTGGGTCCTATGCCTCCAACGGGAGATTTGCCCCCAATGGGAGAAATTCTACCACCCGCTCCAGGTGGAGAAATGATGCCTCCAGGGCCTCCAGCTGCCCCAACAGGCGCCGATATGACTATGGCACCTCCCGCAGGGGTTGAAGGGGATTTGCCGGCTCCAGAAACGCCGCCAGCACCTCCAATAGAAAATACCGAACCAAAAACATCAAACAATGATAACCCGTTTGAGGGTAAAAGTTTATCGGTGCAAGATGTTCTTGGTGTTTTGGAACCACTTGCAAAAAAACTTGGTGAAAGGGAGTTTGTGCGTGCATTGTCAAAAGCTGACATGATGCTTGATAGTATGAATATTGCTTCACATTTTCCAGAGTTAGGAGAAGCACAAGCAAAAGCTCTTGAACTTAATATTTATGTTGGAACAAGATTAGAAAAGATTATTAACAAATTAAAAGGTGGTTTAAAAGGCGAAAAGAAAGAAGAAAAGAAAGAAGAGGCACCAGAAATTGAAATGGGTGAGTTTGCTGGTGGGCCACCAAAAGAAAAAGAAATGTTTGAAGTCTCTGAAGAAGCACCCGTGCCACCAGCTCCAGCAGTGCCGGTAAAACCAGGAGTCTAAATGAAAAAATATATTCGTAAATATAGTTTGAACGAGTCAATTTTTTCTACTATAAATGCTGAAAGTTGCTATTGGGCAGGATTTATAGCTGCTGATGGAACTATTTATGATAATATGGTTAAGATTGTGTTGCATAAAAAAGATATAAAGCATGTTGAATTATTTTTAAATTTTGTAATGGGCAATTATAAAATAAAAAATATTGGAAAATATTGCGAAGTTTGTATATATTCGAAACAAATTGTTGATGACTTGTTGCATAATTTTAATGTTTTTAAGAAAAAATCTTTAACAATAGATTTGCCAGATTTATCATCTTGTATGATTAGACATTATATAAGAGGATACTTTGATGGAGATGGTTGTATAACTTGGAATAAAAAACAAAATCTAAAAATATCTGTTGTTTCTGGCTCATTTAAACAAATCGAAAATATTAAAAAAGTCGTATGCAAGCAAACTGGAATTGAATTATTGTTTTATACATATACAAAAAAAAAGAAAAAATAGTGTATATGTTATAGAAAAAACTGGTAGAGATGCAGATTTGTTTCTAGATTGGTTATATAGAGATTGTAAATACTATTTAGAGAGAAAATTTAATAAAGCGCAAGAGTATAAGGAAATAAGGAAAATTGTTGAAATTAAAAATGCTAATAAAATATATGAAAAAAAGTTTTGTGGAAGGAATAAAGAAATATTTGATCTAATTAAATTAGGAAAATCTCGAAAAGAAGTTGCCGCCATGTTTAATATGTGTGTAAGTAATTGTAATTATATAATAAAAGAATTCGAAAAGATTGGAGAAACACTTTAATGAAGTTATCAGCCCTTTTGAATTCTTTACAAGATATAACAAAAGAAAATGAATTACCAACTGCATATATTGTTGGCGGTTTGCCAAGAGATAGAATTCTTGGTGTTCCACCAAATTTAGTAAAAGATATAGATATTACTACTGGTGATGCAAGTTCTTCTGTTTTGGCTACACTTGTAAGTTCAAAATGGCCAAATGCGCTATTTAGATTATATGATGATGGGCATTCATCTATAGATTTTAAAAACATAAGGTTGGATTTTTCCAATAATTTTAAAATCCCAGGTATAGTTACAGAACTTAAAGATATGGGTATTGATGATCCATCAGAACTACAGAAAGAACTATTTAGTAGAGATTTTACAATAAATACTTTGCTACAACCAATGGATTTACAAAATGAGCCTTTGGATTTAACCGGGAAAGCTATAATAGATTTAAAAGCAAAAGTAATAAGAACTCCAATAAATCCAGAACTTACTATCGGATACGACCCCCGTAGAATTTTGCGAGCGCTAAAACTAGCAATAAAATTTGATTTTAGTATAGACAAAGAGTTGGGAAAAACTATAATTAAATATAGGGGAAGTTTGCAAAACATAACATTGGAGCATATTAAGAAACAAATTAACCAAATGTTAAGGATTAATTCAGACAAAACAATTGAATTACTTTCTAAATATAAGCTTCTGCCAATAATTCCGCTTAGTAAATTGATGCAATTAGAAGTAGTTAAAAGAAATATGATTCAAGAGATTCTTGATGGACAGGAGATTTTTTAATATGTCTAATTCCCTAATTCGTTTATTAAAAACTGCGAAAGCAATAAGTGATTCTGGCGATATAGAAGCTTTTAACAGTTTCTGTGTACAATTTGATGCTTTTGTGATAAAAAACAAAATTAATAAAGTTGCATATATGGAACCAAAAAATGATGGCACTACTCCTAATCCTTGGAGAAAAAACATGGATTATTCTTCTTGGGAAAATTCACCATATTATGGGAGTGTTTCAGAATTTATGGAAAAATTTCCTGGTGGAATTAGAGATTGGATTGAATGGCGCAATAATATTAAAAAAGAAAGGTTTCAATTATGGGATACAGAAAAAACTAAGGAACGAATAGCAAAGTTAGAATCACTTATGAAACAAGCGGAACAAGAAGATTTTTTTAATGAATCAATATGGGAATTAGAAAAAGAAGCATATTTTGAGCCAGTTGGCCCAGATAATACAAAAGATTTTCCGAAAGAACCGCATCTATATTCTGGTGACGAAAATGTAGAAAGTTTTGAAAGTGTTAAAAAATATATTGAAGAAAAAAGAAAAGCTACTGGTCAGAGTGCAGATGATGCCACAATGACTGCGGCCAAGGATTTTGTAAATTACTATAAATTACTTTTAAAAGAAAAAAATAGACGGGAAAAGGATTAAAATAATGAAAAAATGCTCCTTTGTAAGATCAGATGTTAGGAGTGATAAAAAATGCCCATTTGGGTTGCCGATTACTGCCGCTTGTGAAAATGCTGGTAGTTCTGTTACCCATATGTGTCCTCTTTCTATGATTGAAATGGAGAAACAAGGTGCTATAAAATTGGCTAACGCAAGAGTATATGTTTATTATAAAACAGGTGATCGTTGCGTTTATGCTGCTAATATAATGGGAGACAAACAAACCGTAAATTGTGATTTTGGTGATACAGCTGCTGGAATGCATGGACCACCTATGATAGGAAGTCCACTCTATGCACAGACTTTTGCTGGTGTTGGTTTAGATGGTTTATATGCATTTCCACTTGGATTTTATGCTGATAATAACCAAAGCCGGAATCTTTTTGAGGGTTTATTTTCTTTAATTGGGGAATTAGAATCTGAAATTGTAAAAAAAGCTTTATCAAAAAATATTATAGAAAAATTAGAAAACAAAGAAATTTTGGTTACGGAAGAGCGTCTCGAATTAGAAGGTTTTTTAGAAGATTGTAAATATTATTTTAATAATAATTTAAACAACAATGAAAATATAGTTGAAATGTTGGAGAAACTTAGAAGGATTTAAAATGGGCTCACGTTTAGATATATCAAACAAACAAATAATCGATTTATATTTTAACAAAAATTTAAATTAGCGGCAAACAGCAGAGACGTAGTCAGGATTTAATTGCTTATAGATTAAAACAAATGTTATTGAAGCTCAAAAATATGTCGAGTTGCGTGTCATCTGGAAAAGTAAGAAGTATTTTGTTATCAAAAGATTTAATAAACGTTTTTGATGGCGAAATGCTCGGAGATGGTGGTTTAATAAGATATAAAAATCAGGGCTCTTTTTGTGAATCTTTTGGCCATGATAAAAAGAAGTGGGCCGACTATTTATTTAATATATTATTAGTTAATAATATCCCATTTGTTGGAAATAAAATTTTTAATAAAAAAACCATCAGGAAAGTCTAAGAACATGACTTGGCAATTTGTAACAAAAAAATGTATTAGAATTGGGCGAATCACATAAAAAAAGGTATGTTAAAAATAATAATTTTGATTGTAACAAACCATATAATTTTAAAAATAGAAAATTTATAAAAATTATCCCATCAGATATTATACTTACACAAAAATGTTTATTACACTGGTACATTGGAGATGGTACAATTAATAATTATGGTGGATATATGTTGTATACTGAGGATTTTAGTTGGTTTGAAGTTGAATTCTTAAGATTTCAAGATTTTAATATATTATCTAGCTACAATAAAAAAATATAATATATATACCTTGTAAAGAAAGAATCAAACTAATTGAAATTATTAATAATTGCCCTGTTGGGTGTTATGAATATAAGTGGGCGATTTAAATTATAGTTCTAAAGATATGCTATTTAATTCGCATATAGATATGAAAGCAATCGAACAATTTATAAAAAGCCGAGAGGTCATATAAATGGAAATTACAGGATCCGTTCTTACAGGTTTGTTTGTTGGCTTAGTGTGGGCTCTAATTAAAGTTGTAGAGTTTTTTATAAAAAAGTACGGCAAATCCAAGGAAGATATTGAAACAAATGTTTCAGCAAATAAACTTGCAGAAACTCAAACAAATCAATTTAAAGATATTTCTGAAAAAATTTCTCAGATTAAAGATTTCTGTATTTTAACTAAAGAACAATCAGACAAATTGGATGAAATTTGGCAAAAGACAAAGAAATTAGAAGATATGCATAATGTATATAATGAAAATCATGCACCCGCTTGGTATATTCCAACTGAATTATTACCACTTGTTAGAGAATCTAATATTTGTTTGGAAAATTTAGAAAAAAGTTTAGATATCGCTATTGATGAAATTAAAGCAGGTCATGTAATAGTTGTTAATCGTATATCTGATTTGATAACATCACAGAAATTAGTAACAGAAAGATTAGGAGATTTGATTTCTGCTTTAAATAAATTTTCTCGCTAATTGGAGGATTACGTGATTGATAATAACCAATTATTGATGGCGGGGAGTAACAAGCACACGCGTGTTAGAACTCTTCCCAAAAATATATTTTTAGAGAAATTGCTTGAATATAGAACAAAAGAATTGCTTGAATTTCAAGATAAGATTATAAAAAAAATGAATGAAGTTTTGAATAAACTTAATTTAGGGAAATTATCCATTTAATGGAGGAGTATTATGTCAAAAGAAAAAAATCTCTTCACTGTTGGAGAGGATGAAAAAATGACTGAAGAAATAATCTGTGTGGCAGAGGATGATGAGCTTGAAAAAGAAGCTGCTATTCCAGTTATTGTTTCTCCTACACCACTACAACTACCATTGGATATGGGACAACCAAAAGGAAAAGAAGAAGAGAGTACTGATTGGCGTACTTCCAAACATCCAAAACATTTCGTTATATTTTTACTTAACGAAATTGGTAGATTACCAAAACCGAACTCAGCTCGAGGAAGTAAATCTATGTTAGAAAAAGCTCTTGGACAATATAAGCAGCTTGATTCATATATTTCACAAGCACTTCGCTCCGATTATGATGATGAAGTTGATGTTCAAAAAGTAGATGAAATTCGCAAAATAGTCGATTCATATAAAGATGAAGTTCAAGATGCTTTGGATGGAATTAATATGATGACAAAACAAAGACATCATATGCGTCGTAGACGTGCTGAAGATGAGGGTGAAGAAGGAAAATTGGTAAAAGAGGCGACAACTCCTCAGTTTAAAGGAATCCAGGTTCAGATGTCTGCTTTTGAGAGAGCTGTTGTTGGTGCGATAATTAATGGTGCCGTTTCTGGTGGTCGTAATATTGAAGAATTATATAAAGAAGTTAAAGAAAAATATGATCTTACTAATAGAGAGGAATTAGCTATTCTACAAATTATGGCAGATTTTGGTTATCCGATTTTTAAAGATAGATTAATGATGGGCTCTAAAAACGAAGACTCAACAAGAAAGGATAATTTTGGTGAATGGCAATCACAATATTATGCATAAATAATAATTTTCTAGGGAGGGTTTAATAATGTCTTTTGGAAATAATGATCGTGAATATTTTCCAGCAGCCAATTTACCTAATTGGCTTAAAAATTTTGCTGACAAAGAATTAAAACGCGGCGCAAACCCGTTTGATGATATTAAAAATATCTTTAAACAAAAAAATGATCTTGAGGCTGTCGAAGCAAAGGTAACTGAATTACGCCAACGCATTGGATTAGATAAAGTTGCCACCACAAAAGAAAAGATTTGTGGTGGTTTAGGTGATAATCAACCAGATGAAAAATTTGATTCAGAACAACTTAATAAAGGTATTAAAATTGAAATGGAACATACTAATGACCCCCAAATAGCTAAGGAGATTGTTAAAGATCATCTTCAAGAAACCAAAGATTTCAAAGATCAAAAGGGTGCTAAATACTATGATAAACTTGAAAAATTAGAGGATGCTTCAAAAGAAGAACTTACAAAATCTGAAAAAGTAAAGGCTAGACTTTTACTTGGTCTTATTTCCATATCAAATGAGTATGAAAGAGTTGGTAAAATAAAAGTAGCAGAATTAATAAGACAAAAGATTCAAAAAATAGCCGAAGAAGAAAAACCTAGTGTATTTAAAAAACATGATGGAGTCAAGAAACACATAGATAATGTGTGTAGATCTAGAAAGGGACACATTGATGCTCCAGCTTTAATGAATATTATTAAATCTCGTCCAGAAAAATTTAGCGATAAAGAATTAGAAGAAATTAAAGAGTATATTAAAAAAAGAATTAATGAAGAAAAAGAAGAAATTGACCGCTCTCGCGATGATGATGTTATTGGGTTAGTAGAAGTACAGATGTTTACTGTAAAAGAAGATGACGGCAATATCGAGGTTTTTGATAAGCCTTCTAAAGTGTAAATATGGCTTCTAAAGCTTTTATAGCCTCAGATATGTGGCGTCCAGAAAATAGCTTTGATTCTCTAAAAAGAGAATTAATGCGTGTAGATCCGGTTTATTTTGCTGAAAGTTATTTAAATTTAGATGGAAAACCATTTAGGATTTCTAATAATGGTTGGAAATGGATGGCTGATATATATAGATATATCGTAACTGCTGCTATGTCTCCTGATGCAAAACCTATTGTTATGGTTAAAGGACGACAAGTAGCAGCTACTACAATGGCTTCTGTTCTTGAACTTTATATGATGTCCAGTGGAATGTACGGAGTGAATGGTATCCCGCCAGTTCGTGTAATGCATGCTTTTCCACAACTTGAGCTTATGCACGCTTTTTCTAAGGATAAATTAGAAAAAATGATTCATGAATCGTTACCTATTCCAGATTATAATGATAAAAATCATCCTGGAAAAATCAAACCATATATAGAGGCACAAAAAGACAGTGCCCGCGAAGCCACAGACGCTCTCCGTTATAAACAATTCAAAAATGGAAATACTCTTTGGTGTGAATCTATTGGATCTGAAGGAACAAGAGTTCTTGGTCGTACATTTGATGTATTCTTTTGTGACGAAGTGCAAGATATGACTGAAGCAGCTGTTGGTAAAGCTATTAAGTGTTTAACAAGAGCGCAATTTGGTCCACAGCCCGGTGGTGTTCAAATTTATTTTGGAACTCCAAGACAAAAGGGTACCTTTTTCCATCGTATGTGGGAAGAATCCGATCAGAGAAGGTATTATTTAGGTTGTAAAAACTGTGGTAATTTTTTTCTGTTGTATACTCCAGAATCTAATAGATGGGAAAATGAAATATGGTTATATGAAAATATAGTAAAATGTCCATCTTGTGGAGAAGAACAAGATAAAGTGGAAGCTATTGAAAGAGGAAAATGGATTCCAACTCCTGGGAAAGAAGATGCGAAGTTTGTGGGATTTCATTTTAACCAGCTTTTTATTCCTGAATTTACAAAAGAAAAGATTTTAAAAGAAAAACCAGATATTAGTCCGATTAACTCTGAAATTATATACAATAATGAAGTATTAGGAGAATTTCACTCCGGTCAGGGAATGCCCATTACATTTGAAGAAATATATAATAACTGTAGAGATGCTAATAGAGTTATGGCTAAATCTATTCCTATTGGTGAAAAAGTATCATATTTAGGTGTTGATTGGGGAGGAAAGCCAGACTTAGATGGTGGGAAAAGAGGAAAATCTTTTTCTTGTGGTGTCATATTAACAGTCGATCATCAAGAAAGATTTATTATTGATTATGCTGAGAAACTAAAAGATAATAGTTTGGAAGGAAAGATTAATTTTATCGAAAAGATGTTTAGGTTATATAGTATACGCTCATCTGTTGGAGATATTGGTTTTGCCGAAGATTTATCTGGAGAACTTAAAAAAATATATGGTGAAAAGTATAAAACAGCTAGAAATTCAAGTATGGTGTCAGGCGGTGTTAAATATAATAAAGAAGAATTAGAAATAGTAATAGATAAAGATAAAGCAATTGAGGAAATGTTTAGTTTATTAAGAAAGGGGCAAATTAGATTTCCTTGGGCTAGTTATGAAAGTATTATTTGGTTAGTAAAACAATGTTGTTCAATGGAAAGTAAGATTACAGAAAGAAAGGGTGAGCCGTATACAACATATGTAAAAGGTAAATTACAAAACGACGGTTTTATGGCTTTAATATATGCATATTTTGCGTATAAGTTTGATAAAACTAAAGGGTTTAAAATGAGTACTCATTCTGTTGAGCGTTCTATACTGCCAAAACCTGTTCTTGTATACTTTCCTAAAAAAATATAATAAGAGAGAGATAAATTATGTCGAGAAGAAGAATATCTAGAGATCCTACAGGTATGGAACAAAAAGTTTTGAGAATTTCTCCAAAAATTGCTGATGGTATGACTCCATATAGAAAAGCAAGTCTTGAACATGAATTAGAAAATGGAGATTTTGTTGAAGGAGGGACTTTACGTGGTAGTGTATTAGTACGTGGAACAAATGAGGCTTCATTCATATCAAATGGAGAAATAAGTAGAGGTGAATGGGTTCCTACAAATCCTGGAGAAAATAAAAGAGTTATAAATTCTTCTGCTAAGACGGCTGTTGGGGCTGTAGCTCATAGCAATGATTTTTTAAAAAAAAATGCATCTGGTGCTAGTTTTAGCGCTTCTCAATCTGGTAGTGGTTCTACGGCTGGAGGATCTGTTGAAAGATTGGCTCCAGAAGTTTATAGTCCGCTATTTACAATGGCAAATCTTAATTTGCCGCGAGACAGGATTACTGTAAATGCGTGGTGCCGCAACTTTTTTCAATTGCACCCAATAGTTAGAAATGCAATTACACTACATGCTACATATCCAATAAGCAAAATCAATATAAAATGTCATGATAAAAAGGTTCTTTGTTTCTTTGAAGATATGGTTGAAGAAATGGGACTTATGGAATCATTAGGTGATATGGCACTTGAATACTGGAAGCTTGGAGAGAAAATACAAGGATCCTCGCTAGTTACAATGTCAGATGGAAGTTTAAAACCAATTTCTGAGATTGAAATTGGTGATGAAGTTATAACACATCTTGGCAATAAAAAAAAGGTCATTGATAGGTTTGCGAAACCAACAAATACAGTTATTGAAGAACATCTTAAAATATATAAAATTCATGTTGTTGGCTTATCAGAACCATTAATAATTAGTGGTAAACACCCTGTTTTTATGACTGATAGATCAGAAATAATTTGTGACACTCCTTCATGTAAAGTAAAAAAGATGAAATTATTGCCAGATAAAAAAAGATGTAGCAATTGTAGAAAATTAAATGTACATCATGATTTGGTGCCACAATTTAAAGAAATGAATGATATTAATGTTGGCGATATTGTTTATTCGCCATTTAATAAAGAGGAAATCACTAATTCAGATTTTGATAATAATTTGTGTTATATTTTGGGTTATTGGCTTGCTGAAGGTTGTTATTGTAAATATCAAAGAAAAGAACATACTAAATATAGTGGTATAAAATTTACCTCATATGATAAACAGTTTATAGATTCTATACTTATTCCGGCTTTAAAACAAAGTTTTAATTATGAAGGTATTACATATACCAATAAAAGTATTGGTTTTGTAATTGGTAAAGATAAATATGATCATTGTCTGGCAAGTGGAAAAAGAAATGGGACAAAAATTGCTGAATTTTTTATGAAGCATTGTGGAGAGTACAGTAAATCTAAAAAATTAAGTAAAACTATCATGTTTTTGCCACCATTACTTCAATTACAGCTTATAGCTGGTTTTATTGATGGTGATGGATGTGTTGATAAAGAAAATGGACATATTATATTGTGTACTTCATCTCGTGATTTGGCAAACCAATTTGTTATTATGTTGCGAAGAATTGGGGCGCATACGACAATTTCGAAAATAAAAGCAAATCCGGATAAAAATGAATCGGAAAAATATAGGATAAAGATTATTGCTAATGAGGCATATGATTTATTTAAATTTTTATTGAAAACAGAAAAAACAGAATTACTTAAAAAAACCGATTGGTGTGCGCCACGGACAGCTCTATACAAAAATTGGCAAATATTAAATATAAAAAGTATTGAAGACATAACAGATATGTTTAATGATAATTTTATGTATGATCTGGAAGTAGAAGATGATCATTCATATATAGCAAATGGTATTGCGGTTCATAATTGTTTTCCATATGCTGAGCTAGATGAAAAAATAGGCAAATGGTCTAAAATTGTAATTCAAAATCCAGACTACATACATGTAAAGAAAACCGTACTATCTGGTGAACCAATAATTTCTTTAAAACCCGACGCTGTTTTACAACGTTTAGTAATGAGTAATAATCCATCCGATGTTCAATTAAGAAAACAAATTCCAGAAAAAATTATATATCATGTTCGTGCTGGGCAAGACATACCATTAGATAATTTTAACGTATCACATTTAAAAATGCTTTCTAGCCCATACGATGTAAGAGGAACAAGTGTTATTGTTGGCGTATTTAAAGATTTAATGCTTTATGATAAACTTCGTGAAGCTAAGTTTGCACAAGCCGATGGTATGATTAACCCAATTACAATAATTAAAGTTGGTGGAAATGCTGATGGTGACTATAGAGCTACCCAAGAAGACATTGAGTTTTTTCGTCAAATTTTTGAGGAAGCTCAGTATGATAAAGATTTTAAACTAATTACCCATGCTGGTGTTTCAGTTGAACGTATTGGCTTTTCTGGACAAGTACTTGAAATTGGATCTGATATGGAACTTATTGTTAAGAATATATATACCGGATTAATGATCCCTCCAGCTATAGTTGATACAGAAAGTGCAGTCTATGCTTCTGCTTCTATTGGTTTGGAAGTTCTAAGACAGAGATACTTCAATTTTAGAAATATGATAGCAAGCTGGCTTACTAATAAGATTTTCGCTCCGATTAGTGAAATCCAGGATTTCTATGAGTATGAAGGTGGAGTAAAAAGGTTGATTGTTCCAGAAGTTGAATGGAACCAAATGAATTTATACGATCTACAAGATTATATACAAAATATTACAGGATTGGTAAGTCAAAAACAAGCTTCAATACAAACATTATATAGAAGTTTGGGTTTGAGCTATCAAGATGAAATTGTTAAGATGCGACAAGAGGCAATTAGAGAAGCTATTAGGATGAAAGAAGATGAGAATCTAAGAAAGATGACTATTACCGAGCTTCGTGCTCTTGATCCAGAAAAAGAAATACTTGAGCCTGTTGATTCCAAAGAGCGCGAAAGTGCGGGTGGCGCTGGTGCTGGCGGAGGAATGCCTGGAATGCCAGAGGCTGGAGGAATGCCTGGGATGGGACCAGAAATGGGCGGTTTGGGTGGACCTCCAGGAGCAGGTGGGCTCGGAGAATTAGCTCCACTACCAGCTGGACCAACTCCTCCAGGCGGAACTCTTCCAGGTGTGGCTACACCTCCAAGTATGGGGCCTGGCATGTAAAAAAATAAAACAAAAAAGCCCATAGCTTTTTGCTATGGGCTTTTTTTGTTTTCAACTCTACTAATTTTTGTGTATAACTCTACGGAGTGTTTTATCGGAGGAAATAAAATGACTTTTACAAAAGGTATATCTGAAACACCATCTATTCTTGAGGCTACTTTTATAGCTGGTATTTTAGATGAAGTTGGATTTTATAAAGACGCCTCATTAATGGATGAATTTATAAAGCAAGCGTCTCAATACAAGAAAGATTTAATAAAACAGGCTGGTCTTTGGTCTGGCATCTGGAATCGACTTAGTGGTTTAACTAAAAGATTATTTTTTAAAGAATATCGCCAACTTTATGCCAAAGCTAAAGAATCTCACACAAAAATTACTGAAAGATTTGAGGCAGCTGAGAATAGTTTTAAAGAAGCTAAAAAGCAAATAAAAAATTATGATTTGGTTGGTTGGCGCGAAACTGTTTTATCTTTACCAGTTTATACTAAAGATTTGATGGCAGATTATGAAATGGCTTTTGGTCGTCTTATTGCTTTTACTTATAAACTCCAAGATAAAGAACACATTCCGACAGAAGAATTTGATATTAATAATATTACTCCTCCAGGTGAAGGTGGTGAAGGTAAAACTTTAGGAGAAGTTGGTGGTAAACCTATAGAAAATAAACGAGAATTGAATACCAATACGAGGTTTTTTAAAGAAAAAGGGTGGTCGTGGTCCGATCCAACTACTAAATCTATTGCTAAGAATAATTTAACAGATGAAATAGCAATAAATAAAGAAAAATTTAATAAAATGAAACAAATTCATATTATTGATGCAAGTCCCGACCCAAATAAAGATTATGTTAAATTAGCAAAACATGATAAAGGATTTCCAAAAGGTTTAAAAGAGGCTATGGGAAATAGTATTTGGAAAATATCTTCTGTAGATTCAGATTGGATTTATCTTTCCAAGATTGAAGAAGAAGTAAAAGAAATAACTCCACAAGAAGAAGTTAAAGAAGAAATAGGTATACCATTTTTACCTCATATTGGTTTTGAACCAAGTGGTAAACTAGAAATTGTTGAACCAAAAAAACCAGCAAGAGAAGTAAGTGAAGTTGAGGTAGAAGAGGCAGCTAAAGAACATCCACTTATTAAAAATGAAGAAGAAAAAAAGAATTATAATAAAATGATGAAAACTATTAAGGATAAAGTTTGGATTTCTTATAGACATGGAAGTGGGAAGGGCCGTTTTAGATTAATCAACCAAAATGATATGGTTCCAGGTCAAACACTTGTTAGTGATCAAAAACTTATATCAAAACTTAATGATGCTTTGTTTTTACAAAATTATAAAGGCAAAAGGCGTGTAAAAGTCTTTAGAGTTCCCAATGAAGCTGATGACATAACTAAAGCTGAATTTATAAATAAAATTTTATTTAAGAAATAATTGGAGCAAAAATGTCCATATTTAAAATATCAATAAGAGCAGCCGAAACTATTAAACCGATGGCATTAATGCGGCTTACTCAAATTGATGATGTAGATGAGCTAATTAAAACATTTGATCGTGATAATATTATAGTAGAAGAAAAATTTGATGGTTTTAAAGTCCAAATTATAAAATCTAATAAAACAATTCATATTTATACTCGCCGTGGTAAAGAAAAAACTGAAAATTTTCCTGAACTAATTAAAGCTCTAAGCTTTCTGCCAGATAATACTATGGTTGAAGGTGAGCTTGTATATTGGGAAAATGGTAAACAAGATGTTGGTAAAGTCACATCTTTGGCTGGTAGTTCTCCGGAAAATTCACAAGAAAAAGCAAAAGAGCTTTCTGGTGAAATAAAGATTCACCTATATGATATTTTATGGTATAAAGGCAAAAATATTTCACAAGAGCCTTTTGAACAAAGAAGAAAGTTACTCCAAAGTGTTGTAAAACCTAGTGCGAAAATCCAACTTACTAAACAATATCCTTTTTCTAAATGGCAAGAAGCTATGAATACTGCTGTAAAAAGTGGTGGTGAGGGCATTGTGCTTAAAATTAAAGACAAGTCTTATCAGTATAAATCTCTTGGGGAGGCAGAACCAAAACCAAAAGGGGTTATGTATAAATATAAAGGAGGAATTGGTAAAAGCGATTCTGACGATTATGTTGTATATAATTACGAAACTTCTGATAAAAATAAACTAAAAGCTTTATTTGGTCAGTATTATAAAGGAAAGCTTTATCATATAAGTGAGATAAGTAATTTTTCAAAAGAAGACGAAGAGAAAATAAAAAACAAATTAAAGAAAGGCCCGTTTGTTTTAGAAATATTTTTCCAAGAGCGAGTTCCTGGTGGGTTACGTCACCAAAAAGCAGGAAGAATAAGAGATGATAAGATGCCCAAAGATGCTACTATGAATGAATTTCATGTTAAGCATCTTGATAATTTTAAGGTAGTCGAAAAAAACGACAATAATGATGTCGAAATAGATATGAATTTAACTAAAAAATCAATCATAAATACAGAATTTTTTCTATCAAAAAGAGCTGACTTTGCTGATGAAGTAATTGAAAATATTGAATCTAAGCTCGATAAAAAACCAATTTCTTCAAAAATACAGGATTTTTCTGGTTTGCGTGCTGTTGCTGATCCAACAATCGATGTACAAAAAGCCTATCAAATCTTTTCAACATTGGAGTCTGGCCAAAATTATATTGTGGGTGACTCAGGGACTTCTTTTGGTTCAACACAAGTACAATTTGGTTCTTTTGTAAATCAACTTGCGAGAGATCCAAAAACACAATCTCTTACTGGTTTTACTTCAGAACAACTCAATGAGTTAGGAAATTCCTGGAATACAGTTAAGAAAAATATGGGGAATATTAATATATGGAAACAGGTTTCGGTTGATGATGAAAAAGTTCGTACATTTGTTAAAAATAATCCTGGTTATGTAATTCGTCGCAGAGAAGGAACAACAATTCGAATGAACCCTAGTTCTATACCTGGTATTATTAAAATAATAAACGGCAAGTATGTTGGTTATGAATTAGATTTGGCTGTGCTTCGTTCGATAGGAATTAATATTGATAAGGATTTAGGTAGTCTACAAAAAATTACTCAAGAATATATAACAGACGGTGTTGTTAAAAATGGTATTGTAAGATTAGCAATGGCTAATTTAAAACCCGATCTTTATAATAAATTTTATAACACATTTTCTGTTAAGAGTGTAAAAACAAATCAACAATTGAGAAATTTAGCGGATCGTGCAACACAGCACGATTTTATGAATAGAATTAATCAAGTTTTAGAGGCTGTTAAACAGTATGGCTATGATACAACAGCTCCTGGAGCTTATAATATTTATCAATTGCTTGGTATTGCCAATTCTAGTGGTGTTGGGAGAGTTCAACAATTTTTAAAAACCCGAAAACCATTTGACCCTGCTAATTTACATTATCTACAAAGAGCAAACAAAATGATTTCAAAAATAACAGGGTTACCATCAGAGTTTTCATCTAATGGAGGATTAAGTGGTTTTAAAACCGCTGCTGTAGATTTTGCTATTAGTAAACGAGCAATAGAACTAGAATCAGAACTAGAATCAGAACCAGAACTAGAAAATGAATTTGAAGATGAGCCAACTAAAACAGAAATTGATAGAACTATTTTTAAAATATATAATATTTTTTTTAATAAAATGAGAGAATTATTACATATTACTGAATTTTATACTGCGATAATTAATAAAATAGGATTTACTCCAGATAGTAATATGCATTTAATAAAAATAATTGATGATAGTGTTATAAATTATTTATTAGAAAATAAAGAGATAATTTTAGAAAATCCAAATGTTAATTTTTTTACAGATTTTCTTATAAAAAAATGGGATTTAAACTTAATTGAATCATATAATAAATTTTCTATTTCTAAGAGAGCAGAATATACTGAACCAGGAGTATTATATTTCCCAGGTAGTTATGCCAATGGCATTAAAGAAGGGAAACGACGAATGACGATTCGCGCTGGTGATGTTCCAGTAGAAGTAAGTGAAGTTGTTAAATGTGTTAGTTATGCCGGTGCTCATATCTGTGATTTATTTATTACTAGCAAAGAATGGATGAGTTTAAATCGAATTGAAAAAGCTTTTGGTGAAAGAGTTGCTAAATCTTTAGAACAAAAATTTGGAAAAGATCGTAGATTTGTTGTGGTGAGATTTGATGTATATGAAAACGTAAATTCAGCAGATGATGATATTCCTGAAATTTCTTTTCCGGAAGATGAATATAAGTTTTTAGAGAAGAGACTTCGTAGCGGAAAAGGTATATATACAACTCGTATTAGTAAAGAACGTAGAAAATATAAAGAAGGGCAAGAATATATGACGCCATGGGGACATAAAATCAAAGTTGTAAACATTGTATCTTTGAAGGGTGTTGAAAATCATCCTTTTATAGATGAACTTACAACTGAACAAAAAGAACAAATCGGAAATCACAAATATGATTTAATACGTTTTGAAAAAGTAGTATATGAAAAAGCAGATGATAAAGACGATAATAAATGGGAAGAAGTTTTAATAGATAAAGACGGTGTTAAGTTAACTCGCCAACAAATCAAAAACCATTATATTAAATCAGATATTAAAAAGAAAATTATGGCTCGTATTAAAGATAATCCTATAATTGTGTATATTGGTACGGGCACAAATGAAAAAATTTTAAAAAGAAATCATAATAACAAACCCATCGTTATAACCAACGACGATCCAGAAAAAAGCGAGAGCCCGAATAATTATTTTTATTGGGTCGAGCGCAGATTACTTTCTATTCATCAAGTGTTTGGGACTAAAACTGATTTGGGTTTTGTGGACTTAGACATCCATGGAGATTTTCCACTTGCCGATGCTAAAAAGTATGCAAAAGAAGTAAGTACAAAAATAAAGGATAAGTTTGATGCGCTAGCAATTGTTTATCAAAGTGGCGGAACTGGCCTTCATATTGAATTTAATCTTAAAAAAGAAGAAAATATTAATACACTCCGAGATGACTTAAAAGATATGTTGGATGAAATTAATAAAGATTGGGATGGAGTCACTACTAGTATTGTTAAAGGAAAAGGAATGAGAAGTGATATTTCTACACTTCATAATAAAGGAAGTATTCGTGTACCAGGTTCTCTTGGAGAAATCTATGGAAAAGTAAAAAAACCGCTTGGCTCTGACCAAGATGGTGATGATGATACTTTTGGTAATACTAATTTTGGAAATAAATATTCTGATGCTCCTGAAAATTTAGATGAAGAGCCAGGTAGTTTAGATACTGGGGCCATTATATCAAAACCTGATATGGGCGCTTTTCCAGAAACTGATGTTGGAAACTATACTTTTGCTTTATTTAAGCGAAACAAATTGGTAAAGCAATCCATTTATAAAGACCCAAATTTACAAAAAGAATATATATGGTTTTGGGACCCAAAAAAAGAAAAGTTATTTTATAAATTAATTTTTGAAAAGGGTAAAGATATTCCGGTTATTGATCATTATACGTTTGCGGAAATGGTTGATTCAAATGTTATTTTTATATCAAAAAATTTTCGTGGATATGTATATTTTTTTACTGGTAAAAATAAAGGTGAAATTCATCTATATTCTGGTGATCCAAAAGAAATGCCATCTAAGTTATATAATGCTCTCAAAGAATTAATACGAGGTGATGAACAAATTAAACAAATAGATATTCCGTTTGGCTTTAAATCAGAACTATGGAAAGCTAATGAAAAGTCTCGCCAGTTGTCTGAGCATATGGAGAAAAGAAAATGGATGGGTTATGACTATCCAGATCCAGATTTTATTGAACGACTTAATCTAAAATTTGCCTCTTTAAAACTTACAACTTATGAACAAAAAAAAATTCAGAATATTTGGAAACTTGCTGGTTTAATTGAAGACGATGAAGAAGAGTTTGAAAAAATGCTTAAGAAATACCAAAAGGGAGAGTTTGATGAAGACGAAGATAATGAAGATGAAGCTACAAAATGGCTTACAGAACATGATCCAGAAGCTTCAATTATAGAACCAAAAAAAAAAGTTGATCTTTCACCTAGAACAAAAATGCCAAGAAAAACTATCTATGATCAATTAGAAGGAGAAATTCCTGAAGTATTACATAGCAAAAAAGTTGAAAAAAATAAACCAAAAAGGCATAGAAAAACAAAAGAGTATGAAGAAGAATCAGATATTGATAGCGCTGTGCCTTATGAAGATCTTTTTGGTGCTCTTATGGGAGAGCAAAAAAAAACAGAAGAAAAGGTAGAGAAACTGTCTCTAAAGGAATTAGTTTCTTTAATAAGCCCAATAATCAATTCTGAAAAATTTGAAAATATAAGGGCTAAAATAAATAAACAATTGGATGATGAAGGGCAACAATTTCATTCAAGTGTATCTAGCTTAACTTCGGAAGAATTATTGGAATACCTTATTCAAGAAAATGAATATGCTGATGTTGACAAAACACTAAGAGAAGAATATATAAGCAATCTAATCAAACAAGATAAAGATTTGGCACAAATGCCTCAAGATTTAGTAAAAGAAGAAATTCAAAAAAAACTAGATGTTCCTATAAATAAGAATCAACTTAAACAGGAAATCGAAACTGGCCGCACCTTAACTGATCAAGGCGAACAATTTGCTATTGATGATTTGCTTCGTATGTCTGAAAAAGACCGAAAAGCAGCAAAACCAAATTTTACCGAGCGATTGTTGCCACCAAGTGATGAAAAGGGAAATATTTCTACAAATTGGCCTAAAATAGAAATTCCTTCTTTTTCGGAAGAATCAATTATGTATTTCCATCCAGATAATTTAAATGATGGTCCTTCTCTTAGAAAAACATTTTCGGATCCGCGTGCATGGGATGTGCTTAAAAAACAACCGTGGTTGCTTCAAAAGTGGATTCTTCCTTCGTTAATTATGTCTATTGGTTATAGATGGTTTGAATTGAATAGTACAAAAGAATATGTAGGAAAACGAGTAGATAGGGGAAATGCTCTAACATTTAAGCATTTACAGGGTGGAGCACCATTCTCGATGCTTGACGATGTTATGAGTGAAGAAAGTATTAAAAAGTTAGAATCTGGAGAAATTAGTATTAGTGATTTGCCAGAATCTAAAGAATATGTACAACATATAAATAGATTAGTTACAGAACTCACTAATTCTTATTTTGCAAAAGAAAATCCTTTAATTTCAATTGACGAGTATTTATATAAAGGGCTTCAGAACGAAATGATAAAAATTATTGCCAAAAAGCATGGATTTATCCGTAAGCATATTCCAAAATGCTCAATTTGTTTATCTGAAGCTGACGAACGTACTGAAATTGAACCGATGACTATTGTTGATAAGGGTTTATATAAGTGTCCAAATTGTGAAAAAATTGTGAATAGATTAAAAGGTGATTTGCCAGATTTACAAAATGAACTACAATTGATTAATAAAAAACTTACAAATTATACAGAAGCTAAGGAGAGATTAGTTTCTGGAGAAATAACTAAAATAATAAAAGAAAAGTTTGAAATTGTTATTAAAGATACTGAACCACATTTAGAAAGATTTAATATGAGAAAGTTGATTTTGGAAAAACAAATAAGTGATATTAATAAACATATTAGTTTGCGTTCTTCGCAAAGTAAAGTTCCTTATTTTCATACTTTATGTCCAAATCCAACTTGTAAATTACAAAGGATTCCATTAACAGCTGTTGATTGGGAGGACCCGGTTTGGAAAACTCCGGAGGGAGAAACTCTTAGAGTAAATCTCAAAAAACAATATCAAATTGAAATGCCCGCAATAGAACAAAATGCTGATGAATTTAAATTAGATGTTCCGGTACCATCACATATTAGTAAAACTCTTATTCCAAGTTCTAAACTTTCTTGGATTTATTTTGTTCCTTTTAAGTGTCCACATGATGGTGTAAGATTTAAAATGAAAGATGTTATTGGTCAGGGATTTAGAGGTATGGCTGGATTTTTCTATTATCCACATGAAAAATATATGTGGCAATCAAACGAGGATAAGAATAAAAAAATGCTCGAAAAAGATCCGCAACTTGATCCTACAAATAAAGCTCCAGAGCTTGGCGATCTAAAAACAATTTCTGGGCGAGCACAAAAAGCGGCCCAAATACAGTATTATGATTTCTACGCATATTTAAGAATGTTGGATGTTGCGCTTAAAACAGGTAAAAAAGAATTTGAAATAAATGGTAAAACATATGAAACTAAACCTCTTAATAAAAAACAGAAAACAAGTTATGCAAGAGAACTTTTACTATATAGCACTATAGCTGATTTTTCTTCAAGTGATATAGAATCATATCTAAACTGGTTAGCTGGTAGCTCTCTATCTAGCAAACCAATATATGAAAACGGAATAGTTCAAAATAAGAATACTATAGAACGAGTTCTTTCTTACACAGATAAAAGAGAACAAATATATCTACCAATTTTACAAAAATGGATAGATAATATGATGCAGGTTTCAGATTTTATGGAACGTTTCGATCTTTCTGGTTGGTTAGTAAATACTGGAAAATTACAAGAAGATGGATCTTATAGTGAAGATGGTATTCCATCTGATGGCCCAGGAACTTATTTTATTGCGCAGGTTAAAAATGCTACAACAGAAGATAGTAATTTTTATGGGTTTGAATGTCAACTAGAATCAAAGAGAAAGAAAGATGATAAATATAAAAAACATTTTGACAAAAGGGGACCGAGATTACTTAGGGTTTTGGATGTGCGCAGAGTAAAAGAGCAAGATATTAAACATCTTACTTCTCAACAAAAATCTGGAAAAGATGCTGTGCCAAAAACAATAGCAGAAAATATTCTTAAAAAAACAAAAGACAATTTATTACCAGAAATTAAAAATCACGGATTCCATGAAATTTCATTAAATGATAATAGAACGACATTGGTACCTGGAGATTTTGTCCTTGTAAGAGCCTTTATTATGCCAGGAAAATTTTATGGGGCGCCAATTATTAGTATTCAAGATGTTGAAGAGAATAAGAGAGATTTTGAGTTTTGGCAAAAATTTAATGAGCTTATTAGATTAAAACAAAATGAACCAGAATATTGGGAAAAATTTGAAACCAAATTATCTCAAACCAAACCATACTTATATCGTTTGGAAGATATAATTGATAGAGAAATTTTTAAAGCAAAATCTAAAAAGAAAGCAGATTTTGTCTTAAGCGTGCGCGAAGCAAAAGACCCACTTTCTATATATAAGAGCAAAAGAGAATTTGAAGAAACGCCAGAGCCAGAAGGAGAAATATCTAAGAAAAATAAACACCGTTTTGTAATTCAAGACCATTTATCTAAACATCATCATTGGGACCTTCGTCTTGAAAATGATGATGGCACAATGTCAAGTTGGGCTCTGCCAAAGTTCCGTCTTCCAAATGAAAAAGAAAAACTTCTTGCTATATCTGTTGAAAACCATCCTATTAGTTATAACAAATTTGAGGGTAAAATACCAGAGGGTCAATATGGATCTGGTACTGTTAAAATACATGATGGTGGTACTTATAAAAAGATTGAATGGACAGAGAAAAAAATAAGTTTTAAGTTAAACGGAAAAAAAGAAACCGGCTCATATAATATTATTAAAACAAGTGGAAATAAATGGCTTATAATGAGGGCTAAAAATGAAGATTAAATATAAGCGTCCAGAAGATGTTTGTTCTATTTGTGGGAATTTTAAACCAATAATAACTCGGGACGCAACTGGTAGTCCGATTTGTAGCAAATGTTATATGAAAAATTATACCGCCAGAAGAAAAATGTTCTATTTGTGGAATAGTACGACCTATTAAAAAAAGAGAAAATTCGTTTCCCATTTGCGACAAGTGTTACAAACATCCAAAAGCAAACTGTATAAAATGTAATAAATTTAGAACAATAAATAAACGTGATGATAATGGAGATTGTTGGTGTTCTACATGTTATTCAAAAGAGAAAAAGGAAGAGTGTTCTATGTGTAAAGAAAACAAACCCATTCATAAAAGAGATAGTGATCATAAATTATGTAAAATATGTTATAAAAAAGAAAAACGAAAAAGTAATGAAATGTTAATTTAGTTTGTAGATTAAGAAGAAATATTTTAATAGCATTTAAAATTTATTCAACATTGGCGAAAATTTATAATTGTAAAAAATATGGTATAGATTATAGGGCAATTATAGATTATTTGGGACCTTGCCCTGGGAACCGAGAAAATTACCACATATATCATATTTTTCCTATTTGGCTTTTAATCTTGATGACAAACTTCATATAAAGGCTTGTTTTGCTCCTGAAAATCATCAGTGGTTGTTGAAAGAGGGTAATTTAGTTAAAGTTATAATTATAACAAGTGTGATTTCGAAAAATATTTAAACAAGTTTATACCTATCAATAAAGAAACATAATTTTAAAATTTATTGAGGAGAATAAGATTAATGGGTTTTGCGGAATTTATTAAAAAAAGATTTCTTGGACAAAAATTTGTTTGAGTCTTAATAATGGAGAAACAGAGACTATTACGCTTGAACAAACTTGGGTACAAAATAGAGAATTTTTTGAAGGAACTGTAAAAGAAGTTGAAGAGGAGATAATTATACTCGAAATTCCAGGAGAAGGCGACATATATATAAATCCTGAAGACGTTTCTTATATGTGGCAAAAACCTTTAAATCCGCAAAAAGTGATGCGTTTATCTTTATCTAAAAAGTTGAATGTAGTTGGCAAAGATATATAGGATAAATAATGAAAAAGAAATATAAAAGACCGGAAGCAATTTGTTATTTATGCAGCGAATATAGTGAAGTATATAGAAGAGATGGAGAAGATAGAAAACCTGTTTGTCAGAAATGTTATAGAAAAGAACATACACAACAAAAAGAAATGTGTTTTGAGTGTGAGAAAATTAAAAAAATATGTATTAGAAATGATAAAAATCAACCAATTTGTGCTAATTGTTATACAATTAAAAATAAAAAGGTTTGTTTTATTTGTAATAAATTAGAACGGGTTTGTATCCGAGATGAAATGGGAAATCCTATTTGTAAATCTTGTAGAAGAAAAAATATAAAAGGTGTTTGTAAAATTTGTGGAAAATTTAGATGGTTAGAGCTATTTGAAGAGAAAATTTGTCATAATTGTTATGCTAATTATAGATATAAAACCGATGGTTTTTTTCCGAGCCAAGTGTAAATTAAGGGCTCTTTTAAGGTATGCTTTTAAAATGTTTTCTAAAAATGGGAAAATTCATCCTTCAAAAAAATATGGAATAAATTATGAAGAAATTTTTAAGTATTTGGGGCCTGAGCCGAATGACAATAATGAATATCAAATAGATCACATTTTGCCTCTTTCAGCATTTAATTTCGATAACCCAGTTCATATAAGGGCTGCATTTGCTCCTGAAAATCATAGATGGCTTTCTAAAGAAGAAAATCTTAGTAAAAATGATAGTTATAATAAAGAAGAGTTTGAAAAATATTTAACAAAATTTATGGAGTTATAATGTCTATCGAGAAAATTGCTGTAATAGTGAAAAGAAAAAATAAATGGTGTGTTCTTAGCCATAAACGCGATAAGGATGGGAAACGACGCGGATTTGGGTGCTATGATTCGAAGGAAAAAGCTACGAAACGATTACAACAATTGCAATTTTTCAAACATCGCAAAGCTATTCTTTTAAATATTATGACCACTGCTGTAGATAGGCTTGAAAGTAAGGGAATTATTCACATTGCTGATGTTGTAGACCTATGTACTGAAGAAATTGCAGCTGGTGCTGCAGGTGAAAAAACTGCGATTAAGTTAATGAAAGTAGTTAATTTACTAGAGAAAAATGGCGAGTTTGATCTTGCTGAGCAAATTGATTTTGTTATACCAGAAATTTTAGATAAATCTTTTAATTGTGAGGAATAAAATGAAACTTTTTGATAAATTATCTGCTAAAGCAAAAGTTGAGCTTTTGAAAGATGCTGGTGTCTACGATTCATTAGATGATTTATATAGATCTCTACATTTAATGTCTGTTGATCAGCTTAAAGATATTGAGGATCAAATTAAAAACATTATTGAGGAGCATAATAAAAAGTTCGATTTATCATATGAGCCTACCCCATTAGATGAGTTTGAATTTTGTGATGATATTATGTCTTTAGCTTCAATTGCCGATTCTTTCGATAAAATAAAATGTTTTGAGGCAGCAGATATTATTGATGGTCTAATTGAAAAACTTGCAAAGAAAAATCATGATTTTGGTAGAGCATATGCTAAAGCTGTTCGTAAAGTTAGGAAATTAGCTATAACATCAAATTGTATGCTAGCTTCGTATAATCCTAATCAGAAAACTACTCCTTTAATAAAACGGTAAGTTGTTCTACCTGGATATTAACCACAGTTGTGTGTAGGCTATTTAATTTTTAATAATGGAAGCAGGTTGCTTCTGTCCAATTAATTAAAGAAGATGAAGAAATAAAGAAGGAGATATTAAAAGAGCAGATGTCTAAAGAATTTTATTTATCTAAAAGAGTTGCACAAACGGATGAGCTGTCAAAACGGACAGCTATTTCCTTATTTAAAATCATACAATTTATTTTTTATCGAGTTCCATCAGAAAAAAGACTTCAATTTTTTCATAGATTAAAAGGAAAACTTACTCGTTTATCTCCAGGTGATATCGGTCTTAAAAAAATGCCGCCATATTCTGTAATTGGACAGTCTGTTGGTATAGCTAAAAATTTGTTGGCAGGTTTAAATCCAAATTTTGTAAGACAAGTGTTAGTTGAACTAACATATCTACTGTCACATATTGGATTATCGCAAATAAAACGTTAGTCTCCCTATTTATAAATTACTTTATATCAATAATTTTCAAACAATTTTATTCTATTTAAGGTTTCTTAATATATTTGTCTATACGGTATTTTGCGTTTGGATGAATATCTTGCGGCGAGAATTTTTGTAGGGTTGCTGTACCAATAGTTTACAAAATATTCATAGAGGGTTTGTCAATGGATTATAACCATCAACTTTAAATCATTTGTTATTTATTTTTATTAAATATTCTCTATGTGCGGTTTAAATATTTATTTCATATAGCCATTTATAACCTGTCACTAATATTGGAAATTTTGAATATTTTTGTTTTCTTTTGCTTGTTTTTTTGTTGGGTGGCTTTCTGCTATTTTTGAAAAACAATAATTAATAATTTTTTTATATTTATTTTACCATATTTCCCCATATACCCTTCTTCTTGTGATAAAAAAATTTAATTAATATAAGTAGTTAAGTAATCTATTAATTAATAAGTATTTAAATAAATATATTTTTGGGAGTATTTAATATGCCACAAGTTATAATTCAACCCTTTGATGCTGCGACAAATAAAGCTATTTCAATAATTAACCAAAAATCTCCTTCTCTTTTAAAAAATGTTGAAAAAGTGATTGTTCATAGTTCTGGTGGCCCTGAACTTGGACATGTGGCTATGGGTCCCGGTAAAAATCCCAGAGAAATACATGTATTTAAAAATAGAATTAGAGATATTGTAATGCGCAATGCTAATGTTACAACTAAAAAAACTCTAACTTCGCAAGAACTTGAGCAAGCTATTGTTGATGGAATTCTTGAAACTATTTTACACGAAAATGTTCATATTGGCCCAACAAAAACTCTAGAACAAATTGCTAAAGGGCCTTTCTCAAGTGAAAGTGAAGCAGAGCAAACTACAAAATCTCTTATGAGTAAAATTCGCCCAATAGCATCCTTTAAAATTTCTAAACGAGCCACAATTGAAATGGCATGTCCACATTGTAAAGAAAACGTATCACATTTAAAACCAGAAAAAAATCTTGTCAGTTTATATAAAATGCTAACATGCCCTAATTGTAAAAATGTATTTTATCCACAGGATGTTTTACTTGCTGTAAAACAAACAAAAGAAAAAGAGAGACCAGAAAAAAAAGTAGATGAAGTAATATCTTTTAATAGGGTAGCCCTTAAAAATGCCTTAAACAAAAAATTATATGCTGCCATTTCGCAATTTTTTATAAATTTTAATGATTATGGTTTAATTAACAATTTAGCGGCTTGGCAACACAAAAATAATCTTGAAATTACTGGAAAATTAGATCAAAGCACAATTAAAAAGCTTTCTAATACAAACTCATCTCCAAAATCTTTGCCACGTAATTTTGCACCAGTAGTTCCTGGAGTTTTATATCGTGGTGGATTAATTATGGATGAAAGCCAACTACAGTCTCTTAAGGATTTAGGAGTTCAAAGAGTTGTTTCTCTGTATGCAAATCCAGATATTTTAAGATTATGTAACAAAATGAATGTTGAGCATGTCTCCGCTTTTATTGAAAATGGTGGGCCAGAAGATTTAGGTCGTAAAGTATTTGGGAGTTCAGTTTCACAATTTTTAACAGAAAAGCCAACTTATGTTCATTGTTTTTTTGGAGAAGATAGAACTGGTGGTGTTATAGCAAGATTTAGAACTGAAACTGGCTGGCCTTGTAAATTAGCTTATGCTGAAGCCAAACATTATGGTTTTAAAGATATATTTGTAGATCTTATTGATTGGTTTTCAGAATTTTGTGATGAAAAGCCAGTAGATACTGACAAAATTAGAAAAGCTCTTGGTGATTTAGAATCTTATAAAAATCCAGAGATTATGCCAATTAAAGAACAAGATTGTTCTTTGCCTACACCTGCACCTGACGATGTTCCGTTTCAGGATATGGAACCAACATCATTTCCTTCCTATAAAAATTATATTACATCCCCAATTCCAACAAGTATTTCAACTGTTCCACTTAGTATAAGAAGTTCTATAATAGTAAAAGCCCAAGAAACTAAAAATGAGGAAACTGCTGATGGAATAGAAGAAGAAGAAATAGACGAGAATGATGCTGAAGACATAGAACCTGCTGTAAATATTATTGGTTTACAAGAAAGTGAAATAGAACAAAATATGAATCAAAGTTTAACACTTGAGCCATTTTTTAGTAACATTGGTAATCTTGGCTAAGCTTCTACTGTAAAAAATGTTTAATCTATCAATATTATTTTATAAAGTTTGATAAGCCTTTTATATATTTTGGAGTTCAATGAGTATAAGATCTGCACAACAACGTTCATCTCAAATTTCTGACGAAGAGCGACAAGCTGCTCGTAGGGCTATAGGTTCGTTTGAAGAATTAGTAAAACGACTTAAGGGTGCGCGTGATAGAGATAAAGAAGTTGTAGATGTACTTAAATCAAATCAAGAAATTAACCCCAATGATCTTTATAAAATACGGCATTTATTACGTAAATTCCAAAAAGAAGTGCGTGATAGATATACAGCAATTATTATCGCTTTTGCTGGAAAGAAAGATCAAGATTTAAAAACAGTTACACAAGGTTATATACACAATCTTAAACTATTAGAAAAAGATACGACCACAAGAGAAATTAAATCTGCTCTGCAAGATGCTATGCAACAGTTTACGGAATATATGGAAGAATTTTTAGATGCATTTGAGCATTTTGGTAATTCTGAACAAATCAAGAAAATAATAACTACTTCCGAAAAAGCAGATACATTAATTCAAAGTATAGAAAATGTAGTGGAAAAACAAATGAAACCTCATTTTGAGAAGAATATATTAAAACTTAAATTGAGCGAGTTACGTGGACAAATGGCAAAGCGTGCTCGTATTATTAAGATGTTGGAGGCATTATGATTATAAAGCATTCAACAGGCTCCATTGATTATGTTTATGACAAAAATGAAAAAAAATGGATTAAAAAAGAGTCTAAACTAGAAAATGGAAAAGACATAGAAAAGCCTGAAAAAACCGAAAACGAGAAATCAGAAAAGAAGGATAGCTAATGCTTTGTAAATATGAAAGCTATAGTAGCGAAATCAGATATAAAAGTTTATAATTATGTCAAAACACTATATGATGGAATATAAAAGTAAAACTTAAGAGATTTCCGGCTATGAGCTTAAAAATTGTGAAATTGTAATAAAAAATTTAAGCCAGATATCCAACAACAAAATACTGTAGCTTTGAATGTAAAGTTATTGGACAAACAACATAAATCAAAAAGCCAATAATAGATAAAATTTGTATATGTTGTGGGAATAATTTTAAAGCTGTATGTAATTTTCAGAAAGTTTGTTGTGGTTGCAAAAACTAATAGATTAAACGCTCAAAAGAAATATTATAAAAATGTCTAAACCAAAATTTTGTTATTTAAATAAAGGTAATTCAATTCTTAAAAATTTATTTTTTAAGAATTGGAAATATAATGATCGCTCTGTATTGAGAAATCCTAATACAAATTATGTTATGGAATTAGATATTGTTTGTTTAGAAAAAAAATGTAATAGAATATGATGGAGAACATCATTTTTTTCTTCGAAAATATATGGTGAAGAAAACTATAAATATATTAAACACCTTGATGAAATCAAAAATATGTTTTGTGAGGAGAAAGAAATTAAACTAATAAGAATTAATCATTCTGATGATGATAATTGGATAGATGAAAAATGGTTGATTTTAAAAATTGGAGAATTGATAAATGTCAATAATTAAATATGCAGATGACATCCATTTTAGTTTAAAAGAGGTTTATGAATTTACTAACCCCAAAATTACTAATAATTCTAGCTTAAGCATTCTGTTAACCAACCCTGAAGAGGCAGATGTTGATAGTGAGATAAAAGACAGATTTAAAAAATTTGCTGCTCAGCTTAAACGAGTAGCGCCTAAAGCTAATGATTTTTTATACTTCTCAGCAATTTTTATGCATGCTGCAGAAGCAGCACTTATTGATCAAGCAACTGGTGAAATTAAGAAAGACAAAAATGACAAACTAATAACTGCTGAATGGGATATTAATAAAAAAGGCTCTTGGAAATGGAAATGTTCAGATCCTAATCTTAGACCATATAAAAACAACAATGGTGATATTTTTCCGGAAGCAGAGCTTAAAAAAGCTTATAGAAAGTGGATTGGTAGGCCATTATGTAAAGACCACCAAAGTAGTTCTGTTGATGGTATTCGTGGGATTATTGTTGATACATATTATGATGATAAACATAAACGAGTAATAGGGCTTTGTGCTTTAGATAAAATTAATTATCCAGATTTAGCAAGAAAAGTTTCTACTGGTTATGCACATGATGTTTCAATGGGAACAGCTGTTGGTAGGTCTGTGTGTTATGAATGCGGTAATGTAGCTGCAGTTGAAGCGGAATATTGTTCTTGTGTTAAAACTAAAAGAACTTATGGAGAAATTAATATTGAATTATCTCCAATTGAATTATCATTAGTTGTAACTGGCGCAGATCCTGGGGCCAAACTTAGAAGTATTATTGCAAGTTTAAATAAATATTCTGAAGAAAAAGAAGAAAGAATTGATGAACTTAAGAAAGCAGGGTGTGTTACTCCTGGTGAACTTGATCGTCTTGAAAAAGAAGTTGAAGATTTACGTAAGACAGTATCAGCCATGCTTAAAGATAAATTAGTAAAAGAAGCAATAGACCCAGATAAAGCAGCATTAATTCGTAATTTATCTGAGTCTCTTAAAAATATTACTAATCTAGAAACAAGACAGAAAATTGAAGGGGCAATATTTGATTTAACTGGTGAGGTTTCTGCTGCTGCTGCGGATTCAGTAGTGGTTGAACCACCATATGGTGTTGGTGGTAATAAATCAATGACTAGTGGTCATGCCGAAAGTGCAACACAAGACTTAAAATCAGGTGGCCCAACTGATATAAATAATCCAACTGCGTTTGATACTAGATTTGCTAGTGATAATTTATTAAATCAAATTAATTCAAAGCTGGACGCCATGGAACATGCACTTCGGGATATTTCGAAGGGTGTCCAGAAAGCTAAAAATAAGGAGGAGCAAAATATGTCTAATAAGCTTCGTGAAAGGGCTGTAGCCCGTCGTGCAATGTTTCAAAAGTCTGCTTACTATCAGGGTGGAGGTGGATTAAATGATCCACAAATCTATTTAAAAGAAGATGCAGAAAAGGTTCGTAACACCGAGGATAAACAAATGGTAGGAATGTATCTCGACGAGAATCCTGAAAATCTCGGAGGTGGAAAAGAAGAATTTAATCTTAAACAAAAACTTTCTAGGGCAGAGCTTGCAGAGCGTAGGTTTAAAAGACATGCTCTATTAGCTAATGCTGCAGAAACAGAAACTTTTAAACTAAAAAATGGAAAAACTATTACTGTTGATACTGAAGGTAATGTTCAGAAAGTTGAAGATGGACAAGATTCTATGAATATGGATGATGTTTTCGGGAAGAAAGCATATTTTCAGGGTAGCGGCGGTGTAAATGAGCCACAAACTTATCCAAAAGAAGATGCTGAGAAGATTCGAAATACTGAAGACAAGCAGATGGTAGGGATGTATCTCGATGAGAATCCTGAAAATCTTGGTGGTGGTAAAGAAGAACTTAATCTTAAACAGAAAATGCTTCGTGCCGATGAAAAACTTCGCGCCAAGTTCGTATTAGCATTTAATAATGACGAGAAGACTGTTATTAATAAAGAAAAGTCTCGTTGGGAAATTTATGCTGGTGATAAAAAAGTTTTAGAAGCTACTGGTTCAGAAATTTATGAAGACGAACTAGATGAAAATTGGGAAGTACTTGCTAGTAAAGAATGGGGACGTAGAGTTCTCAGTACTATTAGGGAACAAGGTCTTTCTAAAGTCGCTTGGATGTTAAAAGGTGATAGTTTTATTAAAACTGCTCAACCACCAATGCCGCCCGCACCGCCGACCCCCCCAATGGAAATAGGTATGCCACCAGTTGGTCCAGAAGCATCTGTTAGAGAAGATAAAAAAGAAGAATTTAAGAATCCAATAGATGAAGCTATTGATAGCCTAACTAATAGTCTTGAAGACGCTGAAAAATTTCTTGGCGATCTTAAGGATTCTTTACAAAAAACTACTGGTGAATCTGAATCTAAACTTCCATCTTCTGCTGAAGTAGATGATGAAGATGAAGATGAAGATGAGGATGAAGATGAAGATGAGGATGAAGATGAAGATGAAGATGAAGATGAAGATGAGGATGCTTGTAAAGAATGTGGTAAATGCCCATGTAAATGTGAAAAAAAGAATGATTTTTCTGATACTGCTGAAATAGCAGAAAAAGTTCAAGAAGTATATGCAGCACTTGATGAGAGTGCTGATGAATTAGCAATGCTTGCTGAATCTCTTGAAAGTCGTAAGCGTGTTGGTAAAACTACTGATGTAGTTACTGCTGAATTGCTTAGACTTACTAAAGATGCTCTACAGCATAACATTGATATTAGTAAGGAAGCTGCTCTTATAGTAGATGCGACAAAGAAGAAGGATAAGAAAAAGGAAGATAAAGATAAAGATGAAGATGAAGATGAAGATGAAAATAAGCTAAAGAAAGGAAAGGGTAAAAAAGAAGATAAAGGGAATAAAGAAGAATCTAAGAAAGGCAAAAAAAATAATAAAGAAGAAGAAGTAAAAGAGCTAAAAAAAGGCAAAAAAAACAATAAAGAAGAAAAAGATGAAGAAGATGAACCAAAAAAGAAAGGTAAAAAATCTAAAGCTGAAATGCTTCTTGAAAATCTTCTAAATGCACGTGCAGCTAAGCGTCGTGAAATGGTTCGTGTTGCTGAAGAGGATCTTGATTTTGAAGTAGAAGAGTCTGTTGGTGATGACACTGCCGCCCTTAAAGCTGAAGTTGAATCTCTAAAAGCAGAACTTGCTAAGTTTAAGGATGAAGAAAGCAAGGAATTTGCTAGTGGTCAAGAACCATATGGCACTCACGAAGATCTTGGCCTAGAAATAGATGAGTTTGCTGATGACGAAGAAGATATGTATTCTGATGATCTCGATGATATGCTAAAAAGATTAGAAGAAGACAAACCAGAAGAAATAAAAGCTTCTGCTTCTGCTCGTAAAGCTTGGCGTGAATCTATTGCTGCTGAAATTGGTTCGAAATATCAACTTAAGTTAGATCCAGAAATTACTGTTGATACCGATATGCCACTTCACGAGACTCATAAATTAGAGCATCTTGATACCAAAACTGATGAAGCTACTTTTGAAGGTATCATAGATATGCATGAAGAAATTATGAGACAAGTTAAGAATCTTCCAAAAGTAAGAGAAGCTATGGAACATCTTGGTAACATGCTTAAGTCTGGTCAACTTGGAGTCAATGAACTTGAAAATCAAGCTAAGTTGATTACATTAGCTGTTGACCCTGCTGCTGCTAAATACTGGAAAGATTATTTTAGTCAGGGTGATAAAGACAGCAAAGCTTTTGGTATTGAACTTGTAAAAGATTTTGTTTCTAAAAAAGCAGAACAAAATGTTGAAGATCAAAAAATCCGTCTTAAAAGGGCTTTTGATTTAGCTCTTGATATGCAAGAAAAAGAAATTATTGGCGAGGGCAGAGCTATTCTTCTTAAACAAGCTGAAGATTTAGCAAAACTTGACGATACAAATTTTGAGTCTCTTAAAAAAGTCGTCGCTCGTTCTAATAAGAAATTGAACAAAAATGCTTCGCAAGCTCCTGCGCTTAATGTTGGTATAAATACCTCTGAAGATATTGGAGAAGGAACTGATTCTCCAAATTTGGTAGGTGCACTTGCTAGAATGTGGTATAAGTAAAAATAAATATTGGAGGGTCTCGGGCATATGCCGAGACCCTCTTCTTATATTCTTGGGTGAAAATATGGACGAAAAAGAAAAACTTATAAATGAACTTGAGTCTTTGCGTAAAAATTTTGGTTTAACTGATGAAGAAGTTGAAGGATATTTTGATTTCTTTTATAAAGATGAAAAATCTAAAAGTAAAAGAGTATTAAATACTGATAGGAGTAAATTTTAATAATGACTTTACAAAAATCCGCTATAAATGAAATTTCTACAAATCTAATTAATTTTATTGGAAAAACGGCTTCTGTTACAGAAAACTTTAAAAATGAACTTAATTCTGCAAAAACTAAAGCTGATGTTGATAGAATTTGTAACAAATATAAAGGTGCTCTTAGAAGAGAGCCAACTCAAGAAGATTGGGAAGTTATTTGTAATATTAAAAAATCACAATTACCTGCTAATGATGGAATGGCTGCCGATGATAATAAAAATGAAAGATCATTAAAAGATGGAGTGATTTTTAATATGCTTAACCAATTATGTTCTATTGCAGATACCTTTGACAATAATGGATATGACAATTTTGCAAAATTTGTTGATGAATTAATTAAAAAAATATCTATGGAGGCATTTAAAAAATGACTAGCCTTTTAGTAAAAAATGCTAATGAAATTGCTGAATCAATGGCAAAATCTTTTAGTAATGAAGAGTTTACAAAATTATTTAAAATGTCAGAATTTAAAAAATTATCTGGACAAGCTCTTGAAAATTTTAAGAAAGCTATTGATGTAGCTGTTCAAAAGGGAACAGATTTGGAATTAGTTTATACTAATCATCTTGGTGATCTTCAAAAAGAAGAAAATGTAGAAGAGGGGACAATTACTAAAGCAAGACAATATATGTCTGAAAAAGCAAAGACTCCTGGCCATAGACAACCAGGTATGACAATGCCACAAGCAGATGATAAAGAATGTATGTCTGATGATTGTATGAAAATGGCAAAAGATCAAGAAATCATAGCTGCTGAATTTGTACTTTCTCATCTTGCTAAAATTGCAGATGTATTAGATGGCCATAATTTTAAAAAATTAGCAAATATCCTTGATGAAACTATGCAGAAAATTTCATTTCAAAAAAAATAAATATAAAGGATAAAAAATATGTTAAGATTAGTACAAGTTGGTAATTCTTTGCCATTTAGTTACCCGGTGGACATAAGTTCTACATTTCAACCTGGTTGTATTGGACAACTTAAATTGATTGGGAATAATATTGTTCTTGGTTTATCTGATGGAACAGCTCCTTTAGGAATTATTGATGATGTAAGAACAAATGCTTTTACTCAGCCAGTAGTTGATGAAATTGTAATAATTTCAGCAAATGGTATTGATACAGATGGATATTATTACTATACACATGCTGATACAAAACAAGAATTAAGAAATGCAAATTTAATGAGAACAAGTTTTGTTGCCGATTATGACGGACTTATTCTTAATCCAGTTAATGGCATATTAACATTACCTGCTGGTAGTAAATTAAATTGGGATTCTGATGGTGATCATAAAGCTGATAGCGTCAGAACTATTACAAATTATGTTTATCAAGTACCATCTATTCCTGGAGATGATACAACAATTGGAAGTAATAGAGTAACTATTTGGTTTCAACGTGGTATTTTTGCAACAGATCAATTTGATACTTTACAAAAATATCCTTTGAGTGCCACATTATTTGTTAATGAGGAAGGAAAGTTGAGCACTAAACAATGTACTCCAACCCATCCTGGTGTGGCAATAGTCACAGGCCCACCAAGTAGTATGGTAAATTCTCTTGAATTCCTTTGGTTATAGAAATGAAAACAAGTATTTATGATACAAACGCCTTACAAGCAAAATGGACAAAAGATGAAGAGAAATTTTTGGTAGATAATTATTTGGAAATTTCTATTGAAGAGTTGGTTACGAATTTATTAAAAAGTACAAATACAATTTATATTAAAGCTTGTCAACTTGGTTTAAAGAAAAGTAACAAATGGACCAAAAAAGAAATTGAATTACTCAAAAAGTATTATGAAAATTCAAATACCGAAATTTTAATAGCCATTTCTCCAAATCATACTTTGGGTTCAATAAATAAAAAAGCAAAACAGTTTAAACTAAAAAGAAAAAATATAGAAAAACCGTGTTGGACAATAGAATAAATTTCAAAACTTAGAAGTTTTGTTCTTGATGGTAAAACAGATAGCGAAATAGCAAAAATATTATTTAAAACAATAATATCTGTAAATCAAAATAGAAGGAAATATTGTAGATAGTATTTTACTTGGGCGGAAGATGAAATAAATATATTAAAAAAATATTTTGAAACAAAATTAATGGAATATTTGTTAATTTTGTTACCATGTAAAACAATAGATAAAATACAAAAGAAAACAAATCAACTTGGATTATATAAACCAGATAGCTTATTGTGGGATAACGAAGAAGTTGAAATATTGAAAACTAGAGTATTAAATAAAACTATTAAAGAATTGTTGGAAATTTTTTATAATAATAATACGAAGACACAAATAAATAAAAAAACAAAAAGATTTAAATTAAAAAAAAGACTGTAGAGGCTCTAGCAAGATGTTTTAATACAGAACTTGGGAAAATTACAGAGATTCCGTCAAAACGGACTGCTTGGCGAAATAAAATTTTAAAAAGAGATAAATTTTGTTGTAGATATTGTAATTTAAAAGATGAAACTGGGATTAATCTTTAAGCACACCATATAGTCCCTATTCGTGATGAAAAGTGTGAAATTTATGGCATTACAAATGTGATTTGTCTCTATGTTAATTGTCATAATAAAAATTCAAGGAAAAGAATATGGATTTATTGAGGAATTTAGAAAGATTATAGGAGGCCACAATGGATTTTTCAATTGAAGATAAAGTTGCTTGGCATAACAGTGAAATTATGAAAGAGCTTGAAAAATACGCTGATGATGTTTTAAATGGCCCTCCCGAAGAGGCATTTAAACCAATTAAAACAGATGAGAATTCTTGGGAAGAAGAAGATTTCGAAGATGCTCTTGAGGAGTTTGAAAAGCCAAATTCTGAAATTTTAGAATCTACTGAAAAAAACGACATGACAAAAGATTTACATATTGCTTATAATATTGCAATAATAAATAATCTTCAGAAACTTGCCAGTAATTTTGCAGAAAAATCTAATATTAGAACTGCATATAGAATAGAACAAACAGTTTGCGAATTAAGAGATTGTTTTGGGAGGAAAATTTAAATGTCCAAGATTAATATATATAGTTCAGTAGAAGATGAATTTTTTAAAATTGCTTTGGATAGTGGTTGGATTAAAGAAGGTCAAGAATCTAAGCCCGATTATTTTACTGAGACAACCAATCCAGCTGGTCAAAGTGTTCCACAAACGCCAGTTGGTACAGCTCCTTGGGAACCAATGCCACAATCTAAAATGCCACAACAATCAGTAGCACCAACTACTCAGGTTGTTAAACCAACCCCAGTAAAACCAAGAATATATAAAAGTCCGTTAATTGAACAGGTTCAACAAGTATTGTTGGAGGCTGGATATAATCCTGGAGATATTGATGGTATTTGGGGTAAAAATACCTCCAAAGCGTGGAACGATTTGAGCACTTGGTATAAGAAAAATTATGGCTCTGAAATTGGATTAACAAATCCAATTAAGCCACCAACTCAAGAGAATATGGGATGGGTAGTTGAGAAATTAGCTCCAGCAATTGTTAAAAAACCTGCTAAACAGATACAACAAACGTCTCAGGTTGCTGGAAAACCAGCTGATGTAGATTTGGCTAAGCGAGTTCCGACTCCAATTTCGCCATTTACAGGACCAGCAGTAAAAGAACACATTCCTGCTATGGCAGATGATGATTTTTTAAAGGAGGCTGAGATGCCATTTACACCAAAGCAGAAGAAAGTAATTGAAAATGTTATGCAACTTAAAAATGTTGATTTTGATACTGCAATTATATATGCAAAACAATTTTATCCAAATATTTTTACACCACCACAAGTAGTGACTCCAAAAGTTAAAGATTATTATGAAGAGTGGGCTGAACAAGCTGGAAAACCAGTTGAACTACCAAAAGCAGAAGATATTTTAAAGGGTATCGATGAAAAAATGAAAGGATTTAAACCTTATCAGCAAACAAAAGGTAGAGATAACATAGAAGTGACAGCTCCAAAGCCTATTTCTACTTTTCCTACCGCTAAAGAGCATATTCCTTCTTTTAATGACGATGGTATTTTGACAAATGCCGCATTTGTTATAAATGAGCTTATTGTATTAGCTAATGATCTTGATATAATGGGGGAAACACAAGCTGCAAATACAGTTGATCAACAACTTAAAGTATATAAAGAAGCAATGGATAATCTTTATGATGTAACCGGTGAAACAGGTGAAAAATTTATTGGTACTGTTCACCCTGCTGGGCCAGTTATGGTACCCGCTAAAGATGATGGTGGTAAAATAGAAAATATTATTGAGCAACAAAAAAAAGATTTAGAAATTGTTACAAAAAATCCTACTGGTAAATATGCTATACTAATTACAAAGCTAATTGCTACTGCAAATAGGCTTGATGAGGAAGGTGACGAAGAGGGTTCCAGAATTGTTGATAAGACAATCGCGGAGTTACGTGAACGAGTGCTCCCTTTCGTCAATAGGAACGCAGCTTTTGAAGCGGCTGGTTCTAAGGATAACAAAGCTTCAGTAAAACAAGCTGGTGTATCTCTAGAAGAGTTAGTAGCTCTTAATACTCCAGCTGTTCCTAGTGCTGCTAAGGCTGTTGTACATGGTGCTAAGGCAGTAGGAAAGGCAGCAATAAGTGGAGTAGGTGCTGCTTCTACAGCTATTGGTACAGCTTTCGGGGCAGCTGGCGTGACAGCAACAGCTATTGGTGCCAGTGTTATAGCTGCCGCTGTAGCCATACCGGCTTTTGCACATTATGGTTCTAGTTGGTTTAGTCAATCAGAAACCATAGCAGCTGATATACAGGATTTAATTGATTACGCAAATAAATTACAAGGTGAGGACCCAAAAATTCCTGCGCTTATTCAGCGTTTGGAGCAGGTACTTTCTCCATTTAAACAAAGTTTGTCCGATGAATCTGCTCAACTTAATTATTTAACAGAGCATCCAGATCAAATTGGAAAACTTGCTCAAGAATATTCAAAATTTGGCCCAGCATTAGCTACTGCTTCAAATATTGTAAATATGATTGGGGAATTATCAGAAGATTGGACGTGGAACCCTCTTAGGTGGAATTTCTTTAATACACATAAGCGATTAGTTTCTAAACTTGATGATCTTAAGAAAAGTTATGGGCAACAATATATAATTTTTAATGAATTGGTAAAAGGGGCTCAACAATTAGGTACAAAAGAGATAAAACAAACTGAAAGTGGTTCCATGGAAAAAGTTAAAAAAGAAGAATTTTCAAAATATATTGGAACTTTAGATAAATTAATGAATGTTTTTTCTAAAAACAATAGAACTGTAGAAAAAGTTTTTGGAAATGGCGCCACACAAAAGTGGATGGAAAAACTAGAAGAAGAAAAAGAATTGGCGAAAAAATATGATTGGAAAACTCTTCAAAATTCAAACGATGCTATATATAATAGACTTATTCCTATATTAAGGGGCCACAAAATTTGGGCTTCAAATAAAAATACGATAATAAAGAAGCTTGGTGCTGGTATTGCTGATTTGCTTAAAAACCTACCAGAAGCTCCAAAAGCAAAAGGTAAAACCACACCCGGAAAAGGGAAAGGTGTAAGGTTAATTAGTGATCCTCAAGTAAAGGCGCTACAAGAAGCCCTATTAGCTCTTAATATTTCCGTTGGAAAAAGAGGAGCTGATGGTTTTTGGGGACCAGACACAGCAAAAGCTTATAATACTTTTATAGAAAGTCATAGTGGTGTAGAGAGATTTATACAACCTATTGCCAATCCTGTATCACAAAGGCATGTAAATAGGCCAGCAGCTGTTTTACAAAAAGCTACGCAGATAGTTCAATATTTTTCTGGTAAAGAAAAAGAAGTTGGATCTTCAACTATCCAGCTTTCTGGTGATCTTAATGTGCCTTTGAGAGCTATGCAGAGTGCACAGACATTTGTAGATTATATGCAAACTGCTCTTAGTAGCCAGAGTTTTCCGCCAGCTTCTGCTCTTCAATATTTGGGAGAACTTTCGAGATATGTAAGTGATTATGAAGCTGATATGGAAGGAAAACAACCAGGTTCAGTTAGAAAATGGCAAGCTGCGTTATTTAATCTTACTCGCGAATTTCAAAAATATGAGAGACAGGCAAAAACTCAAACTGGGGTTAGTGGTAGATCCGATCTAATGAATCCTTGGGCTGCACAAAATGGTTTCAAATACCCTTGGGATGCTCAGGAAGGCGCTGAGGGTGATGAGAATGGAACAATAGCTCAAAAATACCTAGGCGGGGCTCCTGGAGCCACAGGTTATGCGAGAAAACAAAGCGGCGCGGGCTTAAATTCGCCAGATGGAGCGCTTAAAGCACTATATCAGTTTAGACCAGATATGTTTGAAGACCCAGAATTGTTTAAAACAAAGGCGATGGCTCGTGGTAAAAATCCCGAACAATATCTCCAAGAAATTTATGCTATGCTTGGAAAAATAGGTAACGCTTTAGACACACAAGAAAGGCAAATTAGAGGTAGTAAATTTGGTGATACAAAATTTGATGAGGCTCAAACTTACTTAGTTGATATAAGTGGAGCTTTAAAACGTCTGGGTGACAGACTCAATACCTCATTATTTGCAGCGCCGAAACCAGTTGTAGCACCAAAAACGGCTCCATAGCCATATTTACCACACGAAGCAGAAAGAGCGCCAATAATTGGAGAACGGTAATGACTATTATAGTAAAAGAAGCTGATTTTTTCGAAGGTTTTACGAAAACTCTTTTGGAAAAATATGCTCCATCACAGTGGATGAACAAACCTTTTGAAACTATATTTTCTGCTATAGGTCCGATGCTTATGTGGAAGATAAGTTGGCCTCTTGGTGTTATGGGTTTTATTGGAGAACATTATGGTTTTGGTCCAGGACTTGTTGGCAAATTAATTGACCAGCATTTGGGTGCTGGGAGCGGAAAAAAGCTTGACCTATCTGACGAAAATTTAAAAGCTGCATCTGAATCAGCTGTTGATGAATTTATGAAGAAAACTCAAAATTTACAAACATCATCTACAAATTATGTTTTAGATGATTTGATTAAAATCAAGGGCTCGATTAAAAAAGAAGACGTTTTGGCTGCTCTTTATGTATCAAAATATAATAAAATACAAAAGGAAGCGCTTGAGATGCCAGGGGCCAATTGGATTAGAAAATTTTTGGGCAGTTCAAAAATAGGAATTTCAAGTGTTCTTTATGGTCTTATTAAAATGTTTGCTAAAGGTATTATCGGAGCTGCTGCTGTTGGTGGTGTAGCTTCTATGATAAGTGGAACAAACACAGATGAAAAAGAGAAATCCGGCATAAGTGAAAAAAGTAGCGAAGGACCAGCAATGGTTAAAAACAAACAATATTATTCTAATGTAGCAAAAAATGTTGAAAATACTATTATAAAGTTTCTAAATGCAACTATTGCTAATTTTTCTACCACTTTTGAAAAAATATATAAAAGGCCACTTCAAGGCTCAAAAGAAATACAAGAGGTATTGGATACAGTTGAATCTATGAATAAATCAAACATATCTAATATAAATGGTTGGGATTCTTTTATGGCTCCAGCGATTCTTAATATAGCCTATAAAATAATGCCCGCAGCTACTTATGAAAAAACTGATAAAAAAGAAACACAAAAAGGTACGGAAGATTATAAAACTAAGTTAATGAAACTTTTAAACGAGGTATAAATATGACTAACAAAGAATGGGAAAGCAGCTCAGTAATGAAAGAATTTGAGAAAAAAGCTACAGAACTTGGTTGGATAACAACAAACCTCAATCCAAAAGATAAGGATTTGGTTGGTAATCCTAGTAAATCTCCCGTAGGACCCTTTAGAAACAATCCTATTAAAGATGAAAAGGGCCTTTCTACAGACAAAAATCCTTGTAAAGATTATGATATAACCAAGGAAACTGGCGAAGAATTGATTGGTAAGGCTCATAAGAAAAGTCCTACTATGGCAGATGCAATGGATGAAAGAGCTTTGGTAGAAAATATTATAGAGCAACAAAAAAAAGATATTGAAATTGCGACCAAAATGCCACATGGCGCATATATTCAAACTCATGCTGCTTTAATTCAATCATTAGTAAAAATTGCTAATTCTCTTGAGAAACAAGGAAAATATAAAGAAGCAATTAAGATTGATGTAGTTATTGAAAAACTAGCACTACCTTTCGTCAATAGGCAAGCCATTACAAAAGAAGCACTTTGGCCTGCTTTAATTTTGGGTTTAATTGGTGGTGCCGGTACAGCAGCCAATCTTGGATTTTTTTCAAGCAAAAGAGAAGATTTATCAACAGATATAAAAGATTTATATGAAATATTAAAAAAAGCTTCTTTTTCGCCTTCTGCGACAAAAGCTGCACAATTAATAGAACCTTTTGTTTCAAAGTTTCAAGGAATAAGTTTTAAAGATAATAAAGATATAGCTAATTTTGCAGAAATGTCTGCACAGTTTAATCCAGTATTAGAACAAATAGGTGAGTTAGTTAATAAAGTTGAGTTAGAACTTGGAGAAAGCAGGTGGTATGAATTTGGTCTCGATAAACCCTCAAGGATACGTGCCAAGTATGAAGATGTGGTTAAAGATTTTGAATTTATATCTTCTCGTTTGAATAATATTTCTGAAGTTGGTCAAAAAGTACAACAAAGTGGTAAGACGCTTCCTAGTGGAATTTCTAGTCTTCAATCAATTTTAGTTGAAAATGGATTATTAGAATCAGATAAAGCTGATGGAAAAATGAGTCAAGATACAACTGTAGCTGTTAAAAATCTTGAAGAGTGGTTAAATAATCGTCTTGCAACGCTAGGAATTAAAAAATCATTTACTAATAAGATAGTGGAGGATGGAAAGTTAGTAATGAATCCAGAGAAACTACGGGAAATTATTACACTTACTACAAAAGAACTTGCTAAATAAGTATAATAATTGTAGTATGTTATGGTGTATGTTAAAATAACTTTAATAAGTGGTTAATATTTTAAGTAAATTCTATCAATATTTATGTATTGATTTGACAAGTTGCCATAAGGCAACAATTCTTTTACAATAGGAGGATAAAGGACAAATGTCTCTTTTCAGCACATACGGAAAACAAGGGCAAATCAATGCTAGCTCGGTTAAAGACGCTCTTTCCAATATAGTTAAATATGCTAGCATCCTAGAGGAGCTTCAACCCTCTAATACAGGTCTTGCTCAACAGACATCTTTTACAGATGAGCAACGTGACGAGCTTATTAAGCGTGCTCTAATGACTCAAGAAGGCAAAGTAGCTCTTGGTCAGGCAATGGCAAACCCAATTCGTAGAAACTTGGATTATCAGGGAATTGGTCGTAGAATTCTAGTAATTGATCCGCTTCCACAAGGAGCACTTCCGCTTTATGACCGTGATATTGACGTAGCTGCAGCAGTTATTTCTTCCAATGGTTCCGCTCCTGAGAGCCGTGTATTCGGTGACAGAGTGGTTGTTCCAGAGTTTGAAATAGTTTCTAATCCTACTGTTCGTATCGCTGAAGTTCGTAGGCGTCGTTTTAACGTCATTGATCGTGCTCAGCAAAAGGCTAGACAAGAAATTCAGGCTCAAGAAGATGCAAACATTTTTGCAGCCCTAGATTTCGCCTCTGATGCCACTCTTGGTGGCGAGAATACCGCTCAGGACGTAGCTGATGCTGGTCTTCTTAAGCGCGATCTTCTTCAGATCAAGAAACAGATTGATCGGTGGGACCTTGTAACAACTAAGTTCCTTATGAATATTAATGAATTTACTGATATTCTTTCTTGGGGTTCTGGTGGTGGTCAAGGTACTGGTGGTGGTGAAGTAGACCCAGTAACTATGCGTGAAGTTCTTCAGACCGGTCTTTATGCACACATTTGGGGTGCTGATATCATCGTTTCCAAGATCGTTCAAGTTGGCACCGTTTTTGGCACTGCAGATCCAGAGTTCGTAGGTGTAATGCCAATTCGTCAAGATATTGAAGTACTTCCAGCCGACGAACCGAAACAACTTAAACTAGGTTGGGTGGTTTCTGAGATTATTGGTATCGGAATTGTTAACCCACGGGGTTGCGCTGTTGGACGAAAAAGCGTAGCATAACAAGTATTTAGTTTACTAAATCAAAGAGCCCGCAATGTCGGGCTCTTTTTTTGTCGACTTCATTCACCCATCCAGGCTTTATTATAGCGGGCAGTTTAAAATAAAATAAGGATGGGTAATTATGAGTAAAAAGACAAGTAATGAAGATTTAATAAAAAATTTACAAGGATTGTTTGTTTTATTGGGGCGAGTGCCACAAAAGTCAGATTTAATTGTTAGCAACAATTCAAAATATGGGTCTAGCTCTTATAATAGGGCATTTGGAAATATCGCCAACGCCTTAATAGCAGCGGGTTTCAAACCAAATCAACAACGGGGTTTAAAGTCTGAAGATTTTATAAATGATTTAAAAAAAGTTTATAATTTGCTTGGATATACTCCATCAATTGAAGAATTTTCACAACACAGTTCGACTGTTTCTTGGGTTACAATTTATAATCATTTTGGTTCTTGGACAAAAGCTTTAATTGCTGCGGGAATCCCTGTAGTTAAAGCAAATAAGGTTGATGGGCAGTTTGTATTAGATGAATTAAAAAAATGGTACGCAAAAAATAATTGTAACGTTAACTGCCTATCATATTGGTCTTTAAGAAAGGCTAAGGCTAGAGGGGATTTTCCATTTTCTTGTTCAACTATACACAAACATTTTTCTAATATGTCTTGGCAAGATATAATGAGGCAAATAGATTATTTGTATGAAACAACAGATCATTTTATTGAAAAAAAACATTACATTGGTAACGACCAAGCTAAATATCTTTCATTATTAGAATTAGAAGTTGCTAATTATTTATTTGAGGCAAAAAATAAAAACATAATTATAAATTATGAGTATGAAGTGCGAGTTTGTAAAGAAAGGCTTTGGACGTGTGATTTTGTTGTTACAACTAATGATGGTAAAATATGGATTGAGTTAGATGGCATGAGAAATAATAGAAAAGATCCATATAAAAGACATAATGAAAAAATAGAATTTTATAAGAATAATAATTTTAATTATAAAATATTTTCATACAACAATCGCGATATTATTAAAAATTTAAGTGTTTTATTTGAGCCGAGCGACTTTAAAATTGGTGATAAAACTTTTAATTTAAAAACTAAAATAGATGATGATTTTGTCTTTTTTACAAAAGAAGAAATATATAATTATATTACAGAAAATGGGCAAGATAAACTAATTATAGATATAATTGAGCCTTTTTATAAATTTATATTAAGTTATGTGGAGCTTAATGGTTGGATTTTTCCTGAGCAACCAAAAAATTATAAAGAAACGTTAGTAGAACTAAAACAAAAGAATGGCGTTTTAAATTCTTCTGATAGAGTTGCTGGCTCTTTTATTAAAGCGCATTTTAAAAGTTTTTGGTTAGCTTCAACAGAAAAACAAGATAATCCAATATTGTTTATACAAAACAGAGACAAATTTTATCCATTATTAAAATATAGATTTGGGTTAGGCAATGGTAAACAGTATGATTATAAATTTGGAGATAAAACTGTTCAATTTAATGAATTATTTGATATTTCTTTTAAACAAATTAGAAAATCTCTTGAGGTGAATCGTTACGTTGTTAGTTTATTTAAACCACTAGTTGCTAAACATATTTACAATAAATATGGTTTTGACGGCATGAAAGTATGGGATCCTTGTGCTGGTTTTGGTGGGAGACTTTTGGGATTTTTGAGCATTTTTGAAAATGGAATTTATATTGGAAATGAGCCAAATTCACAAACTTATTCGGAATTATTAAGCTTAATAGACAAGATGGATGTTAAAGAGAGAGTTTGTTTATTTTCTGACCCCATTGAAAAAGCCGAAGTTCAAAATGTTGATATGGTATTTACTTGTCCTCCATATGGGTTTAAAGAACATTATTGCGACGAAGCGAATCAATCTGATATATTATATAAAACAGAAAAAGATTGGATTGAAGGTTTTTTATTGTCTTTATTGAAAAAATCATATTTAGCGCTGCCAAATAATGGGCATTTTGTTATAGTTTTTGATCAAAAATTTGGGAAAGAGTGCATTTTATTAGCAGAACAAAACGGTTTTGTTTTAAGCGAGATTTTAAATATAGAAAACCAACGTACCCACCTAAACCCCACGCCCAATTCAGAAATGTGCTTAATTTTTAACAAAAAAAATACTTAATAAAATATTTCAAAATAACATAATAATTGAAACTATTAATAATAGGCTATTATTAATAGGAGAAAAAAATGAGTGGATTTTTAACTTTATTTTCTGATCAAACAACCCCTGGAGGACCAGCTGGCGGCGACTTATCTGGTAACTATCCTAATCCTATAGTGTCTATAATTAATGGGTCACCTGTTGCTGCAATAATTACACAAACAACTGCTTCTATGTATATATATGCTGATGGAAGTATTGGAGATGATAATAATGATGGCTTAACTATTTTAACTCCAAAAAAAACATTACAGGCTGCATTTAATTTATTGCCTCTTTTTATTAATCATAGTTGTTATGTTATTTTATCAGGTATTTTTCTAAATAATACTTTATCTGTGTATAAACATCTTAATGCTAATATTTATATTGATGGTGGGATTAATTATGACATTGTTGCAGATAATAGTGGTAGTCCTTATATAGCTGATATCCATAGTTCTACTAGTTTAGGATTAAGCACATTAGGTTGGATTAACAACATATATAGAGGATATTGGATAGAAATATTAACTGGTCCTTGTACTGGGGAAACTAGATTAATACATAGCCATACCTCAACTACAATAACTCCAGTACGAAATTGGTCTTCTGATCCAGGATTGGCTCAATTTCGAATTGTTAGACCAAGAACAACTATAGATTCAAGTTCACTAACATATATATCATTTACTTCTCTTAGTGGCATATATCATTTTACATTACAAAATTTATATTTAAGTGGATTTACTAATCTTTTTTTATATGGGAGTAAATTAAATTCTTTTCATATATTAACACATATAATTTCAAATGTTAATTCTTTATCAGCTATATCTTCTAATTCAGAATCAGGTCTTAGTATTCAAGGAAATAAATATAATAGTATTACTTGGGTAAATGAATCTGCTAATACATTTAGTAATGCTGGTGTTTCTGTAATAAATAATAATTCTGCAATGATTTGCCAACTTGGAAGTAATATAAGTATACGATCAAGCTTCATAAATAAATTAGAATTTAGAAATTTTCCACAATATTTTGTAATTCAGCAAGGTTCAAGTATAAAAACATTAGTAGCATATGGTATAAATTATATTGACTCTTCTTCAAATTCTATTTCCAATACAATTGGATATGCTACTACTAAATTTGGAGGATCTACAATAGGAATACTATTATATAATAGTATTTTAAGAATAGGAGAGGGGGTAGATATAAGTGATTGTAGTTCTCATGGTATTGAATGTAATCATAGTTTTTTACATCTTAATGGAGTAGTTGTAGGTAATAATAATACTGGAGCTGGCGTTTATGCATATAATGGAAGCATAATAAATATAAAAAATGGTAATCCTCCTACACTTACTGGAATTATAGGTGATATTTCTATTAGTAATCCAGTAATAGCAGAAGGAACATGGGTTGAAGTAGATAATGGCATCCCATTAAGTATAAGTAATGAAATGACTCTTGTTAAGGAGATATTATAATGGGATATTTAAATTCTTTAAGTGATAGGGCTACAAGTACTACAAATACACTTAATTTATATGCTAATGGAACTACTGGAAATGACACAAATGATGGTTTAACTATTTTAACTCCAAAAAAAACATTACCGGGTGTTTGGAATTTAATACCAGATTATGTAAAACATCAAGTTATTGTAAACTTATCAGGAACATTTATTATTTCTACAGGAACAACACTTGCTTCTAAAAATATTATTTATGATGGGTCAAAAGGGTCAATAACTTTAGATGGTGGATCAAATTTTGTTACTATAGCTGGTCCATTTGTTGCTTCTAGTGGAGATACATTAAATCTTAGTGTATTAGGGGAAGTTTGGGCACCTGATATGTATTCAGGGTATTTTGTTAAAATAAATGATGGTGCTGCTATAAATAACTATCGTATGATAGTATCAAGTACTATTGATACTATTTCATTTTCTAGAGCATTAAGTGCTTCTCCAGGAACACCTTCTTTTTCTATTGTAAGGCCAGAAACAACAATAGTTCCTAATTCTGGTTATCAATATATTCAAATATCATCAATTGGAAATAAGATTGTAAGTGGAGTAAATTTACAACGACTTTATTTTGATGGTAATATGCCATTAAATCTTTATGGAAATAATATTTATAATATTTGTGGTTGTATATTTAATACTTATTTTACAGGATATGGAAGTATTTTTGTTTATGATACTTCTAATGTTATTTTTCAGACATTTGGGGGTGCTAGTTTAATTCCAACACAATTTAAATGTGGGGCAGGGTTTTTACAAACTGATGGTGGACTTTTTGCGTATGGAAATAATACAATAGGAGTATATGATAGCTATTTACGAAAATTAAATTTACTTAATAGTAATGAATATATTAGTAGAGTATCTTATGGTACACGTATTAATGGGCAAACAACGCTTCGAAATATGAGGGGTTCTGGAAATGATGTAAATCCATTTTATAAATTTGCCATATCTGGTGGAACAGGATATGCTGATACCATTTTTGAAAATGCTGCAGGTCCTGCACTTTTAGCATATAATAGCGAACTTTCAATAGGCCCTGGGGTAATATTTAAAAATAGTACACATGGCATAGAGTCTATTAGAAGTTTTATAAGATTAGATGGAGCTGTAGAAGGTACTGGGAATACTGGAGCTGGAGTTTATGCGCATAGTGGCAGTACTATATATATAAAGAATGGAGAACCACCTACTTTAACTGGAGCACTTGATGGTGGGTGTGATTTAAGTTTTGATGGTTCTTCACAAGCTAGTACATGGGGAATTATTGATGGAGGCACTTCAGCAGTTTCAGCAACAGAACTTAGTATGTGTAAGGAGGTTACATAATGATATGTTCTTCTGATTTTATAGATAAAACTACTAGTATAATGCATATATATGCTGATGGCTTAACAGGATTAGATAAAAATTCTGGGATATTTGGATTTCCAAAAAAAACTATTTTATCTGCTTTAAATTTAATTCCATATTATATACAACATAATGTTTGTTTACATCTTAGTAATACTTTTGAAGATTATGGAATTTTACAAATAGAAAAAAATATAAAAGCAGGATGTAAATTTATTATTGATGGGGGATCAGAAATAACGACAATTGCTGGTCCTTTTATATCAGATATCCATAGTATTTCTTCAATTGGTTTAACTACTATGGAATTGAATTTAGATCAATATGCTGGATATTGGGTATCTGTTTTTGATAAACCTCTTAGAACTATTCAAAAAAATAATATAAATGTTATAACCCCAGTAAGACATTATGATTCTGATCCAGGTCCAGTAGCATTTAATATTGTAAAACCTAAAACAACACTTCATGCTAATTCAGGATATTCTAAACTTTTATTTAGTTTAACTGGACAAGGAACATTTTGTCTTCAACGTTTATGTTTTTCTGGTAACAATTCTAATTGGAGTATAGATAGATTAAATACTGGAACGGCAAATAGTTATGTATCACATATTATAACTACAGATACAACAATGAGTGATACTGTATTTGGTATGTCTTTATTATATGGTGGATTAACTGACCCTAATACTTTTGTACAAAAATCAGACATTACTGATGGATTTTGTGGGGTATCAAAATTAAATGGACAACTTAGTTTTTATTGGCCTAGAGCAGTATTTGCTTTTGGATGTTATGTTAAAAGCATGAAATATAATAATGGGTCATTAACTCTTAATAATATAGCTCAAGGTACACGTATTAAACAACTTTATTTAAATAATGCAAATGGAGTTGGGTCTGGATATGAAAATGCTATACAAAATACAGAAGGTTATGCTACTACTAGTATAGGTGGTGGAACATATGGAATTAATTTAAGTAATAGATCTACACTTCAAATTGGATCAGGGGTTGATGTTAGTAATTGTAGTTCTCATGCTATAAGAGTTGAAGATAGTAGATTAATATTAAATGGAATAATAACTGGGGATGAAAATATTGGGGCAGGTATTTATGCTAATAATAATAGTACAATTGAATTAAAAGAAGGATATATTCCAACAATAACTGGAAATATTGGAGATTTAAGTTTTGATGGTATTACAGAAGCAAGTACATGGAATAATATAAACAATGTTAAAAGGGTAATAGATTCTAATGAACTTAGTTTGTGTAAAATAACTACTAATTTATTATAATTATTATAATAATATTTTTATTTGGAGAAACTTAAATGTCATCATCTTTAACTAAAGGGTTTAATGGTACTGCTAGTATTACTGGACAAGTTTTAACTATATTAGATGGATATACAATACAACCTTTACCAATTATTCATAATGGCCCTCTATCAGTCACATTAGATGGATATACAATACAACCTTTACCAATTGTTAATCAGGGAGCTGATTCTTTTCCTATACTTGATGGTTATGCAACTATTCTTTCTGTATCATCAGTAATTACAATTAGTGATTCATTGCCTGCTGGTAATTATTTACTTATATCAACAACAGATATATGGTTTAATCCTGGTTCTTCTCCAATAGCAATTTGGCAAGCAAATGGGAAATGTTTACCAGCTGGTTTTATATTTCCTATTAAAATAACTTCTATTAATTCAAAAATTGCTGCAATTACTGGTGGAGCTACTGGGAAATTAAATATCATACCAGTTACATAATTTAAAATATATGGAATAATTAATGAATAAAATATTATACAAACAGGTTCCAAATAAAGATTGTTTGGCACATAAATTTAATTATGCTTCAATTGAAAATCTTCCAGCTGATATAATATGTAATGGTATAAAAGTTTTCCCCACTTTTAGATATAATGGAAAAGATGCTAATTCTATTGATTGGCCATCTTGGGGATATGGACAAACTTTAATACTTCAACCTGGTACGGCTCCAACTTTTTGTAATGGCTCGCCTTTATTAGGACAATTAGATTGTAGTGTTAAATTTAATGCTGGAGGATATTATAAAGCATCGAACACTTCTTTTGCTGACTTAGCAACAGAAGATTTTATTATAGAAATTATTTTTCAAAATTATAGTACTTCTACAGAGGTAATGGCTGACAAAATGCTTTCTCAAACCTCTGGGGGCTGGTTTTTGTGGGATAGTAATGCAAGAAATTTAATATTACGTTTAGCTAAAAATGATGGTTCAAGTAATATTACTATAACTAGTGCTGGATTTACTTTAGGTACTTATAATCATGCTATGTTTTTTGCTAATAGAGATGAAAATAGTACAAATGGAGCTGAATGGATTATTAATGGCACATTAATTGGGAGTGGAGTTAATATATCTAATTATGCTTCTTCTGTTACAAATAATAGTTATTTTTCATTAGGTTCTGCTGAAGGTTCTTTGTCTACATTGGGGAAAATATTATATATTGCCGGTTGGTATAAAAATAATTGGTTTAAAGCGGGAATAGCAGGACCTTCAGAATGGTCCTCAATTGCTAATATTCGATTTTCTAAATTGACAAATATATATCTTAATAAAGCTAATGGAGAATTTATACCTAATTTATATACTCGTAATAGTCCATCATATGTAGAAAAATTAGAAAATGATGGATCAACAAAATTATATTATGTTGGTAATAATTGGCTTCGTTCATTATCAAAAATTGATAATAACAACAATATTGTTAAAGGATTATTAACAGAAAATATTGGAACTAATTTGTGGCTTGGTTCTGAATTATCAGATAGGTCAAGAATAGGAATATCTCCTCCCATAATGAATGCTGTGGTAGCACCAAATGGAGAATTAACAGCTGATAGATTAGTTGAAGATAACAGTTTAAGTAGACATATATATTATCAAAGTTTGGGTAGTGCAATTGTTTCTAATGATTATTTTACATATTCTGTATTTTTAAAAAAAGGAGATAGGCAATATGTAGCATTAGCGATTTATCATGAAGTTGGTGCTGTTCATGCAGTAGGAATTGTTTTAGATTTTAATACAGGTTTAACTAGTACTGGGATAATTGGTACTAATATATCTATTATTAATTCTGGAATTGAACAAAAAGGAAATGGTTGGTATAGATTATTTATATGTGGTAAGTTTTTATTAAATATTGTACAAGCCTATGCAATAATGTATATATTACCAACTTTTGTATTTTCTAATAATAATTGGCAAGGAGATCCTTTAACATTTCCATTGGGTGTTACTGAGTGGGGCTTTCAATTAACAAAAAATGAGGCTACATATCCAAGTAGTTATATCCCCACTACTACATTGGCGTCAGTTAGATCTCCTGATTTATATAGATTATCTGGACAATTTAATATTTTTGATGGAGAAGGAGGTATTCGTTGGTGGATATGCTCTACTAATTATATTCCTACAATGCAAAAAACAATTGAAGTTTTATCTTCTGGTGGAAATGTAAATAATCGTATTTTATTATATATTGATATTGATAAATATGTAAAATTTGTTAGTACAAAAGTGGCAGGTAATTCTGGTTCTGGGAATGTTCCTTTAGATGTATGTGATGGTAAGATTCATGAAATTCTATTAACTTGGCGTAAAAATGAAATGAATGTTTGTGTAGATGGGATATGGGGTATACCTGATACTTTGGTTGATATACCTACTAATCTTGATCGTTGTGATATTGGAGTAGATCAATCAGGTATAAATCAAATAGGACCTATTATATTATTAGCAGGTAAACATTATTCAACATTTCAATCTTCATTTTATAATAAAGGTGGAGGATTTTCATGTTTAATTTAAATATATTATAAAAATAATTGGTTACTAGGAAATATATAAATTTAATAATAATGGAGATTTTTATGAGTCAATATAATTATTTTGCAAATATAAATGTAGATGGATATTCTTTCCCAACTTCTCCACAAGTTTCGTTTGGTTTTAATTCACAGGCTTTTTCATTACTAAATCGGGGTTCTTTTGTGATTCAATATTCTTTTGATGGACATACAATTCATGGTGATTTGAATTCAGAAGATGCGTCTAAAGGTTTAGCTTTTGATGGACGATGTGAATGTAAAATATTTTTAAAAGCTGTAGATGGTTATGGAATTTGTAGAGTAGAGGCTTGGTATTAATATTATAAAAAATAATAAATCTATTAATATTTTTTTATAATATTAAATTAATGTTCAGATCAAAGTTATTGAACTTTTTGGAGGATAAAAATGGCTTTATATCCATTACAAGCACAGCTACCGGCTGGGCAATTTGATGTTCTTGATGCTTATGCATCCTTAATTAAGGGCGGTGAAGTTGGTACTCTTTTTGAAGCCGCTCGTACTAACACTGTTTCTGAGAAGTCCGCTTATGATGTTAAGGATGGTTATGATTATACTCTTTTACGTGCTGCAGTAGCTCCTCGTGTAAATAGTTCTTCTGTTCGTCCACTTTGGTTACTTGATGAAGGTATTAAAGGCTATGGTACTCTTTTTGGTTCGATAATTGGTACTCCAGTTGGTCTTTGTACTGGAAAAGGCTCTGCTTCTTCTTGTTCAAGTACTCTTGGGCCACATACTACCGCAGGTAGTGGCAAAGTAACTTGCTGGCATATGCCAGGTATCTATGCAATTTCTGCTGATGCAGTTGATACTACTGCTTCTACAGGTTTGGTAATGAGTAATATTAATGCTATTCCAGGTGCCATAATTAAGCCACTCCCAACTGGAGTTCTTACTCTTACTAATGGTGTTGGCGCTGTTAATGTAACTGTAGCTCGTTTCATAGAGTTTGAAACTAGTCCGTTTTTAGTTACTACCCCACCTTCTTTAGTTGGTGCGACTGAAGTTGTTGAAAGAGTTGTTATTAATTACTTTGTTGAATAAATATAAGTTAGATTAAATTTTAAAAAGGCCGCTATTCGCGGCCTTTTATTTATAAATTAAAGAATATAATCTATTAATATTTATATATTCATTGAGAATCTTAGTAATTTGTGGTTAATGAGGGAATTTTATATGTCAAATAACCCTGTTGTTTATAGTAAGAAATACAACATTTCTAGAGGGCCTTTATCTTCTATTAGATGTAATTATGATTCAGATAATAATTACTTTAACCAAGATTCTTATGAAGAGGATATTGCTTGGGAAATTAAAGTTATAGAATCTGCTTTGACATTAGATGATAGTATTATTGGAAATTATAATTATTTTGATCAATGTGAAAATGAATATTTGTTTAAATTATGGGATATCTACAAAAGAGAACTGTGCCAGAATCTTACAATAGGTTTTAAAAAAGAAGGTTGTTTTAGAAGATCAAACGAGTAAGGAGAAAGAATGAGTAAGCTATTGACAGAATTAGAAACAAGACAAAAATTATTAAGATTTGCTCGTCGTATTGGAGCAGAAGCAGATTTACGACATTTATTTGATAAATGGGATAAATTAATTGCTTTATCACCTCTTAGTGAAAAATTCGAGATGGTCAAAATGGCGATCCTTGAAGTACAGGATCTTCTTGATATTCATGCTGAAGAAAATGAAGGATTAACAATAAATGGTGAAGTTATAGTTCCTGCTAAAATAAATAATGTTTGATAGCCCAACAAATATTTAAATAAACTAAAATGGATTGTTAATTTAAAAAAATATGAGGAGCTATACATCAAATATATATTATAATATAATAATTATAGAGAAAATACAACAAATGTATCTATATAAAGGAGAAGGATAAATGACAGAAATTAAGTATGGAACAGTAGTATGGTTTAATAATAAACGTGGTATTGGATTTATTAAACCTGATGATGGTAATAAAGATTTTTTTGTTCATTATACTAACATTGTAGAAGAATCTGGCGTTTTTAAGACATTAATTGCTGGTCAAAAAGTATCATTTATTGTTGGAACAAATAAAAATGGACCTCAAGCGGAAAAGGTAATAGTAATTTCTGAGCCAAAATTTGGAGAATAATGGATAAAAAGCAACCTCTTTCAGAAAATGGAAAACCTATTAAATATATATTAAAAAATATTACGGGTCGTGATATAAATATTGGAGATTTAAGATACACTATTCCAGCTAATAAGTCTAGAGATTTATTAAGTAAAACTGCTCATCTTAATTATAATACAATTATGAAATCTAGAGAAAGCGGGTCCATTTATAAAAGATTAGGTAAAAGTTTAATAGAGGTTGACGTTTTGATTACAAATAATTTACCAAAAAAAACAATAGCAGATCCATCTATTGTATATTTTCCTCAAAGAACAAAATCTTCTATTATAATTGGTGTAAGTGAATTATCAAATGAAGTACAACAAGAAGTACTTAATGAAGAAGATGAAATTTTAAAACAATTAGAACAATCTTATGAAGAAGATGTTACACCGATTGTTGTTTCTAATAAAGGAAATTAAATATTTTCTAAAAAATAGATGCCAAGAATATTGAATCAAATAAGATCTAAAGTTTGTTGTGAAATTTGTGGTATAAAGCAAAAAAATATATTACATTATCATCACATAATACCTAAGAAAGATAAAAGATGTACAAATAGCAATATTAATATTGCTATAGTATGCCCTAATCATCATTCTTTAATTCATAGTGGAGAAATAATTATAATTGGCGTTTATCAAACTACTGATGGTACAAAATTAATGTGGTTTTATAAAAATGAGCCAGCACCTTTAGAAAAAGAATTTTGGCAAATTAAAAATAATCCTTTAGTAATTACTATTAAAGGTGAATTAGATGATCTACCAGAGGAAAGAAATTAAAATTGGTAATTTGACAAAATATTAAATATTTTATTAACTCAATATTGTAACTAGTTATTATATTTGATAATATTGTTATATTTCTATATTAAAAAATATCATTTCAAAATAACCTATCACTAAGTGCCATAACATTTCAATATAAACATATTGGTATAATTACTTAAATATTTAGTAAATTTTTGAAAAGAAATTCATGCCAAAAACTATTAATAACTATATATATAGTTAATTAAAAAATATTATGTTTTTAAATATGTAGGGAGGATTATGGCTATTACAAGGGAAGTAATTGCTGGGCAAACAATTGCTTTAGAAATAGAAATTAGAGATGTAATGGGAAATGATATAGATCCTGATGCCATACCAAATGTATCTATTATTGATTCTCATAATTCTGTAATAAGACCACTTTCTCCTATAAATGTATCAAAATTATCTATTGGTAAATATAGATTCAATTATACAACATCACCATTAGCTTCTCTTGGAATTTGGATTGATAGGTGGCAAGTAGTAGTAAGTGGTGAAACAACTAATGTAGATTTATCATTTAATGTATTAGACCATACAGCAGCAATTAGTTATGCTGGGGCTCAAATTGGAGATAATCCAAATGTTAGCTATTCTGAAGATGAAATAATTGGAATTAATATGCTTTTAGCCATATTAAAGGCAAGACTTAAAAATAATCTACAAGTAGAAACTATTGATACTTATGGAAATATAGAATATGTAGATTGTAATGTTTTTACAAATGATGAGTTAGTTTGGTTTTTAAATTGTAGTTTACAAGAATTTAATCAGACACCTCATTTTACTGATTTTCATTTTTCTAATGAAGTAATATATAATAGATATTGCCATGTAATTGTTGAGGGAGCCTGTATTCTTGCTTGGGCAGCTCAGATGCTTATAGAGGCAGGTCGTGAATTTACTATTACTGATAATGGTATTACAATGAATCCTCCACCTTTATCAACTACATTAAACAATGAAATGAGTCAATTCCTAAATGCTCATAGAGAAAATCTAAAGTTTATTAAGGGTTGTATTAAACCAAGCCCGGTTGGTTTTGGAAGTTTTCGAGTGCTTGCGAGCAATCCTTCATGGATGAGGCTCCGACACCTACGTGAAAGGAGGATAATATAGGTATGTGTAAGATGAAGCTCCCTGTTTGTAATAAAAAGTGTAATGAGAAAGTTGGTGTAAGTAGTCATTTGTTTAAAACAAAGGATGAAAAACATTTTATTTTTGTTGAAGAGCAAAAACAAATAGCAATTAATGCTTTTTACAAAGACATTACTTGTAAATAACTATCTACACAAGAAAATTTTTGGGCAAGTTCGACTTTTATTTGTGAAATATGGAGACAAATCCCAGAATATAAAGAAAGAAAAAGTAAAATGAATTATAATTCAATGAAGAAGCAATATCAATGTGGCGACAGAAAAATAAATCCAAATTTTACAAAAAGAAATACAAAATATAAATTGTATCGTAATGACACCATATCCTATGAAACTTATGATAAAATAATTTTATTTTTTGATACGAATTTATCTTTTAGAGAAATTGTTGCCCAATGTAAATGTGATCCAAAAACAATAAAACCAACTTTTATTCGTGAGTTTGGAAAAGAAAAATATAAAGAACGAATAAATAGAATACACTATATTTCTTGGGAAAAAGATGGAGAATCAAACAGTTTAAAAATCAAAGATTCAGAAAAATATAATTTAATTATAAAGGAGTTTGCCTCAGACAAAGGGTTAAGTACAATTTCCAAAGAATTAAAAACTGGAACAGGAACAATTAAAAAGATTTGGATAGAAAATTTTTGGCGAGCGGAATTTGAAAAGCGTGTTGCAAAAATGTTTGAGTTACAAAAGGAGCATGCGGCGAAATCTATTAAAAAAGAAAATTCCTTGGCTCTAAAAATGAAATTTATTGTTATGAACTGCTAAATAATTTGTATCCTTTTGAAGTTAAGCATCATGATTATTCTATTGTTCCAAAACTTGAAATAGATATAAGTCTTCCAAATAAAAATATAGCAATTTGTTGGAATGGCATAGGCCATAGAAAAACCAGTTTTCGGAAATAAAGAATTTGAAAAAATTTGTAAGAATGATATTACTCGTAATAAAGTTCTTGAATAAAGGCTGTAAGCATATTTCGGTAATTGATAATGGAGCTTTTAACCCTCGATTTGTAGAACAAAAGGCTAAAGAGATAGTTGATTTAATTAATAAAGATTTTTAAAGTAAGGTGATTATATGATAATTAAGAAGTGCGTTACTTATGCCGGAATAGAAAAACCAGAGACAGTTGCAGAGCTTAAGGTTGAAATTCTTGGACTTCGTAATGTCATAAAGATAGCGGAAGAAATTATAAGTAGATATGAACAAGTTTTTGCTATAATGGAATTAACGCAAGAGGGCTTAACAAATGTAACACAAACAGATAGCTCAAATAAGGATAAAAAGGCGTGAGAGTAATAACACAAATAGAGGATAAATGAATATAGAAGAAATTGAACAATTGTTTTATTCAGATATTCCAATAACGATTTTAGAAAAACAATTCAATATAGATCAACGTAAAATACTATTTATCTGGCGTAGAAAATTTGGAACATCTAAGAGAAAAATTTCTTCAAATGATACCAAAAATTATCAAAAGATATTATATTAAAAATTAAAGAGTTTGTTTTATTAGGGTTACGCAATTAAGAAATTTAGGAAAACTTAATATATAAATAAATACTGTTACTAAATATTATAATAAAAACAAAGAGTTGATTGAAAAAAAATAAAAGAAAATAATAAAAGAAAAAACAAAGAATTTTTAACGAAATTGCGTAAAAAAGATAAACTAACTACCGAACAAAAAGAAATAGTTTCTGAATTTTTGATACAAATTTATTTCCAGAAGAAATTTGTAAAAAGGTTGGGCTATCTGCGAATTCAATTAGAAACATTCTTAAAGAAATTTTTGGAATAGAAAAATATAAAGAAAGGGTCGCGAGACTAAAACCAATAAAGATCAAAAAACTTTGTGCTTCTCTTGAAAAAAGCGGCAAAGATGGCTCAAAACCGGAGAGAGAATTTTATAACGCTTTAAAAAGTAGTTTAAATACTTTTATAAAACATCATGATTTGGATATTTTTCCTCCATTTGAAATAGATATTTCCAGAATTAAAAATTACTATCTATTGGGATGGAATCGGACATTTTAAACCAATATTTGGAGAAAATATTTTTAATATTGTATGTTATCGAGATAAGAAAAAAAGAAGATATTTGGCATTAGTTGGTTGGAAAATTATAAACATAAAAGATCTGGATTCTCACATTAATAATGATTTTATTTTGAATCAAAAACAAAATATTTTAAATTTAATAAAATCTATGGGACGAGGTGATGTTATAAATGAATTATAAACAGCTTTCCCAAAATAGGATTAAGAAGGCTAATTTTAATAGAATAAAAAGATTAGAAGAAAAATATAGCGATAGGATTAAATTTCTTAAAAGTATTATTAAAAAAGATAAAGTTTATTTGGATAAGTGTAAAGAATATGATAGAGAACCATCCTTCAT